ACTCTTGGGCAGTCACTTCTGCCTTTCCGAATTGAAGGAAGCCAGATTAGAGTGGACATGACCCAGTTCGATTTCTTCGTAACTCTTATGACGAATCTCTTTAAGTCTCCCCTCTCGGTAGATAACTTTAGGAAGAAGATTACTACTAAGGGAGAATATATCGGTATCGAGTGGACTGTCTATGACGGGTATGAAGCAATCGGACAGATAAAGTCTGCTGAGTCTTTTGCCAAGCTTTCCGGGTATTATAACAATCGAAAATAATATTATACAAAACAGCCAGAGCAAGGATGAAAAATTTCCGAAACTCTGGCTATTTTGTCAGTTTACAAAATGATGATTTTGTGATATAATATATATGTAATCAAGAGTACATAACTTGGAGGAATGTTATCATGACAGACGAAAATGCCTTTGTTGAAATCGGTACGATTTTGCCTTATGTAACCATCTACTATGAGCCTAATCCGCCTAAGTACCAAATAAAGTTCAAGTACTGGTGGTGTTACGCTCATACGATGGAAGAAGCCGAAAAGCTTTCTGCTCAGGCTAAAACTCAAAAGTAACTTTTGATTTATTTAGGAGGAAAACAAAATGAAGAACACTGTACATATTGTACTCAAGGACGGAGTTGTCTGGGAAGCTTATGGAGAGGGTGACGTAGATATTATTGTCTATGACCTTGACACTGATGACCCTGAGATGAAAGCTGAAGTTGAGAGGGAACTTTCGACAGTAAGAGCGAAAGCAGAAAATCACGAACTTGAAATTTTCTAAGGAGGAGATATTATGATTAAGGTTGAAGGTTACAAAGCATTTCACGGTGATATGATGATTACCCCTAAGAACGGACTTTATCCCGTTTTCTATATCTGTGATAAAGACTGGCTCTACAAGCCGGACACTGATTGTTGGTATGGCAATGGACAGTCTTTCCCTGCTGAAATTTGCGAAGTGCTTACTGTGTGTTAACACACAGTTCACAATTCCGTGTTATAATATATACATAAGAATGAAAACAATTTTGGAGGAAAACAAAATGACTAGAATTAATCTTGTAAAGTATGGTTTCATCAGATTCCCTGAAGAGGACTTTTCCGACGACGGCAACAGATTTACTTGCTATCGTTTCTCTGATACCAATAGCCACATCTCGAAGCTCGTCGCAGACGGTCAGGCCTACCTGTCTGTCCATGTCTCCGGTCAGCTTCCTTATGAAGTTTACTCTAAGCTTCCTAATTATCAGGCAGCTACTTGGAGCTATAACGGAATCTCTGTTGCCAGCTTGACTGATGAGATGCTTCAGGATTTCTTCAGAGCTTGTGTTCAGTATGAGAAAGAATATCAGGCAGCTGAAGCAGCTATCGAGTATCCTACTGAGTGTGAGCTTCTCGCTAAGTGTATCCGAATTCAGAATAAGCTTATTCTTGAGATGAACGAGCTTGAGACTCTGATGGGTGAGCATGCGGTTGAAGCTGCTGTTAAGTTCTCTAAGTGGGAGTGGCAGCGACTTCAGGAGCATCTTACTTACATGCTTCAGGAATTGAGCAAGTACAAGCCTGACACTTTTATTCCTGGTGTTCTCGGAACTGCCAGAAGCTTTACTTTCCTTCAGAATAAAGAAGATACTGAGCCGACCTACTGGTACAGGTCTATTAAAGAAATGTTCCAGAAGTATTCGATTATTTAACGTTTACAATCTGTTCACAATTTAATAATATCTACGTAATAATTGTATGTTATAATATATACATAAGCAAACAACACGGAGGATAAAAAGTATGGCAAAGCTTTATGGTTCTATTCAAGGTAACAGAGGTGCAGCGACTCGTATGGGTCATTCTCTCATCAAGTCTTCAGTTCAGTCTTATGACGGTTCTGTAATCACTTATCTTTCTTATGATGAAGATAAGTTGATGGTTGAAGTTTGTGTGGCGAAAGAAAGCACGACTTACGGTCGTAGAATTTTCTACGGAACTTTTGATGAGTTTGTGGCAAAACTTGAAGACTAAGAGAGGAGACTACATAATATGAAAACACTTTTTCATTTCAGAGATTTCGTTAATGAGATTTGCGCAAATAACTCAAGAAAGTATAAGCAGGAGGTACTCAGGAAGTATGATAATGATGTTATTATCCTTACTTATCTTCAGTTTGCTTTTAATCCTTATACTACGTTCGGTATTTCGACTAAGAAGCTCTATAAAACAGTCGGCGGTCATCAGATTACCGGTATCGAGTCTGTCTTTGGACTTCTTGAGTACCTTAAGGAGCACAATACCGGTACAGATCAGGTAGTAAGTCTCTGTCAGGACTTCCTTGATGGTGTTGCCGCGTGCGATCAGGAGTCTGCAGACCTTCTTGAGAAGCTTATCTGTAAAGATCTTAGTATCGGATGCGATGCGAAGACTATTAACTCTGTAATTCCCGGTCTTATCCATACTTTCGATGTACAGCTTGCTCAGAAGTACTTTGATAAGCCGGAGAAGCTTAACGGAAAAGAGTTTGCACTCACTACTAAGATAGACGGCGGACGTATCATCGCTATAAAGGAAAATGGTCGGGTTTCGTTTTACACTCGTGCCGGTCAGAGATATGAAGGACTCGTTGATCTGGAGAAGGAATTTGCTGACCGACTTCCTGACAATTTCGTTTTTGACGGTGAGATTACTCTTCTTAATAATAAAGGAGTTCCATCTAAGGAAGCTTATAAGCAGGCAATGAAGATTACTCGTTCAGATGGTGAGAAGCACGGACTTAAGATGCTTGTCTTTGATGGCATGCTTGCAGCGGACTGGAGAGCACAGAACTGTCCTTACTCTTGGAGTTATCGTCGTTCTACTCTTGAGGCAATCTTCTGCAGCGGTGGAGAGTTTACCTACTTCGAGCTTCTTCCTGTACTCTATCAGGGAACGGACACTTCTAAAGTTCTTGAGTATCTTGATGAGGCAATTGCTAATCAGGAAGAGGGTGTTATGATTAACATCTGCGATGCTCCTTATGAGTTCGGCCGCACTTGGTCTCTGATGAAAGTAAAGAAGATGAATACTCTCGACCTTGAAATCGTAGGATACGAGGAAGGTTCCGGAAGACTTGCCGGTACTCTCGGTGCGATCCATGTCCGCTATAAGAATGGGAACATCGTAAAAGTAGGTTCCGGTTTCTCTGATGAACTCAGAACACTCATTTGGCTTGAGCCTTCTGACTTCGTCGGTAAGATAGTGGAGATTCAGTATTTCGAAGAGACCACAAATGCTGACGGCGGAATTTCACTTCGCTTCCCTGTCTTCAAGGACTTCCGCCCTGATAAGCTGACACCTGATTTCTAATAAAATATCAATTTAATAAATTATTAAAACCTGTGTATAAAATGTGCACAGGTTTTTCTTTTAAATTTTTTGAAACTTTGTTAGTTTTGTCAGTTTACAAACTGGCGAAAATATGTTATAATATATATGTCAGTTGGTTACGACGACTGATTAAATAAAAACGAAACGGACGGTATTTAATTTTGAAAAACGTAAACGAGCTTAACATTCAGACTGGCTATCTGTATTCGACAGACGGTAAAAAATTCGACGTATCAGTTATTCTGAATTTTCCGACAGAAGCTGAATACGAAAGCTGTACTGGACTCGACGACTTTCCGGCAGTTAATCTGATTGATTTTTATTTCGGCGAACCGAACGATTCTGATACTGAAACGTTCGTAGTCAAGTTCGTAGAAAAGCAGCAGAAATTCGAAAAGCTTCTGGCTAAGCTTTATAATCTGAAAGCAGCAAATCCGGACGATACTGAAATCGACGAGCAGATTGAGTTCGTTAAATCGCAGATTGTAAAACTGCACTGATCGCTAGTACTGTACAGAACAGCCGGAAAAATATTTGAAAGTCTGGCTGTTCTGTCAGTTTACAAATCGTCCGAAATATGATATAATATATATGTCAGTGAGCAACTGATAACTACGAAAGATAAAATTATTAAGGAGATACTTGTTATGACTACTTACAAGACTACTGCTTACGAAACCGCGGAAGACCTTCGCAATGCTATCAACTCTGACCTTGCTGCTCTCGCTTATCCCTTTGCTGTAAAGCATAAAGTCTACGGAGACGGTCAGCTTATTTTTGTTAAAGCTCCCTTGACCGGCGGAAGCTTGTATGCAACTGTAGATTTTGCAGCCGGCACAAAGACACTTGCTCTGGACGTTCTTCTCGCTGGCAACTTGCTTCAGATGCCTGACAGCCTTATGGACTCTCTTGTTGAAGCACAGTCCGTATTCAAAGCTGACTTTATTGAACGCGAGCAGGCACAGCGTATTGCAGACCGTAAGGCTCGTGAGGAAGCAGTCGCAGCTGAGAAGAAAGCTCGTGAAGAAAAGAAAGCTGAAGAAGCCTATCAGAAAGCAAAGACTAAAGCACTCAAAGATTTTGACGACCTCGCAAGCACTGCTCGACCGATTAGCACAACTGAAGAGTTCTACTACTGTCTTGGTTATATTGCAAAGCATGCAGGCACAGTGAGCGCAGCGCTTCCCGATTATCTCGAAGATGCTTTCAAGAAGTACTTTGGTTCTGAAGCCCCTTGCCGTGTCGTAGACTCTAAGAAGAAAGGTCCTGCCGGTTATACTTCTCAGTGGACTTGGTCGTTCGGTATTTCTCTTAAGAAGCCTGAAACTGTTCCTGCCTTTCTTCAGGACAAGCTCAACCCGTCTGGAAAGTCTATCACTGATACTTCTTTCGTCTGGGACCTTGTAGACAACTACGGTTTCCAGTTTGGTAAGAAGCAGGACGTTGATAAGATTAGAGAACATGTCCCCACTGAATATCTCTCGTTCTTCGAAGCCGGCCTTGCATAATTGTACATAACGTATAAAGCGCACAAACAATCAGTTAAAAATTTCTGAAAGTTTGTGCGCTTTGTCAGTTTACAAATGACCAAAAATGTGATATAATATATATGTAAGAAACAAACGGAGGAAACTAAAATGCTGAAGATTAAATTTGAATACCGCGATGAATACTGCTATCCGAAGTGGAATACCCAAGAGTGCGTAGTAAGTTCGGTTAGGCAGTGTAAAGAACTCTACGGTCTCGGCGTCGACTGTGAGTACAGAATTATTTCTATCGAGGAGGTAAAGAAAGATGACAAGAAAGGTTACTAATATGGTTCTTGGTATGGTAGATGAAGGTTGGGTATCTGCTGAGGCTGTTCTTAAGATGTGTCTCAAGTGGATGTCTGAGGATGACGTCAAGGCAATGGCTGAGGCCAACGAACTTCTGGTGGAGGGTTACGATGAAGAAGACTAAGAAGTTTGATTACATAGTTAATGCAGGTAAGACTAAAGACAACCTTTATCCTGCCTGCGCTTATAAGTATAAAGAAGATGCTATCGCCGGTGCACAGAGACTCATCGCTGCGGGAACTAGTCTTAAGTTTGCAGAAGTAGTTTATATGCCCGAGGATAATGACGACATCAATGAAGTAGTTTGGACTAACTGGAGGAGGACCTGAGATGAGTGTAGAATGTAGAGTACTTACCGGATTGACTCTCGAGCTGGAGAGGGATATCCAGAGTTTTAAGAAACTTCATGAGCTTGAGGAGAAGTATCCTGAATTGGACGAGTATACTTACCACAGAGATGATCGAGAGGGAAAGCTTCTGCTGATCTACGACGGCATGAGTAGTGAGTTTGCTAGACTCATCATGGTAGACAAGTACATCGATGGTGGAAGCCTCGGCGACGGTAATGAGTTCTTCGAGCTTAATATGCCCTCGGGAGTTCTTAGTCAGGAACTCATAACTAAGATGTCTGAGATTTATAAAGAGTATACCGGAGAGTATCCGAAGAACACTGACTTTAAGTATGCACTGTGGTCACAGTGGTATTAAGAGGAAGATCAAAATGATGCAGATTAAAGCTTCCGGCGAAACCTTTACTGTCGATACCGTCCGTTGTCGTACATAACATTTATTTACAATTCGTTTACATTTATATAATATCTGCGTAGCAATTATGTGGTATAATATAAATGTAAACGAAATTAAGGAGATTACGATTATGACTAAAGATTATTTTGAACTTCACGAGGCTGAGTACGAAGAGATGATGAGAATTCTTGAGGAGGACGAAGAATGATTACATATAAGTATTCTGTAGGAGACTACATAAGGTTTAAGTCTAAGTTCACTAACCCTACTTGCGGACTCGTGTGGAGAGCGGGCACAATCGCTGAGATTACAGGTATTGCGAAAGCCTATAATAACAAACCACATTATTATGTAAACGGTGTGGATGATGAAGTATTTCCTGAGTCTGTTTTTGCAGGACTCGCCACGGAGTCAGAATTTCGCGCACAGTGCGTGTTAGACTCTGAGGTAGATACTTTACAGGGCCCTGAGACAAAATGCGATACAGGCAATTCTAGGAAGCGTGAAACGTGTCCTTATAGTTTACGTTGGCCGAATGAGGAGGTCTGAGATGGAATTTAAGTTTAAGAAGGGTACTCAGGTACAGATTAAATTTTCCGATAAGTTTTCTGCTTTCTTTGGGGCCGGAGGTTTTGGTCTAGCTTCTTCTGCTATCGGCGGAAAGGTTACAGATTTAAGAGAGCACAACGGAGTGGCTCAATATAAAGTTTCCGGCTTCACTGGCTGGTGGAACGAAGATTGTCTTCAGGAGGCTTGAGATGAAAACTAAAGGAAATTGGGTAATTAAAACTTCCACTGGACTCTACTGGTGTGGAGCTAATATGTTCGATGAGCAGATAAGAAAAGCTCAGATCTATCACTGGAAAGAAAAGGCAGAAGAGCAGGCTGCTTGGATCTGGAAGAGGAATAAGATTTCAGAAGATGTAACTTGGGAAGTTATCGCAGTAGTAGAACCTAAGGAACTTAAGGATACTGAAGCTGAGTGGCAGGTGTCTGGAGCTTTCGATGACTTTCTTAAGTGTTCTAACTGCGGAGAGTCTTGGCCTTGGGCGACTGCTGCGTACTTCTTGTTCTGCCCGCACTGCGGAAAACATATGACTAATCATCAACAGGAGGATTAACAAATGATAAGTGCAAAAGAAGCGAGAGCTGCAACTAACGACAGACTTGTCGTTATGGCTAAAGAGTTTATTATCAACAATACCGGAATTCCGATTCAAGACGCAATTAACAACGGGCACTTCCATACTACAGTAAGTTTCGAGGGAGTTCCTAACCCGGAGAAAGTCGGAGCTGAAGTGGTAAGACAGCTTGAGGAGCAAGGCTTCGAAGCCGAGCATGTCTACTACGACGGACCTAACGGTTATGACAACTACATTCTGATTAAGTGGGAGGGCGACTGATGAAGAAGAGAGTTCAAATGACCTGTGTTCTTAAGTCTGGAGTAGTAGTTAGAGATGCTTTCAGAATGACACCTGAAGAAATTCAGATGCTTAATAAATTAAAGAAGTGCCTTGAGGATGCTACTCTTGAAGGTGCTGCAAAGTTTACTTTTGGACATACAACTATCGCAGTCTCTGAGATTGCGGCAATTACATTTAAGTGAGGTAACAGAAGATGAGTGATTTTGAAAAGCGTATTCCTGAAGATGAAACTATGGTTGAAGAGTGGCCTGAGCCGGATGATTACGATGACAAAGATGAGTGGGACGACTACGAAGAAGAGCCAGAAGAGCTGCAGGATTATGAAATCCGGTTTAAGGCAAAGGGACTCACTGCTGAAGAAGTAAAGTGGATCAGCCGCTATCTCTTTGACGCGATCGAGAAAGAGCTTGAGATTTCGTGTTCTAAGCTTGAAGACCTTGAGATTGAAGAAGATTAAATTGGAGCCGGCTGTCGATTGATGGTCGGCTTTACTAAATATGCACAGAAAATTTTCCGAAACTTTGTTAGTTTTGTCAGTTTACAAATGACGAAAAATATGTTATAATATATATGTAAATAAGATTAAGGAGTTACTAAAATGGATATTAAAAATCTTAACGGTTCAGTTTCACTTACTGATTTCATCGATGACCTTTGTACAGGAAGCGGCAAGTCTACTCTCGGAGCTCTCTGGGAAAAGAACGTAGACTGTAATCACTGTCAGTATCGTGAGCAGTGCCATGCTCTCGGAGAAGTCTATGAAGACATTACTTGTGATCAGGTAGTTGATTATCTTCTCGGTGACCTTGACCCTGAGAAACTTGGAACGGAGGTATAATGCTGTGGATGAAAAGTATCCTATTAAAGAAGAGTGGGAAGAGTACTACAAAGTGCTTGAAGGTATCAGAAGAACCGGAGTTTGCAACATGTTCGGTGCTGCACCTTATCTCAAAGAGTTCTGCCCTGAGCTTTCTCATAAAGAGTCTCAGGAGATTCTTTGCAACTGGATTCACAACTACTCTGCCTTAAACGAAAAGTACGGCTGGCAAGAAGTGAGGTAAGCTTATGCAAGTAATTTATACTACTGACCTGTCAAGACCGGGCAACGATGTCTATATCTATGAGTCAGTCTCACTGATAAAGCAATTCGAGCTTTACGCAGTTATTAAAGTCTGGCAAGTCGTTGGTTGGTCAGAGCGAGAAGAAGTCTCTGTGCTGTATACTTCCCGCGACCGAGTATCTGCTATTGAAAACTTTGAAAGCCACGGTGGAATTATTTAAATAAGAAAGGATTACATATACAAATGAATACTACTAACAATACTATCAAGAGCCTTGCTGAATGGATCGAAGACCTTAAGAATGCGGCTAGAGAAGACGAAACTTTCTCAATTTCCTGGTTCAAAGGAACTGAACGCGAACCCTTCTCAATTATCGGCGGATGGCAGGAGTGCTTCTACGACAAGTCAGAAGTAGACGATCTCTTCTGTGTTAGCAAGTCTAATCCTAAGTACGTAATGTGCGTTAAGATCGCGATCAATGATGGACCTTATGCTTATACTGACTACGAAGTCATGAACATGCCGTACGATCCTGAATCCGGAGATGTGGACGACACTGAGCAGATGCTTGAGTGGGAAGATGATCCGGAAGCACTCGCTACTTGGCTTCTCGCTGAGTGGGAAAGAATCATGAAAGAGCATGAGGAGGAAGAGTAAGATGGAAAACATCCAGTACTACATAATCAAGAACCCGGATACAGGACTCTACTACAGAGGTAAGGGAGTTAATCGCTGGGGCAAGTACATGAACCAAGCAAGTATCTTCAGAGTCAGAGGACAAGTAGAAGAAAGCTGCGACTGGATCAACAAGTGCCACAGAGACGGCGAGAGGGCAGTAATTGTTCCGATCCAAATAATCGAACTTGACAGTGAAACTACTTAAGTTAATATCGTATAATAAAATAGAAAATAAAAAGGAGATTAATGAATATGTTTGGTAAGCACGAAACTTGGAAGATTGTCTATATCCCTAAGGTAATGAACAACGGTGCGAGAGGGGTTGCTCTCGTAGAAGCAGTAGACAGACAGCATGCTATGAATCAGTTTATGTCTCAGTATGCCGGAGAGTACACTACTGTAGAGAGCTGTCAGAAACTTCTCGGCTAAAAAAGAAAATTTCGGTAAAAACGGTAAAATTAAGAATTTCATATCGTATAATATAATAGAACACCGCAGACACCTCCCTTCATTTTTCTTTCCTTCTTTCTTTCACCTCCTTCCATTCTGTGGTGTTCTATCGTTTTGTGTGACTTCCTCCTTTGTAAAAGTAAATAAGAGCATTTCGTAATTGTACCTCCTTTCTAAATAAAATTTTTATATCTTATTTCTTTTTGCCCGTCGACAAAACGGGCTTTTCTTTTATTGTATTATATAATATAAAAACTATAATTAATGAGAAAGGATATTATTATGGACGATAAATGTACTTCCTACGGAACACCTGTTGAAAATGATTTCTACACTGAGTTATTTTCTACTGACTATCGAGGTGTAGACTCCCCGGTTCAGAATGCAAAGACAGACATTTTAACAGATAACCACGAACTTGAGTTTGAGCAGTGGATGTATTATCTTATTGAAAGTTTTGCAGAACACGCCGATCTTGACGCTGAGATGATTGCAGAGTCTCTGTCAGACGAGTTTATTAACGATATGAAAGTAGAGCTTGACGAACTCAAAGAACTTATTGGCGATGATTAAGAGGATGAGTAATTAAATAAAGTGCGAAGAGAATAAAATAGTTGATATTACTCTTTTATTTGTGAACAATTTGTAAACAGTCTCAAAGAGGGGTTTACAAACGATAAAAAATATGATATAATATATATAGAAAAACAAATTATGAAAGAGGTACATATCTATGAAGAAGTACGAAATTCTTTTTAATGACAGACACACAGAAATTGTTGATCACGAGACGATGGAAAATCTCGTCTACGAACTCGAGTCGTTCGAGAGGGATGATGTAAGTCAGATTCATGAATACGATGAAACAAATCCTGATGAAGTTGGAAAAACTATCTGGACTGAGGAAGAAGGTTTGTTCATCAGTTATGGAGAACTTGATTATGAAGATGAGGAAGACGACGGAGAGTACTACTCTGACGGTTCCGAACTTTTCTCTGAAGAGACAATTCCAGGAGTTATCGATAATCTTCTTCTCAATGATGATTTCACTGAGGACGAGGAAGAGAAGAGAGTTTACTCTAAGATGAGAAGTCAGAAAGATGATCCCAAGGTTCTCGAGGAACTCAAGGAACTCTGTGTTCAGAAAGTTTGTGATAATGAGAAGATCAGTAACTACATCTCCGACTTTACTATCTCTGAACTCGAAGACATGGACGGAATCTGGAATGAGTTCTCTGATATTCTTGAGGACACTATCTTCGGTTATTTCAAAGATTAAACAAATTTCTGGTTGGATTGATTTGTGAACAATTTGTTAATAAATCAAAAAAGGGGTTTACAAATCAATCCAAATGTGATATAATATATATGTAAGAACGAATAACATTTAATTAAAAGGAGATTACATTATGTTCTATTATCTTGTCGAGTCTAGTCACTGGTCCAACAATCTTGAATTTAAATCGAAGATTAAGTTAACCGAAGGTCAGTGTTTCAGAATCACTTCTCACGACGGTTTCAGAACTTATCCCACTAGATTTAAGGTTCTTGAAGTTTCTGATACCCCGAAGTATTCTGGAAATATTGTAGAGATTCTCGATCTTGATTCTACGGTGGAGTCTTTTTAATAACTAATAAATAAAAATAACCGGTCTAATTTATTTCATGTCCGGTTATTTTTATTTACAATTTGTTTACAATTTGTTAACGTCTAGTTCATAATTATATGTTATAATATATATGTTGATGAGTGATATGAAACTTATCAAAATAATTTAATTTCAATTTCGGAGGAAATAAATTATGAAATTTTTATTTACAGATTGTTGGGTTGGATGTTATGTTGGTGGAGGTCAGTATGAGGGTGGTCGTTGTCCAGACCTTCTGATTACTAATGTTCCGGACAACCTCGAAGATTCTGATGTCTTCGAAAACTATCTAATGGGTTTATGTAGTGGTTTCTGTGGTCACGACAAAATCGAATACAAGAGTAAAGTTGTTAAGAGACGACCAAAAAGAGTTCCTGTTAAAATAACTTCTCTTAAAGAACTAGAGAATTGTTATAAAGAGTTTATTGAAATTGACTATAACGATTTGGAGGAATGGATTTTCGGTTAAGTTCGTCAATTTCGTGTTTACAAAATAATAAAAATATGATTACATAAAACGAATAAAACTTCGGAGGAAAAGTTATGAGAGTTTATGTTGTATTTGACCGTTACGAACACAATGAGTGGATTAATGTCTTTTATGTCGGTACTGACAGAGAAGAGTCTATTAGACACTGTAAAGAAACCGATCTTCCAGATTTCATCTGTTACGGTCCTGACGACTGTCACTCTTTCCAGTTAGTAGAAGTTGAGATGACAAAGACACGATTCAAGAAACTTCTCGATTGGGTTGAACAATTCGGTAGTTGTGAAGGTACTGAAAAGGACAGAGACTTCTTCGACTTTATGGTTGATATGTACGAGGAGAGAGGAAAGTATTCTGAAGTCATCCGAACACTCATCAGTACTGATGGTTGTTCGGACTTCTACGAGATTGTCAGATACTATTCTGTCTTCTACAAAGATAAAGACATTGAGGAGGTTAGTGAATACGACTGGTTGTTTACCGATGAGTACGATGAGTTCTACGAAGAGTTGAATGACGACGAAGACTTGTGGAATAAAGTCACGAAGGAATATGTTCAAGATACTTACTAAATAAAAAAGGGGACGGAGTCAAAAAGATTTTGTCCCCTTCGTCAATACTAACTTTATTTTTATTACGAAGACGAGGAGGAATAAACTATGATACTTACCGAAAGAGAACTTGAACTGATTATCGAAGAACTTGAAGTCGACGAAGAAATCTACGAACAGATGATTCGAGAGGAGAGGGAAAAAGGAAGGGAACCTGAACCACGACATCTCGAAGTACTAAACCTTCTAAATAAGTTGAGAAGTGTGAGAGGATAAGATTAAGGAACCTGACCAACCGGTTGGGTTCTTTTTAATTGTAAACAAATTGTGAATAACTCTAAAAAGGGGTTTACAAATCCGGTGAAACATGTTATAATATATGTAGATAAAACAAAGGAGATTAACTATGAACTTTACTTTTAATCCCACCACCTATGAATCCTTCAAACCCCAAATCTTCTATGTCCAGAACTTCTTTAAGAAACACAACATCTCTAATCCATCCCTCGACTCTTGTTTCCAGACCTGTATGACTCTCATCTCCGGTCCTGTCGAAACTATCAGAGAACTCGCTAACTACCTCTATTACTCTCTTCAAAATTAATTCGGTACAACTTTGAAAAATAAAGTACAAATTACATAATTTATATCGTATAATATATTGTTACTAAAGATAAGGAGATTTTATAATGGCTACTATTACGACAATTGGAACGATTAAGATTGCCGAGATTTTTGAAGGATACATCGATCGTAATGAGGCCGGTATTGTAAGCTGGCGAGGAAAACTTAATATCAGACCGGCATATCAGCGAGAGTTTGTCTATGACATAAAGAAGCGTACAGCTGTTCTTAATACTATCCAAACTTACGGAGCTAGGGCTTTGGGTGTTCTGTGGTTTGCAGAGAATGAAGACGGTACTTATGAGCTTATGGACGGACAACAGCGAACTCTGAGTTTCTGTCAGTACCTTAATGGTGACTTCGCAATTAACTCTAAGTATTTTCATAATTTGCCGAAAGATGTTCAGGATGTCATTCTTAATGAAGAACTCCTGGTTAATGTCTTTCGTGGTACAGAGTCTGAAAAGCTTGAGTGGTTTAAGACTATTAATATTGCCGGAGAGAAACTTACTGACCAGGAACTTCGCAATGCTGCTTACACCGGACCTTGGCTTGCCGATGCTAAAAAGCACTTTAGCAAAACAGGCTGTGCTGCTTATTCTCTTGGTCAGAGCTACTTGACTGGTACTGCAATCAGACAGGATTACCTTGAGACTGTGCTCTATTGGATTTCTACAGGAGAGGATAAGACTATTGAAGAATATATGGCAGAGCACCAGCATGATACTGATGCAACAGCTTTGTGGGAGTACTTTAGATCAGTAATTAACTGGGTTAAGACAGTTTTTCCTAAGTACCGTAAAGAGATGAAAGGTTTACCTTGGGGATGTTTTTATAACCGGTATCATACTAGCACTTTTGATCCTGTTGCTATCGAAGAGCAGATTACTGCCTTGATGCAGGATGAAGATGTAACTAACCATAAGGGTATCTATGAGTATGTCTTGGACGGCAACGAAAGACACTTGAATATTAGAGCTTTTGATGAGAAGCAGAAACGCATTGGCTTTGAGAGACAACATGGGTACTGCCCCAGATGTCGTAGACTTAAGAAGTCTACTGCTGGTCATAAATTCTCTACTCCTGGAGAAATGCATGCTGACCACATGACTGCACACAAACATGGTGGTGCTACTACCCTCACTAACCTAGTTATGCTCTGTCCTGAGTGTAACGAAGAGAAAAGCGGAAATAATGAGTTCTATTCAGAAGAAGAAATTTCTGAGATGATTAAAGAATACGAAGGAGTTTAATTATGGCTAAGACTAATACAGGAATGCATGCAGCAAGAAATAATAAGAATGACGAGTTCTATACTATGCTGGAAGATATCGAGGCAGAGCTTCGACACTACTCAGGTCAGTTTAAGGATCAGTGTGTTTTTTGCAACTGCGATGATCCTTATGAAAGTAACTTTGTAAAGTACTTTTTGTTAAACTTTAATAAGCTGAAACTCAAGAAGCTGATTGCTACTTGTTACGATGGATCACCGGTAGCAGATACAGAGTTTTACCCAGGTAATCTTTTCGAAGGAGAGTTCGCGGTTAACCTTGGCCCCAAGACTATTAAGACTATGGTTACTAAAGCTTATAAGATCGAAGTTACTGAAGTGCCTGATCTTAACGGTGATGGTGCTATTGATCTCGAAGACATTAAGCTTCTACTTCAACAACCTGGGGTAGTTACTCCTCTTACGGGAAACGGCGACTTCAGAAGCGAAGAATGTTTGGCTCTACTGGAGGAGTCAGATATTTGTGCAACAAATCCTCCATTCAGTTTGATGCGAGAGTATATTGCAACTATGATCGTGCACAAGAAGCGGTTTATTGTTTTGGGTAATATGAATGCTATTACCTATAAAGAAGTCTTTCCACTGATTAAGTCAAATGACTTGTGGGTTGGTTATCATTTTAATACTACTATGGTTTTCAAGACCCCTTACACTAATACGTCTGAGGCTAATCGAAAGTATGTATCTGCTCAGGGTTATGACCCAGAAGAAGGTTATACGGTCGTTAAAGGTATTGCTTGGTTCACTAACCTGCCGGTAGTAAAGCGTGAGGAAGAACTAATTATGTATGAAAACTACACTCCCGAGAAGTTTTATACATATCATAACTACCCAGCTATTAATATCGATAGCGTAAAAACTATTCCGGTAGATTACTTCGGATATATGGGAGTTCCAATTACTTACTTGGATAAGTATAATCCTAAGCAGTTTGAGATAATCAATCTGAGCAGATATGTGACAGACTCCACCGGATTGGACGCAGCTTTTGTAGATAACTATAATAAGCATAATAAAAATGCAATTCCTGTCGGCTATAAAGACTTGGGTTACTATACTGCAGAAGGTATCGCAACCATTCCCTATATGAGAATCATCATTAAAAGAAAGTATAAGAACGACGGCACTTTAAATACGGAGGCGGATACTAATGCTTAAACTTATTTATGATCTTAAAGTAGGATACAGGGAGTGTTTCCTTACTGTACTAAATGAAGAGTTCGATGTATCCGCAGTGTTCCAGCAGGAACATGATATGTTAGTAGAAGAAGGCGAGAGGGTCTTTGAGCCTGATGAAGCCCAGCTCTATGAACAGTATAAAGACAAGGTAGCCGAACTCGTTAATATGCTTGATGTAAGCGGTTGGCTCGAGGGAGAATATGAATCAAGTGTTCTTCATTATACTAAGACTTTCTTTAGTTCAGTAACTGAGCCAGGAACATGCTGCGGTATTTGGGAACCCAGTAACTGGCGACTTGAGTATGATCCGGATACCAGATCTTCTATCCGGTATCTTAACGCACTATCTGCTCATGAGGTCTGTGATCTTCTTAACCTTACTAAGCAGCAGCTTCACTACTATGTAAAGACAGGACAGATCAAGAAGGAGTTTAATCCTGAGAATCCAAAGCAGTTTAAATATAATAGAACAGATGTCTATGTTCTTCAGAAGAAGCTTGAGAAGAAGTATGACAGATACAATAGGTAACACTTGCAAACCCGGTCGATTAACGTTGGCCGGGCTTTTCTATTTGTAAACAATTTACTAACAATTCAGAAAAGGGGTTTACAAAATAAACTTTTTGTGGTATAATATATATGTAAAATGAATGTAGATTGAAGGAGTTACTTAGTTATGTTTACGTTGCTTATGTCTATTATGTTTGGGAGTATGGGGCTCGGGCTTGGTGGGCTATTTGGTGCTCTGTCAGAAGCCAAGGATACTACGATCAAAACTATGGCAATATGTGGTTGTATCGTCGGTGTTTTCCTTGGGATACTTGTTGGGGCACTAACCGGTGCAGACAACATCATATAAGATTAATTAAGATTATTACTGATCATCAAAGACTTAGTGTGGAGGAAAAAGAAAATGCTTAAGATTATTAAAGAAAGAACACCTGAAACTATTATCGACAGATATATCGAGTTCACTTATAAAGATGATCCGAACGCAGGGTTTGTATTTCCTGCACTTCCTAACGGTGAGCCTGACTTCGATCATATGCCTGAGGAAGCAATTCTGAACTACAACAGTTGCCTCAATGATGATCGTCTCGACGGTCCCGAGCTCAGAGTAGAGAAGAGACAGTATATGAATCCTGCCGTAGGAAAGTGTATCTGCGGTGCAGAGGTAGTTCTTGATGCCGACTATGCTGGAGCAGTAAGATGTGAGTGCGGTCGCTGGTATAACCTCTTCGGCCAGAGTCTTAGAGACCCTAAGTATTGGGAGGAAGATGATGAGTACTAATTGGTTAGTAGATGCAATAGCAAAAGAGACTGCTTACGATGAAGGCTACGAAGCCGGTAAGCAAGCTGCAGCAGAACAAATCTTTACTGACATCTGTAGAATAGGCGGATGTTCCAGAGGAGTAGTCTTAAACCTTTGGGACCTCACAGAACTTAAAGAGAAGTATGGAGTAAAATAATTATGGCTTACATAGCATGGGTAAGATATGGAACATCTAATAGTGGATATGATGAATACTTAGGATTATCATTAGACGGTGAAGATACCACACTAGTGAATAACATTACACGTACAGCTATTAGATTTGATACTTTAGATGAAGCCAAAGAAGCTGTTCACCTCTGGTGCGAGAAAACAAGAGCAGGATTAATCAGAGCTGGATTGCATAGTGGCAAATCCTGGAATCAGACGCGAGAGGGTGCCTGGAAATATGAGGAAGTAGAAGATACTCTTTTACGCTTTAATAAGCCTACTACTATCTGGGAGTTTTAAGGAGTATACTAATGATTAAGTTTAAGACATTTAATCCTTATACAGAACAGGATTACTATCATGGAAAATATATTGTCTCGGCTACGGCAGCGCTTAATAAGTGGTTAGAAGAAAATCCTAATGTAGAAATCATCAGCTGGCAGACTACGCCTGTAGGAACTGCTAATGAACTCTATATTACTATTCAGTATAGAGAATTTGTGGAGGAATAAGAATGACATTTGAATTTATGTATGGAGATACCTGGTATAAGTATGAGAGCGGATATATCTACAGACAGAACATCTATGGGGACTACGTACAGATGATTCCTGTAGTAAAGGAACTTAGCCAGAGTATAGATAACTTCTCTGTGCCGGATAAGCAGAACATTATGTGTGCTATAGTTCATGGCCACACTTATGGTAAGATGGCTGGAGCCGCAGACAAGTGTAAAGAGATTAAGAGAGTGCTTTGTATAGACTAAGGAGTAAGATATGTATCCAAGAAGAGTAACATTTAGCTTCGAGCTAGATAAGAAAGCAATGACCCACCTGAAAGAAAGATCGAGTTATAATCATAACTACTATGAACTCGACCTCAATGCTTACGGTGATTATATTATCGCAGAGAAGTGTAATATCCTGTATGAGGAATGTAACGACGATGACTTTGAAGCTTACTATTCCCTTGGATACTTCGAGGGTGATAAGTTCCAGCCTATGTTTACTTGGCTTGATGACTGTAAGCACCTAGATTTTATTATGGAGGGCTAACTAATGGATAAAGTATTACAGAAAGAAATCGCAGTACAATGTCTCGAGATGCTAGATATCTACAAACCCTATATCAGAAAGTTTAAGTCTAAGGCAGGAATCCCTTGCTTCTTTGAAAACTACGCCGGCTTCTGGGCAGGTCAGGAACCTGAGCTTTGGCAGAAGATTAAAGAAGTAGAAGCAGAATACGGATGCCTCGTTTATGCTATCACTCATACTATCTTAGATTCAGCAGACCTGTGGTCTATGCTCTGTGTACCTAAGGAGTGCGACGGACTAGACGATATCTTGGGCTTGATAAACCCAGCTAACCAAAATGAATACTACGCTTTTACTTATACTTGGAATAAGAGCTACGACTTCTTTTCTGAGTTCGGCGATATCGCAGTAAGATCTTTTGGTGGCGGCATTAAAAGATTAACTTAAGTATTTACAAAACTTCTTTCTTGTGGTATAATAAATTTGAACTTTTATTTCTTCTTAATAATGATAATACTATAGGAAAGGAGTGCTGAAAAGGCAGAAGGCTAGTTATCTTAATTGGTAGCTAGTCTTTTTTATTGCTAAATTATACAGTATTAAATTATAGGAGAATACTGTATATGTTTAATAATGAGTTTATAAAGTTATACGAAGAGTTAAGTATTATTAATTGTGATCAGGAAGAAACTCTTACTGAAGCTAAATACATAGAAGCTGGACCTATTAACCTAGCTAACTGTCGTATGATTACTTCCGATGTTAAAGATATTAGAGGAGAGTTAGAGGCAAGTGCTTGTCTAGAATATAACGGTGAGCTAACCAGGGTTCAAGTACGCACTATCATTCTTCGCGATACTGAGAAGGGCAAAAAGTTTTTAGGTAGAAACTATCGTGGCAGAGTTAGTCTTCCAGGTGGCGGATATGATATACCAAAAGATAAAGGAAGCATTCTTGCTACAGCAGAGCGTGAAGCTTATGAAGAGTTTAATTTAAAACTTACTAATATCGAAGATACTGGTATTAGAGTATGGAGTCATAGAGAAGACTCTTGGGTGGCAGATCATATAGCGAACGAAGAAGATCGTTGGACTGGCTATTACACTTTTTATGTTGTTGCAGAAGTTGCTGGTGCTGGAGATAACGAGCAGCCAGAAGAACTTAATAAGTGGCGCTGGCTTCCTATTAAATATCTAGAGAATGCAAATAAGGATGTTTATAATTACGTAACTAATCTTGATGAAGCTTATGACAATGAAACTGTCTATGGAGAAGGCGCAAGAACTATTCCAGGAGTACTACGTTATTTTACAGCTGACCTTAAAACACTTAACTTAATTTTAGATAGCTGTAAGATTAAAGCGTCTGACAGACTTGAGCCAGACCCAACTATGCAGGTTGGCGTAACTAAGCGAGCTCGAAACGGCGGCGGAAACCCCCGTCTATAAAGAAAGACCTTTTGTATCTTTTTCTAAACAGCTATTTAGTCATGCCTACCGTAATCCTCGTAAGTGGAGATATGGTGTTGCAATCGACTTAAATAGATTAGAGGCAGCTACTCAGCATCTAGATAAAGCTACTAGCTTTGAGCATACTGGTAGCAGATCCCAGCTTTGTGTTTATGGTGCAGTACGTTTAGTAAATGGTGTTGAGATACTTATTACTTCTTATGGTACTTATCGTATGAGCCTTACCCCAGAGCAGCTTGATCTGCTTCAGTTAGATAAGGATACCTATAAGAATAGTTTCTATGATGAGATTAAACAAATATTTGACCGCTCCGGTAAAATGTACTACACTGATTTACCTCGGTTAAAAGCTGCAGTTAATATACCTATTGAAGCTGAGATTGCAGAAGGTTTTTGTACAGCCTTAGGTAGTCATGCAGCGGCGGTAGCCGGTAAGAAAATATATAGTCAAGTACCTGAGCTTTGGGAATTCTTGCACGAGCATACTCCTATAGATGAGGGTGAATATCGTGTATGGCTAGAAGATGGACAGGAATTTCTTGATATAAGCAGTTGCTTGTGTGGTGTTGTACTACCTTCTAACTGGGAGGCTGAGAATCAGAATAGTGATATAGATCATCTTAAAAAGCATATCTCGGATCGTAACCTAGAACCTTATATTTATGATGCGACTAAAGTACCGTGGAGTAGACAACGTGGTAATCCAAATTTTATCACTCCTGCCGATGGTAGACCAAGTAGAAAAAGCGAGAATATGTCTGTAGAAGAATTCTTTAAAGAGATCACAAGTTCTCGTGAGGCAGCAATAGAATTCCTTCGTACTTTCGGTACTAGCAAACAGGCTCGCTTAGATCTATCAGTACTATATAATACTAAAATTATGGCTAATACTTCAGCACGCAATGTAGCAGAAATAGCTCAAAACAAGGATTGCAATTACCGAGCATTTATAACTGCTATAGCTAAGTTTGGTCTAACTTCAAAGGATGCTAAACAGATTGTGTTAGACGCGAAAGCCGCTACTGGAGAACAAAAGGTATAACTTAAATATTGCATGGTTTAAATACTTATAATGAGGTTTTAAAATATGAACAAAATATTTGAACAGTGTATAGTAGATGGAGAACTTACTCCAGAGCTTATTAAGCGTAAGCACGAACTAGATCGAGAGATGGACGCCGAGCTTGCTGAAGTAGAAGCAGGTAGAGGTAGAATGTGGGTAACTCCCGCCGTACAAAGAGCAGAGATAGAACAGAAGTATGAAGAGATCTGGGAACAAGAACTTGAGGATGCCGGATACCTTCTGCGACCTGTATTTGAAGACTGGTATGAAGAACTTAATAGACTAAATAAATAAGAACATAAGATTCCTGGTTTACTTGCTGGGAATCTTTTTCTTTTATATGCGTAAATTTTATCAAGAAAGATCGTATAATATAATATAGAAATTTATGGAGGACATATTATGAAGTATACTTTTCTTGCTGTATATACTAAGTTGCCTAATGAAGATGATACCCTGAGACTTGCTCAGGACCTTGTGCTTGAGGAGTGGCGAGCACATCTAGAACATAAGAAAGTTCCCTTTATCCCGGACGCAAAAGTAAGCTTTAAGACTTATAAGTTTTCGAAGTATCCTTATCAGGAGCTTTTGAAGAATTGGGTATGGAAGCATTTTACTAATAGCTTCGGAGACCTTTGTTCTTTCGGTACTGTGTATACAGATATAGATGAACTTATCGCAGACCTTGATGTAGAGAGAATGCTTATGGAACTTACTGTAGAGGTAGAGGAATGACAAGAGAGAAAGCTTTAGAGATAGATCATCTATTAGTAAAGATAGAAGCATATGAAGCCCTGATAGATGAAATTATGAGTATGCAAACTACAGAAGAAATCAAGCAAGGCTATGGTGAGGATATAGAATCTGAGCTTGTTGCTATAGTGCAGCCTAAGGTTAATGCTTTACTTAAAGAATTGGAGGAGATGTAATATGACTAAGCAAGAACAGTTTATTAATCAGATTAAGGATATAAAGAACTACTGGCTTTCGCTGCCGGATAAAACGACAGAAGAAGTTGTTGATGGGGTTTTGTTTTCTCTGTTAGTAATGATAGACGGAGACAGCGGAATAAATGATTTTCATCCTCTGGCAATTATTGATATAGAAGATGACCAGCAGATTGATTGTGGTTATCTTCATGAACTTTATCATGATTAAGTGGGAGGATACTGAATGAGACCAATACTTAAGTGGCCTGGAGGCAAGTGTCAGCTTTTAGAAGAGCTAAAGAAATATATAACCCCAGAGCTTCTGGCGGGTAATAGATATATAGAGCCTTTTATAGGCGGAGGTGCTCTGGCTTTCGACCTCGGACATAAGAATACTACTATAAGTGACCTTAATCCAGAGCTTACTAATTTATATAATGTAGTTAAGAAGTATCCCGATCTTCTTATTAAGGAACTTAAGAAGCACCAGCAGATGTGTTGTTGTATTAATACAGCTGGGGACTGGTACTATGAAGTAAGAGCTTGGGATAGAGAATCCGGCTTCTGGGATAGACCTGAGGAAGAGATAGCAGCGAGAACTGTCTATCTTAATAAAACCTGTTTTAACGGTCTTTATCGAGTTAATAGTAAGGGATACTTTAATTCACCTATCGGTAGAAGCAGTTCTGGTAAGGCACCTGATATTGTGCAGGAGCAGGCTATCAAAGAGCTGCATGACTTCTTGTGGAATGTAGACATAAAGACCGGCGATTATAGAACAGTAGTTAATGATTGGAAGCCAATGCCAGGAGACGTTATTTTCTTAGACCCACCGTATGACAAAGGTGAGGAGATAGAAACTGCTGGCTTCGTAAGCTACCAGAAAGAAGGCTGGACACGTGAGGATCTTAAACTTATGAAATCGGAGTGCGATTACTGGGCCCGTCTAGGTGCCAAGATAGTAATAACAAACAACGATACAGAGTTTGTAAGAGAGCTTTTCTCTGATTGGGAGATTCATGAGGTAGATGTGCGCCGTAGTATTAATAGAAATGGCGACGGTAGAAAAGGCAAAGAAGTTATTATAACAAATTTTTAATAAAGGAGATTTTTAATTATGAGTTGGTGGAATTCAAGTAAGTTTTATGAGAGTGGAGACACTCCCAAGTATAAGGTAGGAGACATCCTTTGGCTGCACGAGCCTTGGCAATTTGATGGCTTTGCCTGTAGAAGCGAGTCTAAGCAGTGTGAGATTACGGAAGTATCTACAAAGAAGAGCGGCTGGATTTTTAAGGAGTTTACTTATAAAGTAAGATTCCTTGAGAGTGGTAGAAAGTTTAAGGCTATCTACGAATCTCAGTTGGCTAAGGAACAACAGCGTGGTAAGTATTCAGACCCAGAGGTAGGAGATCCTTTCCCCTCAGATGATGAAGAGGATAAGTAAGCATGGGTTGGTTTAGTTCTAAATGGTTTTATAAGAGCTATACCATTGCTAAGTACGTAGTCGGTGAGGAAGTCTATCTAACCAGAGAGATTCCAGATCCGTGGCTTGGAACATGCATATCTCCTAATCCGCCTAAGTACGTAGTTACTTCTGTATCTGATAAACCTACTGGTGGATTAATCTGGAAAGAGTTTGTGTACTCTATTAAGGACTTGAGTACTGGTGTGGTGCGTACTAAAGTATATGAATCTGAGATGCGCCCAGCAGGAAAAACTCTAGGTCGCTACAGACTTGACTACAGGCACATGGATTATCACTGCCTCGAGATTGCTATTCCAAGGTCTCTAGACTGGAACACTAGAGCAAGTCTATATAATGATAACGTTCTCGAGCTTACTTACGACATCAGAACCGGTATTTATAATCTCTGGTTCGATCCGGAGTTTGAGGATAGATATTCGCTAGTCAGATTATTTACCGGACTCATGTGGCAGGATGTGTCACAGGATCGTGTAATCGCTATCCAGAATTCTACTATTAACAGTGCTTGGGCAGAAGACCTTGATTCGGTGGATGCTTCTACTTTTTGGTCAGGTCTGAAAGCTTTTCATCTAATGGTTAGAATGCAGAGATGGTTGAGTAAGGATGAAGAGTTCCAGAACACACATCTTCCTAGCGCAAACGGTAAGATAGCAAGACTTGATGAAGAACCTCCTGAAGATCCTTTGTACTATCGTTGGGAGAAGAAATGTATTAGGTGCGATCACACTCTGATGTATGTAACTACTCGTAACGAGAAGACAGATACCCAAGGTTCTAATATGGATGAAGACTATGTATGCCACAACTGTGGAAAACATCTTTATTGTTACTGGCACGAGAATCCGCTCCCATTCCGGTATGAACGCGGTAATGATACTTTCTATTAATCTTAATAAAATCTTAGGGGATAGTTTAAAATTAGACTATCCCCTATTGTATTATATATTATAAAGAAATTATTTATTGGAGTAGTTATGGAAAAGTATTATAGAGTAAGTGATGTTAATGAGATACTTAATAAGCTTGCGAAAGAACCTGCTTATTACCATGAAGGCGAAGGCTTTTGTAATGGAGTCTGTGCTGTAGAAGGTGAGCTTATGTGCTTGGAGCAGGTAATACTTGAGGAACCTAAAGTAGCTAAGTGGATTCCAGCAAGCACAAAGCCTGGAGTTTATGCTGGTATGAAGTGTTCAGAGTGTAAAGCAAGAATAACTTATAGTGAGCATTCTAATGGCCAGCACTTGTATTGTCATAAATGTGGAGCGAGGATGATAAAGGAGTAAAATATGAAGATTTCAGAAATGGCTGTAAAGAGATGTACTAGAAATCCAAAAGCACATACAACAGAAGAGTGCTTTAACTGTGAATTTAAAAATGATATGTGTGATAGCTATCGACTTGCTAAGACTCTTTATGAAGAGGGCTATGAAAAAACAGATGAGCTTAAAAGACAGGTAGCTGACTTAAGAAATAGGCTGCACATGATCTGGGCTATTGGCTGTGATTATGACGGATGTAATACAGTAGAGAGTCTTAAGGAACTTATAGATGAACTTGTTTCTTATACTCAGCTACCGAGGGAGCAGGTTCCTGATATTACTTCAAGAACAGGCAAATGGGTTAGAGTGGATAATCACCGCTGGAAGTGCACAACCTGTGGCAAGGAAACAGATCTTCCGCATTATGATGGGGGCTTACTATTGTTTTAATTGTGGAGCCAAGATGAAGGAGGAGCATATAAATGAGTAAGGGTACTGTAACAATTATTAATACAACCCCTTATAATTGGCAGCCGGTTCCTGAGGTCGGCAAGGAGTATCATACTTTTGACGACGGCAAGATAAAGCCCAGTAGACATAGCATAGTAAGAATTACTGAAGTAGTTTCTTTTGCAGCTGTTAATCATAAAGCATTTTTAGAAGAATGGCAGCAAGAAGTAGAAGATTGCTATTGGCTATATGCTAAAGAAACAGACTACTTCGTTAAGGGAGAGTATGATGATGAGACTTCCTATTTTGTACGAACTAAAGATGGTGGCTGGTTCTCGCTTGGCTGGTTTGGGGCCAGACTCGATATCGATGGCAGTCTTTATGAAAAGATGATAAAAGATTATGAATAAGGAGAATAACTAATGAAAAAGTATGATTACGACAAGTTGATTAAAGAAGGTTATAAAATTGAAAATGCTATTATTAAAGACGTAGACCTTAGTATGGCAGACCACGGATGCCTTACTCTCGCTATGACTCTTGATGGAGGCAGCTGGGGCGTTGTATATGGTGGCTATTGTCTCGGCAAAGGTTATCTTGGAGCCGCTGATGATTTCTTTAGTGGTAGTGCTGCAGGTATGGAATACATGATAAGAATCATGGATACCGTTGGTGTAGAAAGATTTCAGAACCTAAAGGGTAAGTATGTTCGTGTTGCCACCAAAGGCTGGGGAGGCCCTGTTAAGATTATCGGCAACATCATTAAAGATCAGTGGTTTGATGCAGAGACCTTTTTCTCTGATAAAAAGGAGCATTGATGTTGAAGCATAAAGTAAACTTTGAAGAGCTTCCTGTAGAAGAACAGTTCAAAAAAGTATTCGGGAACTACGAAAGAACTATTCAGGAAAGAGTTCTTTATGATGTTCTGACTGAATTCTATTTTGCTGACTGGACCAGGAAGTGCGATTATGATAAGATGACTTCAGAAGAAGTTGTCGAGGCAGTTATGGCTGTTTGTAAGAAACTGGAAGAGAAATATAATTATTCTTTAGATGATGACTTCTTTGGCAGAGGCGTATCTAATGATATAGATTGGAGCGGTGAAGGCTATGAAGGTATATAAAAATCCTTATGTATCTTATGACAGCTACTTTGTAAAGACAGGAAAAGCTTATACCAGAAAAATGGAAGCCAGCGCAAGTAAAGGTTTCTGTATAAATAATATGAACGGCAACTGGGAAATCCAGGAAGTTCAATATTATGATAGTGCTCTGAGAAATGAATTTCCTGTAGTAGCCGAGAACAGAGTAGCTATCCAGAAAATTATTGACGAAGCTGTTATGGGCGCAGTACTTAAATTAGTAGGTGAGTGGTGAGGAAGAGCTAATGGATAATAATATTATTATGCCAGATGGCGATTATACTATCAGAATTCCTAAGAGAGTAGCAACAATAAAACTCTGTGGTGGCGCTATGACATTCTATATAGATGATACTATGCAGTGGCAAAGACCGACAGATGAACAGATATATAATCTTAAAAATTTATTCTGTATAGAAGTTATTCCGGAGGATGCTGATGAAGTATAAGGATATTACTACTACTGAAGAAGAGGTCCTTCAGTCTCTTGTTGATGCTGGTATTGAGTTTGAGATTACTGATGGCCCGACTCTGGGTGAACAAATGGAACGTATAGCACAAAGAATCAGAATGATAGATGATCTTTATGACATAGCCTTGGAACTTGATTCACGTGAAACATCCATGACTCTACCAGTAGATAGGCTTCACCAACTTACTCTAAGTGAACTTTGTGATAAGGGCATAGAGATACTTGAAAAACTTAAGATTTAAAAATTAACAGCTATTTCTTTTTACGGAAGTAGCTGTTTTTCTATATCTGATATTGTATTATATAATAAGAAAAATTATTTTGAGGTGCTAAGATATGTCAAAGCTTAAGATTACAACTCATACTACTTATACTTATGAAACTACCGACGGCAGAGAATTTGAAGATCAGACCGAGGCGCAGGAGTGGCAGGACCACTTAGAAAATATTACTGGCGCTGTAATGCTAGACCAGAAGTTTTGTAATACTACTCATGTAGATTCAGCTTTTTATGTACATATTAAAACTGAGGCTCAGCTAAAAGCCTTCGAAGCAATTTGTTCTTATGAAGGTATGTGCGCAAAGATTGATGCTATCGGCTACTGGTATTATGATGAGTGTATTGATAAATATGTAAGCGTGCAAAAAGAAATGGATAGACTTCAGAGTATTATTGAAACTCTTGATGTTTTAGGAAAGTGAGGACCAAAGATGTTTAATACTGAACTTGGCTTGTTTTGTTATATGCATGATAATTGGGAAGAGCTTTTGGCTCAGGAGCCTTATAACCTTAAGATCTCGGCAGACGGACCTTATGTAATGTTTAAGTATAACCAGCTTACTTCTGATTTTTCTAACTCTATCGTAAGAGAAGCCAGAGGTATTATCTTTAGAAGAGATGACTGGTCCCATCCTGTTTGCTGGGCGTTTAATAAGTTTGGAAACTATAGTGAAGGTTGGGTAGAAGATATTAATTGGGATACTGCTTTCGTATCTGAGAAGGTAGATGGTTCTCTTATAAAGGTATGGTATGACCGACTTTGGCATATTTCTACTAATGGAACTATTGAGGCTTTTGACGCAAAGCTTAATGATATTAAGGTGCATGATTTTGAAGAGCTCTTCTTACAGACCCTGGGAGAGTATAATTACACCTGTTTTAGCGACTTTACTAATCACTTGGATGAAGATAAGACCTATATGTTTGAGCTTGTCGGACCTTATAACAGAGTTGTAGTTCCTTATGAAGAGCCTGATATTTATTTTCTTGGTGCTCGTAATAAGTATACTGGAGAAGAATTTAATTGTTCTTCCTTAGTCGCAGGCGCTCTTGGTATGGGAAGATTTAAGCTGCCTAAGCAGTATCCACTTCATTCTGTAAATGACTGTGTAAAGCTTGCTGAGACTTTCTCGTGGGATCAGGAGGGCTTCGTAGCATGCGATGCTCAGTTTAATAGAGTAAAGATAAAGTCGCCTGCTTATGTTATGGCTCATTTTGCACGTAATAATAATGTTATTAATAGAAAGCACCTTATCAATGTAATCCTTACTAACGAGGTAGAAGAGTTTCTTTGCTATGCCGCTGATTATAAGGAAGAGCTCGAGAAGGTACAGAATCTTATGAAGTCTTTTTGTAAGGTAGGCGATCAGATTGCTAAGTCCTGTCAGCGACTTTATGATATTCCTAAGAAGACTTATGCCTACTGGGTACAAACTCTTCCTAAGATCTATCAGGATCTTGCTTTCAGAAATTATAATAACGTAATGTCTACTAAGGCATACACTGCCGGCTGGAATGAGAATAAGTGGGACCAGTATCTCGATGAGTTTGAGAAGCTTAAGGAGGAGTTGTTTAATGGCAAAGATTGAATATTATAAAGAAAGTAAGGAAACTGTAAACCTGCCTAATTGTTTCTGTGGTGAGGAACCGGAGCTTAGAGAGGACTATGATGACGTCGGCGACTATCGATATCATCACGTTCGAATACAGTGTCCTTATTGCCGAGCACATACAGACAGCTACGGTTGGAATACTTTTAACCCGTATCATGTGGCAGTTGAGGAAGCAGCCGAAGATTGGATTAAGATGATTAGGAGAGAAAAGTAATGAGAGGATCTATTGGAGTACATGCTGCTCATTGTTGTAAGTGGCATGGTTGTAAGTACGGCGACCCGGATTGTCCTGTAGCTAACGGAGAGGCTGAGCAGGAGTACCCTTGTGAAGACTGTAGTACAGTTTTAGAGGAAGAGGAGTATTATAAGAGAATGGCGCGTGAGATTGACGAAATTAAAGCTTGGTGGGCGAAGAAGAATGAAAACAAAAGTAATTAAGTTTAAGAAGACAGCAAATTGGCGGCTTGAGCATCCTTTTGATACTGCTTATTCTACAGTAACCGGCGCAACTATTATTAATTGGGCTATGGATACTTTGCTTCAATATAATGGCTTTGTTTGTTCTTTTAGAGATAAAGACCGTTTAGACATGCTTAAATGTAAATTGGTAATTACAATACCAGAAGAGAACTACGCTATATTTGTAAAAGATTTTTTGAGCACTTTTAACGGCTACGTAGAGAAGGTGAGTTGGTAATGAGTAAAAATTATATGTATGTTTCGCCCAATCCAGTTGAAAATTTATTTCATAACATCCTTTATCACGCTGAGAATTTTGAGATGAGAACAGGTTATAAGCCGACTATTTTTATCACACCAGATTTGTTTAATTCTTTGGCAGTTAATTATAAATATGACCTAAGATTTACTGCTGTTAAAGATGAGCCAGATACTTTTTGCGGCTATCCTATTGAACAGATAAGAAGTAATAAGAGCGGCGTTTCTATTGGATATAAGATTATGGAGGAAGATGATGAGCCAAGTAGTGAAATTTACCGTTGATTGCGAGATGCCCGAAAGATGGGTAAATGATTTTTGTTCATTCTTGAGACAGCTTGAACGTAATGGCAAGATAGGTCATTCTTCGCTTATCGGTTTTTATGCTGACGGAGACGGAGATTTTAGACCTAAGTTTAGCATTAATGTAGACTATGCTGAGACCGATGGTAGAGAGACTTCCTGGACACCAGAAGTAATGTTTGATGCGGGGTAATTATGGATAAGTACATAAAAGCTAATGAGCTAGTCGATAGAGTTATCGAGAGTATGAATTACAATCAACATAATAATCCTCTGCAGAGGCAGAATCACGTAGCTGAGCATAGACATTTCATACATATGATTGATTCTATGAAGGTTGAAGATTTAGTACCTGCGAGATACGGTACCTGGAGTCCTGAGCCCGATGAAGAAATGCCTGACCCTATGTTTAAGCATGTAGTCTGTTCAGCATGTAAAGGAAAAGCAAATACTACATATAAGTTTTGTCCTTGTTGTGGGGCAAAGATGAATTAAAAAAATAAATGTGAATGATTTATTAACAAATTATTCACATTTTTTATTTATATGGTCAACCTTGATACTGTATTATATATTAAAGAAATTTGTTTTGGAGGATTACTATGACTAAGAATGAACGAGCTGAAGTAATGGCAAACGAGATTTATGAGACACTTATGTTGGAAGCGGACGTGCCTTTGAGCGGTATGGATTGTAGTATTATCGCTGACCTTCTTGTGGGTAAAGGCTGGGTAAAAGCTTCTGATATTGCTAATGAATTCTTTGAGGCATTGAAAAATACTTTAGATGATATTCCTTGGTCAGTAATTGAACTTATAAGAAAATATACTGTGGAGGAAAGAAAATGAGCGAGCGTGAGAAATACGAGAAGGTCTGCCCTTTCTGCGGAGCAAAGTGTTGGAATTTTGTACCGTGTAATTTGTTCTGCAATTGTAATGCTAAATACTACTACTTTGATAAGGTCTGGCTTGATAGAAATACTGGTAAAGAAGTATGGGAGAATAAGGAAGATGAAACTGTTTAAGAAGAAGCCCTTGCCGCTGCCGAGAAATTGTCCTTTTTGCGGTGGTAAACCTAAGATATCGAGATGTGGTGATCAGAGAGAGTTTTGGTATGTTCGTTGTTCTAAGTGTTGTGAGACTCCTGTTGATTACGATGAGGCACGAGTATTGCCAACATACGCCGTAAATATTTATAACGAAAGAGCTGACACGGCTGAGCGCATTATCAGAATATATAATCGAGTTAAGGAGCAGGAAAATGAAGTACAGTAAAGATGATATTATTGAGGCGCTTAGATGCTGCAGCCTTAACGGACGTAATTCTTGTGAAACCTGTCCGCTTAAAGAGGAGTGCGAAGAAAGCCCGCTTGAGAGTGTCCTTGCTAAATATACTCTTGACGTTGTTATCGATCTTATCTACGAGAATAGATCGCTTACTGCGCAGAAAAATACTTTTAGAGAGTATGCTATTCAGACACATGCCATGGTAGAAGGTATTAGAGTTAAAATGAACGAAGGTTATGAATATTCTGCCGCCAAGCAGGTAGCTGAGATGGACATGTGGCGATGCGTCGCTGCCGAGAAGCCAGCTCTACAGGACGAAATTGAAAGACTACAGGAGAAGCTTTATGCTAAGAAAAATACTTAAGAATACCGCTAAAACAAAAGCTTATCTTGATTCACTACCTAAAGTTTACGGTATTTTCTTGTGGGCTAAGTGGGGAATACTAGAGCTTCCGTGGTCTGGTAAATATACTAAAGGTGATATTGTTGTACCGTTGGTTTATAATTACTACGATGCCAATGGAATGTGCGATGAGTATCATTTAGTGCCAATTACTAGTTGCTCGAGTGGTGCTTTCTGGGATTGGTATGAATTTAAAAATAATGCTGAAGAAGTACAGGAGATACTTAACGAAGCCTTGAGTAGAGGAGAAATTGGCTATGACGAATTTACAGAAGATTAAAGATATGGACATCGATACTTTGGCAGCTTGGCTTGACGAGAATGGCATGTTTGATAACTCGCCTTGGACAAACTGGTTCGCTAAGAAGTATTGTGATAATTGTGAGTCTATCGAAGTGGCATATACTGATGCGAAAGAAAAGCTTGGTTTAGACCCTTTTTATGATGAGAGTTTTGAGTGCGCTTTCTGCGAGCTAGCAGACGATTGTGGAGTAAAGAAGTGCCGATTCTTCCCGGACCTTGACGATATTCCTGATAATAAAGAAGTTATTAAAATGTGGTTGGAGGAGGAAGCAAATGAAGATTGACGATTATGTTTCAGGCACGGCATTTATAAGACTGTATAGAAGTCATTTTAAGTATGAGGAAGACTTTGAAAATATTTTAAAATTTCTTAAGATGTCTGAAAGGAATACTTTTATTGACCTTCCTGTATATGAGAATGAAGTAAAGGGATCTTTTAGAGATTTTCCTGGAACCAGACATGCTAAGTGGTCTATGTATTCTTCGACTATGATGGAATGCAGTGCTTGTAAAAAGCATGTTCCATATCATAGATATTATTACTACTGCCCGCAGTGTGGTTCAAAGATGGAGTTTGCTGATGAAAACGTGTAAAGATTGTTCTAATTTTATTGGAGCAGGCGACTGGAATCTTTGCTGTAAAAATCCACCAAAAGATAAAATAGGCTGGTGTGGTTTCTTATGTTATGAAGATACTGAAGCTTGTGAGAATTTTAATATTCTTCCAGAGTTGGGCTGGGTTGATTGCAAAGATTGCATATATTTTGAAGACTGTGAAACTAAAGAAGACCGAGACGGTTGTTGTTTTGGAGATGTAGAAGATGAAGACGTGTAAAGATTGTATTCATTTTAACGCCTGTGAAGATTGGGCGCATAATTGTGGCATTGAGGGTTTGGATTTTCCTTGGGAATGCTCTGACGATGATAACCTTTGTGATAGTTATAATCCGCAGACTCTTCCACCTGCTTATATTGGAATGAAGGTTTGGGTACCTTATGTCTGTATGTTTAAAGAGGTTATGACAGACCTCAGAGAAGGCCACGTTTCTGGTTTACAGCAGAAGGCAGATAAATCTTGGAAAATTAGGGTGACTCGTAATGGGTCTGTAGCTGATTATACCGTAGAAGAATTTAATAAATATTGCTTCCTTAACAAAGAGGATGCAGAGAGGTATATTGAAGATAAAGTAAAGGAGTACACTAATGGGAATTAACGACGGATTTGAAAAGCTTGTAAAGCTTCCTGAAGTTTACAATGAGACTGACCTTGAGCTCGAGGAGCTTGATAAGATTGTCTGGGAAAAAGTTGGTGAGGAGTCTGCTCTAGGAGTAAGTGCTATCACTTATATTGACCCTGATGATACTATTGTAAAGAAGGTCTGGCACGATGGCATGACAGAATATTACTACACTTAAGGAGTTTACTATGGGTTGTAAATATTGTACTGAATATGAAGATCTTCCCGAGCATATTATCCGTGGTGAGCCGGTAGATAAAATTTTTGATACCTGTATTCAGCCTGATGAAAAAGGCTTGTGGCATATTGAGCTGCCTTCTGGGCTCGACCTTGGAATTAAGTTTTGCCCTTACTGCGGTAGAGAGTTAAAGGAGTTACAGAATGACTAACAAAAAGAGACTTACTCAGTTAATTTGTGAAAGCTATCAGACCGATGAGTGTATTGCTCATTGTAATTACGGACCTTGCTGTACTTGTGAGAGAATTGCTAATTATCTAATAACTAGTGGAGAAGTAATTCCGCCTGTAGATGTAGGAGATAAAGTTTGGTATATTCATGGTGGTTATTATAATTCAGCCCATCAGGAACCCCGCGAGATAGAAGTTACCGAAATCAGTAAAAAGAAGAGCGGTAAAACTATTGACTGGGCGTTTATAGCGAATAGAACAAGATATAAGTTTTCTAGTATCGGTAAAACAGTATTTCTTACAAAAGAAGATTGTTTGGCAGCAATTAATAAAAAAGCTAAAAATTACAAACAACATATCGTATAATAAAATATAAACAAAATTTTACTAAGGAGAAAACAAAATGAATATTTTTGGACTTAACATTACTACTAAGAAGAAGCAGCTTGCACGCGTTGCAAAGCACGATGAGGAGGTTCGGGAGCTTAAGAATGAGATCCTTGAGCTTTCTGACGAGCTTTATGACATGGTAGATGCTTTCCCCTTCTATCTCGGACAGGTTGTTTACGACGTAGCTCTTAAGAACGCTCAGGGTAGATATACTAAGACTAAGCCTTCTCGTGAGCATTGCACTATTACTGAGGTTGAGGTAAACGAGAAGAACTACTTCGGTCTTAAGAAGCGTCTTGAGAACAACGACGTATTTTATGAGCGCGAGGAAGCTGAAGAGTACCTCGAGTCGGTTTGCGAGAATATATAAGCTTTTAGATAATATAATGCTCGTCTGCAGAGATGAGAAACACCGTAAAAGTTCTGAAGCTCTGCAGGCATTAGATATATTGACGAAGCAAAAAAATTAAATAAAACGTTAAAAATAACATCACTGGTATTGTATAATATATCAGTGATGTTTTTAATTATACGAAGGAGAAAAGCTATGGCACTTGATATTGATGAGATCCGAGTTAATTACAATAATGGAATATACACTTATAAAACAGATATTCCTAAGAAAGTAAAGCCTGACCACGTATTTGATGAAGAGCTTTCTGTTAAGCGTAATCGCGAGCTCGCACAGGAACATAATGATAATGTTGACAGGCTGTGGCGAGATAAGAATAGAGTTCAGCACGAGCTTGATGAGCGGCTTACTTATGATGTAGTTGTTTATATTATGACATACTATGACCTTACTGAGCGCCAGGCAAAAATTGTTGAGAATTTTGTTTATCAGCACTATCATTCTTCTATGAGTGATTACTTTGGCTATATCGATACTTTTGCGGACCTTGCTTTTATGCTTGTTGATCCTAAGGAGGAAGCCACTGAATGAAATATATTGTAGATATAGATTCTCTTATTGAGTGCCTTGATTGCCTTGACGGCATGAAGATTAACGGAAATATTTACATACCTACAGAGCTAGTAAAAGAATTTATTAGAAGATTTCCTAAAGATTCGGTAGAAGAGGAGGAAACAAATGACTAATTTTAAAGAGATTCTTAAAACACCTGAGTACGAGTTTCTTAAGACAAATCCACACTTAGGTAATAATATTATCCTATTAGGTCTCGGAGGAAGTCATGCCTACGGAACTAATGTAGCTGGCTCTGACGTAGATATTAGAGGAGTAGCACTTAACTCTAAAGCAGAAATTCTCGGCTCAGCTAATTTTGAGCAGGCAGTTAATGAAGCTACTGATACTACAATTTATTCAATCAGAAAGATTGTTAGTTTGCTTTCTTCCTGTAATCCTAATACCATTGAGATGCTTGGTTTGAAGCCGGAGCACTATCTATATTTGTCGTCTATTGGACAGGAACTACTTGATAATAAGAAGTTATTCCTTTCAAAGAGAGCTAAGTACTCTTTTGGCGGTTATGCCTTTGCTCAGTTAAGAAGGCTTGATAATAAGGCAGCGCGAACTATAGCACAGGCAGAAAGAGAACAGCACATTTTAAATAGTATTACCGCTGCTACCTATGCTTGGCCTGATAAGTACGGTTGCTTTAAGACTGGTGAAGGAGTAAAGCTTTATCTTGACGATTCTGACCAGGGTGACATGGATAAAGAAATTTATATGGATATTAACCTGACTCATTACCCGCTCAGAGACTATAAGGCAATGTGGTCAGATATGAAGAATATCGTTTCTGACTATGACAAAATCGGGCACAGAAATCAGAATGCGATCGAGCGAGGAAAGCTTGGAAAGCATATGATGCACCTTGTAAGACTTTACTTGATGTGTATTGATATTCTTGAGAAAGAAGAAATTAATACTTACAGAGAAAACGATATTCCTTTCTTGCTTGATATTCGTAATGGTAAATTCCTGGATAAAGATTCTAAGCCGCTTCCTGAATTTTATGATATGGTAAGTGAGTATGAAAAGCGCCTTGAGTATGCTGTTGAAAATACTTCTCTTCCTGAGAAGCCGAATTATGACGCAATTAATGAATTTCTTATGAGCGTTAATGAAAGAGTTGTTAAAGATTTAATTTAAGGAGAAAATAAAAATGATTGAATACAATAAGATTGATACTCTCTACAAGAGAGACATGGAAGGAACTAAGAAGCTTCTCGAGGGCGAGTTTAGAAATCCTACAGTAGAGTTTCTTAAGGATAACGTATGGACTTTTACTGAGAAGATTGACGGAACAAATATTTCCGTTTGCTGGGACGGACATACAGTAACTTTTAATGGTAGAACAGAAAGAGCTCAGATTCCTACTCATCTTCTTAACTACCTTATGGCTACTTTTAAGACAAATGAGGCAGAGCAGATTTTTGAGGAGAAATTTGGTGAGACTCCTGTAATTCTTTTCGGTGAAGGCTACGGTCCTAAGATTCAGAACGGCGGAAACTACAGAGCTGACGTAAGCTTTATTATGTTTGACGTTCTTATCGCCGGCAATTATCAGCCAAGAGAGTCTGTAGAAGATATTGCTAAGGCTTTTGGTATTGATATTGTTCCTATCATTTTTGAGGGTACTATTCAGGAAGGTGTCGACTTTGTAAAGGGCCATCCTGATTCTACTATGGGAACTGCCAAGATGGAGGGCCTCGTCGGTCGCCCTAAGATTGAGATGCGAGATCGCTGCGGTAAGCGCGTTATTGTAAAGATTAAGTGGGAAGACTTTAAGTGAGTTGTACATAATTGAGCGCGGTATAAATTGCCGTGCTCTTTTTAGTTAAATTATTTTTACTTTTATTGTATACTATTAAAGTGGAGGTAAGATATTATGCTAAAAAGACATCTTAATTTATTTATTAAAATCCTTTTAATTATTTTATTAATTTTATTGTTTTGGCTTATTTTTGGCGAAATTAAGGTAGACTCTAAGGCACGATCAGCTGAAGTAAAAAGGGTAGAAGTAGAGCCCACTATTTGTACAGGTGCAGATTGTTGCAGCATCGAGCTAGAGGACAACTACCTAGCTAAAATTCAAAAGTGGGAAGAAGAGTACTATTATGCAACTAAGGTCTGGGAGTACTTGAGACAAAGAGGCTTTAGTCAAGAAGTTGCCTGCGGTATTATCGGAAATATGATGATAGAAACTTCTGGAGGTACCTTGGATCTTAAACCAAATATTTATAGTCCGAGTGGAAACTATTATGGACTTTGCCAGTGGTCTAAAAAATATTATCCTGAAGCGCACGGACTTTCCTTTGAGCAGCAGCTTGAATTCCTGTTAGATAATATCGAGTGGGAAATTAGCACTTTTGGAAAAAATTACAAGACTGGCTTTAAATATAAAGACTTTTTAAAAATGACAGACCCTGCCGAAGCTGCTCTTGCTTTTGCTAAGTCTTATGAAAGATGTGGTCCTGCGAGCTATGAGATGCGACAAGAAGCCGCCTTAAAAGCATACGAATACTTTAAATAAAAAAGAAAGAGATAAGTTTTTACACTTATCTCTTTTTATTATTAAAGCTGTTTAACTAAATAGAATGTAGCTTGTATGTTCATTTCAGTATCAAACTCAAATTCGCCTTCTGGTGGGTTCCAGTAGTCTCCAGGATCATGCCAGTGCGAGTATACTTCAGGAACTTTTCCAATAATTTCAGTATCAATATCGCAGTTAAGCTGCCATTCACTATTAGGAATACTGAGTAGCTTATCAGTATCAATAGCACTGATAGGGTCATCTTCAGGCTGCTCTACAATAAGCTCGATAATTTCATAGTATTCATCAGATTCTAGGTAAGACTCCGTTGCAGCTTCAAGCACATTATCATATAAAAAGTTATCATCTTCGTCAAAGTCTTCGTCAGTAATTTCTACTGAGTAAGGTTCGCTAACGAGCGGCAGTATAATTTTTGTATCTTTTATAACAAGCTTATCCCAGGCAGGTGTTACTAGATGAGCTACATCAGCACACTTTTGAGATAACTCTGCTTTTACTTCATCAATGACTGTTTTACGCGCAGCCTCTATTTCACCTTTTTTTGCATCTCGCATAGCAATTCTGTCAGCAATAGTTTTAGTATGGTCAGCTAAGTCAGTTTCAAAGTCTGCTTTTACTTTTGCTGTAAGCGCGTCATGCTCTGCCTCTAACTTTTTAAGTCTGTCCCGTAACTCTGCTTCTTTATCTGCTACTGCTGCCTTCTTTTCAGGGTTATCTCGATATTTATCATAAAAATAATATCTGTCATCGTCCTGCTCTCGCTCTGTGTACCAATACTCTTTGTAAGACTGCTCTAGCTCCATGAGTTCTTGTCTAAGGGCTATGAGGGCTTTTTCTGAGTCTTTAAGTCTACTTACGTAGTCAGAACTCCATTTTTTGCTTTTTTGTTGCTGCAAAGATTTAATCTCGGCCTCAATTTGTGCAATTTCTGCTAAAATTTGTTTATAAGTACTTATATTGGCAGACTCTATTAAAATATCTCTAGAGATTTTGTCTAATGCATCGAAAGCCTCAAAAAGATTCATATAGTTAATCCTCTCTAATAAATTTTACTCTAAATAATTTAGCGCATTTTATTTACAAGCTATTTTATTTAATTATATTGTATAATATATTATAAGTAAAGGAGTTTATAATAATGCAACGTAAAACAATATCTAAGAAAATCCGTGAAGCAGTTTATAATAAATATGATGGGTACTGTGCATACTGTGGTAAAGAGCTTGAACCAAAAGGCTGGCAATTAGACCACCTTATTCCTGTTCAGCGCGAAAGATTTAAAAAATATTCTGAAGAAGAACTTGAGTGTTTTGAAAATTATATGCCGGCGTGTAGAAGGTGTAATCACTATAAACGAGCACACTCACTTGAGGTATTTAGAAAGTATGTAGAAGAGATTCCTGCAAAGCTTTATAGAGACAGTTACATATACAAAGTTGGGCTTGACTATGGCCTCGTCGAGGCTCATGAACATAAGATTAAATTCTATTTTGAGTGGCTAGAAGAAGTTGATAAAGTTAATAAAAAATAATCGCTAAATTATTTAGTAAAAGAAATTTTTACTAATATGAATTTTTAAGTATAAAATTAATAAGGAGACTTATAAAAATGAATTTTATTAGTGCATTTAACGAGCTTGATAAGCTCTATGAGGAGACTACCCCTAAAGTTGTTCTTAAGAAAGTTGATGACCTCTGCACAGTAATGCTTGATAAACAGTCAGTGTTCACTGGTACTAAACAGGAGTGTAATGACTTTGTAAAAAAGCAATCGAATACTGCGGTCGCAAAGCGTAAGAAGTTTGAAATTGTACAAGGTGCTGAAGTTCCAGTAATTAAGGAAGCTTGTGTAAAAGAGTCTGAGGATAAGACTAATTCTACAGAACAGGGTCTTATGAAGGATAAGGATACTGATACAGTAACTTTTGGACCGACTCAGGAACCTGAATCTTCTGAATGTACTAAGACTCTTCCTGCGACTAACAAACTTGAGGAAGCTACTGAAGACGAAATTCCTGTCGATGAAGAGCCCGTAGAAGAAGCTCCAGCAGATGAAGAGGTTGACATCGAAGTTGTTGACGATGAGAATAGACAGGTTATTTGCGAGTGCGATAAGTGCGGAGCTCTCGTAATTAAGGATGAGGCTGATATTGTAGTTGATGAAGAGACTGACCTTGTAAATGTAGAAGATGAGTGCCAGTTCTGTGAGGAAGCAAAGGGCTTTAAGATTATTGGTGTAGTTGCTCCTTATGAGGTAGTTGATGAAGAAGCTCTTATTGATGATAAAGTCGTAGATGAGCCCGAGATGCCTGAAGAGGAAGCACCTATTGATGAGAGCTTAACAGAAGCATCTAATAAAAATGAGATGCGAGTAGCTGATGTTGAATATGAAGATGATGATGGAGAAGATGTGCACGTATTGGTTTTTGCAGATGACTTAACAGAAGATGATCTCACCGATCTGCTTTATGACCGAGGAATGATGTCTGTTGAAGTTAACAGAATCTTTGAAGACAATATAGATCCTTTCTCTGTAAATAAGCTTGGACGTATTAAGCCAGGAGACGTTGTTAGAGTTCTTGATTAATAATTGGTTTAAAAGTACATTAGAATAAAGACTAGTATAAAAGCTAGTCTTTTATTTTTTTACTAAAAATGCCCTTTGTTATATTGTATATTATAATATATGAAAATAAAAGTTATTTGTTATAAGAAAGAGGTGTATGTTTTAGTGAGTACTTTGCCAAACCTTGATTATTGTTATAAGTTATGCCAAATCGGTAAAAAGGCCGCAGATGAATTTTTAGATAAAAATAATTCTGTCTATGACGCAGCCAGTGATTTCTGGTCATTTACAGATGAATGCTTTAAAACATGTCCTTACAAGGATGAACATAAGAAGGAGAAGAAAAGATGAAAGTTTGTTGTATTAGCGCTAAGGCAAGACATGGAAAAGATACCGCAGCAGAGCTTATTAAGGAGCATCTTGAGAATAGAGGACAGAGAGTGCTTATTACTCATTTTGCAGACCTGCTTAAGTTTATTTGTGTAAAGTATTTTAATTGGGATGGAAATAAGGATGAGCGAGGCAGAACACTACTTCAATATATTGGTACGGACGTAGTTGGTGCGCAGAATCCGGCTTTTTGGGCAGAGTTTGTTGTAAGTATTCTTAATATGTTTAAGAAAGACTGGGATTATGTACTTATTCCTGATTGTAGATATCCTGTAGAGGTTGCCACTGTCGAAAGAGCTTTTGACACAGTTGTTCTAAGAGTTGAGAGACCCGGTTTTGACAACGGACTCACGGAAGTTCAGAAGAATCATCCTTCCGAAGTTGACATGGATAGCTACAGATTTGACCTTATCTTGTATAATGACAAAGGTCTTGATGAATTTAGAGAAAAGCTTATTCAGTTTACAGAAGATTATTTACTAGATGCATAAAATGTAAAGCTCGCTATTAAAACTGGCGAGCTTTTATCGTATTATATATAAGAAGTAAAAGGAGGACTTAATATGTTTAGCACACTATTTTCGTTAACTACTGTGTATTTCTTTTTAATCAGTTTAGTTAACGTTATTTTATCTAGCACTAAAAGTATTTGTACAGTGCGATACGGCCGTAGTATCAATGTTCTGGCCAATGTAGTTGCTTATTCTTTTTATACTATTGTAGTTAAGCAGACTGCGGATCTTCCGCTTGAAATTACTATCGTTGCCACAGCTGCCGCAAATGCCCTTGGTGTCTGGCTTAGCTATGTAATTTTAGATAAGATTCAAAAAGACAGACTTTGGAAGATTGAAGTAGTACTTCCTAAAGAATTTGCGGAACAGGCAGAAGCACTTCATGAAGAACTGAATAACATTCCGCACAATTATGTTGATATTGGACCGAGAGTACTATTTAATTTTTATTGCAGTACAAGAGACGAGACTTCTACGGTTATAAAGTACTGTAAGAAATATAAGGGTAAGTTTTTTGCTATTGAGGATAAATTTAGGGGACAAATATGATTTATACAACTTATTTTGCTAAGCTTAAAAAGCTCCCAGAAGGCGTTATTCCGGTCTCTATTTGCGCGAAAGCACCGCCTGGCTATCAAGGGCCTTCTTATCGTAATCTCGCGCCTAAATACGATTTTTATCGCAAATGGAAGATAGACCATGACAATGACTATTTTACAATGTGCTATAAGGACCAGGTATTACGACACCTAAATCCAGCAAGGGTAGTAGCAGAGCTTTATTACCAGGCTGGTAAGGCTTCTTGTGACGGTGATATTGCTTTAGTATGCTATGAGAAGTCGAGTGATTTTTGTCACAGGCATTTGGTGGCGGACTGGCTGCGTGACAGTGGATATGAATGTGAAGAATTTAATTTTATAAAAGAAAAGGAAAATACAAAATGATTAACCTTATTGACGGAAAGTATGTAGCTGCACAGATTAAAAATAATGTAGCTCTTGATGTTATTGAACTTAAGAAAAAGGGTATTAATCCTTGCCTTGCTGTTATTTTGGTAGGAGAGGACCCGGCGTCGCAGGTTTATGTGAGAAATAAGAAGAAAGCATGCGAAGAGTGTGGAATTATTTCTGAAGAGTTTGTTTTACCTGCAGATGTTGGACAGGAAGAACTTCTTAAGCTCATTAGTGCTCTTAACTATGACGAGTCTGTAAACGGAGTTCTAGTTCAGCTTCCTTTACCTGCAGGTTACGATGAGAAAGAAGTTATTGAAGCAATTAATCCAGATAAAGATGTAGACTGCTTCCACCCGTCTAATGTTGGAAGAGTTATGACAGGTGATTACTCTTTCTTGCCCTGTACGCCAGCTGGCGTTATCGAAATGCTCGATTGTTATAATATTGATATTACTGGAAAAGAGTGTGTAGTCGTCGGCCGGAGTAATATTGTTGGAAAGCCAATGTCTATGCTTCTTCTTAATAGAAACGGCACTGTTACTACTGCGCACTCTAAGACTAAAAATCTTGCTGATATTACGTGTCGTGCTGATATCCTTGTAGCAGCAGTCGGAAGACCTAAGTTTATCACTGAAGATATGGTAAAAGAAGGCGCTGTTGTTATCGACGTCGGAATCAATAGAGTAGACGGAAAACTTTGTGGAGATGTTGACTTTGATAACGTTGCCTCTAAAGCAGGCTATATCACGCCTGTTCCCGGTGGATGTGGCTTAACGACAGTTGCAATGCTTATGAAGAATACGGTAACCGCGGCCAAAAAGCAGCATATTAAATAAGTTACATAAGAAAAACGAGGTAGACCAAATAAAGGCCTACCTTTTTTTATTTTATAAGGTAAAGAAAGTGCTAAATTATGTGATATATCGTTTTAGATTAAATTTTTATACTAGGAGGACAGTGCTTTGCGTAGTTGTTGCACAAATTATTTAGCATCAATGCCAGAAGTCGTTGTTTATATGAACTGTGACACCCGACTTGCTATAAATCTACGTTTATTTGAGCTAGGTGAAAATGACGAATTTATTTTTGCTATAAAAAATTACGATTACATTGATTCGCCTTGTGTATATATACACAGAGCGCGAAAGTCTGACATTGATGAAGAAACTGGTGAAATTATTTTTAAAATTACTCCAGAAGTGTCTAAGAGCTTAAAACCTGGAGCCTTTTATAATTTCGCAGTACTAACAAATGCTTTTGATGCTGAAAAAGATACTGAATATAAAAAGCTTACTGAAAACGGAGTCATCCGTCTTGAATACGGTGCGCATGACCTCGATATTGAGACTGACATAGAAGATTTAACTAATATTGAAGTTACTAATGTTAGATTCGAACAAATAGTTTAAGGAGAGCTTGTCATGTTAGAAATACGTAGACCAGAAAAAAAGCCTGTTGTTGTAATCCGTGCAGCATCCGGCCACGAGCTTTCTACCTATGAAAAGCGTAAGCTTTCTCAGATAGACGACAAGGCTCAAGAAAATAAAATTGAAGTTATTAAACTTAATGGAAAACAGCTTCAAATAGACGCAGAGAATAAAGAAGTTTGTATCGATGTAGGTGAGCTTGCTTTTAAAGATGCAGTTAAACCTGATGATTTATCTGCGAATGACTTATTCTTAATTAAATGTGCGTTAGACGAATCTGACTTAATAGAGGAGGTAAAGTAAGTGAACCGTTTAGATGAATTACTAACTAAACTTATAAATGGTGAAGGTGCAGAAGACTGGGAATGTTTAAATAGACTTGAAAAGTATCTTATTTGTATACTAACAAGAACAGGTATCGAAGAGCTCGGTGAGCCATTAAATAGGCTTGAAGTATTGCTAAGGGCTCTGTATGAAGTAGTTCCGGATAATGCTGTTGAAATTATCGCGGCTAGAATTGAGCCTAATATTGACGCTATACTTGATATTAAGTCAGCGCGTTTAGAAAAGCAAGAAGATTAATTAAAAATTAATAAAAAAATAATAAGGAGAAAGTTATTATGGCAGTTTATAAAGTATGGCTTACCGTAAAAGATGGCTATGGCAATGAAAAAGAAATCGAAGCCGGCAACATTATAGTTGACTTTGAGCTCAGTCCAGAAGATATTAGCCAGATTGAGGAAGCACTTCCTTTGGGAGATTACTTAAAGAAACAAAACATTGAAACAGATCTTAAAGATTTTGCTACTGATACTGAGGTCGCTCAGGCTGTTATGAATACGGTTAAGTACAGCGAGTTTAAGATAAAACAAGATGAGGCAGGTAATTAACGATGACAGAATTTAATATTAGTCGCGGTTTATCTACCGTATTATTTACGTCAGAAGGACAGGTTAACCCAAATCTAATTATTGAAGAGGGCTGTTGGTATATATGTACTGACACAGCTGAGCTTTTCCTAGGAATACAGGGCGAAGATGGTTTAACTCTGAAACGTATTAATGAGAGTGACCATGGTGAGTCTATTGACTCTGATGTTCTTGAAGCACTTCGTGCAGAGATTAGCGCTGTAAAAGAAAGCTTGGCAGACTATGCTACAAAATCGGAGTTATTCAGCGGTTCTTATAATGATCTTAGTGATAAGCCTGAAATTCCTTCTTTAGAAGGCTATGCTACCGAGCAGTACGTAATTAACGCAATTGAAACTCATGAAGGTATTGCTAAAAAAGAAGAAGTTTTAGAGGTTAAGACGCAAATTGAGACTGAGGTTCTTCCTAAAGTAGAAACTGTTGATGAATTAAGAACTTGGATAGAAAATAAAGAATATTTACAGGACATTGACCTTGACGGTTACGCTACTGAAGAATTTGTAACAGCCGCCATTCCAGAGCCTGAGCTTTATAAAGTAGATTTTAGTGCTCCTGATTTTGCAGCTGCAACTGATGCTTACAAAAATGGTAAGTTCTTAGTATTAACTAATGCTGCCCCGGACGCAAACGGTTATGCAGTAATGAACTATGTGAGAGATGATATAATTACTTTCACAAAGTTCTTGACAAGCAGAAGTGAAGCATACGGCGCATTTAATACCTATTATCTTCACAGTGATAACACTTGGGAAGTTTCTAAGGAAGTTAGACTTAACAAGGTTGAAGCTAATGTTGATGGTGAAGTTGCTGGTGATTTAGCCACTATCAGAATCGGTAAGGAAGTTTATAGAATTCCTACTGGTGGTTCCGACATCAAACTTGATGACTACTATACTAAAGAAGAAGTCAATGCACTTATTCCTGAAATTCCAGAGATTCCTGAAATTCCTGAAAATATAAGCGCATTTACAAATGACGCTGGCTACCTCACAGCTGCTGATATTCCCGAAGTTCCTACTAAAATAAGTAAGCTTGAGAATGATACAGGCTTTATTACCCTGAGTGATGTCGAAGGTAAGGGCTATTTAACTAGCGAAGATATTACTAATAAAGCTGATAAGTCTGAACTTACTTCTTTTGCAACAAAAGAGGAAGTTGAAGCTGTTGAAAATAAGATTCCTTCATTAACTGACTATGCGACAAAGCAGGACGTAGCAGATGCTGTTGCAGGTATTGAAATTCCAGAGGTACCTGAAGTTAACCTTGAGAATTATCACACTAAAGCAGAGGTTTCTAAGCTTTTAGGTGCAAAAGCTAATGATATTCCTTTTGAAATAGCTAAATTTGTTACTCATTCTATCGGTGATTTTGCTGCCGGTGATAATGTAATTGGCCTCACCGTAGCTCAAATATTTGCTAAATTATTAGGGCTTGTTGATGAGCCTGGAGAAAATCCTGACGAGCCGGAAGTTCCTGACACACCAACAGAGCCAGAAGGTATTGTAGAAACTATTCTGTCTAAGAAAGAGCCTATTTATCAGTTAATGGAAGACGGTTCTTTGATACCTACTGAACATACTGTAAAAGAGTATTCTGCAGAAAATGCTGCTACAAGCAAGAGTGAATCTACTACGTTTTATCATATTGTTCAAGATGGGGTTATTATTGAATCTGGTTATGAACATCACACCGACGAACAACCACAAATGTGCTACACCATAGTGCTCCCGGATATTCTTAATGTAAGAGAGGGCGGCAATGTGCTAGTTCAAACCTGGGATACTACACCGCCTGCTCAATGGACAACTGCAGAATACGTTTTAACAGATGACCTTGACGAAATTGAGACTGCTCTCGGTATTAGACCTGAAGTACCCGCTGGATATAAGCTTTGGGCTGACCTTAGTGGTGCTGACTACGGTACTTCATATAGATTTATTATAAAGGAGTAAGCTATGGCAATTATAAAGACAACAAATCAATATAAAGTTGCAAGCAATAAGCCGATAGACACTAAAGCCTTAGTAAAAACCTATGCAGAGCTTATTTCTAAAACAACTTGGCAGACAACAAATGATAAAGGTAATACTGTAGACACTGCTTACAATGGAATGTTAACTGCGGTATGGCTAAATAATACAGATCCCACTAAAAACGGTATTTATTTTCTATATGACCCAGCAGTTACAGGTATTTTTGGTGTGCCAGATGTTACTAATGAAGCTAACTGGCATAAGCTTGTAGACGCAAACGGCCTGGCAGCTACTCTTGCAGAAATTGACGAAAGACTTACTGCACTAGAAGAACAAGAGTCTGATGTGCTTACCTTTGGTTATCGTTCTGGCTTCCCAGCGACTGGCGAAGCAAACAAGCTTTATGTAGCAGCAGACGAAGGAAAATCTTATGTGTGGTTTAATGATGCATATCTTCCAGTAAGTGGCGGAGGCGACTATGAGGAGCCAGAAGTCATTTACGGTGGCGATAGCGGCGTTGACAATTAACAATTTACGGTATAATTAAAAATAATTATATAAAATAATTTTATAGAGAGGTAAAATAAATGGCAAAAGAACTTAACACAATCATTGTCTTAAGAAATGACAAGTCCACTGACTGGGCTAGTTCTGAAGTTGTTCTTCGTGAAGGTGAACTTGGTGTTTCTTATCTTGACAATGGTAACGTAATGGTTAAAGCTGGTGACGGTGAGCACACTTGGGCAGACCTAAAGCAAGTTGAATCTGTTCTTGAAGAAGACATCACTTTAACCTACAATTTTGGTAGACACGTAACACAGAATGGTTCTGTGGATGCCGGTGGTAAAGACATGACAATGACTCAGTGGCTTATTGATGCACTATCTGAGGTCAAGAATCCTGTTATTACCTATCCTACTGCAACTCTTTCTGCTGGAACTATTACTACAGATACTGGTGATAAAGAGATTGGTTCTAAGATCACCAAATTTGCTTGGAGCGGTACACCTACTTATGGTTCTTACACAGATGGTATACTTCAGGCAGACGGAAAGACCTACGGTACTTATGGTACAACGACTGATAATACAAGCTCAGCTACTGGTTTAAGTGCAAGTAATTTCACTTGGACTGTTACTAACACACTTGATAGTCAGACTGGTAATACAGAAGATGGTACATTCACTCTTATGTCAGATGACTACCAGCAGATTAATACTGAAACAAATACTATTTACGCTTACTTAAACGGTAAAGCAGTTCTCGATGCTTCTGGCTCCAGAGTTCCGCTTAATAACGTTGGTAAGGAATATACTGCTGGAAAAATTGCTGGCTATGAAGATGGAACTACTGAAACAACCTTTACTAACGTAGCTGTTAAGGCTACTGGTTTCCGTAAGCCTTTCTGGGGTTGGAAGAGCACTGCCGAGTCTTTAGCTGACCCAACGGCTATCACTTCCGCTCAGGTTAGATCTCTTGGTAAGAGTGGCACTTCCACCGCAGGTCTTCCAACGTCTCTCACAGTTCCTGCAGGTACAAAACAGATTTATTTCGCAGCTAAGGCTGGTACAAAGTCTTCTTTAACTGTTAAGAACACTACTAAAGAGCCTGCAACTGGTGTTGCTTGCACTAAAGTAGCTAGTGCAGTTAACGTTGAAGGTGCAAATGGTTATACTGCTACTGCTTATGACCTTTGGTACATCAACCTTGATGCTGCATTTACTGGTGAAACTAAGCTTTCACTTACTTGGGCGTAATAAGGAGGGCAATAGATAATGGCAAAGACATATCTTGATATTCAAAATTCTGCCTACAAAGTAGGTAATATTATGGACTGGACCAATGCCCTTACACGTTTGAGCGGTGTTCCAGTTGATATTACAGAGGTTTATGACTCTTATGATAAAGCAGTTGAATATGCTGCTACTAACCCTGTCGCATATGAAGGTCAGTTAATTACTGTTACTGAGGCGGGTGACACTACCGTTTATGTAATTACTCCTGCTGTTCAGGGTACTCATGTTGTTGGCGAGGGCGAAGAAGCCGTAACTTACAACGTAAATATTAAGAAGGTTGGCACCGTTCCTTCTGGTGACAATGCTTCTATTACTGTTACTGAAGCCGGCCTTGTAAGCCTATTCGGTTTTGCAGGCGCTCAGAATGGTACGCTTCCTGTTAGAGAAAACGGTAAGCTTGTCTGGAAAACTATTGAAGCCGTTGCTGAGGGTGACGGTAACGATAATACAACTTATGAGTTTGCTCTTACCGATTCTAAGACTGGTATCATCGTAACTCCTTACTTCAATGGCCAGCCCATTATGGAAGGTGAAGAAGGTGCCCAGACTCAGAAGAAGTTTGAGCTTGTTCTTGATGTTTATACTAAGGCCGAAGCCGATGAGAAGTTCCTTGCTAAGGCTGACTATACACCTTATGACGATTCTGACCTTCAGACTCGTATAAAAGCAATCGAGGATGACTACCTTAAGACAGAAGACAAGTATGACGATTCTGATCTTCAGGACCGCGTAAAAGCTCTTGAAGATGAAGAAAGATACGACGATACTGCTCTTGTTGGTCGCGTAGAGGCTGTTGAGGGTAAAGTAAACACTCTTGAAGGTGTTGTTGGTAATGCGGAGTCTGGTCTTGTAAAAGATCTCGCTGATGAAATTACTCGTGCTACTGAGCGAGAAGACGAACTCGAGGATATGATCGAAGCAATCGACTTCGTTGATCCTGATGAACTTGCTGAGGCTATTAAAGACTTTGCTACTGTTGCGTATGTAGATACTGAGATTGAAGAAGGCCTTGAACTTAAGGCTGATAAGGCAGACTTTGACGACCTCAAAGCTACTGTTGATGCATTCTTGACCGGTGACGGTACTGAAGCAGCTCTCGACTCACTTAAGGAGTTGATTGCTTATATTGAGTCTCACGATGACACCGATATCGCCGGCATTCTTGAAGATATCCAAGCAATCGAAGTCAAGCTTGCTGGTATTGATAGCACTGTTGCTGCTTATGTAACTGCTGCTATTGATGCCCTCAAGATTGGTGATTATGCTAAGGCTTCTGAACTTACCGCTCTTGCTGGTAGAGTTGAAGCTCTTGAAGCTAAGCCTTTCGATACTTACGCTACTAAGACTGAAGTAGAAGCTGTTGATGGTAAGTTTGCTGACTACACTACAACTTCTGACCTTACTGGTCTTCTTGCTGATAAAGCTGATGTAGATAGTGTTGTTTCTAACGAGACTTTCGAGCAGTTTAAATCTGATAATGACGAAGCTATTACTGCAGCACGTTCTGGCGCTGTTGCTGATGTAGCTGCAGTTGGTTATGCTCTTGCTGATGATGTCGCTGGAACTTATGCAACCAAGACTGAACTTTCTGAGCATGCTGCTGCTATGGAAGCTACTGTTGAGGCAACTCTTAAGGATTACGCGACTGTAGAGTCTGTCAACACAGAGCTTGCTAAGAAGATTGATTCTGCAACTGTTACTCTTGCCAATGAAACAACAAGTCAAGGCGCAACTGTTACTGGTACTACACTTAACATTGTAGTTGATGCTTATAGCAGAGCAGCTACTGCAAAATTGATTGCAGATAGTATAAAAGATATTGCTGGTGAAGATTCTATTCCTGCAGTTAAGGCAGACCTCGAGGCAGAAATTACAAGATCTACTAATAAAGATACTGCTCATGATAATGCTATTACAGCTCTTCAGACAGCTGTAGCTGAGGCAAAGACTCAGGCTGATAAGGGCGTTGAAGATGCTAAGAAAGTTAGCGATGATCTTGCTGCTCTTGTTAGTGGTGATATTAAGACTCATTCCGATGATATTGATGCTGTTAAGGGCAGATTAACTACTCTTGAAACTGCCAAGGGTAATCACGAGTCTCGTATCGGAACAGCAGAAGGCAAGATAACAGCTCTTGAGGCAGCTGACGCTACCTTTACAAGTGATATTGCAGCTCTTAACACTACGGTATCTGATCATACCACTACTATTGGTCAGCATACTACCAAACTAACTGAGCTCGCTGCTGCTGATACTGCACTTGATACTGCAATTAAAGCTAATACTGCTAAGTTTGATAGTTACTCAACTACCACTGAAATGGAAGCAGCTATTGATGCAAAAATTGCTGCTATTCCTGCAGCTGACCTCAGCAAGCATGCAACTATTGAATATGTAAACACCGAACTTGCTAAGAAAGCTGATGCTTCTGCAGTTTATACTAAGGAAGAAGCTGATGCTGAGTTCTTGAATCAGGATGAGGTTGATGCTCGCATCAATGCTCTTATCGTAGCAGCCGATCCTGAGGGTGGTAAGACAATCTCTGACATCCAGAACCTCGTTAAGTACGTTGATGAGAATGCTGGTGAAATTGCTGCTCTTGTAACTGCTTCTGAAGCTAATACTAATAAGCTTGCTGGCATCGATGGTACAGTTACTGGTTATGTGGCAGATGAGATTGCTAAGCTTATCCAGCCTAAGGCTTCTACTGAAATTACTGTCGCAGACGACGGTACTCTCGGTATCGGTCAGGTAAGCACTGACAAGCTTGTACAGGGTGCAGATACTCTTGTACTTCTTGGTGGTTCTGCTAAAGCTTAACCAAATAAAAGGCTAAATTATATAGTTGCTGGTGTTTAACCGCGCCAGCAACTATCCAAGATAAAATTAAAAATTAATTATATATAGGAGAATTAAATTTATGGCTATTAAAGAATTACAAACCAGAATTGCTCTTAAGTATGACAGTTATTCCGCGTGGACCACTGCTCCTGGTAAGGACGTTGTTCTTCTCGCAGGTGAAATTGGTATTTGTCATGTAAGTGATACTAATGCGGATACTCATGTAGTTCCTACTGTCCTATTTAAAGTCGGTGATGGTACAAGCACTTTTGAGGCACTTCCTTGGGCTTCTGCTAAGGCAGCCGATGTTTACAATTGGGCAAAATCTGAAACTGTTGTACTTGATGGTACTACTATTAAGTTTAAGACTGGTGATAAGGTAAATCACTCTATTGATCTCAGCTCTTTCGCTACTGATGCTGAAGTTGAGACAATCAGATCTGGTCTTGACTCTCGTATTACAGCTCTTGAAGGTAAGTTCACTGGTACCGACTCTGTTCAGGGTCAGATTGACGCTCTTGATGGTCGTCTTGATACTGCTGAAGGCAAACTAGATACTTTAACTGGTGCAGATACTGTAGACGGTTCTGTTGCTAAGGCTCTTAAGGATGCTAAGGCTTACGCCGATACAAAGAAGACTGAAGTAATCGGTGATGCAAGCAGTACTAAGGATAGCGACACTATTAAGGGTGCTAAGCTCTTTGCTACTGATGCTGCAAGCGCAGCTAAATCTGGCGCAGAGGCTACTGCTGATGCTGCTCTTACCGCTTATAAGAGTGAAATGACTACAGCTCTCGCTGGTAAGCAAGATGTTATTGCAGAAAATACTTATGATGCTTACGGTGCAGCTGCTGACGTAAAAACCTATGTAGATGGTGACTTTAAGACCGCTATTCAAGGTTATGCAGACCAAGCAGAGGCTGACGCAAAAGCTTACTCTGATGGTAAACTTTCTACTGCTGTAAGCACTATCAATGCTAAGGACGAAGATCAGGATACTGAAATCGGTAAGAAGCTCGATAAGACTACTTACGAGGCGTATATTGCTGGTAAGGAAATGTCTGATGAGGCTCTTAAGGGCTATGCAGACGGTGTAGCTGGTACTGCTAAGTCTGAGGCTATTGCTGCCGCTAAGACTAAAACTGAAGGTCAGATTAGTACTCTCGTTACAAGCGGTCAGGTAAAGACTAACACTGATGCTATTGCTCAGAATAAGGCTGATATCGCTGCTATGGATACAGCTTACAAGAAGGCTGTTTCTGATGAAGCTCAGGCACGCGATGATGCTGACAAGGCTCTTGACGCTCGCTTAGATAAAGTTGAAACCTTCTTTGCAACCGCTGAAGGTGAGACTCTTGACACAGCTCTCGACACCTTAGTTGAGATCCAGGAATATCTCAATGGCGATGGTTCGGCTACTGGCGGTATTATTGAACGTGTTGCTCAAGCTGAGACTGACATTGACAACCTCGAGAAAGAATTTAATACAGATGCTGGTCGCGTAAAGGTTGCAGAAGGTAAGATTTCTGCTCTTGAAGCTAGAGCTACTGACATTGAGAAAGACGTAGATACTAAGCTCGCAACTGAAACTTTCACTACTTGGAAGACCGATCACGAGGATGACCACGCAGGCACTGCTACCGCAATCACTGCTGAGATCGCTGCTGCTGTCCTAGTTGAAGAGAATGCTCGCAAGGCTGCTGATAAGTCTATTACTGACGCTATCGGTACTTCCGCTGATGGTAAGGATGTTGCAACAGTTTACGGTGCTATTGCCGATGCTAAGGCTGCTGGTACTGGTGCCGCTTCTGAGGCTGCAAGAGCTCATGAGCGCCTTGATGTAGTTGAACCTAAGGTTACAACTCTTCAGGATCTTGCTGATGGTTATACTGGTAAGGGCTCTATCAAGACTGCTGTAGATGCTGCTCAGAAGGCTGCTGACGATGCTCAGGATGCTGCTGATAAGGCGCAGGGTGAGATTGACGCTCTTGAACTTGTAGTTGGTAACGAGACTACTGGCCTTGCTGCAACTAAGGCTATCGCTGACAAGAATAAGGCTGACATTGCTGACCTTACTACTGCTGTAAGTGGTACAAACGGTCTTGCTACAAGAATCACAGCTCTTGAAACTTCTGTAGATACTGCTACTACTGGCCTTAAGGACAGAATGACTGCTGCTGAAGGTAGCATCAAAACTCTTCAGGATCTTACTGGCGATGCTGCTAAGGGTAACGAAGCACTTCATACCGAGCTCACTCGTGTTGCTGGCCTTGTAGATAACACTACTACCGGCCTTGCTGCTACTAAGGTTATTGCAGACCGTGCCGACGCTAAGGCTATCGACAACGCAGATAGACTTGATGTAATTGAAGGTGATTACCTCAAGGAAGCTGATCTATTCATTATCAACTGTGGTTCTGCTAGCACAGTTCTTCATACTGCTCCCACTGAACAGTAATTAAATATTAATTAATACCTAGGGTAGTAAGTAAAAATAATAAACTACTTACTACCCTATTTATCGATAAAGAAAGGAGCCTAATAAATGGCTACAAAAACAATTGTTACAAGAATTAAGAATAAAGTAGCTGACCTTTCAAGTTGGCAAACCAGCACCGGTAAGCTTTTAGACGGTGAAATTGCTATTGTAAGAGTTCCTACTGGTGAGGAGTACACAAATCCTGTAACCGGTAAGTCTGAGCCTGTTGTCGAGCTTCTTATGAAGGTCGGTGATGGAAGTACTGCTTTTGCTAGTCTTCCTTGGTTAAGCGCAAAAGCTTCCGACGTGTATGATTGGGCTAAATTACAGGACCCAAGCGCTATCTCGGTTAGCTACAATGGAAAGTCTTCAACTCTTGCTAATGTATTAAAAGATCTTCAGGCTGCTCAGGCTGACATAGCAGAGCTTGATGAATCCCTCGGTGATGTTAAAACACTATTTTCTGTTGATCCTGCTACAGCTACCACTAATGGTGTTGTTCAGGGCATTACTTATGATAGTGCTACTGGTAAGTTTTCGGTTACTTATGGCACAGTAGCTGCTGGTGATATTGCAAGCAATGCTGTTACTGAGGCAAAAATTGCTAGTAGTGCCGTAACAACTGCTAAGATCAAGGACGGTAATGTTACTACTGCAAAAATTGCTGATAGTGCTGTAACTAATGCTAAAATCAGCAGTGTTGCATCCACAAAAGTAACCGTTGATAGTGATAACACAACTCTTGCGGCTAAGCTAACTGCAATTGATGCTGATATCGCAGAGAAGATGGACATACATACTCACCCATATCTTCCTGACTCTACTACTTATGCTGGTTCTTCCACTAAAGGCGGCGCAGCTACAAGTGCTAACAAGGTAAATAAGGCAGTTACATTTAAGAAAAATGATACAACTAGTACCTCCTTTGATGGTTCCGCTGCGATAACTGTCACTTATGATTCTGTAGGTGCTGCTCCTGCAACGCATAGCCACGACGACCTTTACTACACTGAAACTGAAATCAATAGTAAAATTACCGAGATTAATCAGGCTATTGATGGTAAGTCAGCTTATGGACATACTCACGATGATAGATACTACACTGAGACTGAAGTTGACACTAAGATCGCTGCTGCCGTTTCAAGTGCGTTAAAATATAAGGGCACTAAGGCTACTACTGGTGACCTTCCTACCTCGGGCAATGCTACCGGCGACGTTTGGAATATTACAAGTGCTTGTGCTGCAACTAGCACACTTCCTAAAGTAAATGCTGGTGATAATGTTGCATGGAATGGTTCTGCTTGGGACGTTTTAGCAGGTACTGTTGATCTTTCTAACTACTATAACAAGTCAGAAGTAAATGCTGAACTTGAGAAGAAGTCCGATGAAGGTCATACTCATAACTATGCGGGTTCTTCTTCCGCAGGTGGTGCAGCAACAAGCGCCAATAAGGTAAACAAGGCAGTTACGTTTAAAACTAGTTCCGGTGCATCAAGTGGTACATCCTTTGATGGTTCTAGTGCTGTAACAGTAACGTATTCTACTGTTGGTGCTGCAGCAGCTTCCCATAGCCATACAAAAGCTGAAATTACTGACTTCGCACATAACCATGACGATGTATATTATACTGAAACAGAAGTTAATGCATTACTTGCCGGAAAGTCAGATACTGGACATACTCACTCTTCTTATGTAAACCAGAATGCGTTTAGTAAGATTGCAGTTAGTGGTCAAACAACTGTTGAGGCAGATACCGCTACTGATACTGTTACATTTGCAGGAAGTAATGTAACTATAACCACAGATTCAGCAAATGACAAGGTTACTTTCTCAGTTGCAGATGGTACCACCTCTGTAAAAGGCCTTGTTAAGCTTGAAGATTCTGTTACAAGCACTTCTACTACAACTGCAGCTACGCCTAACAGTGTAAAAACTGCTTATGATAAGGCGGCGGCAGCAGAAGCAGCTCTTGCTAATAAAGCAGCAAGCAGCCATACTCATGGTAACATCCTAAATGGTGGTACAATGACTGCTACTGCTCTTACATCTACCTCTGGTGTTGCTGGCGTACTAGTAACTGACTCCAGCAATAAGATTACCCGTATGGCCCCCGCTACTGTACGTTCATTAATTGGTGCAGGTACTTCTAGTTTAACTCTTGGTACTACCTCTACCACTGCTGCAGCTGGTAACCATACTCACTCTGCACATGAAGCACGTACTACTGCAATCGAAGGTAACTACGTAAGATTCAATTCCACAGATAACAAGCTATACGTAGGCACTTCTGGTGCAGACGAAATTATCTTTGACTGCGGCGGTGCCCCAGTATAATAAATAATATTTAAATATTTTAAGCAGGTAGCTAATAAGTTGCCTGCTTAATTTTTATTAAATCTATTTGCTAAATTATACGAATACAAATTTTGTAGATTGGAGTTATGCTATGATAATAAAGCACCGTAGAGGTACCACGCAAGAGTGGCATGATATTGATATCGTACCATCCGCAGGTGAGCTTGTTATAGAAGAATGTGTAGATGGCACTATTAAATGTAAAATTGGTACTGGTTATACACGCTTTTCAAAGTTGGCGTATATTGATGATGACGTAAAAGCAAAACTTTTACTAGAGCTCGATAATGCCAAGACAGATTTTGATAATAAGATTGCTGATGTAAGAAGCGACTTGGCTGATGTTACTGAAACTGTTGATGACCTTATATCAAGTGGTATTGCAACACTGGAGCAAGAGCTAACTGAAAAAATAGCTGAAGTTCAGCTTTCTCTGACTGAAAATGTAGAAACTTTAAGATCTACTTCGAATATTAAATTTATGGAAGTAGAAACCGGCATCGATGCGTTAGATACTAAAGTAAATCAAATAAACTCTGGTATTTCTGATAATTTTAACAAGGTTGCAGAAGATATTGCTACTGTAGCAGAACAGGCTAAAGCTTCTTCTGACGCAGTTTTGGAACAAGTACAGAGTGTTAATACGAATATAGGTAATGCAGAGAAGAAGATAGCTGAAAATACTAGACGTATTAATAATATTATTGCTCTTCCTGATGGTAGTACAACAGCCGACGGCGAACTTACAGATATTCGTATTGGATATAATGGAGTAGACCACGCGAGTGCAGGTGATGCGGTGAGAGCGATTGGTAATGACTTAGAAGCTCTTAAGGCAAGCTTACCAGAGTATATTCCTTCCAATGCTGTTGACGGGCTATTTTATGAAAATAACCAACTTTGGCTCACATCCAAAGATGAACTTGTTGGCGACCCTGTGACTATTACCGGAGGCGGTGGTGGCGGTGGAAGTATTTCTACTGTTAAGGTAAAAAATAATTTACCTTCTTCTGCTTTTACTGTTTCACTCGGTAATGAGGCTTGGATTGACTTTACTTACACCTCATTTGAAAATGAAGTACCAACTGGTGATGGTACATATTCAATATTGATTAATGATAAGAAGATTGATGAGCTCTCTGGAAATGTACAACACGCTGTTGCTAAACGACTTGATGTAGCGAGCTATCTTAAAAAGGGTTCAAATAGTGTAAAAGTAGTTTGTGCTGACCAGTATGGTTCATCTAGAAGCCTAGTTTACACGATTTCAATTATAGAGCTTCGTATCGAATCTTCTTTTAATAGCACCCAGATTTTTGATGATACTGTTACATTCAGATATAAAGTTTTTGGACAAGTAGAAAAAACTGCGTACATCTATGTAGATGGTGTAGAAGTTTCTGCTAAAAAGCTCGGTGCGTCAGTAAGTGGTAACGAAATTACTCTATTAATTCCAAAGCAAGCTCATGGTTGTCATAAAATTACTGCGAAGGTTTCAGCTGAGCTAAACGATACTACTGTTACATCAAATATCTTGGAATATGAGATCATTTGTACGGAGCCTGATGAAAATGAAGCTATAATTGCTTCTGTATATGAGCTTAACGAAGTAAGCCAGGGTGACTTAGTATCTATTCCATATATGGTTTATGACCCAACGAAAATTAATACTGAAGTAGACCTAATTGTTTACTCACAGGTTGCCGGCGAACTCATTGAGATTGATAGATCTCCATCTACCGTAGATAGAGAGCTGCAGTACTGGAATACAAGAAAATATCCTACAGGTATTGCTGTATTTACAATTAGTTATACCTATAACTTATATGGTGTACCTACAACAGTAACAAAATCTCACACTGTTAAGGTAAACGCACTTGAGGTAGATGTTAGCCCTGAAGAAGATAGCTTGCAGTTATACTTGACTGCCCAAGGCCGTTCTAATAATGAACAAAATCCTGCTGTATGGACATTTACTCAGGCGCCTAATGGTGATAAAGTATATGACACAATTACAACTTCTTTCTCTGGTTTTAACTGGAAGTCAAATGGTTGGATAACTGACACTGACGGTGATACTTGCTTACGCTTAAATGGTGATGCAAGAGTTGTAATTGATTTTAAACCATTTAAAGATGACTTTAAGATTAACGGTAAAACTATTGAATTTGAATTTATTGTTCGTGACGTAAATGACCGTGATGCTATTGTAATTGATTGTTTCGATGGTAGCCGTGGTTTCAGAGCTACCCCAGATACTGCTTTCTTAAAGAGTAGTGGTTCAGAAGTTTCTTGTCGATATAAAGATGAAGAACGCGTAAGAGTTGCTATTTCCGTAGAGCATGCTGAAACACCTTCTCGATTTGTTTCTATTTATTTAGACGGTGTACTTTCTGGTGTACAGCGTTATGCTACTACAGATATTTTCAGTCAAGATAATCCTTTAACTATTTCTCTGGGCTCAAGCTTATGTGGCCTTGATATATATAATATTAGAGTTTATGATAAAGCTTTATCAACTCCTGCTGTTTTAACAAACTATATTGCTGACCAGACAGTTCCTGCTACAAGATTGCAGCTAATGACTGACAATGATATTTTAGACGAGGATGGCAAGGTATCTTATGATAGAGTAAAAGCTCTTGGTCAAATTCCTATTATTACCTTTACAGGTCCAATGCCTACTTATAAGGGTGATAAAAAGAAAAAAACTACTCGTATGAAATTCGAGGACCCTGCTCATCCAGAAATGAACTTTGATGTGCTTCTAGACCAGATTGACGTTCAAGGTACCTCTTCTCAGTTCTACATTCGTAAAAACTGGAAGGTAAAACTCCCAGAAAAAAGAGCACATATGCCCGGTGCTATTCCTGCAAAAGTGTTCTGTATTAAAGTAGACTACGCAGAAGCAACTGGTACTCATAATACTGGTGCAGCTAACTTTGTAGAAACACTTTATGATAGAGAAGAAGTAACTCTGCCTCCACAGAAAGATGATACTAGAGTTCGTACAACAATCCAAGGTTTCCCAATTATTATCTTTGAAAAAGAAACAGAGGATTCTGAACCTGTGTTCTCCTCAAAAGGCAACTTTAACTATGATAAAGATGCTGAAAACGCATTTGGTTTTACAGAAGATTATAAAGCATATGGTGTGGAGTGCTGGGAATTTTGTAACAATACTTCCGACCCTGTCAACTTTGCAGGCGAAATTCCAGCAGAGTGGCTTGACGACTTCGAACCGAGATATGTTCCAGAATCAGCAAACTTTGAGCGTATTGAAGAGTTACAAGAAATAGCCGAGCTTGCTGCAAGTGGTAAAGGTATTATTACTGAGGCTCAGAAAAATGAGCTTGCTACCCTTATGAGAAACTGCATTGCGAACTTTAAGGAAATGCATGACTGGGTACTTAGCACTGCTACTTATACTCTTGTTGACGGTAAGAGAGTTCCTATTGTGCCAACACCTCTTGCCGAGCCAATTACTTATGGTGAAACTACCTACACCGAGGATAATGAAGAATATAGACTCGCAAAGTTTAAATACGAGTTTAAAAATTACTTCAACATGCATTATACCAGCATGTACTATGTATTTACCTTCTTTGCACTAATGACTGACCAGAGAGCTAAAAACTTGTTCTTGACTCGTTGGAAAGAAGAAGATGGTGTTTATAGATGGTATCCTTACTTCTATGATAACGATACAATTTTTGGTATTAACAACGAAGGTGCTCTCGTATTTGACTACTTCCATGAAGATACCGACCAGCTTGGTTCTTCTAATGTATATAACGGTCAGAACAGTGTTTTCTGGCATAATTTCAGACTGTGCTTCCCACAGGAAATCTCGAGTACCTACTCAACTCTAAGAAGTAGTGGAAAACTTACTTATAATAAAATTATAGACCAGTTCGTTACAAATGGTTCTGATAAGTATAGTGAAGCTATCTATAATGCTGACGCAGACTATAAGTATGTTTCTATGGCAAGAGAATCTATCGAACACACCGATGAGGATGGTAATGTCGTATCTGGACTAGACGCATCTAACCTTTATCAGGTTCGTGGTAAAGGTGAGCAGCACTTAAGATACTTTATTGCTAACCGTATTAATTACTGTGATAGTAAATGGTATGCAGGAAATTATCCAAGTGATGATATTTTCTTAAGAATTTATACGCCTAAGCCTGCAGATGATGCAACACCTGAAGAAATTGAGCGTATCAATGCTTCTTTAGCTGCGGTTCCAGCAAATCCTGCAATTACTATTACGCCTTTCTCTGATATGTATGCGGGAGTAAGATACAAATCTGGTACTTTACAGCAACAGCGTCTAAAAGCTGGTGAGTCCTACACATTTAGTCCTTTAAACGCCAATGAAACATTCGGTGATACAGAAACAGCTATTTATGGTGCTGGAGAAATCTCTTCCCTTGGTGACCTTTCTGGCTTATACTGCGGTGTTATTAACTTAAGTAATGCAAGAAAACTTACAGAACTTACTGTTGGTAGCGCGAACCCTGCTTATTATAATGATAACTTCCGTGAAATTTCTGTTGGATCTAACAGACTTTTAAGATATATTGACTTACGTAACTGCTCTGGCCTTGGTATTGCAGGTGAAAATCCTCAGAAAACTCTTGAGCTTTCCGGTTGTCCTAATATTGAGCATGTCTACGCTGAAGGAACAAACCTATCTTCTATTGACCTTCCTGATAGTGGTTATGTTAAAACACTTCATTTACCAAAGTCAATTAATACTTTAGTTATTCAAAACCAGAAAAATATTACTGATTTTGTTATTGAAGATAATAACTATTCAAATATCAGAACTCTTCGTATAGAGAATTCTAATCTTGATACAAACGCCATTTTGGAAGCGTGTCGAGATGAAAACGGTAAGTATACTGTTGCAAGAGTTAGACTTACTGACATTGCTTGGGGTACTGCTGAAGAACCTCTTGCAAATGCTGACTTTGTTAAGTCACTCTTCCCTGTCTATGACAAAGATGGCAACCTTATTGGTGGTATCAGAGGTATTGACGATAAAAACAATCCTTTAGAGGATGCTTACCTTGTTGGTACTTGCTATATTGCAGAGCTGACTGGCGCAGATTATACCGAAATTAAATCACACTATCCTTACCTTGATATTAAGTTTGGTAAAATGACATCTGACGTTATTTTCAAATATACTGATATCAGTGGTGAAGAACATACTAAAACAGTGCCTATCACTGGAGTAAACTCTGAACTTGGTGTTTGCTCAGAACCGGAGCTTTCGCCTGTACCTGCTTGGCCGGAAAACGCAGCTTTCACTTATGAGCAAGTTGGTTGGTCACGTAAACAACAGACAAGTAAGGGTATTGCGGACACTGAAACAGACTACTTGAGCTATATTCAAGCAGACGCGCTTCTCAATATTGCCGGCGATAGAATACTTTATCCGGTATTTAAGGCGGTAAGAAAGAGCTATAAAGTTACTTTTGTTAACCCAACCTCTAATACTGGTGACCTTGTTCTCGCTGAGATTATTACCCTTTACGGAAGTGATGCAGATTATGCCGCAGGTGGTTATCCTACACCTATTAAACTTAATGCTGCGACTCCTAGTATGTACGCGTTTACTGGCTGGCATCCGAAGCCTGAAAATATTACCGGTGAACTTACTTGTTACGCACAGTTTACATTGCTAGATGATGTTTGGTATACTATCGGTATAGGAGATATAACTGATTGTGTTGACCATAACGGTAATATTTTTGATGGTTATACTCTAAATAAATCTAATAATACTATGACTATTACAAGGTGTAACAACAACCTTAATGCTGCTGTCAAAGTTCCTGAGAGCCTAACATTTGACGAAGGTGCTTTTACTATTGTAACATTGGGTGGTTTCAGCGGTCATGATAAGCTGGAGCTCATTAGCTTCCCTAATACAATAACTGAAATATCCTCTAAGGCATTTGACGGATGTCGTAGCTTGGATGAAATTACCCTACCAGAATCTTTAAAGGTAATTGGTCAAGGTGCTTTCCAGTTCTGTACAAAACTGAAAGAAGCTACTATTCCTGTTGGTGTTCAAACTATCAACGATGCAGCTTTTGCTGGTTGTACAAAGATAACTAACTTCACTATTGCAGAAGGCAACAATAAATTTGCTTTTGTAGACGGCTGTTTGCTTGATACGCAAGCAAAGAGGCTAATCCAAGGCCTGGCTACAGGTAAAATTCCTCAAGATGGAGCTGTAACTAGTTTAGGTCAATATTGTTTCCACTACATGCCTATTACTTCTATAGAAATTCCAGAAGGAATAACTGCAGTATCTACAAATGCCTTTAGCCACTGTGAAGTTTTACAAGAAGTTAAGTTACCTAGTACGCTTATTTCTTTGGATGCTACCTGCTTTGCTTGGTGCTACCAGTTGTCTAAGATTGATCTTCCGGATAGCTTACGTTATATTGGTACCTACACCTTCAACCAATGCCCTATCGAAACTCTGATTATTCCAGCATCTGTCACTGAGATTACAGCGATGTCATTCAGTGATATGAAGAACTTAAAAACTGTAACCTTTAATAAGGCTTTAAATGAGGATGGCAGTATTAGAATGCCCGCAATTAATACGATTTCTTTCAGTAACTCTGGAAGTGCTGACAGTCCTACTGTGTATAATTTCCCTTGGTCAGAAGAAGAGCACTATGCTAAGTACGCTGGTTTTGATGACAAGGGTAACGAAAAAGATCCGACGTTTGGTGCAGCTTATTATGTCTTTAACTTTGATTATAAGGAGGCTAACTAAAAATGTACAAGATAATACAAAATGAAAAAGTAATTGACGTAGTACGAGTACCTAGATTTGTTAGTTTCCTTGCTACTGGTCATATTGCTATTACAGATAAAACCTCCGCACAAGGTATTCTTGGCTCAGACTCAAAAACTGTGTATAGCTTTAAACCTGTTGCTATCCCAGGTGTAACAGCTGCTACAATAAATGAAATTACTCTTGACGAGTTTAACAGACTTCGCGGTCTGCTAAACTCTGATCAAGAGGTCAGTGCGGATGAGTCTGCTTTAGCTGATGCAAAACGTAGTGTTATTCAACGACTATCTAATCAGTGCAAGGATAAAATTACTGCTGGCTTTTCTATTGTTTTGTCTGATGGGCAGCTCTACAACTTTAAGTTGACTACTGAGGACCAGCTAAATTTAATGTCTATTGAAGGTCAACTCAATACTGGAGCTGAAACTTTTATCTATCATGCAACAAACCAGCCCTGTAAGTTTTTCTCCCGTGAGGATATGACAAAGATTATAAGTACTTTTAAGCGCTATACTCTTTACCACACAACCTATTTTAATATTGCTAAACAGTATATTAACTCGCTACTTGATATTGAAAAAGTAAATCGATTTACATACGGTACTGACGTATCAGAGGCCACTGATGATATTGTTATAAGGCAATTACTTAAGAACGGAGGTAATTTTGCGTGAAAGAACATAACATGATAGCTAGAGTGAGTCAGCTAAATAAAACTGAAGCCGAGTGGACAAAACTTTCAAGTTTTAAACCGTTTAAAGGTGAGCTTATCATTTATAATCCAGATGAAAACTACTCTTATGCACGACTAAAGGTCGGTGACGGAGAAACTTTGCTAAAAGATTTACCTTTCAGCATTACCGCAGCTTTTGAAGATCATATTAAAGAACATCTTTACCACACAGTAATCGACTGCGGCCGTATTACTGATTATAAGCGATAAAACAAAAATCCTAGATTAGATTTATTAAAAATTGTCTAATCTAGGATCTTTTTATTCGCTAAATTAAATGATAATAAAAATTAAATATTTTTTAGGTTAGCCTGGAATGATGGCAGACCTTGTGTCCAAAAATTTGAAAAGATAATTTTAAGGAGACTATATAATGGAACTCGTATGCGATAGGTCTAGCTTTTTAATTGTCAGGACACCTAAAACATATCGAGTTATTTTATTATATAAATAAAAAAAAGGAGATTATTTACTTTGCAAACGGAAAATCTACTTAATCTGAAAATTCATAAACTGACTCAGGAGCAGTACAATAGGGAGCTTGCTGCCGGTAATATTGAGGCTACTGCTTTGTATCTTACCCCTGATGTTCCTTTTGAGCCAGAGACGTTTTATGTTACAGCTGGTCAAAGCTCAAGCGCAACTATTGGCCAGTATGCTACTGCTGAGGGCCTTAGTAACAGAGCAATTGGTGCATACTCTCATGCTGAAGGCTGCGGTAATGATGCCATAGGCATTTCTGCACATGCAGAAGGCGATATGAATACCGCTACTGGTGTGGACTCTCATGCAGAAGGCTGTTTGACTACGGCTTTGGGACACAGGTCTCACGCAGAGGGTGATAGTACTACAACTGGTAGTGAGGAAAATTCCCATATCATTGGAGGAGCAGCTGCTCACGCAGAGGGTTCTAATACTAGTGCAGTAGGTGACTATTCTCATACTGAGGGTATGAGTACAGTCGCTGGTGTAGTATCTCACACTCCTGGCGAAGCTGAAGAGTACACAGTTAGCGGATTGGCTGCTCACGCAGAAGGTGTAAGTACTAAAGCACATGGCAGAGCAGCACACTCAGAAGGTGACGAGACTTCGGCTTTAGGTTCAGCTTCTCATGCAGAAGGTTTTGATACTAAAGCTTATGGAGAGACTTCTCACACTGAAGGTTATATGACAACAGCTCAGGGCAAGGCTTCTCATGCAGAAGGTATTTCTACTAAAGCTGGAAACGATAACGGTATAGGAGGTACTAATGATGGAGCACACGCAGAAGGCAAGGATACTCTTGCTTGGGGTCCTTATTCTCATGCAGAAGGCGACAATTCTACTGCTCACGGACTCGCTGCCCACGCAGAAGGTACCTATACTAATGCAACAGGTAATAGCTCACATGCAGAAGGAAACTATACTAAAGCATACGGAAATAGTGCGCATGCTGAAGGCTTTAGTACAAACGCTGCACCATTAACAATTTCTACATTTGCTAATGTGGAGACAGCTCGGCTGGCAGACTTTGATTGCCCAATGTGTGGCAGTTCGAGTGTATATTCTGGAAATCTAACTGGATATGGAGCACCTGGAGGTTATTATAAATGCGATGACTGTGGTTTTAGGCTAGTTCCTTGGTTTATAAGCGCTGGCGATGACCTGCCATTTTACAGCGCAATCATGGGTGACGTTAGCTCTGTTGCCGAAGGTAGTTATCTTACCTATCCTACGCTTTTTACTACGGCACAAGGTAAAGCATCACATACAGAAGGCTTAGATACTGTCGCTTTCGGAGAAGCTGCTCATACAGAAGGAAAGTATACAGTAACTAATGCTGGTGCTGCTCATGCAGAAGGCTTATCTACTAAAGCCTCCTTGGTTGCCGCTCACGCCGAGGGATATGCCACTGAAGGCAGCGGCTTTGCAGCTCATGCTGAGGGCATTGCCACTATAGCCAGTGGACACGCCTCACATGCAGAAGGCTTTGAGACTGTAGCTTCCGGTGTTTATTCACACACAGAGGGTCAACACACGTATGCTTCAGAGAATTTCACTCATGCAGAGGGTTATAATACTAATGCTACTAGGAATGCGGCACATGCAGAGGGTCAGTGTACTCTTGCATCAGGTGATTGTTCTCACGCTGAAGGATTTAATGCAAGAGCTTCCGGTGCGTACTCTCACGCAGAGGGTTATTATGCGAATAATACTAATTATGGCGCCATATCCTCGGCGACACACAGCGAGGGCTGGAATACTAAAGCTAGCCTAACAGCAGCACATGCTGAAGGCGGTTATACTACGGCCAGTGGTACTTATTCACATGCTGAAGGCGGATATACTACCGCTAGTGGTAATTATTCACATGCTGAAGGTTATTATACAACTGCTTTAGCATATCAGCATGCCTCAGGCCATTACAATGATACGACAAAGTCTACGGCAGGCAGTAACTCTGGTACGGGTACTGGTACCGCTTTTGTTATTGGTAATGGTACTAGTTCAACTAAATCTAATGCTGTACGTATTGACTATAATGGTAAAGTATGGTGTAAATCTGCTTATTCTGCTACTGGCGCCGACTATGCAGAATATTTTGAATGGCTAGATCAAAATCCAGACAATGAAGATAGACGTGGTTATTTTGTTACCATGGACGGTGAAATGATTAAAAAGGCAGAACCTGGTGATTATATTCTCGGTATTATTAGCGGTCAGCCTGCTGTCGTTGGTAACAGTGATGAAGATTGGTTAGGCAGATATGTATTCGATGAATTTGGCGCGTTTGTCTATGAAGATTTCGAGTACGAAGAAGAGGAACCTATTGAGGTAGTTAACGAAGAGACTGGTGAAACTACTATAGAAACTAAAACTGTTATTAAAACAGGCAAAAAATATAAAGAAAATCCTGATTACGACCCAACAAGAGAATACAAGCACCGTGAAGATCGCCCAGAATGGTCTGCCGTTGGTATGATGGGAGTACTTTCTGTAAGAGACGACGGAACATGTCAGGTTAACGGATATTGTCAGGTAGCTGAAGGTGGTATTGCAACAGCTTCTGAAACAGGTTATAGAGTCATTAAGAGAGTTAACGATCACATCGTAAAGGTTATCTTTAGATAACCTTTACGACAGGAGGTATTATAATGGCAGAAAAGAAAATAAAAACAAGAATTCAGCAAAAACATGATATTGAAGCTAACTGGATAAAAGCAACCTCTTTTATTCCTTTAGCCGGTGAAATGATCGTTTATGACGCTGAAACTTCCTCAACGGATCTTACAGGAACAAATAGAACCTCTCCTATTACTTATGAAAGGTTTAAAATTGGTGATGGAAAAACCGTTGTAAGCACCTTACCTTTTACAGTAAACCCTCATGATCATGATGATAAGTATTACACTGAGAGTGAAGTTGATACTAAGCTAAATACTAAGGCACCTACAAGTCATGCTAGCTCTGGAACTACCTATGGCGCTTCCAGTGCTTCTAACTACGGTCATGCCAAAGCTTCTAGCACAACTCCAAAAGCAAATGGAACTGCTGCTGTCGGCAGTGAAACTAGCTCGTTCGCTCGTGGTGACCACGTTCACCCAACAGATACTACAAGAGCAGCTGCAGCAGACTTAACAAGTCATACTGGAAATACAACCGTTCATATTACTGCGACTGAGCGCACAAATTGGAATGCAGCTAAAACACATGCAGATTCTGCTCACGCCCCAAGTGATGCTGAAAAGAACGTTCAGAGCGACTGGAGCATAACAGATACAAGCTCTGACGCTTATATTAAAAATAAACCAACTATTCCAACTGTAAATAACGCAACTTTAACAATACAAAAGAATGGCACAACTGTTAATACTTTTACAGCTAACAGTGCAACCGATGTTACTGCAAATATTACAGTGCCAACTAAGGTTAGTGAACTTACAAATGACAGCGGCTTTACTAAGGTTACTGTGGATTCGGCTTTATCCAGTACGAGCACAAACCCCGTCCAAAATAAAGTTATTAAAGCGGCTCTTGATGGTAAAGCTAATACTCATGGCCACCCATATTTACCAGATACAACTACTTATGCAGGTTCTGACTCGGCTGCAGGTCCAGCAAACCAAGTAGCAGTTAAGAGAGCAACTAAGAGTATTCTTACTATTGCTTGCGAGCAAGCTCTTGATACTGAGGCTATTTGGTTTGGAGGTAGCGACGGTGTTACCATTGCTGCGATGCCAGAAACTTATTGTATTTGTAATATTAAAAAAGGTAACAATCATAGAACACTTATAGACTGCTATAGTTTAGTAAATGGTAAACATTGGATAAACGGTAACCAAAAAGCTTCTACTACTGGAGCTGAATCTTGGACTGGTTGGAAACTTCAGGCAAGTAACACATTTAGTAATATTAAAGTCGGTTCTACTACAGTCGCAGCTGATAGTGCTACTGATACTCTCGAATTTGCCGGCAGCAATGTAACCTTGACACCAGATGCTACCAATGATAAAATTACTATTGGTATTACAAAAGCTAATGTTACGTCTGCTCTAGGATATACTCCTGCAGACATTACTGAAGCAACAGCTTCTAAAGCAGGTTTAATGTCTGCGACTGATAAGGATAATTTGGATACTATTGTAGATTCTTTCAATAGTGATGATGCAGATACTACGATTAATACGATTAAAGAAGTATTAAAAGCTTTTGAAAATGCTCCTGAAGGAACCAACATTGCAAATGCCTTGGCAGGAAAATCAAACGTTGGGCATACTCACGAAGTAACTACTGCAAATGCAGCTCCTCACACACATACTCACAGTGTAACTGTTTCAGGTACAACAGGAGCAAATAGTGGTAGTGCAGTTACCGTGGCTACCGGCTCAGTTTCTTCTACCGGTGGTGGTGCGACCGTTGCTACTGGCGCTTCTGGTACTGCTACAGTATTAAAGGGTGTTAAAGCATCCGGAACTGATACGTTTTTAAAGTCTATTAACGCTGGCTCTGGTAGCTTAACAAGTGATACCACTTCTACAAATGGTATAAAGTATGTTGAGTCTATCAATTCTACTGCAGCAAGTGCTACAGGAACAGCAGATGCCGGTAGCGAAGATCATACTCACTCTCTTACTTACACAAAACCCACAGGCGTAAGCCTTGGTTCAAATACAACGGCTACTGGTGGTATTCAGTATATTGAAGATGTAACCCATTCAGCGGCAAGTTTGACAGGAACAAAAACATTTAATACAGATGCTATTAAATCTGTTACATTAGCTCCCTCTGATACTTCAGCTGATGGCCCAGTTTATGTTCAAAGTATTTCCGGTACTGCACCAAGTTTAGGTGGTACTAAAACCTTTGTTACTAGTGTTACTACTGGCTCTGGTAGTTTAACTGCTTATGATGCAGCTACAGGTGGAACCGAGAAGGTAGCTAATGGAACTAGAATTCCTGTTATTACTTCCATTTCTAAGTCCGGTTATACCCCGGCAGGTTCAGTAACTCTGACCAATGGTACTGCTCCAAGTATGGGAAGTGCGACTACTAAGTACTTAAGTGCTTCTGCTTCTGGCACAGCCGTTGGCGCAAATGGCACAGGCAGTGTTGCGCCAAGTGGACATACCCATACTGTTACAGTGTCAGGTACTACAGATGAAAACTCTGGGGATGCAGTAAAAGCCGTTACCGGATATAGTAGTTTTTCAGGCGGTAGTTTAACTGGCACAAAAACATTTAATACAGATGCTATTAAGTCTGTTGGTGGAACTAGAAACTATGGTTTTAGCTCAAGCACTTCAAATATTATGTATTCGCCAACTGTGACTGATGGTGTATTAAGTTGGTCTGTTAAAAGTGCTTCTACGCAAGATGCACATACTGGTACTGCAGCTTCGACTGGAACTGTCGGTTTTACCGCTGCTTCATTAGGTACAGCTTCAACAGCAGATGTAGCACCAGCAGCTCATACTCATAGCTACGGAAGTTCAACTGCTGCTTTAACTACAAGTGGTAATAGTGGAACAGCTGTTACAGCTTTAACCGGCGTTAAAGTTACAGCTCAGCCTACTATCACGTTAACTGCTAACACTTCAACCGCTACTGGTCGTATTAAATATGTTGAAGACCGAGGCACTTTCAGCGCAGGTACAACTCCCCCTTCGGCTGCAACTTTCGAAGGTACTAAGAGCACTGCGGTTGTAACTGGTGGCACAACATATTATCTAAACCATGCTCATACTTCTGCTAAGAGTGGCGGCAACGGTACAGTTACTATTTCCGGCGGTGATTATACTGCTACAACTAAGTATATGAAAGCAACAGGTAATGCAGCTTCTACAGCTACTGTTGGAATTAGTGGTGGTTCAATTAGTAAAACTACTAAGTACTTCCATCCATCTATTACTACTGAAACTGCTACAGCAACTACTGGAGCTCCTAGCGCAACAACAACATTTGTAACCGGTGTAACCGGCGGAGCTACGACTGCTACTACAAAGTACTTACATCATACTCATACAGGTGCATCAGCTAATGACTCCGCTTCTGCTGTTACTGCTGTTGCCGCTGACGGCACAACAACCGCAGTTACTAGCATCTCTACAAGCAAACTTGTTACCACTACTGCAGCACCAAACGGTCATACTCACTCTTATGGAAGCTCTACTGCTTTGACTACTGGAAATAATAGTGGATCTGCTGTTGCAGCTGTTACTGCCGTAAGCGCGTCTACTAACTAATTGAAAGGAGACTTATATTATGGCAAGTGTAATAAATCAAATAAAAGTAGGTACCGTTGAATATGCGATAGCAGCCTCAGCTTATGCTGAGTGCTCTACCGCCGGCGGTACTGCTGCAAAAACAGCTACTATTTGTACAGACAGTGATACTACAAATACTGCATTTACTTTAATCAAGGGTGTTTCTGTACAAGTAAAATTCACAGCAAATAATACTGCTGCAAATCCTACTCTTAATATTAACTCTACCGGCGCAAAGGCAATCTATTATAAAGGCGCGGCAGTCACTGCTTCTTACCTTAAAGCAAATTATGTTTATACTTTTGTATATAATGGAACACAGTGGGATTTAGTTGGTAATGTTGAAAATACCGACGCATATGTTAGTCAGCAAAATGATACAAGTTCTTCTGACTTAAGAGTAATACTATCAAAAAGCGCCAATGACACTACCGAAACAGGTGTTGTAAGAAAGTCAGCAAACTTTACATTCTCGCCTTCTAATGGCACTGTACAGATTGGTGAAGCTCACCCAGAAGATTATACTGAAGATGCTAGCTGGGATGGGGACGAATATGCAGGCACCGGTACTCTTATAGTATCTGGTAATATTATTGCAGGCGCTGGTGACGACGGCCATGGCGTATTCCCAGCAAAATATAATTATAGTACTATTGGTAGTGCGGACCGTATGTGGTATACAGGTTATATTAGTCAAATGTATGCTACTAATTTTTATGAAGACGGTGAGGCACTGTCTTCTAAGTATGCTCCAAAAGTGCACACAAGTAGTACAGCAAGTGACTATGGAAGTGCTTCTGCAAGTGTTTACGGCCACGCAATGGCATCCGGTACCTCACCAAAAATGAATGGTACCGCTGCTGTTGGAAGCGAAACAGCCAAGTTTGCAAGAGGAGACCATGTTCACCCTACTGACACTTCAAGGGCACCTAAGTCTCACACTAGCAGTACAGCTAGTACTTACGGAAGTGCTTCTGCGAGTGTTTATGGCCATGCTATGGCCTCTAGTACAACCCCTAAGGCACATGGTACTGCAGCAGTCGGTTCTGAGACTGCTAAATTTGCGAGAGGAGACCACGTTCACCCGCTTCAGACTGTTGCTACTCTCTATACTTGGGAGGAGGCTGACTAATGGCACTTTATATAGGAACTAAAAAAGTTAAAATTAATTTCGGTGCTACTACTACAAATGACGTAAAAAACACCGTATTTAAAGTTTTCATGGGAGAGCCGATGTTTGTCGGCCTCCATCTAAAGACTTCTGATGAAAAAATACTAAAAGATTCTAAAGGACTTTACCTTACTGTTAAAAAGGAGGCTAATTAATTATGGCTGTTGAATATACTTTAAATCATACTGGCAAGGAAGTAGACGATGCAATTACGTTTGTTAAAAACCTTGCTCAAAAGATCGATGCTAGCAGTGTACTAGAAATTGACACGACTGATAATGGAAAAATTCTTCGTGTTATTAATGGCAAATGGGTCGCTGATAAGCTTGCAGTTTATAATGGGGAGGTAATTGACTAATATGTATAGAGTTACTTTTGTACCAGATGGTGTAACTATTCATGGACATAGCTTCGAACATGAGTCGAGATCAGACGGTCAAGTGCAACTACCTAATGCTAACACTATGGTAGCTTATGGTGATTGGCAAATTCCTAGACTTAATGAATGCAATGGAACACTAATTTTTGGTAATAAAGCATTTACAGACAGTGGCCATCTTCCTGAGTATGCTAATTTTTATACCTCTACCGTTGGTGACACTCCTATAATTACGGTTACCGAAGATACAGTTTTTATAGTATCGGCTCAACTTTATGATCAACGTCCGATTATACAGCCTAGCACAAGACTTACTTATACGGTTCGTTTCGAATCAGGTCTACCTTCTAACATGACAGTAACAGACTTACCTGCTCCAATTTATGTCGGAGGTTCGGTGACACTTCCTTACATGTGCCCAAAATGTGAAGGTTATTCATTTATGGGCTGGGCTTTCGAAAATGATGGGATATTCACACTTAGCAGTGATATGCTCCTGCAGCCAGGCGATACTCTTAATTTGTCAGATATAACCATGTATACCGACTATCGAGACACGATAATGCTACAGGCTGTATGGGCAGAGACACATTCAGTACATAGTATTTTGCCGCCAGGACTATATTACTTTAGTATGTCCGATACTAGCAACTTTTCTCAGTATTCCGGTAACTATCACTTTACAAATACGGAATATAACCCAGGATTTAATAATACAATGTCAAAAGTAATGATTTTTGGTAGTGATGGTGATGATCCTGCTTATTACTGGGGTCTTGAAGATGATATGTATGCTACTGGTGATACAAACTGTATGTGGCCTTACAATATGTCAATAGGCAGCGGCGGACTTATTCAGTTTACCGATGGAAGTCTTCTGTGGGAGAGCTTTGAAGGTGCTGCCTTTTACGTATATGTTCAAGAGGCTCAGGTAGTTGACTCTAAATTATTTGAATTTTTTAGCTATTATGCAACCTATCAAGAGCCACGTAAAGCCGTTTCAGGGTGTTGGTGTCTTAATGGCATGCTTGGAGAGGTCTATCAACATTTCATTGGTATGACCTATCAAGGGATTAAAGAAAATGTTAATTTTTCCTGCATTGGCCTTTCAGGTATAGATCCATACAACAGCTATACCGGATTTGCAATACCTACATACGGGACCGTAACTTTGTACAATGCTGATTTTGGTACTAGTGACAAAATAATGGAGCACGGTGGTTTTACATCGTTATGTGACGGCTCGAATAACATGATACTTGACTTTGGTAATGAAGCTCAAGAAGTTAGCCCATTATTCTGGCAATTACTTAATGAAATCGCTTTCAGAGCTGACAACGAATCACCAAATTATCCGTCACAGGTTTTTGATTGTAGTATTGGTGACGATATTATTACAATAACAGACCTCGGCAGGCCAACAGACGTTCCTGACATAGAATACTATCATCTTTATATAAATAATGTTTTTATTAAAGAGTTTAGAGCTTCAGATTGGCCACCTGAAATGACAGATATTGAGATCAATCTAAACGATCTTGCTATACCTGCAGAAGTCGTTAGATCGCGAGCCTGGAATATTAGTATACTAGGCTTTACAGTCAAAGATGACGCTTTCAGGCGTGAGATTCTAGGCGCGTACTGTAGTGATACTACTGCTCGTACTATCCTGCCACTTGAGGTTACTGTTGACGATGATGGTCTTATACTATCGACAACTGCTATTGCGCAAGGAGCTTCTATTAGCGTAAATGGTACCACAGTAGTGCGTCCTAATAGCTCTATTAAATATCGATACTCTTTTGACGAGCTTGGTATAACTGATATAGAAAATGCCTATTATGATATTACAGTTCGGCTTAGCTATGGGTCAATGTCATCTGGTACCAAGTCAGTAGCAGTCGGAGCAGTGCCACTGGTAGTAAACCTGTCAGCTAGCAAAGGTTATGTATTATTGGCCACGAAAAATACTTTTTGTGATAAAAATATTAAAGTTGTTCTAGTCGACTAATTTAATAAAAATAAACCACGACCGAAGTCGTGGTTTATTTTTATTAAATTTATTCGCTAAATTATACGAGGTGAAGGAAATATGAAATATACAACAACCAACAAGCCGCTTGTTTGTTTACAAACACAGAGCACTTGTTACAAAGAAACAAGTAAAATGACAGTGAAGGGAATTTTATGGCATAGCACCGGGGCAAATAATCCGAGCTTAAAAAGGTATGTTCAACCAAGTGACATAAAGCCAAAAGATGACTCTTTTTCAAAAGAAAAGTGGCTAACAGTGCTTGGCAAGAATAAATATAAAAATGATTGGAATCATATTGACAAACGTGCCGGATTAAATGCTTGGATAGGTAAATTATCTGACGGAACTGTTACAGTAGTTCAAACGCTGCCCTGGGATTTTAAACCATGGGGATGTGGAAAAGGAAAGAACGGATCCTGTAATGATGGCTGGATTCAATTTGAAATTTGCGAAGATGCATTAAAAAATAAAAAGTATTTTGAGCAGATTTATGATGAAGCTTGTGAGCTTACCGCATATTTATGTAAAAAATATAATATTGACCCAAAAGGAACTATTATATATAATGGTATAAAAGTTCCGACTATTTTATGTCATCAAGACAGTTATAAACTCAGCTTAGGCAGTAATCATAGGGATATTTATCATTGGTTTTCAAAATATGGTAAAGATATGGCTGATGTTAGAAATGACGTAACAAAGCTAATTAAAGAGTCCGATATTAAAAAGTTATACCGTGTGCGCAAAAGTAAAGACGACATAAAATCGCAAGTAGGTGCTTTTGAGTCATTGATTAATGCAGAGGCTGCCTGTGAAAAAGCAGGCAAAGATTTTAAGGTGTTTGATTGGAATTGGGCAGTTGTCCATCCGAATAAATAAAATTTATAAAAGAAAGGTAACATTATGGATTGGTTAGAAATTTTAGAAAAAGTTTTTGAAATAGCGATTTTCCCTGCAATAGCAGCAGCAGCTGCATATTTTATTACTTGGATTAGAGCTAAGAATCAGGAGCTTAAGCAGAAAGTTAAGGATGATACTACTAAAAAGTATCTAGATCTACTTGAGCAAACTATTACTGAGTGCGTTTTTGCTACAAATCAGACGTATGTAGATGCTCTTAAGAAAGAGGGCATCTTTAATGCTGATGCACAAAAGACTGCTTTTAATATGACTTTTGAAGCAGTAAAGGCTGTTTTAACTGATGATGCTCAAATGTATATTACTGAGGTAGTAAAAGACCTTGATGTATTTATTACAAATAAAATCGAGGCACACGTTAGCATGACTAAATAATTAAATTTAAAGAAAGGCTAGTTTAACTATGATTCAAATCAAAAGAGGTAGCACTAAGAGCTGGCATGACACTGAGGTTAAACTAGCCTCAGGCCAACCGGGCTATGACAAGGATACACATCAATTAAAAATAGGAGATGGCGAAACTTTGTGGTCCGATCTTCCTTCAGTCGGTGGTGCTGACTATATTATAGACTTCGGCTCTTCTGATGGTTGGACATACCAAAAATGGGCGTCCGGTATAGCAAGATGTTGGTGTATTAAGCAAATTGGACTTCTTAACCTTAGTGGAACCTCAGGATTATTTAAGCAAGACAACGCAGTTACTACGTCAAGCTATCCTATTACTTTTACTGCTGTACCATGTGAGATTGTAACTGTTCAAAGTGACAAAGCAATTTTATGGGCAGCAAGCAAAGCAGGAAATACAGAAAGTGCTTCTGGCACCTATGCTATTCTTAGTACTGATAGTTCTCCTGGAATTAGTTGTGCAGTTTCAATACAAGCAGAAGGATTCTGGAAATAACCGATTAAGCTGATACGGCAATTGATTTGCTAAATTATATATAAATTGAAAAATTCTTTGAAAGGATTTTATTATGGCAGAAAATTTAAAAAATACCTTACTAATTAACGGTGAAGAATATAATATAACTGCTACTCATAGTGATGAAGCTGGTAAAGTAAAACAGTCTTTAACAATTAAAGAATCTGGCACTACTGCAGCTGTTTTTAATGGAAGCGAAGCTGCTACTATTAATTATGTATCTGCAGACGAAGGCGGTAAGTTTAGTAATGAGGTACTTATTGATAATAAATATAGTGGTGATTTAACTAAGATACCTGAACAAGCTATTGTTAATTTTGGTCAAATTAACAGCTTAGTAAGTGCCTTGAAAAAAGCCCCATTACATAGCTGGGAAAACAATCAATTAAAATTATTTGAAAGTGTTCATGGCACTTTAGCAGGTTTAAATACAGTTGTTGGAACTACAGAAGATTTTGAAACTTTTAAAAGAATTATGGGTGTGCCAGATCTGACCAGTACAGATAATAGATATTATGGTATGACTCTTGGCACTATTGATACTGATACGTGTGCTCTAAGTAAGTATAATAGTAATTCTTACACTACTGTTTATATACCGTCAAGAGGTTATCCTACAACGAATGCGGATGGTACTCTTAAATTAAGTGATTGCAGGTCTATTACTAAAATCGGTCGAGGTGCTTTTAAAGGTAATACGACTATAGAAGAAGTGATAATACCAGAAAGTGTTACCACAATCGAATCAGAAGTTGATTATGGAACTTTTCAGGGTTGTACTAATCTTAAGTCCATTAAACTTCCAAGTGGTATAACTAAAATAAATACACGCACATTTAGTGGCTGTACTGGACTAGCTGAGATTATAATTGGTAAGAAAGTAACAACAATTTCTGGTAATGCTTTTAATAGCTGTAGCTCCTTGCGTAGGGTTTACTATGAAGGTACAGAAGATGAGTGGAAAGTTATTAAAATAACTGATACAAATAATACAGCTCTCACTGATGTTTATACTAAAAGCAAGAATGGTGTAGAAGGTTACGACTTTATTTTTAACTACAAATACACGCCAGATTTTCAAGAACTTCCTTGCTTATATATCTGTACAGATACTGAAACAGATGCATTAAATAAAATGTTTCTAAAAATGCCTAATACTGGGCTTTTTATAGAACTATCTCGTGGAGCTACTTATTTAGAAAGTACTTTAACTACTTCTAAAAATTCATATACATATGAAGGTCTTGCTGAAATTATTGCCAGAATAAACACAAGACTTGATGCTATTGGTCTTTCTGTTAAGAGTACTGTTCTAGCTCCGGAAGCGCCACTTACCCTAGAACAAGTAAATGAACTTGTTCCACATGTAGAAATAACAAACGATCTAGCTGAAGAAGTTCCTACTATTCAAGAGCTTGATGTTAGTATTAAAAATCTAGATGAAAAGCTAAATAATGATATTAGCAATTCGTTACAAAATCTAGAAGACTATTTAGACGGCGAAATTGACAAGATAGAACTGTTAGATGGCATTGCTGGAAAGTACACTACAAACACAGTCGGCGGTCTTTCGGCTGGTAAAATAGCAGAAGGCACTACTATAAACCAGTTATTAAAACAAATTTTAGGAATTAAAGACGGTGTTGCTCCTAGTGGATTTTCATTTAAAATCAGTCCTAGCTCTATTACGGCTGCATTAGATTTAACACAGATAACGCTATCTGCCACATGGAGCGTAAGTAATTCTGGTACATATACAGGACAATTTACACCAACTATTGGAAGTAAGCAAGGTTCTGTGGCTGGGAAATCTGGTGGAACTATTTCAGATATTACAGTAAGTCTTACAGATAGTGATACTTCTAAAACTATTAGCGGTCAGGCTGCTTATAATGCTGCAACTGGCTTTGGGGCTGGTACATTAACCAGTAGTAAGTCTTTAACAATAAATCGTAATTGTTATTATGGTCCAAGTACCGGCACTTTAGAGTCAACAGCTAGAACTACTAAAACTGGCTGGACTGTTACTACATCAACGGCAATAAATAATGATTATTTTGTAATACAGTATCCAAAAGTTTGGGGAAAACTTACTTCAATAACTGATAATGATACTGGTTATGAAGCACTCGGTGCGGCTTTTAATAGTACTCCGACCGAAATTACTAAAAATGGCGGAAATTATTATGAGTATAAAACAATTAATAAGCAAAACGCTAAAATGAATTTTAAAATTAATAGTTAATCAGGAGGGGTGAATTAATATGAGTTTTAATACAAATGGCGTAAATCTTAAAGGCCAATTTAATCTTAAAAACACCGATCCTATTGATGGTAGATTTGTCGTTACTACTAAAGCTGAATATGAGGATTTAACTAGGTTAGATGCATCAGGTAAGGCTTTATATTTATATCCAGGTCTTACCTTTACTGTGAGTACTGACTTAACTCTAAATAGTGGTGTAAAAAAACCGTCAGGCACATATCAGGTAGCGGCAGATGGTAAAACTATTAATAAAATACCTAAAATTACTATACTATCCAGTAGCCCTACTGATGCTACACCAGGTGAGGTTGGAGATATTTGTATTGTAGTAGAGGAGTAAACAAAATGTCTACAAGAATATTTAAAATAAATCGTGGCGACTCCTTTGCTTTTCCTATAACAGTACCAAGTAGAGATGAAAATTCTGATTTTTATTTACTAAAAAGCACTGATGCTGTTTATTTCGCTTTAATGTGGCCAAATCAACGTTTAGAAGAAGCTATTGTTCTAAAGGGTTACACCTTAGATGAGCAGAACGTTGAAACTGGAGAAATTACTTTAAAATTAACACCATATGACACGAAGTATCTAACACCAGGTGTTTATTATTACACAGTAAAATTACAGATAGGTGGTTCATTGGCTGACCTTGGCGCAACGGAAGAACCTAAGGAAGTAATAACTTTAGTAGAAAGAACAAAATTTATTATAAACGAATAAAATTTTAAAAGTTTTTATCGTATATAATAATATATTTATTAATAAATAAGGTATATTATATATTATAATATATTATATATTTATATTAAGAGCTAATACTTATTTCTTTAATAGCTTCAAATATTTTAAAAGATAGTTTAGCCTAAAAAGATACAGGAGAAATTCTGTATCTTTTTTATTTTTAAAATTTTTTGGTAATTGTGAGCAAAATAGTTATAGTAGTATTGTATTATATAGTAAGCATATATTGCTGTAAAAATTATTTTAGGAGAAATATTAATTATGAGAAACTATGAAACCAAGGTTTACAACTATGTGGACAAGAAGACCGGTAAGCAGATCGTGAAGGCTGTCACTATGTATGCAGGTAAGTCTATCAGTGCTGTTGCAAAGTGTGATCCTCAGGATGTTTTTGACCTTGACTTTGGTGCAAAGCTTGCGCTCTTGCGTCTCGACCAGAAGATTGCTCTTAAGCGTGCAGCTAGCATGAAGGCATATGCAAAGTTCTGTGAGATGAACCTCGAATTCATTGAGAATGAAAAGCGCCGTGTTAAGAATGCTCTTGAGCGTGCTCAGGTAGCTGCTTCTGACCGCCTTGTGGATGCAAAGCAGTATGAGGATGAGATCAAGGCTTTGCTCTCTGATATTTGATTATGATTTTAAGAATTACTGTTGGAGATAACGACTTTACTGAAGAACTTGAACAGTTTGCAAATGATCCGACTGGTACAGCTTATTTTTTCAAGGCGGCTCGTTTAGACAATGAACTGTTGACACAAGATGAGAAACTTGAACTTGGTAAACGCTTGACGCGGTGTGAAGAATTATTTTATCACATAGATAAATATACCCCTGAATTAGCTGCGGAGCTTTGTGAGCTTGTAAAACAAAATTGGGAAAATTTTGTAAATTACGTTATGTCTGATCATGACTGGTGGAGTGCAGAAGATTCCAAAAGAATTAAGAGTTATCTTATCAGAGATTTTAAAGTAAAGTTTCAAAAGAGTCTTACCCCTAAGTGGGAGAATGGCGAAGTAGTCTATATCTGCTGCGGCTATTATAAAAGATGGTGGACATTTTAAGTACATATATAATAAAAAGGAAGGAAACTTGAATGGCAGTTTTACAAATTATCTATTTGGCAATCAATATTGTAGGTATTATTGCAGGTCTAATCTACTTTGTCAGCGGTGCTGAGGTAGCAATTTTTTCTGACTTGTTTACGTTTATTCGTAAATACTTCAAAAAGGTTGGTGTAATTATTACAGCGATCTTACTTATTAGCCTGCTGTTGCCTACTATTGCTTTTATGTCGGCTGTGATTGCTTTTGTTTTGCTCTATGGAACCTATGCGGAGTAAAAAAGGAGGAAACTTTATGAACGATACTAGTCTTTATAATTTTATTGAAGAGCGACTTGCTTGGGAGCTTGGCCCTTATGATGATGTAAATACTGGACGAATTGCTGATGACCTTGCAGAGGGCCTTAAGAATCATGGTTACTGCTCTGACCCTTATTTTGAGTTTGACAAAGCTCTGATGTGTCCGATTAATAAGCGACGTGAAAAGTACTGTGGTTGTACTCATTGTGCTAGTCACACATTTTGTATGATGCTTCGTAAGGAGGGATATGTATAATGATTACTAGTGGATTTATTCAGCAGTGTGGGCCTTGGATTCCTTGCCTTAAGGCCGGCGAAAAGAATTATACTTTTACTCCTCAGGAGTTGAGCGAGCTTTTGAATAAAGCTTTTGCAGATGGCTATCAGTATGCTAAGGGTATTTATTATATGCCTGAAGTGACTACTAACTCCTGGGACGCAGTAAAGGAGACGGAACATGGAACGAATTGAAGTACCCGCAACAATTTATTGGAAATCTAAGTTTGGCAAGAAGTTTACAAATCAAGAAGACTGTGAAAAGTATGAGAGACTTTATGATAAGTGGCAGGTTCCTGAGCTTTATCGAGAATTTGAGAATGTAGAAGGTCAGCTTTGTTATGCCTATTGGATCGAGTCAAAGGAAGAGCTTGACGAGGTTATTTGGCTTACTTGGCGTAGACTTGATACTTCCACTTGTAATTATGTTTCTGTAGATAATAAAGTATTGGAACCTCAGTGGATAATTGTTTGTCCTGGCTATAATGAATATAACTCTGAGATGGCTATAAGAACTATGAAGGATTTCCGTGAAGAAATTGATGATATAATCAAGGCGGCACTTGAGACAAATGAAGCGCTTGCAAAGCTTATTTGGGAGAAAGTATAATGTTCAGGCTTGGAGAGATCATTCCCAGTGAGGGACCTAAAGGTACTGAATATTATATAGTAGTTGAGGCTGGTGCTAGACCATTACTTGAACTACTTGATGATTATATCATGCGCTGCCGCACAGTACCTTATGAGGGTGAATACTGCACCTTAAGAGAAATTGTGGATCGTGAAAAGCAGAGAATAATTAGTAAAGGATATGTAAATGTTTAGAGGAATTAAACTTTGGTTTACAGATAGAAATTATTACTACCAGCGAAAGCGCTATATGAAGCTTCAGAAAGAGTTTCGCAATGAGATGAAAAAACAGTCTAAGGAGTTTTGTCCTTGGTCTGGCTATTACATGCACAAGATGATTATAACAATGCTTGAGTTTTATTATAAAACTTACGAAGCTAAGGATTGTTGCTGGAGCGAAAGCGCTTGGAACGGTAAGGTTGCGGAGTCTTTGAAGAAAGCACTTGACGCTGCAGATGAGCTTGACAAGTTAGACGACTTTGAATATTCTGAGCTAATTAAAATTGCAGAGCAAGACGGACAGCTTTTTTATGATTACTTGAAGCAGTACGAGGAGAAAGTCGGCTATCTTATGGATAGTGAATCTTTATTAAGTGGAGTAGCTTATAGTTATCTTGAGAAAAAATACACTACTGCACTGTATAATATTATAGGAAATCATATTTGGGAGTGGATGGACTAATGCTAAAACCAATTAAAACTTTTTATATTGTAGGCTCACCGAATTATAATGAATTTGTTGAGGCCAGAGATATTGCAATAGATGAAGATTGTGTGGTAGAGCTTCGTTGGTGTCCTCATATTATGACCGGTTGGTATCATGAATACGTTTTTGAAGATAGCGACCCTGCGGAGCTTGAGGCTAAAGTACCCAAAGTTTACGGTTTATAAGGAGATTTAAAGTGGCAAAGTTGATTATTTTATGTGGACTTCCTGGTTCTGGAAAGAGCTCTTATGCTAAAGCATTCAAAGAGTACGATGATGCTATGTATGAGGGTAGCACTGTAGTTCATTCCTCTGATGCTATTAGAGGTGAGCTTTTTGGTGATCCCAGCTTTCAAGGTGATAATGCAAAAGTATTTGAGCTTATGCATAAGAGAGTAAAGGCAGACCTTCAAGCAGGTAAAACTGTTATCTATGATGCCACTAATGTTACCAGAAAAGCTCGTCGTGGTGCTATTAATCTTGCTCATCCTACTAACGATACTGTTGAGTGCCATATTATTTGGACCGACCCTGAAGAGTGCATTCGTCGAGACTCTTTAAGAGACCGTAAGGTCGGACCTGCTGTTATTGATAAGATGCTCCGCCGTTGGCAGAGCCCTTGGATTGATGAAGGTTTTGATAAGATTAAGCTTGTTATTTATCAGCCTGACTTTGATCAGGTAAATTATGTAGCACAGTCTGTTGCTAAAATGCATATTCCTCATGAGAATCCTCATCACCAGCTCGGTGTTTGGGAGCACTGCCAGGAAGCACAGTCTTGGTTAGTAAAGCATTTTGAGAAAGAGCCTGATAAGATTCCTTTTGCACTCGAGACTGCTGCAATGTGGCATGATATTGGAAAGCCTTATACTAAGTTCTTTAAACCTGGTGAGGATATCGCACACTATTATGACCATCACTGTGTCGGCGGCTACTTAGCTTATGGACTGTTCCTTAAGCCAAATGCTAACGGTATGTACGAGTCCGAGATGAACAGAGCTTGCTTTGTTAGTTGGCTTATCTCAACGCATATGGAACCTTTCTTTAATTCAAGTTATTATAAAACTTTGAATCCACAGTGGAAGTGGTACATTGATACACTACATAGTGCTGATGTGAACGCACATTAAGGAGAAAAATTATGAAACTTAAAATGACTGTTACTTACGGAGAGGACATTTGTGATGCCCTTAAAGAAACTTTTGGTTGTGATACCGACCAAGAGCTTCTTGTAATTATGAAAGCAACTATGAAAGCAAGCATGGCAAAAGAGATCATCGACCCGGAGGATCTTAGCGTTGTTTGTGAGCTTGTAGATTAACAAAAATTTTTATAAAATAACATTATAATGTTAAAAATATAAAAAATATATTGTATAATATAATGTGAGTGCAGAGCGCAGCATTCATAATAGAGCCTATACTTATTTCTTACATAAAATTTGGGATTTTAATAGTAACAGTTAGGCCAAAATAAAGAATTACTACCTATGGCGGTGGCTTTGTTTTGGTGCAAAAGTATCAAAAAGCTATCGCTAATTTTATTTTATCGGAGGTATTTACCATGACTGACATTCAGAAGATTCTTATTTCTCGTCGTATGCTCGTTGCATCCAAGTACACTAACGCTTACGACACTAACGCAAAGATCGAGAAGGCATATCTTAATGCTTTCCTTCTTTCCAACTTTGGCATCGTTGTAGATAAGCCCGAGCTCCTGACTAAGGAGATGGTAAAGGATATCTCCGATGTTTACAAGCTCGAGGTTCCTGCTTCTTATTTTAAGAATCCTCAGGATACTCGTTTCTATACTGCTGAGGAACTCCTCATTGAGCAGTGCGTTTCTTATTTCCTTGCTTACGGCGCAGAGGATTCTCATGTTAAGGTATTTGACAAGGAGCTTCCTGAGTATCCTGTCGGCGATGAGATCAAGATCCGAGAGTTCCGTATTCTCAATAACGATGAGGTAACTGATGCCCTCGTTGAGATCACTAAGGCTTATGCTGCCTACAAGCGTCCTTGGGGCCTTGATGAGCAGAATGAGTTTTTGGCTCTTTATGCACAGGGCTTCTATCGCTTCACTGAAATGCCTGTGGCTTGTGGAGATAACGCAGTCTTTATGCTTGATTATAATACTGATTTCGGTCAGTTCTTGTTCAAGAAGGACGTAGTTAAGCTCTCTATTGCCAAGGCAGGCGAGAAGAAGGAGCTTACTCTTGATGCTGACACTCGTCGTCTCATCAAGGCTATTCTTCCTCTCGTAAAGGATTGCCCTATGTCCAAGAAGCAGGCGAAGTACTTCAACAAACTCGTTCAGATCACTGGCGTAAATGTAAAGAAGTCTTCTAATGCTTGTTCGCCCAACAAGCTCGCTATCGAGGAGCTTAAGGCAGGCAATGTTGTTGACGCAGCTGAGATTTATGCTCAGTCTGGTTCTCTTCTTGAGCGTAACCTCAAGTTCCTCCTCTCCAGAGCTAACCCTATGGAGGCTGTAAAGATTCTTGATATGCTCTCTGACAAGAACCCTGCTGTTCTTTATCAGCTCATGTCTACCATCAACGCAGACTCTGAGGATGCACGTACTTTCTCTTTCTATGCCAAGAACAAGATCAAGACTCACATCGAGACCGAGTACGAGGCACGCTATAGAAAGTCTCGCCTGAATGACGCAACCAAGAAGCTCGTTCATGACGTATGCTTTGACAAGATTGCAGGTCATTACCAGGCAGCTGATAAGCTTGGAAAGGTTTATATCGATCCTAAGTTCTACCGTGTCGCAATGCCTGTAAATACTTCTGCTTCTGGCAAGGGTATTGACGTTCCTGCAACCGGTACTCGTCTACCTATCAATGGTACTAAGATCCGTTCTTTTGTGCACTGGGAGAAGGCTTTCGATATCGACTCCTCTATTGTTCTTGAGCATGAGGATGGTAAGCTTAATACCATTAATTTCTGCAGCTACTACGACCGAAACTACGCTGGGGCAGCTCGCTTCTCTGGTGATATTACCGGCCCTCAGGGTACTGAGTACTTCGACCTTGATCTTGAGTCTCTTAAGCTTCAGGGCGTAAAGAGAGTAGTATTTACCTTCCACGGTTATTGCTCTACTCTCAATTCTGGTGAGATTTACTGCGGCTACCAGAATAAGAAGGACTTCAATACTAAGGCTTGGGATCCTAAGAATATCGAGCTTAAGATCCATGTCAAGGGTGAGAAGCGTGCCTACGTTGGCTTTGCTATCGACCTCGAGACTATGGAGATCGTAGTACTCAACCTGATGCGTGATGATGACTCTCGAGTTGTTTCCGCTAAGGACTTTGAGTCTATCAAGGCCTTCATGGATCCTGCAAAGCTTGAGCTTAACATGGGTCTCATTGCTGAGTGGCTTGCAGTTGAGGTAGTAGAGAATCCTACTGAGGCAGACTACGTGTTTGCTGATGACTATACTACTCCTATCAATCTCCAGGATGAGAACGGCGAGCCTAAGGTTCAGACCGTAATCAGATCCTTCGATGTTGAGAAGCTTAACGAACTTGCAAACTCCTAAATATTATAGGGCGTGGTTAATTCTGCGCCCTATAAAAATTATTAAATTAATAAATTATTAGCTAAATTTAATTAGAATGCTGTTAAAATTTAGATATTAATACTGTATAATATAATATCAGAGCCAATGCTTATTTCTCGCCGTAAGGCACCTAACTTTTAATTAGACTTTATAGCTTGGCCAAATAAAGTTTTTAGAACTAATGCTTATTTCTTTTGATTTTCCAGCTGGCGGTCACAGGTTCGAGCCCTGTCACTCCATTTTGGGGTGTAGCTCAGTGGGGAGAGCTCCAGCTTTCATTTTAGCTTGGTCAAAAAAACTTTTGGTAAATATATAAAATTTACCATTAATTTATTGTATAATATAACATAGAGCCAATACTTATTTCTAATGCTGGGAACTGTAGGTCGTAGGTTCGAATCCTACCTTGGCGACCATCGCCAAGTAGCTCAGTGGGAGAGCAACAGTAAATTAATAGTTTGGCCATTTAAATGCTTTAACTTGGCAGACGCAACAGATTTTGATAGACAAAATAAAAATTTCTTTAAAAATATTTGCTAAATTTAATGAGAAACCTATTAAGGAGACTATTAAATTGAAGCAAGTTGATCAACAAGAATTTATAAAAATTTGTCAAGAATCTGTCTCAATGCGAGATGCATCTAGAAAATTGAATATGCATTTTAATACGTTTAAACGTTATGCATTAAAATTTGGATGTTATAGCACAAATCAAAGCGGTAAGGGCGTTAAAGATGGTCCTACATCTACAAGAATTAAGACTGCTGATATTTTAGCAGGCAAGTATCCTAATTATCCTACTTATAAACTTAAATTACGTTTATTTGAGGAAGGTTATTTTGAGGATAAATGTTGTCGTTGTGGGTGGCAAGAAAAACTTCCTGGAGCAAGATTTACTCCTTGTGAATTACATCATAAAGATGGGGATTCCAGTAATCACGCTTTAGAAAATTTAGAGGTTATTTGCCCTAATTGTCATAGTCTAACACCTACATATAGGTCTAGAAATAAAAAGTAAATATGCTCCAGTGGTGGAATTGGCAGACACCTGGGACTTGTTTGAATAGTTTAATGTAAAACCAACAAGTACGTTGATGTGAGTTCAAATCTCACTTTAGGCACCAAAAATCCCATGCCCTTCGGGGCGTACCGGTTCGAGTCCGGTCTGGAGCACCATAAATCCAAAAACTAGCTGTAAGGTGAAATGATATATCCTCAGCAAAGATTGGCGTTAGCCCACCTCGAGTGCGTTAATCTCGAGTACTTATCGTGAGGGGCATTATTGATTTCTGTACATATATTGTGATTTCGAATACTTGGTAGAGCAAGAAGGACGATAACTACTTCTTTGGATCGTACAGCATTAATGATTTACTGAGTATCTCGACGTTAGGACTGATAACTAATTTAATAACCTTGAGGCGATTGCTACCTCGAAGGATAGGAGCAGACTTGAAAGAGCACTCGCGGACCAAAAGAAGTTAATTGTCGAGAAAACCGCGGACTTCGGTCTCATAATCGACGGATTGTGGGATTTAGTGACTAGGATGAGGTGTGGCTACGCAGACCAACTGCTTCCGTGTTAAGACCGGATTAAATATAGTGTCTAGGCGTAGAGTAAAGGTGATTTAAATTATTTATCAGACACCAATGTTTTTTACTTTTTATAGGTCTCTGGTGTAACGGTAGCACGGCAGTCTCCAAAACTGTAAGGTCAGGGTTCGAATCCTTGGGGGCCTGCCAAAATATTTATTTTGGGCCACTAGCTCAGTTGGTTAGAGCATCCGGCTCATAACCGGACGGTCTTAGGTTCGAATCCTAAGTGGCCCACCAAATTATCTTGGGCGTGTAGTTCAGCAGGTTAGAATACGGACCTGATAAGCCCGGGGTCGATGGTTCGAGTCCATCCACGCCCACCAACCCGGAGAGAGTGAAATCCACGGTATCTGAAAAGCCTCCCTAAGGGCTAGAAGAGATCAGGCAAATGGTTAGGGACGTTTGCCAGATTTTAATTATATGGGTTGATTCGCACGGGGCGAATAAGTATTATAAGGAGCTATGAGAGTAAAAACTGTGGTGTGGAGATAAGCGCCCACTGCCACCTTGCGTGAGCGTACCGGTTAAGCTCGGATGGGTCTCCTCAGAAAGTTATAAGAAAAAAGAGAGGTTCGAGTCCTCTATAACCCACCAATAGGCACTTAAGAGGTCTGGTTCAAATCCATAAGCATCTTGGTGATGCGCCCCGCCCCTGAGAGCAGCGAGGGAGAGAACGTTCAATTCGGCTGGTGTAATCTGGAAGCACACTTAAGTGGCTCTCGCTTAATATACGTTAGTGTCGGAATTTGGCAGACGACCATTCAGAGTAGGTAGCGGATATTAGCTTTGACCGAGACTGAGGATAGCATTAATATCAAGAGCTTGTTTACTGGTTCAACTCCAGTCTAACGTTCCATAACCTTTGTTTTTTCAAATACTATAATAGGGTTTGGCTGCAGGTCTTCGTGCACAGAAGTAATAAAGCAGAATAAACGCGATATTAGTTGACTTTGCTGATTGAATAGAAATTAGCTATTTGTACAAATAAGACGCAGGGCCGGCGTCTATAAACCCCGTGCCCACGCTAAATCTAAGTATGGTGTAGTGGGAACATGATTGTTGGAGTAGCATTGAGGTTAAGGTGAGATTCCTTAAAAGAGCGAAAGGCATTCGTCGAAGGTTCGAGCCCTTCTATTTAGACTAAAATAATGTAGATTGGTGCTATTGAGTAATCGTAGGAACAGCGCTGAAAGATAGGCAATTACCAGAGTAAGGCGGATCTGAGGTAGGAGTGGTGAGCGAGACCCGATGCAGCCGTTCGATTCGGCAAGAAACCTTACAGCGGCATAGAGCCAGCGAAGCTATGCATCTACATTTTTATATTGGGTAGTCGCCAAGCGGTAAGGCACAGGACTTTGACTCCTGCATTTCCCTGGTTCAAATCCAGGCTACCCAGCCAGCTCCAGAGTATGACTATCCTTCAACAGAAAACTGAAAACGTTAAGATTATAGGTACCTATAAGCTACGAGTAAAACAAAGAAGGAATTTTTATATCACGGCATAGTTCATAGTAGAGCACCCAAATCCCAGGGAAGAGAGAAGTGTTGACGTTTCTTGATAGCTACAAGAAACTGAGCTGAAGAGGAGCAGGTCGTGTCTGCTGCCGTGTCCATTAATTTAATAATTTAATAAAAAATTATTCGCTAAATTAATTAGAATCTAAAAATCTTTTAAAGGAGAAAAATGCTATGTTTAATATTAGTTCGTATAAAGCTATAAAATCAGCCTATGGCCTTGCTATGCCATTTTTCTCCGATGAAAAAGGATCTTTTTGCCCGCGTTGATATTTTCATGTTTATTAGAAGATAATTAACGCTCGGGATTATAAAAAATCTTGAGCGTTTTTCTTTTAAACGTGTTAAATTAGCTTTTTAGTATCGTATAATATAATATCTAAGATACTGGTTATAATATCGGCTTGATATATGGCGGCTATATCATCTTGCGCCCTGCGCCGAGGCGCCCAAAGCACAGTTGTTCACCTTAAGCAACTTCTGTCTATATATGAGCCTGTAGCTCAGCAGGAAGAGCACATGACTTTTAATCATGGGGTCGCGAGTTCGAACCTCGCCAGGCTCACCAAAACTTTTAGGAGTTTTATTATGTTAGTAAGATATACTTGTAAACATTGTAATGAGACAAACGAAATCACAAATTTTTGGAAATGGTTTTGGACACCGCATTTTGGAACCAGAAAGCGCCTTCGTTGCAAGGCTTGTGATAAAGTTAGCTATATGAAGCGTCAAGATGGTCGAAAGATTCTCGACTGGTATACAGAAAAATGAAAACAAATTCTTATAAAAAGTTAACTGTTAAAGAATGTGCTTGGTGTGATTATTATGGCACTAAGTGCAGAAAGAATAAAAAATGTTCTTTTTATAAGAAGCTTGTTAAAAGCATGCTTAAAAATCGTGCAAGACAAAATAATTTAATATGGGGTAGGTAGTGAAGTGGCCAAACACGCGGACTGTAACTCCGTGCTTTACTGTATTGGATTTGCTTGAAAGAACTCGCGACTCTGAATAGTAAGATTCAATCAAGTTTAGGCGCGCATGTGACTTGTAAAGCTTCGCTGGTTCGAATCCAGCCCTCCCCACCACTATGTACAAGTAGAGTAGAGGAATCTCAAGACCTCTTCACGAAAGTCTTTGCTGAAAAATGCACGTAAGTTCGAATCTTACCTTGTACACCAGGGCAGTTTAAGTAATAACGGTCTGCCGCACCAAAATCCGTAAGGTCACGATGGCGTGTCGGTTAACAGCCTGAAGGGAAAGCAAACCTGACTATTAAACAGTTGGTCGGCGATTATCCGACGATAAGCTCGAGATGTCAATATTTAATTAGTCTAACAAACTCGCTCGGATAGCACTGATTCGTATACGGAGTGCAAGTAAGGAAGAGTCTATTTAAAGGGGTTCAATTCCTCTGCGGAGCGTTCATGCTGCGTTATGGATTGTTAAATAGATAAAGAGATGTTTAACTGCAGAAAACAGAAGCTGGCCTTACCAAGAAGAAATACTTGATACTAAAATCCGACAAGGAAAATGTCGTAAAGCAACCCGTTTACTCTTTTGGTTAAGTGAAGGCTTAATAAGTTATATGTTCGAGTATGACTGTTAAAAAGGGAGTACTATGCTCGAGTGGTGTAATGGCAGCCACGGCAGATTCAAAACCTGTTGTCCTTTGTGACGTGTGAGTTCGAGTCTCACCTTGAGCACCAATAGGGAGTTTACTTGTCAAATGAAGTCTTGAGGGAGTAAACAGTGTCCAGCTTGGAGGGGAGCTGTGCGATTAATATGGAGGAGTACTCAAGAGGCCGAAGAGATCAGTCTTGAAAACTGAGAGGTCGGTGCTGAGCCGGCGCGTGGGTTCGAACCCCACCTCCTCCGCCATATGCAGGTGTAGCACAACCTGGTGAGTGCGCGCGCCTTATAAGCGCGTGATGTAGGTTCAAATCCTAACACCTGTACCAAAAATAAACAAGAAAGTAGAGGTATTCATTATGCAATTATGATTTTTAATTAAGGAGTAAAAGCAAAATGAATAACAGACACAAGTATTTCAGAAATCTTCGCTACAAACAGAAGCTCGAAGCTAGCTATGATCAGTGGAATGGTAGATACACTAATGTGTATTTTGTTACGCAGGAACCTGATCCTCGCTACATCCGTGAAAATGGTTACAAGTATCCTTATAGCTGCTTCTCAGTGTTTAACAAGTACCGTGGCCATGACTTTTATCTTACATGGAAACGCCCTGAGGTGCCTTATAGTATCTTAGAGTACAGGCATGGAAAAAGCGGTTGGAAGCAGCTTATGAAGTGCCAGACTGCAAGACGTAATCGTCGTATTAAAATTACTGAAGACGATACTTCTTGGAGAGCAAAAAGTTTCTATAAAAAGTACGAAGACCGTTGGAATTACGATTAAAAACATTGTATTATATAATAAAGCTGAATAGTGAGTAGAAATCCATTCCCGGTATGCCTTCACGTACAGACTTTATCGATCAGGACCTGTACAATCCTATGATAAAGGAAGGCAGAGATTAGCGCAAAGATGGTGTAAGGGGAGCATCTGCAGCGGTTTGAGTGCTGCGGGGATCCGTTCGAATCGGATGAGCGTGCCCAACAAGAAAATCTCTTAAAAGTACTGCGAATGAAAAAGATGTGCCCACAAACAAGACATTCCTACTTATTAAATGATGAATATAAAGTAGGCACCTTAGTCTGGGAGTAAAGATGGAGTGTAATTAATAGACAACTTTTACTTGACGGTGCGCAACGACAGGTAAACACATCTCCTATATCTGAAACTGATATAGTTCGGCTTGTTTTATATGCCTGGATAGTTCAGTTGGTTAGAACGCCTCCCTCATAAGGAGGAGGTCGGTGGTTCGAATCCACCTCCCGGCACCAAAAGTTAAATACTCAAAATCCTATGTAATTCTTATGGCCAGTGTGGTGTGGTTAAAGTACCGTTCGATTCGGTTGTCAAACATAGGGAGCTAAGTTAAACCACATTAACGACTAGTAGTATTTACTTGAAAATTTAACATCAGCGAGGTAAGTTTATGAGTAGAACTAGGGCTTATACACGTAAAATGAGAGCTAAGGCAATCAAGCGTAAGAAGAGAATTACTTCTCATTACCCCGGGTCTGACACCTTCCCTTATTATGCTCATGACGGCATATATTCTAAGAATAAGATTCACTGTTCTTGTAGAATGTGCCGTGGTAAGGATTATTACGGAAGACATATACCTACCATGCAGGAAAAGCGTAATGGTATTGGTCTAAAGTATCCTACATTATATAATGAAATCAACGCAGGTTTGGCGGAATTGGCAGACGCGTCAGCTTGAGGGGCTGATGGGAGCAATCTCGTGAAGGTTCAAGTCCTTTAACCTGCACCATAACCCTGACGACCGGAAAGTTAAATAATAGTGCACATATTATTTAGATTGGTCCTATCCGGCGCCTAAAGATTGTGTGATGAGCAGCGTGGTCCAGATGCTCCAGGGTTTTATATGCGGGATTAGTGTTTAACGGCTAGCATGTCAGTCTTCCAAACTGAAGGTGAGGGTTCGAATCCCTTATCTCGCTCCAAATATGGTGAGAGTAGTGCAGTTGGCCTAACACGTCAGATTGTGGCTCTGAAGATCGCGAGTTCGAATCTCGTCTCTCACCCCATACTTTAATATGCCTGGGTAGCTCATCTGCGGTCAGAGCGCGGGTCTGAAAAACCCGAGGTTGCCGGTTCGACTCCAGCCCCAGGCACCAGCATATCCTGGACAAAATCCTAGGTACCAGCGAAACTTCGAATATATTGAATAAGAAGGCTGAGTCCGTCGGTGCAGAGCAGTACGAGAGGATGACTAACGGGCTACTCTCAAAAATAAAACATTTAGTAAAATTATTTGCTAAATTATACATAAGTCAGTAAGCAAGTATTAAAAGCTGTTTAAGACAATAACTACTTCGTACGTGGAACACTCGGAGGGCCAACTCTCGCTGTAGCACAAGGTACTACAAAACCAAGGTTGTGAAATCCACAGAAGCTCCGTGAGGTTGAAACTACTCACCTGACTTTATATGGGCTCATAGCTCAATTGGGAGAGCACTTGCCTTGCAAGCAAGAGGTCGCGGGTTCGACTCCCGCTGGGTCCACCATCAGATAGAAACAGACGCTGGAAGATCCGTCTCGGTGCTTTTCGGAGCCCGTCGTCTAGAAGAAGGACACTATCTTTTTGTAATTACAAATGTGGTACCGAGTAAAGCGGACGGCCAAGTAAAAGCAGCTTAGAGCGAATGCCACCTATTGGGGAGCTGTCTTCCTGTGAAAATTAAACGAAGTATATATGCTGGAATCTTCGGGCGCCTAGAGCTATATGAAGCTTAATTAGTAGCGAATTAGACAGAATCTAAGAGTCATGACCTTAGAAGTGAGGAGATAACACTATAAACAACCAGTCATGCAGTATTAGTTTAGAGGTAAAACGCGACCTTGCCAAGGTTGAGTCACGAGTTCGAGTCTCGTATATTGCTCCAAATACGCGATTGGTGAAAAGGACATCACGTATGGCTACGGACCATAAGTTAGGAGTTCGAGTCTTCTATTGCGTGCCATTTGCGCGATTAGCTCAGTTGGGAGAGCACCATCCTTACAAGTTGGGGGTCGGCGGTTCGAGACCGTCATCGCGCACCATATGTCGGATTAACTCAGTCGGAATAGAGTAACCGCCTTCTAAGCGGTAGGTCAGTAGTTCGAGTCTACTATCCGATGCCAGACCAGCCCGTTTTATACTAGTTTTGACGGATAACAAAGCCGAGTGTAGTGTGCGAAGAGGTGTTCCTCGGAGAGGTTGCAAACTCAAAGAGTAAGAAAGGTATGTAGCCCACTGGTTGCCAAAATTTTATATTATTTCCTCGGGGAGTAGCTCAGATGGTAGAGCGCGTGGTTTGGGACCATGAGGCCGCAGGTTCGAGACCTGTCTCTCCGACCATGAATTTTATTAAATCTATCATTAGTTAAGGAGGAGAATATGTCAAAGCTTTGTACAGAGTGCTATAAGCTGAGATATGGAAGTCTTCCTACTAGCGTTTCTATTAGTCAAGAGCTTGAAGTTTGTGAAAACTGTGGTAAAGAAGATCAGCTCATTTTAAATGAAGAACAAACTGAAACTTTGACTGTTGCAGAGTGCCAAGTAGAGACTCAAAAGCATATCGAAGCAGTCCGCAAGTATATCAGATTTATGATCGATAAGATTGAAATGCGCGGCGTTAAGCATGATGCTTCTAAGCTAGAATCTCCTGAAGTAGAAGTATTCGCAGAATACACTCCAAAATTAAATAATACAACATTCGGTAGTGAAGAATATTACCAGAATTTAGAAGGTATGAAGTCTGCATTGGATCACCATTATGCTTCCAATAGGCATCATCCTGAACATTTTGTAAATGGTATTAATGATATGACTCTTGTAGATATCATTGAAATGTTCTGTGACTGGAAGGCAAGTACCTTAAGACACAATGACGGTAACCTTCTCAAGAGTATTGAGACTAATGCAGAAAGATTCCATATGGATGGACAACTTAGGCAGATTCTTCTTAATACTGCTAGAATGTTAGATGAGCACGAAGATTAATATAATCTAATGCACAGACAGCCTCTGTGCATTTTGCTTTGCACCTTTAGCTCAGTTGGTAGAGCAACTGACTCTTAATCAGTGGGTCCCGGGTTCGAATCCCTGAAGGTGCACCAAAGTTTGTCCGTAGCTAAGAATAAACGGTCACCGCAAGGGAAGAGGGAAAGCAGCGGTATAAAAGTGGCATCACCAAACCTCTACATAGACTTGTATCATATTACAGGGAGGAAGCTAGTAGAGTGAGTCCAAAGGCCGTGACTGTACGACCGTGGTTGAAGCAAGTAGATCTTTGAGATAGTACGCTAAAAGCAGTCTGAAATACCACTGGCAATGTACTAAAAATTTAGGAGCTTAATAAATGAAAGTGACTGACCGTGCCTTTAGTAATCTAGTTTCACCTTTTGATGTAAGAGACTATAAGATAGCTGTAACCGCGACTGAATTTCCAGAAACTTTTGTACTTCCTGAGGTTTCGGTAAAAAATCAGGGAAGCACTGGCAGCTGTGTTGCTCATGCTTGTTCTTCTGTGGTAGAGTTTCATAATAAACGACAGGAAGGTACCGATGTTGTATTTAGTACCGAGTTTATTTACGGTTATCGTCCGGCAGGTTATTATGTAGGGGAAGGCATGTATATTCGTAATGCTCTTAAGACTTTACGTGAAATAGGCGATTGTCCTGTTGCGGACCTTAAGGGAAATCATAAATGTCCAGAAGCTATAAAAGCTGTCGAAGCGAGACTTGAAGAACTTAAAGACAAAGCTTACCCACATAGAATTTCTACTTATGCAAAAGTTAATTCTGTTGAAGAGATTAAGCAGGCGTTAATGGATTTTGGTTATGTAGTAATTTCTATGCCATGGTATAAGGACTACAAGCTTAAGAATGGAGTATATTCTCACAGTTCTGATGAGACAAGTGGTTACCATTGTATGGTTATTTATGGCTGGAGTGAAGAAGGTTGGCTTGTTCACAATAGTTGGGGTTCTAGCTGGGGTAAAAAAGGTAGATTTATTATGCCATTTGACTTTAAATGGCGTGAAGCCTGGGCAGTAACTGATGAGATCAAAGGCGAAGGAGATGTTATCAGACCTGAAGATAGCTGGTTTGTAAAAACTTTTGCGCCTATTATTAATGCTATTGCAAACTTCTTTAGAAAGCTCTTTAAAAAGATTTAAGATATATCGTATTATATAATATATAAATATAAACACCGTTATTGCAGTTCAATTCTGCACTCAGGGGTTCATTCTCGTGGAGTTATTTAGGTTAAAAGCGAGAAGGGCGTGGTTCGATTCCACTAGGGTATGAGGTAAATAACGAAAACCTAATTTTTATGATAAAATTTAAAAAATATATTGTATAATATATTATATGGAGGAGTACTCAAGCTGGTCAAGAGGACGCACTGCTAACGCGTTAGGCCGGTAACACGGTGCGTGGGTTCGAACCCCACCTCCTCCGCCAAGTTTAATATGGGTCAGTCGCATAGCGGCAATTGCAGTGGACTGTAAATCCGCCGCCTCAGGCTTCGTTGGTTCGAGTCCAACCTGGCCCACCATTATATTGCTAAGAAGGGCAAAGAATCGAGCTCGGCAGGCATCATAACCTGTGACAACGTTGTAGATAAGTTCGAAGGTATCTCGAGTAGAATAGAAAACTATCTACTGGAATCAAAATAATAACTAGATGAAAAACTCTACGGAACTATTCAATGATGAGTTTAAAAGAAGGTGTGAGTCCTTCCTTAGCGACCAATTTAATATGTATTTAAGACATTGAAACTGGTAAACACGCAGTTCAACTTTTTTGAAAGTTCTCCAAAAATATTTGCTAAATTTAATGATGCAAATAAAGGAGATATTTAAAATGCGTACTGACTTGATTAATAAGAAAGAGCTAATTTTAGAATGGATTGCTGAAGAGCTCCCTAAGCGCGAAATGGCAAAACGTTTAGGCTGTAAGCAGGAAACACTTAATGCTTACTTAGCTAAAATGAATATTACATATTCCGGACAGCAGGCTAAAAAAGGTCAGCAAAAGGGTAGTAATGTTTATAAAGATTCTTCTTACTATTTAGGTCCGAATGCGCTTCCCATTACTTCACATAAGTTAAAGTTAAAACTTATTCGTGACGGTTTAAAAGAAGATAAGTGTGAGTACTGTGGAAATTCTCATTGGCTGGGTGTTAAGTTGCCTCTTGAGCTTCATCATGAAGATGGTAATCACTACAATAATGAGCTTTCCAACTTAAAGATTGCTTGTCCAAATTGTCATGCAATTAAAGCACCTAATGCAGGTGCTGCAGCAGGTAGTTATACTACCTCTTAATGCGGGATTGGCGGAATGGCAGACGCGTATGGCTTAGGACCATATGTTAATTCGTGTGGGTTCAAGTCCCACATCCCGCACCAAATATGGCGGTGTAGCTCAGTTGGTTAGAGCGCCAGCCTGTCACGCTGGAGGTCAGGGGTTCGAGCCCCCTTACCGTCGCCAAGTTACTTACCGTTGCGTTATAAACGGTTGTATAGATCTTGTTAAAGTTGCAGACTATACGGAAACAATAACAACCACCACCTGCTTGGTGTGACTCTTTATAGGGATGCAGAAGCTTATATTCCTCGATAGCTCAGTCGGCAGAGCGCGTGACTGTTAATCATGATGTCGCAGGTTCGAGCCCTGCTCGGGGAGCCAGTAAGGTTAATGAGAAATCCTAAGTAAATTGCAATTACTAAAAACTCTGCGAGATGCGAAACTCCCGAACTCTGCTACATTAAAGAGGGAAGAAAAAGCCGTTCCTGGGGTCCTGAAAAACGTTAAATACAGTTGACTGTGAATATGGTATATGTAGATACTATATTCGACCTTTTTTCCGATGGGTTTTGGGTCATAAATAATTATAAACTCCCAAAAATATGGCGCCTTGGTCAAGCGGTTAAGACACCGCCCTTTCACGGCGGTAACACGGGTTCGATTCCCGTAGGCGTCACCATAAAAATAAAATAAAATAAATATCGTATAATATAATATAAAAATTATTTAGGAGATATTTTAAAATGACCCATTTTCAGTTTGAATTAATTTGTAAGATTATTGAGAGCGGCGCGCCTGCTCTGGCTAATGAGCTTTGCGGCGCTTTAGCTAGTTTAGTTCAGTCGTACAATACTGTAGTGGTAGAAAATGAGCAACTTAAGACTCAAACTACTTCTGCACCTGCTGTAGAAGTAACAGAATAATTTAAAATATAATTAAGAGCTTGTGCTTATTTCTTTGAAATATAATTGATATTTAGTAAAGTAGCCAAGCCAATTATATAAAATAGAGCCTATACTTATTTCTTATGATATTTAAAAGGGTAAATAGTAAAGACAGTTAGGCCAAATTTTATTTGCTAAATTAAAAAGAGCTCGTACTTATTTCTAATACTAACAAAAGACTTCGGCCGGGTATCTATATATCCTTCTGGAATATAGAGGTAGCCTGGCATACATAAATAGTCGAGCCTATTTTTTCTAGAACCTATGCTTATTTCTTAAAGAAGGTAATGCGTGGAGACGATTATCAGTCGTCCTGGCTGACTGTCGTAATCCACATCAAATAGTATTTAGCTAGGTCATATATCGCGGGATGATGCAGAGGTCAGCAATCCAGGCTCATAACCTGAGAAGTCGTAGGTTCGAATCCTACTCCCGCAACCAAATATGCTGGCGTGGCTCAACGGTAGAGCAGCTGACTTGTAATCAGCAGGTTGGGGGTTCGATTCCCTTCGCCAGCTCCATACTTAAGAGGAAAGTTATTCAGTTTTGAGTGACTTTTCTCTTTTTTTTATCGTATATTATAATAGTAATTATTTATATAAAGGAGATTTATTTTGACTACCCCTATTCCAGAAATCAAAGCAGCCTATCAGCACACTAAGGCTGGAACATTTTTATTTAATTTGTGTGCTATTTGGACTAAGTTCCTTGTGAAACATCAAAAACTATACTATATTCTTGCTTGCACTTGGGGCTTTATCATGACCTTGGTTGGCGCAGTTATTTCAGGAGCGCTTTATCTAGTAAAGCTGTGCTCGTTCGGAAAGGTAAAGATCACTTTTAAGCCTTATCATTGGATTTATAGCATTTCTGTTGGTCCTGACTCTTGGGGAGGCTTTGAGTGCGGTCTTTGTTTCTTGAGAGACCATAAGTCTCGTGGTGCTCTTGATGCTCATGAATTTGGTCATACTTTCCAAAATTGCTTGTTTGGTCCACTATTTCCATTTATTGTTGGTCTGCCCTCGGTAACCTGGTACCATACACGTAATGCAAAGCCTGTTAAAGAAAGAAAGCCTTATGATTCAATGTGGTTCGAGGACGCAGCAACTCAGTGTGGTTTGTATGTAATTAGAACTTTGAATGCAACAGCAGTTGCGGCTATTGAAGATAAGAAGGAGATTTAATGGCAGAGCTAATTTTTTATACAGGCCCTATGGGCAGTTCTAAAACAGCTCATGCTCTAATGACAAATTTTCAATATACTGAAAAAGGTAAGAATGTTTGGTTGATTAAGCCTGAGATTGACACCAGAGAAGAAATGCAGTATGACAATGGTAAAGCAATTAAAACATTAATTAGGTCCAGGGTTGGAATTAGCGCTTGGGCTGATGCAATCAGTGCTACTGACAAGTTAGTTCCGCCAGAAGGAACTAATACTGTTATATGTGATGAAGCACAGTTTCTTACAAAAGCACAGGTAGAAGAACTTAAGATTCTTGCTGATGAAAAAGATATTCAGGTGCTCTGTTATGGTTTAAGAACGGACTTTACCTCTCATTTGTTTGAGGGCTCTAAAAGATTATTTGAGCTTGCAAGTATTATTAAAGATATTCCAGTTATATGTGACTGCGGTAACTTTGCTGTTATTAATGCACGTATTAAAGATGGTAGTATAGTAACAGAGGGCGATCAAGTTGATATTGGCGGAAATGATAAATACAGAGCATTCTGCTATGCTTGCTGGAGGAAATATAGTAAATGAAAAATTGGACGATGTGCATTATAGCTTCAATAGTCTGCAGGCTACTCGCCATCGTGGCCGTTCTTGCTTTTGTATACTTTATGGTAGTACTTACCGGAAGCCTTGGCTGCCTCTGGCTGCTATTTTTGCTTCTAGCGGTGGAGCTAGTTCCTACCTACGAATTTAAACATAAAACTTCCGATGAGGAAGATACTAAGGAGAAAAATAATGGCAATTAAAATTACTAAACCAGGTCAGAAAGAATTCCACGCATTTTGCAAGTGGTGTGGTTGTGAATTCACATATGAAATCTCTGACTTAAAGCTTTCTGCAACTTCTGATAAGGTAAGTTGTCCTACCTGTGGTAAGGATTATCATCATCAAAGTATGGTTCAGGACCCTACTATTCCTGGCGGTATTGGCTATCAGTGGCCGTCAGACAGCACTGACCCTTGTGCGGGCTGTGTTTGGAGAGAGAACTTGTTAAGAGACGGTATTTATGTAGGAGATACTCCTTGTACTTGGTGTAATAAGAATAAGTTTAATAGTATTACTTGCACGCAGCCCCGCTTGAACGACTATACTACTCCCTGTGTTAGTGAGTTGGACACTTACTTGACTACTTCTACCTCAAGTGAGCTTAATGGTACTAAGTATACTACTGCTCACAATTGCTCTGACGACGTAGCAAATGGCGAAGTAATGAAAACTATCTTGAGTTGTTGTGAGGCTAATACCAACGGCATCGCGACGAATAATACTGGGTATAGCCCTAAAAATGGCTCGTCAACACCACCAGCTCCTCCGACATCTGGATCTAACGCTGTAAAGAGCTGTAATTCTTGCTCTGGCGAGCATAAATGCAACGGTAAGAAAAACTGTAAGGGTAAGCATTAAAGCTCAATATAAGCGAAATTTAGGCTATCTAGGAAGGCATTGAAATATATGCCTTCTTTTTATTAAAAATATTGAAATCGGCAATATTTGTATTGTATAATATAATATAACAATTATGGAGGAATTTATTATGTATGATTCTATGGTTCGCGATGTTCTTAAGGAGTGGAAGGATGATGCTAAGGTAAGCCATCTTATGCTTTACAGTCTTAGAAAGAATGTGCTTACTATTTATACGGATCGTCCAGGTCCGCTTATTGGCTGCAGAGGTGAGAGAATTGCTCGCTATCAGGAAAAGCTTAAGGCGCTTCCTATTTATCACATTGAGGAAGTAAGACTTGAAGAAACTCATGGAATTTTTTAAAGTGCTTTATGGAATTTAAAGTCGGAGATATGGTAGAAGCCTATAATGGATACATTATCGGTTGGATTACTTATATTAATTATCAGAAAGAAGAAGCCGATGTTGAATGGGACGAAGGCAATTTTGATTATAACTGTACCGTTGTACCTTTTAAATATTTAAAGAAAGTGGAGATTTAACTATGAAATCAACTGGAATTGTAAGAAGAATTGATGACCTTGGAAGAGTAGTTATTCCTAAGGAAGTAAGACGCACTATGCGCCTTAAGGAAGGCGACCCTCTTGAGCTTTTTATGGAAGGAGAATACGTTTGTTTTAGAAGGTATTCTACTGAGCCGGAGCTTAAGGGTGCAATTGAGGGTCTGCACGCAGTTATTTATGGAGAAGCTAGTCCCGTTGAAGACCTTCCTGAAGAACAGGCCGCTTCTATTAAGGCTCTGCTTCACGTACTTGAGCGAGACCTTAAAGAATACATTTTTGATAAGGAGCCCACTAATGGCTAATAATGATATGATTGCTGTTAAGGAAGCAGCTCTTGAAAAGGCGCGAAACGAGCTTAGCTATGCTTTTCATCTTGAAGACTGTGGTAAAAATGCCGGTATTAGAAAGATGAATGCTAATAAAGCTGATTGGCTTAAGTGGGTTGTTTATCTTGCAGAGCTCGGGCTTGAGACTGAAAAGTATTTAAGCGAGCCTACTACAATGGCAGTGCCCGAGGAGCCTAAGACAGATTATGAAAAAGCTCGTATACTTTTCCAAATGATTAAAGATAATCCTGTAAATTAAAATAAATTTCTAAAGTATCATAAAAATAAGACTTCCTGTATTGTATTATAATATAGGAAGTTTTTACTATTTATGGAGGATTTTTATATGGTTACTATGGAAATGTATTTTGACAAAGAGACTTTTGAGCCTGGAAAGAATTATTTTTCTATTGAAAAGGTAAAATGTAGTAGACCGCGAACTGAACCTGAAACACACCTTCGTGAGCAGGCATATAAATGGAGCTGTATTGGATTTCGCTGTATCGGTTGGGGATGTATGATTGGCTTAATCTTTATGATTACTTTCAGTGTTCTCGCCGCTTGCTTTAGTAGCTGGTTTTATGCTGGAACAGCTGTTGGTGCTATTCTTTTTGTTGGTGGCATTATTTTTGCTAATGCTGTTTGCTGGCCCACTGAACAGAAATATTCAGAAGAGCTTATGGACTACCGACGAGAGCATGAAGAAGAGCTTTGGGCAGAGGCTACTAAAGACTTGAAGGCGTATAATGAAGAGCAGAAAAAGATTGCTGAGGCTTGGAGAGCGGCACATCCGCTTGAGGAGAAGATTAGAGCCTGTATTAAGGATCCTATGTCAAGTGTAGACATTGCCAACCTGGCTCGTTACTATGCAGAGGTTTATATTAAGGAGGGCGGTTCACATGAAACTATGGATTGATGATGTTAGACCTGCACCAGAAGGCTATATTTGGTGTAAGTCGACTTTGAATGCACTTCACACCATTTATCATAATGCTGATGATATCGAAGAAATTGCCCTTGATCATGATGCTGGTGACTATGCTTTTGAGGGCGGCGACTTTATTGAAGTTCTTAAAGAGCTTGAGAGACTATGCCGCTCTGGTAATGCACTAAAGCGTGCATATTGGTTGGAACACTGTATTAACTATAGATTTTCTTTACATTCAGCTAACCCGGTTGGAGTTGCTAACATGAGAGCTATTATTCAAGCAAATGGCTGGAAGGAGATAAGATAATGAAGAAAATTAAAATATTCAAAAACCATGAAGAACATTGTGTAAATCCGTCCGGTTCGAGCTATATCACTGCAACTTGGGCTTGCGATGAGGTGGAAAAATTTATTAATCGTAAAGATATTAAAGTTTTGTCTATTCATTATGCTGGCGGGTCTAATGACGCTATTATGGTTGTATATGAGGAGATACTATAATGTTTAAAATTATGGATTCAGAAAAGCTTTTTATTCCAGTAAAGTCGGGTTTTCCTACTGCTGCCAATGCTTACGATTGGGCTAAAAAGAACTTAGGCAAGGATAGTTGTCATCCTTGGGGAATGGGTAAGGTCGGTACAAGGTATAGATATTTTATACAGTCATATTAAGGAGATAAGATGAGTAAAGTTGTTAGGCCACCTTTTACTTGGCCGACCCTTATACATGATTTTAATGCAAAGACAGTAAAAGTTCATGATGTCTTGGCTTATCGAGAAGACCGTGTAAAGAAACTTAAAAAGAAATATACAACTAAAGAAGAATTTGCAGATGCTCTGAAGTTAGAGCTTCAGTGGCAATATTGGTCGCGCGCTGAGTATGAGATGATTCTTTATATTGAAGACAATAGAGTATATCTTGAACCTTGGTGTGGAATCTTTAGAGAAGGTAAAATTGATATTACAGATGACCAGATACTTAACTGGCCAGCTTTTGCTAAGAAGATGTTGAGCGAGCACGCTTGGCACGACAAAGAAAATAATCGTGATTATGTAAAATTTGATATCTTTGATCAGCTAATGTTCAGATTTGACGAGATAGTAGATTTTACTTGGAATTATAGACATAAATATCAGAGAATAAAGAAGGAGATTTAAAAATGAGAGTAAAAATTCAGCTTGATACTATTACCGATATTGGTAATTTTGTAGTTGCAGTTTCCCACGCAACCAGTAAAAATGATAAGGTATATGTAACTGACGGTGATCGTTGTTGCATTAATGCAAAGTCTTTCCTTGGCCTTGTTGCTGCTAGAGACTTTGACGAGCTTTGGTGCGAGTCTGACAAGGACATCTATTCCAGTATTAAGACATTTACTATTGATTAACGTTTATATTTATAAACAAAACTGAGCTTTTCGTTTAAAATAATAAACATTAGGAGATAATTATGAAAGAACTTTTAGAACTTGTTGCGGCAAATCCTGACCTGCCTATTGTGGCTATGGTAAATGGTGAAGTTTGTTGGGATGATAGTTGTTATTGGATGGCGAGCTTTTCTGCTGCAAGTATTGAGTCAGTCGGTCTTATCGGTGACCATTGGTATGACGATAAGGATAGCTTTACTGAAGTATATTACGACAAGTACGCAGATGAGCTTTGTGAGAAGTTTAATTATGAGCCCAGGTGCTGTGCTGTAAGTGTAGAGCGTGGAGAGTACACTCAGGAGCAATTTGCTGCTAACTGCCTTGCAGAAGCAGAACTTGAGAAGTACCTTGATGAAATGGCTGCAAAGTATATGAAAAGATGTATTGTTGTGTATGTAGACGCACCTGATATGAGTGAATGGAAGGAAGCATAATGAGAGAATTCACTTATGGAGAGCTTAAACAGGGGCTTATTTGCTGTACAGTTTATAGAAATTGTAGTGGTTGTCCTTTGTATATGGGACCCGAGAAGGGACCACATGAGGAGTGTACCTATCAGCTTATGTCAGCAGCTATGAACTGTATTAATGTTATGGAAAAAGACCTTGCTGACGCAAATAAAAGAGCTAACGATTGGGAAGAGTTTGCTCGAAATATGAGTAAAGAGAGGGATATGTAATGACCTTTGATTTACAGGGAGCTTTACTTGCTGCAGCTGAAGAGGCTGGCAAGATGCAGGCAGAGTTTCAGCAGCGAACAGATGATCTTATAAATCATATTAATTACGTTGAGGGCGAGAATACTAGACTTAAAGAGAAGCTTAATAAAGCTGCTAACTTAATGAAACAGTTTGCAGAAATTTTGTCTGATGATCAAAACTATTGAGTACCGTATCGTATAATATAATAGTCCTAAAGCTGCTTCGCTTTGAGGCAGCTTTTATTATATATTATAATATTTTGGAGGTTTTTGGTATGAATGATTTTGGTGGCGTCAATACTGGCAAGTGGTGGGTCAAAGAGAGAGCTGGCCTGCATGAAGCTGAATGTTCTGTTTGTGGTTATTGTCAGCCAGTAGCTGTTGGTTTTGATATTGAGACACTTACTACAAAGATTCGTGGTTTGGAAGACTACTGTCCAAGCTGCAACGAAAATATGTTTAAAGAAGAGCCGCAGCTTTTCACTAAGGAAGCTGCTTTTGCCGTTGGTAGTGCGGAGCCAATGTTGAAGTCCTTGGTTATTAACTGTGATAAGATTACTCTGGAGCAGAGAAGTCTTGGTATTACAGTAGATATTTCTGAGAATATTGACAATATCGATACCGTAGAAATTAACGGTGTTAAGTTTGTAAGAGAGGCTTAAGCATGAATATTAGAGCAGAATGGCATGACCCAGATTATTACTATCACCCGCCAAAGTATGTAAATATTATAAAAATTGAGTGGAAAGATGGTTTGCCTGGTGCCTTGGTAGTAAATGAGCATGGTAAGATTGATCATTATTATCTTAAAGATTTAACTGTTATTGATAAGGAGTATATGTCATGAATATTTTGTTTGTTCTTATTCTTATGATCTTTTGTCATATTGTAGATGATTACTACCTTCAGGGCTGGCTTGCGTCGGCTAAGCAGAAGCAGTGGTGGAAGGATAATGCACCTGAGAAGCTCTACAGATTTGACTATATCTGGGCTTTGATTATGCACTCCTTTAGCTGGTCTTTTATGATTATGCTGCCTATTGCATTATTTAACAGCTTTGCTATCAGTGGTGCGTTTGTCGGTATGCTTGTTTTTAATATGATTATGCATGCTTTTGTTGATGACTGTAAAGCAAATAAACACTGGATCAATCTTTGGACAGATCAGGCTTGTCACTTAGTTCAGATTACAGCTACGTTTGTTATCTTTGTTAATGGAGGTATTTAATGCTTCAGCAGCTTAATATTAAACTAGAAGACTATTGGTTTGGCTACAATGAGTACTACGTTTTTTATGACGATGAGCACATGACTCAGGAGCAGGCTGAAAAAGCTCTTGAATTTATTGATTGGGGTAGTTGGGAGCCTAAACTTACACCTTATTACCTTATTGTTCCCGCGGTAAAGAAGCCCATCTTGAACAGTATTAAGGAATATTTTGTAAGTGGCCGCCATCAGGAGGTAAAAGATGATCCCGAAGCTTGAACCTCAGAATATTGAAAAGTGTGCTGCTTGTGGAGCAAAGAATACTAAAGGCTTTGTAGTCTGCTCAGGCTTTGGAGCGTTTTCTGATGCAATTTGTTTAAGTTGTATTTCAGAGGGCAGAGAAGTATATCAGCATATGGTTAATGATATTTCTTGTGCAGGACCTTGGCCGGATGGTATAAATGAAGACTACCAGGCAGAAGTAAGACGTCAGCTTAGATTACACAATAAAACAGAAGAAGAATTTATTGCAGACCTTGCTTTGGCAGATGAATTTTTTAATCAGGCATTTTAAAAGAATGTCTGATTTTTCTTTACCGTATATTGTATTATATAATAGTAAATATTAAGGAGTACATAAAATGAATAATCGTATTTATTGTCCTGTAGCAAATGGTTGGGCTGAAAGAATAAGCAAGTCTAAGAAAATTCATGTTTGTAGGCAGTGTAAGCATTCAATCGATAAAGGTTCTTCTTATGTAAGTTTGCATGTGAACCTTGGCGGTCCTAGCTGGGTATCTGAGGCTATGTGTGATGACTGTTATGCTATTGCTTTTGAGAAGGCTTTTGATTTTACACCGCCAGTAAAAGCACTTCCTGACGGTATTGAAATGGTTTATAGAACTGCTGACGGAGAAGTTTTTGACGAACTCGGCAAGGCTGAAAAGCATATGGCTGATGCAGCAAAGTATTGCCTTATGTATAACGATAGTGGTGAGCGTACTTACGAAGTTGATAATGCTGTGGTGCTTAAAATTCTTAACGGCTCTGGAATGACTTATTTTGTGAATGCTTGTAAAAAGTATAATAAAGAAAATCCTAATCTTCAAGATACCTCCGGAGGCCTTATCAAAGATTACGAAGAGTGTAAAGGCGACTTGAGTATTTACGATAAACTTAAACCTACATATCTTTGGAATGATGCTGAGTATATTTATATTGATGATGACCAGCACCGAGCGCTTCTTGGCTATATTGTAGATAAATATGGAGTAAAGTAATCGCAGAAGGAGTGTATAAAGTGAATTCTAGAGTAATATTTCTTGATTATGATGGTGTCGTGAATACTCCTATGTGGAATGAGAAGGGTACCCACTGTAATTACAATTGGCCGAGCCACGGAAAAGTAAATAATTTTCAAGCAGTACAGTGGCTATCTGAGGCTTGCCAGAAATTTCATTATGATATTGTAGTTACTTCTACTTGGCGTAGAGATAAAAACTACAAGGAATGCCTTATTAATGGTGGTCTCAGAGAGGGTATTGAAATTCTTGGTAAGACAGAGCATCTTGAGGTATCAGAAGGTTGGTCTCGCGGTCATGAGATTCAGAAATATCTTGACGAGCATCCTGAAATTAACTATTTTATGATCCTAGATGATGAGAATGTGCCAATTAATGACGTACAAAGAGAACATTTTATTCAGACTGTTGACGCTCATGGCGGCTTTAACGAGGCAGATTTCTTTACTTTTGAGAAACTTTATATGAGAGACGTAGGTCACGGTGGATCGTTTTGGGACAGAAAAAGTAAAGATTATCGCAAGGAGATTATTATATGAGAACGATAGATACTCTATTGACAGATTTTAATGATATTTGTACTTTGTATAGATATCTGTATATGTCTGAAGATCATTTTATTGACGTTGAAACACCGGCGACTACTTTGAGAATTACTATGACCGAACAACTTAATTTTCTGTGTCAGAATCTCAGATTTCCTGACCTTCCGCCTATGGGCTATAATGATATGATGACTCTAAATCAGTCATTGGGAATTATTGACCAGCTTAAACATAAACCTGGTATTATGCACTTCCGTGAGGGTGCTTCTCGCTGGGATGAAATTCTTGATATTACTAATGCAAACTTGGCTCTAAACAGAGACCATAAAAAGAGGTATGCTACCGTATGATTACAAAAGAACAGGCAATTGATATTATAAATAAGTTTGATTTTTTCTACGGCCAGCGGGCAGGAAGAGAGCTTTGGTTTGATAAGCCGAGAGAAGTACAGGATGCAGATGTAAAAAATTTCAGTGATGATTGTGTGAGACTACTTGAGTACGTTATGAAGACGGAGGCGCCTAATGTATAATCCTTTTGATCATTGGAAAGAACTGAAGTGTACAAAGTGTATACATGCGGAGCTTTGTATGCAGAATAGAGGCGGTGCGGATCTTGATATTGCAGCAGTGGACTGTCAGCACTTTAAAGACGCTTCTACTATTATTGAGTTGCCTAAGAAATTTTGGTTAGTTTTTAATGTTCCAGGTTTTTATAATATTACAGAGTATGATGTAGACCGAATCAGCGTTGCCAACGGAGTAATTGATAAAATGTGGGGCTCAAACAAAACTTCTAAGGAAGTTGTCTATAAAGAACATTTTGGTAGTCTAGTTTTCTTTTCTGAAGAATCAGCTAAGCTCGGTTTGGAAAAACTTATTGAGGAATACCGTAATGAAGAAACTTAATATTAAAAATTTGACTATCGATCTTGTAGACAATACACAAAAGGAAGACTGGGAAAAAGCAGTATCTCATGCCTTTGAATCAGTATCTTCTGACGCAGAATTTATTAACTTGGTTAAAGTCAAGTTGCCAGATGCTCCAATGGATAAAGCTCATTTTATTTTTCGACAACTAAAAGAAGACTTCGCTGAGCATGGATTGACTAATTGTGTATTTGTGCCTATTCACCCGCATGGCATTCAGGATATTACTATTGAAAAGTTGGAGATAGTAAATGAAGACTAAGAAAGAATACAGGTATAATGAAGGCTTTGAAGCCATAAAGAATAATATCTGCGATACGTCTTACGGTCTTTGCCCTGCACCAATGAACGCTCAGGAAGCTCTTGATATACTTACCAGCTATCTTCTTGGTGATGATTGGTATGTAGTTGATCCCGTGAGTGTGGAGCAGTGTAATGCCTGTGTAGTAGAGCAGATTCTTGACAAATATTCCAAAAAGTGGAAAAAAGATTGGGATCACTTTGAAAAATACGATCAATAAATCGTATTATATAATATCAGGTGCCACGAAGCTTAGCTTGGTCGGATGATTGATTATGGGTCATACCGGGTACCAATAAGATTCAGAAGCAGTGGTAAATGGAATGCGATAAACAGCCTGATATGTTTAGAGGTGCCACGATGCCAATAACTTGGGAGTGAATACTTCTTGATGAAGTTAGCTCGTTGTTTTACAAGGTAACCAATCCGTCAACGAGATAAAGCTCTGTGAGGCGACAAAATGCAGTGGTAAATGGAGTTTGATGAACAGCCTGATTTTTGGGGTGCCACGAAGCCCTATGGATTCAGTTAGTAAGCCGGAACAAAAGCAGCCTAAGAAGCTAGCACGGCCGGGGACTGAAAGACGGGATGCAGAAGCTGTGGTAAATGGAGAGAGTTGAACAGCCTAGTATAAAATGTAGGATTAGCTAGCCTTATTTTATACAGCTGAGTCGAATGACGTGGGAAGTTCCCCGTTCACCTTCGCTTGGGTGCTCAGCAACAAGCAATTTAATTGTAGGTGCCACGAAGGATCCTTAAGCCGTTAGCTCTAGGGCACTCGAAATGTCCGGATGAATCGGGGTGCAAGCAGGCCGTGTAACACGTTTAAACTTAGCGGGGCGGAACCTCTGCGGGATTGTCAAAAGCGCTGTGGTAAATGGAGTGTGATGAACAGCCTACAAAATATTTTATTTGAGGAAGGAGACCTTATTTATGTACTTCGTTATTTGTGAGGACACTCCACCCAACATTATTGGTTGCTCAGGACGCTGAGTAATGGCCGTGGGCGCAGGCTCGGTATCGCCGAGGAAGACGAGACATACTGCGATGGAGGTTAGGTGGGAGGCCTCTATAAGGGGTGCTGAGGTAAAGGCACCCCGCTTCTATATCTACAACTGGCGGAACAGGCGACACAAATGTAAGTCCTGACTAAAGGCAGAATTAACTGTAAGTCCTTTTGGTGTAGACGCACCGCGGAGAAGCAGCGATGCGCTGACGAGTGTATCATCTGGGTTCGAATCCCGGGTTGTGGGCCAATTTTATTTTTAGGAGAAAAGCAGATGGTAATTGGACTTGATTTCGACGGAACAATCAATGATATGCTTATTACTTGGGTTGAGTGGCTTAATAGAAAGCACGGAACTAGTGTACAGTTATCTGATATAGTCGAGTGGGAACTTGAAAAAGTATTTCCAACATTATCAAAACGTGAGCTGTTTGAGCCTTTGAACACACCAGAGTATTGGGATGAAGTTTCTATTAAGTCTGGCGCTGTTGAAGTTATTGAAAAGCTTATTTCTGAAGGTGATGAAGTTTATATAATTACCAGTTCTCATTATAGAACACTTCCGTATAAGTTAGACAAATGCCTTTTTGCTCATTTTCCTTTTTTAAAAAAAGAAAATATAATTATTACATATAATAAATCACTTATTAATTGTGATCTTCTGCTTGACGACGCTGAACATAACTTAGTAAATTTTAAAGGAATTAAAGTAGTTTTTGACGCGCCTTACAATAAAAATACTTCTGTTGCAGACTTTAGAGTAGTTTCGTGGGAAGATTTTTATGAACTTATTTCTGAGCTAAAGATTGCTATTCCTGATATTGTATAATATATTATAATAAAAAGTAAAGGAAATATAATAATGGGAAATAATAAAAAAGATTCTCTTGGCGATCGTATGAAAGAAAACTACGAGAATCGTAGTAAAACTTATCTGACACGACGTACGCCTTGTATTATTCGTTTGGACGGTAAGGCTTTCCATAGCTTTACTAGTAATTTGCAAAAGCCTTACGATGAGATTTTTCATAAGGCAATGAACTCTACTTTGCAGTATCTTTGTAAAAATATTCAGGGTTGTAAGTTTGGTTATACGCAGAGTGATGAAATTTCGCTTCTGTTGACTGACTATGATACTCTGACTACTGATGCCTTCTTTGATTATAACGTGCAAAAGATCTGCTCTGTTGCGGCTTCTATGGCAACAATGATTTTCAATAAGTCATTTAATATGCTTGTAGATGATTATCATAAATCTGATTTGTGGTGTAATCATTACTTTGAGGAGCCTATTAAAAGATATTCTGAAGCACTAAAGAAGTGTTGTGATAAGGGTGCGATGTTTGATGCTCGCTGCTTTAATATTCCTGCTTCTGAAGTTGTGAATTGCTTTGTGTGGAGGCAAGAAGATGCTACTCGAAACGCAATTCAGATGCTTGGCCAGACTTATTTTAATCATAATGAATTGCATAAAAAGAAGACTGATATGATTCAGGAAATGCTTTGGCAGAAAGGCATTAATTTCAATGATATGCCTATTGAGTTTAAGCGTGGTATCTGCTGTTATAAGAGAGCTATCGAAGTAAACGGCGCAGCAAGAACTGAATGGTATATTGACAAAGAGTGTCCTATTTTTACACAGGACCGAAACTATATTGAAAGATTTCTTCCTAAGGAGAACTAAATGACAAATAGAGAAAGATTTATTTCACTTTGTACGTTTAATCGTACAGGCAAAGCAGAACTTTTTGAATGGCTCGAGAGTAGTGATTTCTTTACTGCACCGGCGAGTGCAAAGTATCATGGCTCTTATGAAGGTGGGCTTGTAGAGCACTCTTTGAACGTATACGACGCCCTTGTAAAGCTACTTACAATTTATCCTGAGATTCAGGTATCTGAAGAAAGCGTTGCTATCGTAGCTCTTTTCCATGATCTTTGTAAAGTAAATATGTATGAGAAAGAGACCCGCTACCGTAAGGATGAAAACGGTAAGTGGGAGCCTTACGAGGCTTATACTCATAATGAAAAGCTACATTATGGCGGACACGGGAGTAAGTCAGTATTTATTCTTCAGAACTTTATTAAGCTGACTCCTGAAGAAGCAGTTGCTATTAATTGCCATATGGGCTCTTGGGAAGATAACCCTAATATCGGACCTGCTTTTGAGCATTGTCCTTTAGCTTGGCTTCTTCACGTTGCAGATGAGAGTGCAACCTTTATTACGGAGGCAAAGAGATGAAATTTTTCTGCGTTTCAGATATACATTCTTATTACTCTGCACTGAAGAAAGCTTTAGATGAGGCCGGCTTTGACCGAAATAATCCAGAGCATTGGTTAATTTCTTGCGGTGATGCTTTTGATAGAGGCCATGAGAGCGAAGAAGTACTTCATTTTCTCATGTCACTTGAAAGAAAGATTCTCGTAAAAGGTAATCATGACCTTCTACTTGATGACCTTTGTATGAGAGAATTTCCTTATAGTCATGACTTTTCTAACGGTACTACTCGTACCGTAAATGACATTGGCGGTGCGGGAGAAGGCTACCCTTTTGATGACTGCTGTAGAAATACTTGGAATAGAACAGCCGCCTATCGTGCTTCACTTGTAAACTATTTTGAAACTGAGAATTATATATTTGTACATAGTTGGATTCCTACTATTACGGAAGGTGCTAGTAAGCCTTGGCATACGCTTAATAAGTATTATGAATATAAGGAAGACTGGCGTGAGGCTACAAGAAATGAGTGGGAAGAAGCTATGTGGGGAAATCCGTTCTTTAAGGCTCAGGACGGTATGAATAGGACCGGTAAATATATTGTATTTGGTCATTGGCATTGCTCTTTGGGACACTTAATTAGCAGCGACGGAGAGCTTAGTGAGTTCGGCGAAAATGCTTGCTGGGACATTTACAAAAATGATGACTGGAAAATTATCGGAATTGATAAGTGCACAGCTCATACAGGAAAAGTAAATGTTTTGGTAATTGAAGATAATTTTTTAAATAAGGAGACTGACTAAATGTTTATTGTTAGTGGCGGAAAAGGAACTGGAAAGACTAGAGCACTTCTTGAAAGAGCTTCTGCGGAAAACTGCATTGTTGTTTGTAAAGACCCTGATGCAATGAGAGACAGGGCTCATAGATACGGAATTACGGGACTCGATATTGTAGGATATGGCGATATCTACCTTGCTGGCAAGCCTGTATATATTCACGATATTAATAAGTTTATCGAACATAATATGCCGGAGGCGAAGGGTTATACCTTGTGTATTGACTAATGGATAAGAAATTTCTTTATGGTGCTAGAGATACCTCGACAGGAAAGCTTGTTAATGATATAACAAATCCTGGACGTAAATTTTGGGAAACGCGTGGCAACTGTTTAAATGCTATTAATGCTTATAACAATAGAACTTCTTATTATGGCCGTCGAGAACACCACGGTACACTTGAGCTCGTTACTTTCGAGCTTGTTGAAGTTAAGGAGTAAAGGCAAAAGAAAGTTGGTTTTATATAGCCAGCTTTCTTTTATTTTTATTGTATAATATTATGTTAGCTTTGCTAAATTAATTACCCACAAAATTTATAAAGGAGGCTTTTATTATGGAACATGTAAACTGGTCAGGCTTTGCCTCAGGGCCTTGGCAAAATAGCATAGACGTTCGTAATTTTATTCAAACTAATTATACTCCTTATGAAGGAGATAATAGCTTTCTTGCAGGACCGACCGCAAGAACTAAGTGGTTGATACAAATAATTCAAGAACTGCTTAAACTGGAAAGACAGAATGGCGGAGTTCTTGCGGTGGATACCGAAACTATTACTTCAATTACAGGTTTTCAGCCAGGCTATATTGATAAAGATAATGAGATTATTGTCGGACTTCAGACAGACAAGCCACTAAAAAGAGGTATTAACCCATATGGCGGAATGCGAATGGCTAGACAAGCTTGCGAAGCTTACGGTTATAAAGTAAGTGAAGAAATTGAAAACAAATTTAAAGACAGAATTACTCATAATGACGGAGTATTTAGTGCTTATACTGACGAAATGCGAGCAGCGAGAAAGAGTCATATAATCACTGGACTTCCTGATGCTTACGGCCGAGGTCGTATTATTGGAGATTATCGTCGTGTTGCTCTTTATGGAGTTGACAGACTCATTGAAGAGAAGGTAATTGATAAAAAGGCCCTCAACGGGAACTTTGACGCTGATAAAGTGCGAGCTTCTGAAGAGCTCTCTCAGCAGATTAAGGCACTTAAATTGCTAAAAGAAATGGCAGCGGGATATGGTTATGATATCAGTGCACCAGCTTCTAACGCAAAAGAAGCAATTCAGTGGACTTACTTTGCTTATCTCGCTGCTATCAAAGAGCAAAACGGCGCTGCGATGTCTTTGGGACGCGTGAGCACTTTCTTTGACATTTATATTGAAAGAGATATTGCTAACGGAATTCTTACAGAAGAGTCTGCACAGGAGCTTATTGACGACTTTGTTATTAAGTTGAGACTCGCTAGACACCTCAGAACACCAGAGTATAATGAGCTCTTTGGCGGAGATCCAATGTGGATTACTGAAGCAATTGGCGGAATGGGAGAAGATGGAAGAACTTTAGTATCAAAAGGTAGCTTCCGTATACTTAATACTCTTTATAATCTTGGCCCGGCTCCAGAACCTAACTTAACAGTTCTTTGGTCTGAGGAACTTCCAGAAGATTTTAAGAGATTTTGTGCTAAAGTTTCTATTGATACCGATTCAATTCAGTATGAAAATGATGATATCATGCGTCCTATTTATGGTGATGACTATGCTATCGCTTGCTGTGTTTCTGCTATGAAAGTAGGTAAGCAAATGCAATTCTTCGGGGCTCGTTGTAATCTCGCAAAATTACTCTTAGTTGCTATCAATGGCGGCTATGATACTACAAGTGGAATTCATATTGGTCCTCAGATGCCCGTTATGGACACTGAAAAACTTGACTACCTTGAAGTCGTTGATCGGTTTAAGACTTATATGAAGTGGCTCTGTAATCTTTACGTAAATACAATGAATGTAATTCATTATATGCATGATAAGTATTGTTATGAGAAAATTCAAATGGCTCTTCACGATACAGACGTTCATCGTTTTATGGCTTTTGGAATAGCCGGACTTTCTGTAGTTGCTGATTCACTTAGTGCTATTTACTATGCAAATGTTAAGCCAATTAAGGATGAAAATGGTTTTATAGTTGATTTTGAGACTACCGGTGACTTTCCTAAATACGGAAATGATGATAACCGCGTAGATAATATTGCTAAGGCTTTGTGTCATAGGATGATAGAGGAGCTCAGGGAAACGCCTGCCTACAGAAACGCAGAGCACACACTTTCTATACTTACTATTACTTCAAACGTAATGTATGGCAAAAATACCGGAGCTACCCCGGACGGTAGACCCGCTTTCACGCCTTTTGCACCTGGAGCAAATCCTATGCACAATCGCGAAAGAAACGGAGCTCTTGCTTCTCTTAATTCAGTCGCAAAACTTTCTTATGATGACTGTCGTGATGGTATTTCTAATACTTTTTCTATAATTCCGCAGATGCTTGGAAACAGCGAAGAAGCGCAAATTAATAACTTGGTTGCAATTCTCGGTGGTTACTTTGCTCAAAAAGCACATCATATCAATGTAAATGTAATGAATCGTGAAACTTTGATGAAGGCATATGAGAATCCTGAGGAGTATCCAAATCTTACTATCAGAGTTTCTGGCTATGCTGTTAAATTCTATACACTTTCTAGAGAGCAGCAAAGAGAAGTTATTAGTCGAACTTTCCATGAAATTTAATAATTAATAATATAAAGTTAAACTGTATAATATAAATATGGTTTAACTTTATATTTTTATTAAATCTATTTGCTAAATTATTTGATAACGTAGTTTATTTAAGTAGGAGGTGTCGGTTTGATTACTAAAGCTATAGTACAGTCGATTAATAGCACAGGTGACCGTTGTATGGTAAGAATACCATTATTTGAATCAGCGGGTAATAATAGTATAGTAGAAACAACTGCGCTTGTTAATATTACACCAGGTGTTTATAATGGCTTAACTGCTGGTGATATAGTATTTATTGGCTTTGAGGAAAATGCGATTGAACGGCCAATCATCTTAGGTAAGCTATTTAGAGGAGGCCAATTTGAGGCTAGTACACGCGGTGGTGGCGGAAACTTTAACTCATTAAAAGTGAACTCTGATGCCACCTTACCAGCAACTACTTTATTTAAATATTCAACTGGAAACCAGGATGTCTATAAAAATTTTACTACTCCAAAAGATATTGCTGATTATATTTTATGGTTGGAGCGTCTTACAAAAAATTCAAGAAAGCAATTAGACGATAACTTTAGATGTTTTAAGAACTGGACACAGTGGCAATTTAAAGCTGAAAATGTTGAAATAGACGATGGGGACCTCGATGTCGGTCCGTCTACTACGCCTTTCTTGTATCAAAATGAACATGAACAGTGCGATGTTTGTGGTGAGAACTGCTCAAAGAAGTTGCGCAGTTATCCAGAAGTTTTATTAGATAAAACTTATCCAAATAATTAAAATAGGAGCTTAACATGCGTTCATATAAATTTCCAAAAATGTTTAATTCAAATAGCTCGCAAGTATGGCGAGAAGATGAATACGGTAAGGCAACTAGACAGAATGCCGTCCTACTCCTGCAGTCAGAGCGTGGAGAATTTGAGTGTGATCCTTATTTCGGTATTTTGCTAAAACATTATATGTTTAATCAAAATAGCTATATTTTAAAGGATATGCTAATTGATACAATTTATACTCAAATAGCAATCTTTTTACCACAGATTAAAATTTCTAGAAATTCTATCGATATTATATCAGATATACAACGAGGTAAACTTTACTGCCGTTTTTCTGGAATAAACCAAATTGACTATACACATAATACATTTAATTTACTATTGTTTGATGAATCTCGTCAAATAGCATAAAGAAAGGGAAAATAAAGATGCTTACAAAAAACGAAGTTGCAGCCTTAAACTTATCCCCAACAAAAAAGGATTTCGTTCAGATTTGGAATGAGTTGCTTGATGTAGCCGGAAAGCTTTCTGAACGCTGGGATCCCACCAGCACAAATGAGAGTGACCCTGGTATTGTAATTCTTAAAGCACTTACTGGTATTGCCGATAAGCTTAACTACAATATCGATAAGAATACTCTTGAAGCATTTATGCCAACTGCAGCACAGGAAGACTCTATGCGTAAGTTGTGTGATATGCTTGGTTATAATGTCAAGTATTATCGTTCAGCAGAAACAGATGTCACTATCAGATATCATAAGTTAGAAGACGATGCTGAGGATGGTTTTTGGGAAATTCCAAAATTTACGGTAATTACAAATGCTGATAAGGACGTTAGTTATTTTACTACTAATCAAAAGCCTTATTATATTTCTACCATTTCTCCTTACATAACAATTAAGTGTATGGAAGGTCAGGTTGTTAAGTGCGAAAGTATTACTGATAATAATGTAATCACCGCAGAGCATATCTCTGAAAATAATAGATTTTATTTACCAGAAGCACAAATAGCTGAAAATGGTATTTTTGTTTATAACGTTTATAGTAAAGGTGAAACTTTGTGTGACGGTACGCACTGGGAGAGAGTTGATAACTTAAATATTCAAGCTCGTGGATCTCGTGTGTTTAAATTTGGTTATGATTCCTATGAGAGCCGCCCATACATTGAATTTCCTGCTGACTATAGTGACTTGATAAATGAAGGTCTATTTATTTATTATACAAGAACAAGTGGTGCTGGTGGAAATGTTTCACCAAGAACCCTGACTAATCTTGAGATACCAAGCACCTGGGAGGGCGTAGCATCAGAGAACTTTAATGTTGAGAATACCTTTGCGGCAACCACTGGTGCAAATATTGAAACAATTAAGCAGGCCTATAATAACTTTAAAAAGACTATAGGTACTTTTGAAACTCTTGTTACTTGCAGAGACTACATGAACAAGATTTATACCCTTACTGACAGTAATGGTAAGGCTATTGTTTCTAATGCACTTGTTACTGATATTCGTAATGACTTAAATAGAGCTATTACACTTTGTAGCTGCGATACTAATGGTATTTTCTATAAAGATACTCCTTTAACTACAACAGAAACAAGAATTCTTAAACTAAAAAATTCTGATGAGACTGTGGAAGTAGAAGATACGACTCCGGCAATCAATTACTTTGACCTTGTTTTGTACCCATTTAAATCATATTCTCAGATTAAAAACAATGTAAAAGATATACAAAAAGTCTATGATGACTCATTTACTTATAGTGCAAAAAGTTTTACTGCAGTAGAAACTCAGATTAATAGTCTTAATATTAAAACTATCGCGCATAATATTATTCCTCCTCGTGTAGGTGATGTTGTTAGTATCAATAACTATCTAAGACTGAGTGCTATGATAGGTACTACTGTTAAAGTTACAGTAGAAGAAGGAGAGATTCTAAAAGAAATTATTAAAATAGCTCTTGCTAATGCTTTTAATATGCGTGAGCTTGACTTTGGTGAAGAAATTCCTTTTGAAAGTATTGTAGAAGTTATTGAAAATGCCGACCCAAGAATTAAAATAGTATCTTTAAGTGAACCTGCCCTATACACAACTTATTCTGTTTTTGAGAGCATTGACGAGTTAGACGGTACAGCTCAAATTAAGGAATACGCTGTTGCTTCTAAGTGGTTCGAAGCTGATGAGGCTGCAGTAACAGGCCGTTTTGAAATGGCAAAAGATGAGGAAGGTAACTATATTAGTAAATACTTTAATTCCGAGGATGCTAAAAAGATTTATAATAAATTAGCTCTCCGTAATGTACTTGCTGGTAGAGTACCATTATTTAACTATAATACTACTTTTGATTCAAGCTTTTCTGAAGGAGCTTATAGAGTTACTACTTCAAAGAAAAAGAAGAATGAAAGTGACCCAATCGAAAGTGAACCACTTACTCTCGGCGATATGCCAGAAGGCTTTGATGAGCCTACTGCCGATAATCCATTTGTAATTAAAATAGATGATAAGGGTATTATATATACAGGTCAGTATCAAGGAACTAATGAACCTGAAGTCGATACAGATGTGAACCCGGATACAGAACCTGCACCAATTATTTATACAAAAACTTATGTGCCAGATACTTATAGCAACGGAGTTATTATCAGTAATGCTGACAATAAGATTACAGAGATAACTACAAGCTGTAAAGTAAACGCTTCTGAAACATTTAATGACGTGACCGGTACCAGTTATCAGGTATCAGATGTTGAACTCTCAACTGGAGAGTTTATTAGATTTAGAGCTAAGAACTTTATAACTACTAAAACTTATCCTGCCTATGTTAACTATCACCTAGCCCTACAGAATAGTACGGTTAGTGAGGCAGAAGCAGCTGAAGCTAAGTCATTATCTTCAATCCTATCAGATAACAAGGAAAACTGGCAAAAGGTATTTGATTATTTTAATGGTACTACTAGAACAATTACATTAACTCAAAAAGTTATATATGATCCAGAGACTGAGAGCACCACGGCTGATACCCCTATGGAAGATGTCGATAATCCTGGAGTAGACCCAGAATACTCTTTTGCAGAAATACTTATGCAAAGCGGTTGTATAAAGCTATCACACGGCGGCGTGCCTGAAATTGGTCTTTGTAGTGAAGCTGGTACTGAAGCCGAAACAGCTCCTGGCAATATCAATGTAAATAACTTTAAAATTAAGTTTACAAATGGCTCTGACTATATTTTTACCGCAGGTACTTTTACAGACATAAAAGATAAAGTTAATACTTATATTATAGCTAATGCTGAGGATTTTAAAGCCGTAGGAGCTGACTGCTATATAAAGTATACTTTCGAGTATGTGCCTTTTGCGCATGAGACTCTGCCAAAGTGGAATGATTTTATTAAAAACGACTCACTGGCAATTTCGCCCGTCTCTGAGCATGGAAATTACTTATTCCGCGCTTATGGTGATGGTTATACACCTGGTAGAGGTGTTATGGCAAATACTTCTAAGCTTATCAGTTTTACAAGCAGTTATTTTGGACTGTTAGATAACTATCCTACCAGACTTCACGGTATTTATGTAGCAACAAACCTTGGAGTAGACGCTAAAGCTAATACTATCAGCGATAATACTGAGTACATGCTTCGTACTGGTGAACGCTTATACATAGAATATACACCTTCCTCTACTGCTGAAGACGGCTCTACTAAAACCGGTGACGCAGTTCAAGAAATTTATGAAGCTGGTACTATTATCAGACCTCTTGGTTTTGAGGCTGGTTTGATGGATTCTACTGCTTACGCGGAATCACATACCCCATTTAAGGAGGTAGTATTCAACGAAACAAATAGAATCGGTATGCACAGCCTAGGCACGAATGAGCAGATTGAGATTAGAGATTTTGCAAAAGTAACCCTAAATGAAGAAACTTTTAAAACGTCACCTGTTGTGTACGTTTATAAAAACTTTGAGTGTGGTGAGCTTGAAAAGGCAGAATATAATGGTGGACTAAGAGTAAATAATTCTTATACGCTAAAAGACGGCGAGTATGTTTTCTATACTGATGAAAATAAAGCAGAGTATGCTTGCTTTACTTCAGGTACTGAAATTGTATTAAAAGGTAATACTAAGATTCCTCAAAAAGATATTATTGATATCGCTACAATTCTTGACAATGGTCCTCAAGATATTCCTTGGACGCCGCTTCGCTTATCTGGAAATGACAGTATTGAGCTTGTTGAGTACCAGTACATTACGCTGGGCCCTGGAGATACTTTAAAAAATCTTACTATTGTTGGGTCAAAAGATAGCCGTGATAACTACTTAAGTTCGAAGTGGCAGTACTGTGATAATGTTAAGTATCTACCTGCAGGTGCAGAAGATCCTGTTAGTTTAGCGCCTATTAGTATTTATGATGATGATTCTGCTGGTAATGGCTGGGAAGTATGCAGCATTTTAGAGTTAAATGTGTCCCCAAATAATCCTCAGACATTACGTAAAACTGATAAAGTTACGACAAGCGTAACCCTTAAGGCCGCCAATACAACAGAAGAAACGGTACTTGAGCCAAAAGAAGGTTATCCTATTTCATTTAAGACAAATTTAGCTTGTCAAACCAGCGGCAGCTCGATTAAACTATCAGACTTGTATAATAATCCAAATAACTTAGATCATTTTGAAGTTAAGGTATTTGCGGATAATGCTCCGTCTGTTATAAAAACAAAACCTGGAACTGTTATACCTTACTTGGAGACCGCTGGACCTGTTGATATGGCAAAACTGCCTGCTTCTATTGAGACGCTTGTTACTACTTATAATAAGCTATGGAGTGCTGTTGGGCTTAAGGCATTAGCAACTAGTACGGATGACTATGAAAATGCTATAAAGTTTTCTGTAGTGACTTTGCCTAATACCTATGGTATTTTCAGTATTTACCTAGAAAATAGTAGTAATGCTAATACTTGGATAGAGCTATTACCAGGTGCAAGCCTAGACAATATCGAGTTACTAAACACATCAAAAACTGTAGAGGGTAATAAGATAATGCTCAAAGCTGGATTAAATTGCATAAAGATTGCTTCTACTTGTGATTTATTCATAAAAACCGATAGCAGCTCACAGGGCACTCTTTGCTTTGATAACCTGCGTCTTATTGACGTGACAGACGATAATTCTATGGGATTAAATATTAAGCAAATAGGTTATTTTGCTATTGAGGAGTCTTCTGGCGAGTCCCAGCTACTAACTGATATTCGTGCTATTGACAAGGATGGTGAGTTTTATTATAACGTACCAGTTGAGTCTAGCATTGCAATTGATTTTGATGAAAGCTCTGTTACGCCTGATACGCTATTAAATCCGTTTATTAGCTATGATATTAATAATATAAATAACAACTTTGTTATTTCAAAACTTGATATTAATCAGCTTTCTAACGGTTTACAGATTGCTCGTTCGTCTCGTATTAGCTAAGGAGGTTTGGCATGATTAATTTTTATAATCAAGTTCCTTCTGTGTACACCAGTGCATCAAGAGACTTTCAGTATTTGAGTTGGCTAATTAACATTGTGCTTAATTATGTTAAGCACAATGTTGACAGCCTGTATAATTTACCTGCCACAAGTGCAAATCCAAAGTTAACAGAATTGCTTGCTGCTACGCTTGGTTTTAAAGTAAAGCGTAACTACGATCAAAAACAGCTTGCTGCACTAGTTGCAGTGCTGCCAATAATTATACGTTATAAAGGTACAAAAACTGCAGTAGATACCGCTGGTAATGCGATGATCGCAGCTGTTGGTTCATCTGGTACTTTTTTGAGTACCTTTTCTGACGGTGTGCTAGAAGTGTGCCTTCCTGAAAAACTTATAGATGTAACACTATTTACTGACCTGCTTCCTTATATTGTGCCTGCGGGAATTACCTGTCGTATATTAAATACCAATATTGTATCAAAAGGATATACTACTGAAGTTCGTTATTCTGACAAACTTACTGCAGAGTTTTATCCAGATATTACCTGGGATAGTAAAAGTCATGCTATTACTGGTATATCTGCTATGTACGAAGAGCCTGGTGCAAACTTTGTTAACGCAGAGCCTAGTTTTGCTAACTACTTTACAGACGGTGATACTAATACACTAAATATTGGCTTGCTAGATAATAATATTATTCCCACTTTGGATGAAGCTGTAGCAGATCCTGACTCAAATTACGAGGCTATTACGGCCTCTAGCGGTGATACTGATACCGAAGAATAAATCAATATATTAAAACGCTAACTACCTATAATAAAAATAAAAGATTATAGGTAGTTAGTGATAGTTATGGTATATACAAGGAGAAAATTTTTATGAAAAATACCGCAATAAATACACTCGCCTATACTGGTGTAGTGACATTATCACAGTACATAGGCCAAAAAAAGTATAAAGTTGCTACGCTTCATAATGAAGGCGGCAACTCACTATTTAATTTTCTAGCAGATTGCTTAGTAGGAGATTTTACCATTGCTAGGTCAAATAAACCAAGTAAAATTATGCTAATATCTCGTACTGCAAACGGTTCAGGTGATTATACTTATACAAGTGCCTCCGGTTTTATCTTTTTGCTAACAGACCCAGAAAAGGTATATGATGTTGCAAGTTCTGGTTTAAATTGTAGAGTTCGTTATAGTTTTATTATACCGCAAGATATGATTGAGGGTATAAGTTTAGATAATCTTGGTATAGGATTATACTCATATTCCGAAACCGCTCCAGAGGCTTTTGCAGCTTATTGTGAGTTAGGTGTAACTACAAACAGCTTGATCAATACTGCTCTTGTAGTAGACTGGGAACTAATTATTTCTAACAGCTCTGTACAAGAATAAATTAAAGGAGACTTCTCATGTTTATTGAAACACACTCAGATAATGATATAACTTTAGCTTTTATAAAAAGTGGCAATGTTAGAGCCTACCCATGTGGTCGTAGACGTAGCACAGAGATCGACCGTGATGGTAGTAATATAACAACAGAGGATAAGTACCGCATTCCTTTTGACCCAGAGGCACGTTTAAATACTGAAGCTAATGCATTAAAACATTCCAGTATGAATGGATATACACAAACTTATATTAAGCAATTTAATGATGATAATAGTAATCTATTTGAGCTTGCTTTGGGTGGGTATTTATTTAGTATTGACTTGCGGGACAATGACGATTCTTATGCTTCAGTAGATAAATTTTGTGAGAAACTATTAATCAGTTTAGGTGTGACTGAGCCAAGCTACATTTTTGCTAATATTTTGATTGAAGATGTACACCTTTATTCAGGCTTCCAGGAGTACTTTACAGGAATTCTTCGTAACCAGAAGGACTCTGCAGGAGAGACTCCGGAAACTTCCTTGGACCTACTAAGGGCTGCCCGTAGTACAACAGCCGGTCAAGCTGTAGATACTGTAGATGCAAAAAATCCTGCAGACTACTATTTTTCAGGTTTATCTTTTTCAGTAGCGCCGCTTGCCGGCTCAATTCCAGATGATGTACCATATTATGTAAAACCATTAGCTGTTGAAAGAGATACTACTACTGTTAATCAAACCTGTATTTCATTACGCCTATTTGAAAAGATTGAGGGTGAGTGGAAACTTTATAATCAAGCGCTATTACCTGAAATTTCACATGGCCCTGATGCTCACTCTGTAAAGGTCGCCATTCTTTCTAGTGATGCTATTAGTGCTAATAATCTTGATGCAAATAACAAAGTAACTGCACCAATGGCAGAGATAGGTAGCCTATCTGCTAAAAATATTCTTGTTACTGCTGAAGAAGGTATTGAGGGCTCCGGTAAAATTGGTACAGTAGACAGTAAAGTACCCGAAATGTGGGCACAAAAAATAAACGCAACAGCACTTTCTGTCGGTAGCGATACTTCAGTAATTTCAGCAGCAGCAGGAACTGTTACTGCTCCAACTTTTATACAAAAAATAGAAGATACAAACTACCCGGTACCTGCTATAACGCTTGTAGAATCTGGTAGTGGTGAGTTCCAGTTACAAATTTTGCGTGTTAGAACTACGACAGATTAATAATTTGTTAATTTAATAAAGAGCTACAAATTATTGGCTAAATTAAATGATAAAATTATGCTTATTATTTAGTCAAAGGAGAAACACTAAATGCCAGGTTGGTTAATAACTGTGCTAAGCACGGCGGGTTCAGTGCTATTAACACTGACAATTACATTATTATTTAATAAATTAGTAGCACTTCCAAAAGAGTTGAGAAAGCAACGTGAGGCAGAGGCAGCTCGGCAAGCTGAAGAAGAGTCTAGAAAAGAAGCTGCTAGAAAAGCAGAAGTAGATGCTCTTAAAGCAGAAATTGCAAATGAGCGCGCAACGGCTAGAGCGGTAGAAGACCAGCTTAGATGTGAGCTTGTAGCAAAGGAAGCTAGGATTCTTTCGTTAGAAGCAGCAGTAGACGCACTACCTGGTTATAGAGCACAGAGTTTGCAGATTCAGCAACAACTGCAGTCTACCGACCAAGAAATTTTAGTTGCATTAACAGAGATTAAAGGTGGTATAAAAGAAAACCAAAATATCTTAAATACTCGCCTTGACCGTCTTGAAGATCGTGAGAAAAATGCAATACGTGCAAAACTCTTAGATGAATTTAGATTATTTACAGATGAGCATAAAAATCCTATGCAGGCTTGGTCTGAGATGGAGCATCATGCATTCTTCAAATTAGTCAAAGACTATGAAGCATTGAATGGTAATGACTACGTACACAGTGAAGTGCTTCCTGCAATGAATAGACTTGAAGTAATTCCTATGAGCAATAAAGAAAAATTACTTGAATTAATGCAGAGTAGAAGATTATAATATTAAGCTAAAACGGGTCCGTCAATAGATGGGCCCTTTTTATTTGTTAAATTTTAAGATTATATGCTGTATAATATAAAGTATAAAGATATTGAAGGAGAAGATACCAAAAGATGTCAAAACAATACACTTCTGATAATATTAAAGTTTTAAATGACATCGAGCATATTCAGCTAAGATCTGGTATGTATATTGGCGAAGCCAATGACCCTAGATCTCTGTTTTCTGAGATGTTCGACAATGCCATGGATGAGGTAAGCGCCGGGCATTCCACTGAACTTGTTGTAGAAGTTGATACCAAAGAAAACAGATACACTGTTCATGACTTTGGCCGAGGAATCCCTCACGGCAAGAAAAAGCTCGAGAACGGCGAGGAAAAGGAAGTAATCGAAGTCCTTATGACCGTTGCTAACTCAGGCGGTAAATTTGATAATAATTCCTATAATTATTCTGCCGGCCTTAATGGTGTCGGTATGACTGTTACTAACGCTTTATCTGAAACGTTTACAGTTAGGTCCAGACGAAGCGGTAAATTTGTTGAGGTAACTACTCACGGTTCCGCGGAAACTGAGCTTAAAAAAGGTAAAACAGAAGAGCTTCATGGCACTTCGGCTTCATTTATTCCTAACAAAAAGTACTTCCACTCTGTAAAAATTCCTAAGGATTTTATTCTTAGCCGTTGTAAAATTGCGTCGGCACTTGGTTTTAGAGCGCGCTGCATTATTGATGGTGAAGAGCAAGATACTAATTGTACCATTTTTGATTTGATCAAAGAGGAAGATACTAAGATCGCTACTTATGTAGATATTCCAACCATTGAGGTACAGAACGAAGCGGGCGAGTCTATGAAAGTAGCTCTTAGATATACTTCTGATACTAAGGATAGATACTTTGGTTATACTAACCTTCTTGCAAACTACCTCGGAGGTACCCATGTTCAGTGCCTTTCTAAAACGGTTATTTCTGCATGGGAAACCTTAATTAGTAAATATAAAAATTTGAGACCTGCTGTAGAGCTTAAGTCTTCAGACTACCTCGTAGGCCTCAGAGGTATTTGTGCTGTATTTATTTCTCACCCTGAGTTTTCTTCTCAGACGAAGGAGAAATTGGTCGTTAATAAGGCTTATTTTGACGACCTTATGGAAGCTTTCAGCAAGAGCCTAGTAAAGTACCTCACTGACAATATTGAGGTTGCACAGCAGCTTATAAAGCGCTTTGAGGAGTATCGTGTAGCTCAAAATGCCTTGCTTTCTCGTAAGGAAATTTCTTCATTGATTAAGATTAATGAGGACTCTGGTGATAATATCAGACGTCGTTCTGTAGTAAGTAAGCTTGTAGAGTGTACTTCCAGAAAGAGAGATGATACAGAGCTCTTTATTGTTGAAGGTGATTCAGCTATGGGCCCGTACCTCTATGTAAGAGATAAAGCAACCCAGGCAGTACTTCCTATCAGAGGTAAGATTCTTAATACTACTTATAAGGACCTTAAGGAAGTAATTCAGAACAAAGAAATTTGTGATATTGCAAACTCTATTGGTTGTGGTATTGGAGCTCAGTGTGATGCTTCAAAATCAAGATATGAGAGAATTATTATATCTGCCGACGCCGACCCTGACGGACTTCAGATTAACTGCCTTGTTCTTGCAGTATTTATTAACCTGTTTCCTGACATGGTTAAGCAGGGAAGAGTATTTGTTTCTTTGCCACCTCTTTATTGTTGGGGCAAGAGTGCCAAGGATTACGGCTGGTGTAATAAGGTAGAGGATATTCCTGCTACTGCAAAAGATGTTCACCGCTTCAAAGGTCTTGGAGAAATGAACGATGACCAGCTTTATTACTTCCTTGTAGATAAGAATACTAGAAATGTACTTCAGATTGAATACCCTTCTGATATTGATGAGTTTAATAAAATTTTAGGTACCTCTGAAGGTAAGGGTAGTCTTCTTAAGGACCTTGGAATTATTCTTAATTCTGAGACGAAGGTATTTACTAATCCTGAGCCTGTAGTTAAGCGGGACAATAATATTGTGCCTGTTACTGTCGACGGTCCTGTGCTTACTGTTAAAGAGCCTGTTCCTGTTGAAAAAATTACAAAACCTAGAAAGAAGCCCGCTGAGAAAAGCTCTACAAAAAAGATTGCAATAGTTGGCACCGGTAAACCTGCTATGCCAAATTTGTTTGACGGGCTATTTGACTAAGGAGGAAATATATGAGTAAAGTTATTCCTACAAAAGATGCTCTGGAGCTTGCTTCAGAGAATTATAAAGAATATAGCGTTTATGTTGCTGCTGGTCGTGCCTATGGATCTGTTATTGACGGTGCGAAAAGCGTTCAGAAGAGAGTTATTTATTCTCTTTATAAGAAGGCACCTAGATCTATTATTAAGGTAGCAGAAGCGGCTGGCTATTGTCTTGATATGCACCCGCATCCTACAGCAGTTCCTGAGGTTATTGTATCTCTCGGTGATACAAGTAATAAATTTAACTTCCTTGATAAGCAGGGAAACTTTGGTAACAGAGCTAAGAATATTGAAGCTTCAGCTCCACGTTATATTGGTTGTAGACTATCAGATCTTGCTATTGATCTTACCTGTGACGGCGTTGAGTATTGTCCTACTATGACCGGTGAGCTTGATAAGCCTGAACCTATTGCCCTGCCTACCTTGCTTCCTCTTTGTTTCCTTAATTCAATGTCTGGTATTCCTGCAGGTCTTCCCAAGCTCAATATTCCCAGTTTGGATATTGAAGGTATGTTTGATTACTACCTTGATATCCTTAAGCATAAGGACCTTAACTGGGTACCTAAAAAGCTCCCTATTCCTAATGTTGGTGTGCCGATTTTGTCGACTAAGACAGAGTGGGAAGAAGTGCTCAGGACTGGTAAAGGCACTGTCAGACTTGCACCTGAGATGACTATTGATAAAAATGGTACTATCACTATCACTGCGATGCCTTCTTCTAAGTCAGCAGAGCATGTTAGAAAGATCATTGAAAAAGAAATTTTGCTTGATAAAGTAGATATGCGTGATGAGTCTACTTATGAAACACGTATTGTTATTGAGAAAGTATTTAAGAAGCAGTGCGATATGCAAGAGCTTTTTGATAGACTTTATAAGAAACTTCAGGCTTCTGAAACCTATAATCTGGCTTTCTTCGACCAGGACCATATTTATGTTCCTTGTAGCTTTGACTTGGTAGTAAAGTCTAATCTTAATTATCTGATTGAAACACACACTAATCGTCTAACACATCAGATTGCAGATAATAGAGAAAAGCTTCTCGTGCTTCAAATTATTGAAAGCCTTAAGAAAACAAATAACTGGAAGGATATCTTTGATTTGTCGTATGTCGATGCAGTAAATTTTATAGCAATGAGATTTAAAGCTTGTACAGAAGAAATTGCAAAAGAAGTTCTTAGAAAGCCAATGTCGTACTTAACAAAAGCACATGATCAAGAAATTACTGACCTTCAGAATATTATTGCTGAACTAGAAAATGACCAGTCAGATATTTTTGAAATGCTTGCTAAAAAGTATAAGACTGTAAAAACAAAGGTACTTAAAGAAGTTTCTAAAAATACTACTAAATTTATCTAAAATTTATATATCTATACTAAGTGCTAAATTATATAGAAACAGGAGGACTTAGTATGGATTATAAAAGATTAAATTTTGAGGACTACTTTATAATATGCTCTGAAAATTGTAATGGGCGAGCAACTGACCTAGAAATAGCTAAATATGAAAGTATACCCTATAGTTATCGCGGCAAAGATTATTTAGCGGAATATCAAGTACGCTTTGATACAACAAGAAATTGCATCCAAGTGCTTTTTGAGCAAACTTCTACAAAATCAGACTGGCGCGTAAATTTTAATTTTGCTTCTAAAATTTATGACAAGTTTACTTTTGACGGCAAGCTAATTCAGCTAAAAGTACATAGAGGTTGGGGTGGAATGTGGCTTGTATGTCAGCAGACGGTAAGAGCTAAAATTGCCACTTTATTAGAAGAGCATCCTGATTGCTTTATAGAAGTTTTTGGCTGGTCCCTTGGTTCCGGATTAGCACAACTTTGTGCAGAAGATATTTATTTTAAGTTTGGTATTAAACCATACCTTTATACCTATGGAAGTGTTAAGCCTTTCTTTGGTAAAGATACATATAACTTTGTAAAATCTTGCTGTGCAGAGGCTTATAACTTCTATGATCACTGTGATATTGTCGGCTATATGGTACCTTTCCCTTGCTGGAAAGCAATAAATCACTGTAAAGTAAAACTTGAGAAATTTAGTATTCTTAAGCTCTTTAAGCCAAATATATATCATAGCTACTACGATATTCCAGAGCAATACAAAGATTATAACTAAAATAATTAAACGGTCACTAAATGTGGCCGTTTTTTATTGTATTATATAATATAAATTTAATTTACCAAGGAGAATAAAATGGTAAAGCTTGATGAAAAAGATTTATATCAGCTTTTAATTGCAGAATTTAGGTATGCCGTAAATAGAGATAACCACCTTGCTCCAGGAGGTTGCGTACAGCACGTTATGGACTACCTTCCTGAGATGTCGTCACAGTGGAAAACTCATACTGCAGAACAGTTGACTAATGAGATTATTCAAGAAAGACTTTTTATCGGAGGCAGAGTAAAAGGTCGACTTGAACAGGATGCAGAGTGGGAAAAGCTTCTTGTTTTTCTAACAGACTATATTACAAAGCTTCCATACGCAGTAGAAAAGTACATGCAGTATATTTATAATAAACCTGATTGGGAAGCTAATATCGATTATTATTCTCCAGAAATGGCCGCAAAAATTAAACTAAATCAAACAAAATTTAGTGTATAATATAGTATTAATTGAAAGGAATTATATTAAATGAGCATTGCAGATCTTTATTTTAAAGATGAAGTAAACGAACTTCTTACTAATGGTTTTAATGACAAGGATTATCCCGTAAGACCTAAGTGGCCCGACGGCACTCCTGCGCACACAATTAAGACTTTCTGTGCAGTTAGAACTTACGACCTTTCTAAAGAATTTCCTATTCTTACTCTCAGAACTCAGGCTTTTAAGGGCGTGGTAAGAGAGCTTCTATGGATGTGGCAGAAGAAGTCTAATGTTGTAAATGAACTGGGCAAATCTGCTTCTATTTGGAGAGCTTGGGAAGGTGAAGACGGAACTATTGGTAAGACCTATGGCTATCAGCTTGGTAAGGTATCTGATTATGGCTACGGCAAGTTTGACCAGGTAGATAATCTTATTTATCTTTTGAAGAATAAGCCAATGGACCGCAGAATGATTACTACTATGTGGTGTCCTCAGGACCTTAATGAGATGAATCTTCCTCCGTGTGTGTATGAGACTCTTTGGGATGTTTCTGACGGAAAGCTTAATTGTACCGTAATTCAGCGTTCAGGTGACTTGCTTGCAGCTGCTGCCTCTGGTGGTTGGGATACTATTCAATATGCAGTTTTGGTACATATGCTTGCACAGGTTTGTGGTTATCAGCCTGGTACACTTGTCCATATTGTAAATAATCTTCATATTTACGACCGTCATGTAGACCTTGTTAAGGAAGTTATGGAAAATCCTGAATATCCTGGTCCTCAGCTTAAGCTTAATCCAGACGTAAAGGATTTTTATGACTTTACAGAAGATGACTTTGAGCTTATTGGTTATCAGTCTACTAAGCTTGCTACTAAGTTTGAGGTAGCGGAGTAATGGGAACTGCTTCAATTCATACTTCTACAGGTTCAACAATTTACTATTCCCAACGATGTTTGTGCTGTGAAAACACAAGACGTCTTCCGGAAGGAATGACTTATTGCAGTACACCTTGGGTTTGTGATGAGTGCAGAGACGCTATTGCTTTTCTTAAAGACTTCAAAAAAGAATATATCAAAGCACAAAAAATGCTGGATAAAACGTAAAATAATGTTAAGGTAGGCTTGAAAAATAGCCTACCTTTATTGTATTATATAATATAAAAATAATAAACAGGAGTAACATGAATTATGAAACTTAATCCTATTATTAACTCGTTGCTTGAAACTGACCTCTACAAGTTTTCCATGGGTCAGGCAATCTATCATCAGTTCCCCAGTTACATGACAACTTGGACTTTTAAGTGCAGAAACAAGGATGTTTTCTTCACTCAGGAGATGGTAGAGGAAATCAAAGAGCAACTTAGAGCTTATTGCAAACTTCGTTTTACTGAGGATGAGCTTGCCTACCTCGGAAATATTAAGTGGTTTAAGCCTTCTTATATTAATTTCCTTCGTCTCTGGCAGCCGAGATTTGAGGATTTCACAATTACTACCGATGCAGCATGCGGTCTCGCGATTGAGACAGACGGCTCTTGGTTGAATACTTCTATGTATGAGATCCCTACTCTCGCAATCGTTAATGAAGTTTATTTTAGAATGAACTACAGCTACGAGGAAAGATTTGAGAGCTTCAAGAAAAAGCTCGATGAAAAGATCGACAAGATTGATAAAGAGTATTTCCTCGGTACTTATAGTGAGTTTGGTCTCAGAAGACGTTTGTCCAGTGAAGCTCAGGAGCTGGCTGTTCAGAAGCTTGCAGCTACCTCTTCCGAAACTTCTCACTTCATTGGCACCTCTAATGTATATCTTGCAAAGAAGTATGGTTTGACTCCTGTAGGTACTATGGCACATGAATGGATTATGTGCACCGGTCAAGGTAATCTTAAGCATAATCCTGCTTATTCGAACTGGTACGCTCTCGATGCTTGGGTTAAGGAATATGGTATCCTCAATGGTATCGCGCTTACTGATACTATTACTACTAAGTGTTTTGCTAAGGACTTCCAGCTCACTTATGCTACTCTTTTTAGTGGCGTTAGACACGATTCCGGTGATCCTTATGAATGGGGTGACTTCATGATTGAGCACTACAAGTCTCTCGGTATTGACCCTAAGGGTAAGACTCTTCTTTTTAGTGACAGTCTTAACTTTGAGAAGGCAACAGCCCTTAACAAGTATTTTAAGGATAAAGCTAAGCCCGCGTTTGGTATTGGTACATATATCTCTAATGACACTGATATGCCCGCTCTTAACATCGTTATGAAAACTACTAAGTGTAATGGTACCGACGTTGCTAAGATTTCTGACGTCCCCGGTAAGGGAATGTGCAAGAATCAGGATTATGTAGACTACCTTAATCGAACCATCACTTGGAGAATGGAGCACTAATGAAGCTTTATAATTTAGGAATGGTCCTCGGCCGTTTCCAAGTGCTTCATAAGGGACATGTAGCAATGGTAAAGCATGCTCTTGAGTTTTGTGACCAGGTAGTTGTCTATATCGGCTCAAGCCAAGAGCAGCGCACTACTACCAACCCTTTTAGTTATGAAGAACGCGTTGAGATGTTTGAAAGAGTTTTTGTTGCGGAATGCATTTGTAAAAAGCTTTTGATTCGTCCGCTTCCTGATATCGGTGCAGGTAATAACTCTTCTTGGGGAGAGTATGTAATGAATACTTTTAATAAAGAATTTCACCGACTCCCTGACCTTTATGTAACCGGCTGCGAAAAAGAACGTGCTTCTTGGTTTACAGATGTTATTGCGCCAAATACAGATGAATTAAGAATGACTCGTAAAAATATTGACGTATCTGGTACCTGGTGCCGTCAGGCGCTACTTGCAAATGATTACGAACAGTGGTGTAAAATGGTTCCTTATGAGTTGTTTGACAAGTTCAAAGAATATAAAAATATATTAGAAGAGGTATAATATGGATAAGTTACTTATTATTGTTGATATGCAGAATGACTTTATTGACGGCGCGCTTGCAAATCCTGCTGCGCAGGCAATCGTTACAGGTATTGTAGAGCTTGCTAAAAATTGGACAGGTAAGCTTTGTGTAACCTATGATACTCATCAGGAGAATTATCTTGAGACTCAGGAAGGTAAGAATCTTCCGTTCGCACATTGTATTATTAATACAGAAGGTCACAGGCTTAATGCACAAATCGCGGCTGTAACTAATGACCGAGTTAACTACACAGTATTTAAACCTACTTTTGGTTTTGCTAACTGGGGTCAGTATGGTTTTGATAATCACTTCAATGAAGTAGTTGTTGTCGGAACCTGTACTGATATTTGTGTAGTAAGTAATGTACTTGCAATTAAGGCCGCTTATCCAGAGCTTAAGGTAACTGTTATCGAGAATCTTTGTGCAGGGCTTTCTCCTGAAAAGCATGCAGCAGCTATTGAGGTTATGAAGAGTTGTCAGGTAAACGTAGTTTAAGGAGTGCTCAAATGTCTGAGAAATTAAATAGAATTATCGACTGGATGTATGAGTTTAAAGAGAAAAATAGTGTTAAAGGTGTAGTCCTTGGGCTTTCCGGGGGAAAAGATTCTACAGTAGTGGCAATGCTTGCAAAGAAGGTCTTTGGTGATAATGTAATTGCTGTATCTATGCCTAATGGCAGACAGTCTGATATTGGTGATGTTAGAGATATTATTACGACTTTGAAATTGACTTCGCCGTTGGTAAATATTCAGAATACTTTTGATACTCTTATTCATGACACTTATATGAATATTTCTGACAAAGCAAAGACTAATATCGCACCTCGTATCAGAATGACGGTGCTTTACGCTATTGCTCAGTCCCTTGGCTATCTCGTTATTGGCACCGGCAATAAGTCCGAGGCTATGATTGGCTGGACTACAAAGTTTGGTGATTCTGCTTGCGACTTCAATCCTATCGGACACCTTACTTGTCGTGAAGTAATCGAGATCGGTAAGGAACTCGCTGAGGATTTCGGTCTTGATATTAACTATATCATTAAGAAACCTGCTGACGGACTTACCAGTAAGACCGACGAAGATAACTTTGGTTTCACCTATGATGAACTCGATGACTACCTTATGTACGGCATTGAGGGCCCTAACATCGATAAGATTAAAAACATGATTGCTTGGGCAGAACACAAGAGACAAATGCCTCCTAAAGTGGAGTCGTATTAAAAGGAAAAGTATGAAAAATTTATTTAAACATTTAAAAACTGTACACATTCATAGAAAGTTTGTTAGAAAAGCTTGTTTTAAAATGGGGTTATTTTGGCAAGGTTTGACTCATGACTTGAGTAAGTATTCTATTACCGAACTTAGTATGTGTAAATATTACACAGGTAAAGGCAGTCCGCATCAAGTGGCACGTGAACAGCTTGGCTATTCTCCCAGCTGGATTCATCACTATCACATGAATAAACATCACTTTCAGTTTTGGTGGGATGAGGATGAAGAAGGTAAAATCATTCCAATGAAGATGCCCTATAAGTATCTTATTGAAAGTTTTTGTGATATGCTAGGCGCTAGCAAGGCATATAATCCAGATAGTTGGGAACCTCAAATGCTTCTTGACTACTGGAATAATAAATGTGTTGGTAAGCGAATTATGCATGAGGCTTCTGTTAAGTTTTTAGATGCTCAAATTAAAAATTTAGTAACATGTGGCGAAGAAGCTTTCTTTGAATGGTACAAAAATAATAAAGATTTTCTTAGAAAAACTTATAGCGAAATGTGATAATTAAAGCAGGCTGTAAAAAATAGCCTGCTTTTTATTGTATATTATAATATAAAAGTTTATGGAGGATTTAAAATGACACGACCTTCTATTGATGAATATTATCTTGGTATTGCGAAAGCCGTATCAGCAAGGTCTACCTGTATTCGAAAACACTACGGGGCAGTTATCGTAAAAAATGGAGAAATTGTAAGCACTGGTTATAACAACCCGCCTCGTGGAGAGCCTCACTGTTATACGTGTACTAAATGTAAAAATGGCAAAGATGCTTCGACTTATATTGACTGCCCAGCTGTTCACGCAGAAATGAATGCAATTATTTCTGCAAGTAGAAATGAAATGCTTGGAGCTGATCTTTACCTTGCTGGCTTTGATGTTAGAACAGGCGAAGCAGTTGAATGTGAAGCATGGCCTTGTGAAATTTGCTTAAGACTTATAAAAAATGCCGGGATAAATAGTATTATAAATAGTAAAGGCGTTATTTATTTACGTTCAGAGCATAGTAATCTTTTGCTTCAACTGATTGAAAAGGAGACTAAATAATGATTATTGGAATTGTTTGTGTAGATAACAAATGGGGTATCGGAAAGAAGAATGATCTTCTTTTTCACTTGAAGAAGGATATGCAGTTCTTTAGACAGACTACTGCAGACAGTATTGTAGTGTGTGGATATAATACACTTTTGAGTTTTCCTGGAAGTAAGCCTCTCAAGGGCCGCTCGACAATTTGTCTTTGCCCCGAAGAAGTAGAAAGAGACGACTGCTTCTGTATTCACGATTTTGATGAAATGATAAGACTTGTTAAGGAGCTTGCCAAGAATCATCCTGTATTTATAATTGGTGGAGCTATGCTTTATCGGAGTATGCTTCCTTATTATGATAAGGTGTATGTGAATATGGTAGACGCTGACGGAGAGGCTGAAGTATACTTCCCTAATCTTGATGCAAATACCGCTTACGAGGTTACTCATGTTTTGCCAGCGGTTGAGGATGAAGGGTACCTTACCCAGCTTTATACTTACACAAGAAAATAAAGGATACTATAGTTTTATGTTTATACCAAAGATACCAGTAGAAGACACTATTTTACGAGACTATTCGGTAAACTCAGCTATTATAGATACAAATGAAAATATTAATAGTTTTGAAAATCAGTATATAACAGTAACTATGCCTATTAATACAATTTTATGGTTTGCTGAAAATAATTGGAAATGTCCAAAAAGTACTATAAATAGACAAATTTTATCTGCAGCTGAATGGGAGACCGAAAAACAGGCATTGATTGCTTACGGTAAAAACCTAAAGATAAATACGAAAGCGTCACTGTGCGGTACTTTTAATAAGAATAATACGAGTTATTTGATTTGGTTAGAATTTACCGGACCAGACCTTATAAAGCATAAACTTGATATTTTTATAAATGAAAAATCTAAAGATGGTACAAAGATTTATGCTATAAAAGGTATTGATGGTGTGCTTTGTGATACTATTTATAATGCTATTATTAATAATGGCGTAATTGACCCTAGAATTGCCAGAAAATTAAACAGTATTGGGTCTGTCGCTTGGATCGGAACTGCAGAGTCTAAAACTCAATACAAACTTAATAGTTTTAGACAACAAAAACTTTTCGAAAAAGCTGCAGCAGAGTGCCCATTCGTAGAACTACGTCAGCTTGATTGTTTTGATGATTATCTTTATAGAGGTGACCCTGGTCAATTAGCTGACTATGATTTAACTATTACGCTTAAAAATGGCGTTAAAGTTACTACTCGCCTCGATTTAAAGTTATTACATGACCTTAGCTTTGAGTCAATAGAAGAACAAAATCCACATGATGCTGAAATTATACTCGCATCCGCACTTCTTGATGCAGGTAAGGTTAAGGGTGGACGATTTTTTGACCCTATCGATGGTATTAAAATAGAAGATACAGAGGAGTTTAAGAATTTTATTGAGTTGTTCAAGATTGCACTAAAAGCTAATCCAAGGCAGTATATTAAAATTTATAATATTGATACTACTACCGGTAAAGTTACTTATTCTTTTTTTAGCTAACAAGGAGAAAAGATGAACAATCAACTTAAAACTAAATGTTCGTTTTGTAGATATTGGACAGGCCGCGGCTGCATGGTAACGCCAAATTCGCATTATTGTAAAGAAGCAAACGATGAGTACTACCAGTACTTAAAAACTAGAAATAATGCGGCTAGCATGCCTGCGCAAAGGTCGTTAAGATCTTGGGATAAAAAGCGATAAAATTATTCGCTAAATTAAGTAGAAGGCCTTCGGGCCAGCTTAAAAGATGAATTCAAGTGATACTAAAAAGATACAAAAATATAAATTAAAGATACTGTTTATACAATAAATAAAAGATATTTATAATTTAATACTTTAATCTTTTTAGTACCGCTTAGGATTTTTCTAAGCGGTATTTTTATTTTAACTCCTAATTTTATCGATTTTTTACTGTATTATATTTTGTATATAAATTTTAAAGGAGAGTTAAACTAATGATTAAACTTTTTATTGAACCTGGCTATGACGTTAAGGCACCTGTAAGAGACTATGGAAATGCTGGAATTGACTTCTTCATTCCTAATTATAACAAAGCTTTTGCAGAGGCTTTTAATGCTAAGAACAACCCTGACCAGGCATATCTGAGTACTGATATTGATGGCGTCGGAATTATTCGTATTATGCCTCATGGACGTGTTAATATTCCTTCTGGTATTCGTAGTTTTATCAGTCCTAACGTAGCTCTTGAGGCTCAGAATAAATCTGGTATTGCCACCAAGTATGGTCTTGTCTATGGCGCTTCCGTAGTTGATGCAAACTATCAGGGTATTATTCACATTAGTCTTATTAACACTACGAGTAAGGTTATTGAGCTTCCTTATGGTATGAAGGCAGTACAATTTCTTCCTAGACTTATCGATATTTCTCCTGTTGAAGTGTATAATAATATGTCGCTTGATGAGTTCTATAAAGATTTTGAATTTTCCAATCGTGGAGAAGGAGCTTTCGGTTCAACAGGCGTTTAATTGCTATACTTAGGAGGAACTAATGTCAACTTGTTTTTTGTATGACGTCTGTAATCACAAAGATTGTGATAAGGATTTCTGTTTAAGAAAATATAAAATGGATTCACTTTATTCTGCAGCTCTTATGACTGAAAGTCAGAAGAAGCATATCACTCTTAGAGTGGATGAGGACGGAACAGATCTTGAGCAGTTCAAGCAGCTTGCAGCTATTGAGCAGAATATCGTATCATTTATTAACGAAGGTAGAAATTTGTATATTCATTCCGCAAACTGTGGTAATGGAAAATCTTCGTGGAGCCTTAGACTTGCTGAAGCTTACTTCAATAAGATCTGGGCTCGTACAGAAGTAAAGTGTAGAGTACTTTTTATAAGTGTTCCCAGATTTTTACTTGCTCTCAAAGATGATATTACTACCAAAAATGCTTATGTTGCCTATATCAAAGAAAATGTTCTTGAGGCTGACTTGGTAATTTGGGATGATATTGCTGCTAAGATGGGTTCAGAATTTGAGCTAACTCATCTACTTAATATTATTGATAACAGACTTGCTCTTGGTAAGTCTAATATCTATACATCTAATCTTAACCGTCAGCAGCTTTATACAGCTCTCGGTGAGAGACTTACTAGTAGAATTGCAAACATGTCAGTTGACGTAGAGCTGCGTGGAGCAGATAAAAGAATTTTGAAGTTAGGAGAATAAATATAAATGATTGCACAGTTTCAGATTATTAATAAAGTTCTTCAAAACAAGGACTATTCTTTTATCACTCTAAATAACCTTACTGCTGAACATTTCTATGGTTATCAAGCAGAGTATGAGTTTATTAAGGCTCACTACAATACTTATCACACTGTTCCCGACCGCCTTACTTTCGTTCAGCACTTTCCTGAGTTCGTTATTCAGGACGTAAATGAGCCTGATAATTATTTGATTGAGCAGCTTTATAATGACTACAACCAGAGTTATCTTGCTACTCGTCTTAATAATCTTAAGAAGCTTTTGGAAGCTGATGATACTGCTGGAGCAATGCAGTACTTTAAGGATTCCCTTGAGAAGCTTCACACTGGCTCAGCACTTCAGTGCACCGATATTATGTCAGATACTTCAAGATATGATCGTTATCTTGATATGATTGCAAATCAGTCTAAATACTTTATTTCTACTGGCTTCCCTGAGCTTGATAAGATTATTACAGGTATCGACCGTAGAAATGAGAATATGGTTATTGCAGCTCGTTCAGGTGTAGGTAAGTCTTGGGTTATGTTGTTGATTGCCGCAGCAGCTGCCAAGCAGGGCCTTACAGTTGGTATTTATTCAGGTGAGATGTCAGTAGACAAGGTAGCTTATCGTCTTGATACTCTTCTTGGTAAGATTGATAACAAGAAGATTTCCCGTGGTGACCTTTACTACAAGGACCATTATAAGAATTATTTGGACAGTCTTAAATGTTCTGGCTATGGACCGATTAAGGTACTTACGCCAAATGATATTGCAGGTCCCGCAACTGTAGATGCTCTTCAGGCATTTATTGAGAAAGAAAATCTTGATATTCTGTTTGTAGACCAGTATTCACTTTTGGAAGATAATAGTAGAGCCAAGGTAGCTCATGAAAAGGTTGCTAATATCTCCAAATCTATTAAGAACCTGCAGGTACTCAAGCAAATCCCGATTATTGCAGTATCTCAGATGAACAGAACTAAGAATGAAGATAAGTCTCAGGATACTACTCAGATTGCACTTTCTGACCGTATTGGACAGGATGCTACTGTTATTCTGATGCTTGATAAGCAGGATGCTGAAGACCCTAATCATCCTGGAGCTCATAAGGTAACAGTTAATATTGTAAAGTCTAGAGATGGTGGCGACGGTAGAAAGCTCGACTACTTGTGGAACTTCAACACAGGTGATTATCGTTATATTTCAAACGGTAATGATGGAGTAACCTCAGAAGAAGACTTTGAAGAGATTGAAAACAGCTACAGTGCAGATTATCCCGTAACTGATGATGAATGCCCGTTTTAAGGAGTAGATTATGCCAGTACTTAGAGTTGATAATTATATAATTGAAACGCCTCTTTATGAGATAGTATGTCAACTCAAGATGGCGTTAACAAATGGTAAACTAAGAGAAATAAAGTCTTGGAGCGAAGGTGATGACAATATCGTTGTCACCTGCCCCAACCGACATCATAAGAACGGTCGTGAAGCACATGCGGCAATGAATATCTATGTTGGAAATAGCTCAAAGATTCCGTATGGATATTGCAAATGCTGGTCCTGTGACTTCCAGTGCAGTTTTGTTAGGTTTGTTGCTGAGTGTTTTGAGTGCTCGGAAGAATTTGCTAAGAATTGGCTTAAGGACAAATATGGCAAGATTTCAAGCTCAGGCATTGTTTTGTGTGACGATATTGTTATAAAGCAAAATAAAATGCCTGTCCGTATGCCAGCAAGTTACTTAGATACTTTTCAGGACTGGCACCCGTATCTAGCTCAAAGAAAGCTTTCAAGAGAAGTTTGTGAGCTTTTCAAAGTAAAATATGACCCGCAAACAAGTCAGATAGTTTTTCCGTGTTTTGATATTGCTGGAAAAATTATTATGGCTCCGAGAAGGTCTATTTATAACAAAACTTTCTATATTAATAAAGATCAAGATAAGCCTGTTTATTGTCTTGACTATATCATAAAAAATAATATTTCAACTGCAATGATTTGTGAAGGCCCAATTGACGTGCTTACTTGCTACACCTACGGGTATCCTGCAATTGGTACCTGGGGTAATCCTTCGCCTTCACAGATAGACGCTATTAATAAATCACCTATTAAGGTCCTCTATATTGCTATGGATAATGACTGGGCAGGACAAAGAATGGCTAATGTTATCAAAGCTGGCCTTGACCCAAGAATTATCATAAAAGAAGTTCATTGGCTTCCAAATAAAAAAGACCCAAATGAACATTCATATGACGAATTCCAAAAAGTTATGAATGAGGCTAAAAATTCATAAATCACATTGTATTATATAATATCGGCTGACATCCGATAAATATAAAAAATAAATAAAAAATACTAAACAATACCAAAGGAGAAAATTAAAAATGTCAAGTACTTTCAATTTCGCACAGTATCAGCAGATCGCAGCTCAGGAGCAGACCCAGTCCGGTGACGGCACTAAGATTGGTTACTTCAAGCTCAAGGATGATGGCGACATCGCTATCGCTCGTATCAACCTCGGTTCTACCGATGAGTTTATGTTCGCAGCAGTTCATACACTTCAGGTCGGTGGTAAGTGGATGAAGGTAAGCTGCCACAATCCTCTCGGCATGAATGCAGCCGGCTGTCCTCTTTGCTCTGCAAATCAGGCAAATCCTAAGGGCTCTATCGGTAAGTCTGCTAAGAAGATGTTTATTCCTATGCTTGTTTCTTATCGCGATCCTCAGTCCGCAACCGGTTACACTCCTGTTACTCCCGTTATTTGGGACCGTCCTGCTCAGTTCTCTCGTGAACTTGCAAATAAGCTTATGGTAGCAGGTAATCTTAAGGATGTTCTTGTTCTTATTACTCGTAACGGTAAGGCTGGCGACATGCAGACTACTTACTCTGTAGACGTTCTTCCTGCAACTCATCCTGTATTTAAGCCTGAGATGATTCCCGCTGACTTCAGTGCTTTCAATAACTTTAATATCGCTAAGCATTCTTATTGGGAGAAGTCTGTTGAGGAAATTAACACCTTCCTTGCTACCGGTCAGTTCCCTGAGGTTGCTAAGGCAAACAATCAGCAGACTGTAAATACTGTGGCAAATACTGCTACCGCTTATGCAGCTCCTGCTACTCCTGCTTATACGGCACCTGCTCAGGCAGCTCCCGCTCAGACAGTTCCTGCTTACACTGCTCCTGCCACACCTCAGTATACTGCCCCTGATGCTCCCATGAATACTCCCGCAACAGCAGCACCTGCTAACGCAGCAACGACTCCTGTAAGAAACTTCTCTGGCTTCAGCTTCTAATAATTAAAACAAATTTAAAAGACGGGTCTGAAAATGGTCCGTCTTTTATTGTATTATATTATATGAAATATATTTTAAGCGAGGTTATACATGAATAGTTTATTTGGTGGCTTTGACTTATCTGTTAGTGCAAAGCCAAAAGTATCACCTGAAGCTCTTATTAAAAAAGCAACACCAACTGTTGTGGCAGAGCCTAAGAAGATAACTAACCAGAGCTTATTTGCCTCTGAAGAATTATCTGAATTTAATGTAGAACTTAATAAGCCTAAGCCTGAAGCCTTGGCTCGTAAGATTGCTAATACCGAAGAAGGCGAAGTAGACGCAGCTAAGGTACTTAAGTCTAAGAAGGTCTCTCTTGCTGAAAAGCTCGCCTTAATTAAAATTAAGGTACTTGAAGTACTCGGCAAGCAGAAAAAGAACGTTATTGTTATTAAGGACAAGGCGACTTTTGAAGACTATATTTCTAAGGCTATCGAGTTCGGTCGAATTGCAATAGATACTGAGACCAATAACTCTACTGACCCCATGACTTGTCAGTTAATGGGTCTTTGTTTGTATTATGAGGGCGGCAAGCAGGCTTATATTCCTATCAATCATGTTAATCCTGAAACGGGCGAACATCTTGACTGGCAGCTTACTGAGGCAGACTGCAGAGAGCAGCTTCAGAGAATTAAAGATGCCGGCACTTTTGTTGTAATGCATAATGGTAAGTTCGATTATGAAGTTATTAAGTGTACTTGTGGTATTGAAATTGAGCCTGACTGGGATACTATGATTGGCGCCCATACTATCAATGAAAACGAAAAGATGAGCTTGAAGTGGCAGTACATTAATAAGATTGACCCTACTCAGGAAAAGTATGATATCGAAAGCTTGTTCATCGTTCCTTATAAGTATGTAGAACCAGATATTTTCGCTCTCTACGCCGCAACTGACTCAATGATGACTGATAAACTTTATGTATATCAGGTAGCTATTTTAGAAGCACCTGGCAACGAAAGACTTTATTGGATGTTTAAGACTATCGAAATGCCGATTGTAAAAGTTGCAGGCGATATGGAGCTTATTGGTGTTTGTATTGACCAGGAATTTGGCGAAAGACTTCGTCTTAAGTTTAATCAAAATTTGGAAGATATTGACGTAAGAATTGAGCAAGAACTTGAGGCTCTCAAGCCTACTATTACAAAGTGGAAGAGCAGCAAGGATGCTACTGATAGAACTAAGCAGTTTGAACCTAAGAAGACAACTCTCTCACTTGCGAAACTTGAAGAGAAGTATCCTTATGTAGACGAAAAGACAGGTAAGAGATATAAGGTAGGCAAGTCTAAGATTGAGCAGCTTGCCGATCCTATCAACCTTGCATCGCCTACCCAGCTTGCTATCCTATTTTATGATATTCTGAAGTGTCCTACGGTAAGCAAAAAATCGCCCAGAGGAACCGGAAAAGATGAGCTTGAGGCTTTAGCTGAGAGAACTGATATCGCGCTCTGTAAGCTAATTTTGGAGCGTCGTGGCGTGGTTAAACTTATCTCTACTTATATTGACGTTCTGCCTGCTCTTGCACGCCATTGGCCTGATGGACGTATTCGTTATAAGCTTAATTCTGTTGGTACTGACACAGGCCGTTTCTCTTCTGGTGGTGAATTTAAGTTCCTTGACGGTGATGAGCCTGTGGAAATTTCTGGATTTAACAGTCAGAATATTCCTTCAAGAGGTGACGGTAAAATTACTCGACTTCTGTTTGAAGCTAAGAAAGAATTTGCTGATATTGAAGTTGAGGTAGACCGTTTTACAGTACATGAAACAGCAGAGATTGAAACTGTTGACGGTTGGAAATATGGTAAAGACCTTGTAGCACTCAAAGACTATGTACTTACTGATGTAGGACCTGTTCTTATTGAAATGGTTAATTACAATGTTTTAAAGAAAGAATACGAATTTATTGTGAGGAAGCATTAATGAAAGTAAAAACAAGAACTCAATATAAACTCGTCGGGTCGGACTATAGTGCGCAAGAACCCCGTATAACAACCTTCCTTAGTGGTGACCCCGCAATGAGAGCAGCTTATCTTGAAGGTAAGGACCTCTATTGCGTTATTGCTTCTAATATTTATAATAACAAGTATGAGGATAATCTTGAGCATTATCCTGAAGGCACCGTTCTCGAGCTTGACGGAAATAAGACCGTATGCGGTTATAAGACTCACTTGAACAAAGAAGGTAAGGAAAGACGTTCTGTAGCGAAGATGGTACTTCTCGCCCTTACTTACGGAATGGGTCCGTCGACACTTGCAAAACGTATTAATAAAACAAATCAGGAAGCACAAGAGATTTTTGATAACTTCTTCAAGAGCTTCCCGAAAGTTGAAGAGCTTATTAATAGCTCGAAAGAATTCTTGAGAACTCACGGTTATGTAGAAGATTGGGCCGGCAGAAGACGTCATTTGACTGACTACTTCCTTAATCCTTATGAAGCTTCTTATATGGATCCTGACAAACTGATTGCTCAGACTTTTAATCCTATTCTTGGTTGTGAAAGCCGCCCACTTGTAGATGATAAGCTCACTTCTTGGATAAATAGAGCTAAGACAACTAAGAATAATAAAGAATTTGATGAGCTTGCTAAGCTGGCTGCAAAAGAAGGAATTATTCTGTCTGCCAATACCGGTAGAATTGCTCAGGCAGAAAGACAGTGCCTTAATGCAAGAATTCAGGGATCTGCAGCTTCACTTACTAAGCTTGCAATGATTCAGATTCATAATAGTCAGGAACTTAAAGATATTGATGCAAAGCTTGTTATGACTATTCACGATGAAGTTATGTTGGAGTGCCCTGCCTTGTATGCAGAACAGGCTTCTGAAATTCTTCCTAGAATTATGATTGATGCTGCTGCCCCTTATATTGATGTGCCTATGAAATGTGACCCTGCCATTGAGTCTCGTTGGTATACTTCTGAGTATGCTGTAGCAGTTCAGTCTGAGTTTAAGAAGCTAACTGATAAAGGGCTTGGTAGAGATGAAGCATTTAAGAAGCTTTATGCAAAGCACCCTGAGCTTCCTGAAGAAGCTATTTATAAAACTATCACTGAAGGCATTGATCTTGAGTTTTAATCTGCTAAATTATAATGATTAATATTCAATATTGGAGATTATTATGATTAAAACAGAATTTATGGAGCTTTATGAAGAGCTTAGTGAGATAAACGGAGATTCATTATCTATAGAAGGTGTTTCTTCGCCAGAAGAGTTAATGGACTGGATGAATGAAAACATTACTTATGAACTTGTAGATGATGAGTATTCTAACAGTAACGGAGTTCCTACTAAAACAGCAGAAGAAGTTTTAAAAACTGGCACTGGACATTGCGCTGAACAGTCCTATCTCGAAAAAGAAGTTCTTGAGGACCTTGGCTATGAGACTTTCTTAGTAATGGTTAAAGAGAATAATTCTAAAAAAGAATACGGTGCTGAGGGTTCTGCTCATGTGTTTTTAGTTTATAAAGAAGGTAAAAATTACTGCTGGTTTGAGCATTCAATGCAGCATGCCAGAGGTATTCATAAATATACTTCCTTAGAAGCACTTCTTCAGGACGTTGCTAATCAGTGGTGGCGCTATGATAAAAATTCAGATATTCTTGAAGTAAGAATGATGGATAAAGTTATCACAGGCGTTGATAACTGGGGACTTGCTAAAGAATGTTATAAACTTCCTGTAAAATATACTTTTGATATTTCTAATAATATTATGGAGTCTGATGTTCCGCTTGAAGAGTCTGTAAATAGCAATTCTCAAATTGATTATCTTCCGGTTTCAGATATAGAGCTTTTTAAAGAATATGCTGACGATATCTTAGACGGATATGGAAATATGTCTGATGCAGATATTAAAAGCTCTATTAAAGAAATTCATTCTGAAGGAAAGCTTGCTGGCTATATCGGTTTTTCTGAATATGAGGAAAACGGAAGTAAGTGTCTCGGCATCGGCAATTTTATGATTATCGAGCGCGGTAAAGGTCTTGGCTCAGCAGTAATTCAAAATATTGTAGAAAAGTACAAAAATCAATATGACCTTATTTATTGCTTTGTAGATGCTAAAAATGACGGTGCTATCAGACTTTACAAAAAACTTGGAAAAGTTTATGACGAAGACGGCCCGAATGACAACGGTGAGTACTACGTAACTTTCTGGGACAATGGTAAATGGGAACTTGACAATTAAATAAACCTTTTTTAAAGACGAGTTAATAAAATAGCTCGTCTTTTATTGTATTATATAGTATGTAAAAATAAAATAAGGAGAAACTATAAAATGATTTTAAAGACAAAGAATTTCCAGGAAGCAGCTAATAAGATTCTTTTGGCAGTTGGAGTAGATAAGGCAGCAGCAAATCTTGAGCTTGCAGCTAAGGATACTGCACTCTATCTTAGAGTTACCAACAGAGAGTGGTATACGGCAATCAAGTTTGACCTTGAGAATCCCACTGAATTCCGTGCAGTAGTAGATGCAAACCTCTTCCTTAATCTTATTTCAGGTATCAGCACTGAAGAATTTGAACTTGAGATTAAGGACACTGTTGTTGTAGTAAAGGCAGGCAGAAGCTCTTATAAGCTCGCTATGATTTATGAAAATGATCAGCTCATGAAGCTTCCTATCATTAAGCTTGACCCTGAGCAGATCACTGTTAGTATGAATATTTCTAATGATATTCTTATGAGCATCCTCAATGTAAACAGCCGCGAGGTCCAGAAGGCTAAGAAGGTTGAAGTAAACGAGCTTCAGCGTTATTATTACATTGATGAGACTGGTTGCTTTACTTTTACTACCGGTGCTTGTATCAATGCTTTCACCCTTGAAAAGCCTATCAAGCTTCTTCTTACTGATAAGGTAGTAAAGCTCTTTAAGCTCTTTGGCTCTGATGCTTTCCTGTCTTACGGCCATATCGTAAACACTGATAGCTCTCTTCAGCCTATCGTTGTCTTCCAGACCGAGGACGTTTACGTAGCAACTAGACTTCTTAGCGATGAAACTTGTATTCAGAAGGTTAAAGCACCTTGTGATGCAATGAAGGCGCTTGCTAAGGAAGTTTATGAGCACAATCTCGTACTTTCCGCTACTGACCTTTCTGCAGCAATCAGCAGACTTCTTATGTTCCATAAGAATAGCAGCGCAAAGGCAGACCTTTCTTTCGTTCCTGCTTCTGTAGATTTTTCTAATACTGAGCTTACTATCTCCGACCTTTCTGGTGATAATAAGGAAGTTATTACTATCGAAAACGGTAGCTCGACTCCCGGCGGTTATTCCATGGGCGTAAACCTCATTGACCTTAAGGCAGTTCTTGATTCTTGTAAGAATGAACATATTACTGTAAACTGCGGCAACCACAAGTCTATTATTGTCTGCCGTGCTAACATTAGTAATGTTATTGCTGAGACGAGGACTAAGGAATAATGGCAAATACGGATATTGGAAAAAAGTTTGAGGACCGCTTTAAAAAAGACTATCAAAACTGCTTTCCAGGTACCCTGATCTACCGCCTGCCAGACCAGCAAAGTGGTTATGCAGGCGGAGGCTCTTCCAACCCTTGTGACTTTATGTGTTATCCAGGAAGTTGTGTTTTAATGGTTGAATGTAAGGCTCATAAAGGCGCTTCTATCAGCTTTAATGATATCAGGCAGTATGATAAGATGCTTGATTTTAAAGGCCTCCATAAGACGTTTCCGGGCGTCGTGGTGTGGTTCTATGAGAAGGATATTGTCATCTGGGTGTCTATTGAAGAAATGGAAAAGATGAGGCTTGACGGCGAAAAGAGTATTGGTCTGAGAATGATTGACGACAAAAAGCCTTATAAAAAATCGTATAATATTATAACGCTTCCTTCAAAGAAACTTAGAACTTTTATGGAAACTGATTATAATTATTTAGTGGAGGTTTTGAATGGCTAAAGATTTAAATAAAGCTCTCGAAGCAGTTGAGCTTACTTACGGTCAGATTAAAGAAATTGCTGACAGTATGCTAGCTGGGCCTTTTGAAGAGCCTAATAGAATTGTAGAAATGATTCAATATAATATTGAGTCTATGTCTATTGAAATGCTTAGAGATTCTATCCTGAGACTTCAGCTTGCAGTTTATTCTTTGAGTGAGCTTAGAGATAGATCTGGTATTAAAGCAGTTTGTGCTGAAGCAATTAAGAAAGAGGCTTATGCTTCTTCGTATGTATTGCAGGAAGGAACTGCTGGAGTAAAGGACTCTAACACTACTCTTGCTATTTCAGAAAATATCGTTGCTCAGTGTCTCTATGATCTCGTAGCAAGTTTGGTTAAAACTAAGGTTGATATGTGCCTCAGGCTTATTGATTCGCTCAAGAGCATTTTGATGAGCCGTATGCAGGAAGCTAAGATTAGTGCCACAAGTATGGCAGATTAAGAAAGGATAAAATATGGCTAAAGATACAGAAAAGAAGTCATTTACAATGGCGGATTTTGCCCGCAAAATTAATAAGGAGTATAATAACAACAATCTTGTTATTAAGTCTGATGTAGTACCGGTTTATAAGAGACTTTCGTCAGGTATGATGGGAATGGATTATCCTCTTTACGGAGGACTTCCCTATGGTAGAATGATGGTTTATGCAGGCCTCGAGCACTCTGGTAAGACTACGGCAGCCTGTGCAGAGCTTGCTGCATATCAGCGTGAGAATCCTGATAAGATTTGTGTTTATATTGACGTCGAACACTCTCTCGATCTTCAGTTCCAGGCACTCATGAATGGAATTGACCTTGAGCGTTTGTACTACATCAGCCCTGAAGGCATGTCAGGCGAGCAGATTCTTGAGATGATTCTTGAACTTGAGGATACAGATGATATTGGCCTTATTGTTCTTGACTCTATTCCCGCTCTCGTTCCGCAGTCTATTATGGAGAATGAGTTCACAAAGGACATGGGTATGCGCGGCAATATGGCTAAGGGCCTTCATAAGTTCTGCCCCACTATGTGTGATAAGCTCGCTCGTAACGGTAATATCATGATTATGATTAACCAGGTTCGTGTGGCTGGTACTACTTTTACTGGTGCTGCAATCTATAAGGAGCCCGGCGGAGACGCACCTCGTTATTATGCTTCTGTAAAGGTTCGTTTTGGTAAGAGAGTATTTATGAAGGACGGAGACGAGATCAAGGGTGACGACGGTGAAGGTGCAGACGGATTCAGACTTAAGTTTAAGATCACTAAGAATAAGACTTGCGCTTGCAACCGTGGTGGTGGATTTATTACCTATAAGTACGAGACCGGAGCAGATACAGTAAACGACCTTATTGATGTTGCTCTTCAGTTTGACTTTATTAAGAGAATTAATAATGTTACTTATGCTCTCGTAAATCTTTCTACTGGCGAAGTAATTACCGACTCCGAAACCGGTGAAACTCTTCAGGGCAAGAAAGCTTATTTGATTGAGTATCTTCACACTCATCCTACTTTCAGAGAAAAGTATCTTATGATGATTAAAGAATTTATTTCTGCTTCTAACGATAAATCCGTACTTGATAAAGAAGCTCTCAAGGCTATTGAGGCCGAGGAAGATGCTATCGAGAGACCTCAGGAAGATGAAGCTAAGAGAAAGATTCTTCTCGAGGACGCCTAATGATTATTGGAACTGCAAAACGAGCTAAGGAAGGGGCCAAACCTCTTCCTACTCGTCATTACTCAAAGAAACAGGAAACCGCTGTATCACAGGCAGTTGGTGGAAAGGTTCAGAAGAATTCAGGTGCTACAGCTTTTGATAAAGGTGATGTTGTAGTTTCAGGAAAAAATGGCTTTCTTCTTGAATGTAAAACAAAGACTTCTGCCTCAGAGTCTATTTCTATTAAGAAAGAATGGTTTGAGAAAAATCGTCAAGAATGTCTGCTTACAGGTACGCCGCATCAGGCGGTAGTTTTTAACTTTGGCCCCGACGAAGAAAATCATTATATTATTGATGAGTATCTATTTCAATTCTTAAAAGATAAATTAGATGAGCTGGAGGAAACGATATAATATGGACGCTAAAGATTATAGAATTATTATGACTCTTGCATCAAACCTTGCGCAGCCTGTTATTTGCAACGGCAAAACAATTTATGAGTTAAATCTTGCTCAGTTTATTAATGCTATTGATAATATCTACCCAGATCTTTGGATTCCAGTGGCGCGCAATGGTATTGTATTAAATCCAAAAGCTGAAAGCTCGGAGGAAGAATGATTAGACCGATTATAAAAGAACAACTTGAAAAATGTCAGTTTGCTGACTTAAATAACTTTGATCCAAGTACAAATACTTTTTATATTAAAAAATACTCTAAGCCTACATATGAGATTAATCATTGTTATTTAGTTAAGCTTCCTTTGAATATTGTTAATGCCACTGATTCTGTTTTAGCTGTTAACTGGAATAACGGAACTTGTCCTAAAACTCAATATCTTAAAATCTATATTTCTAAAGCCCTCGGCACTATGATTTATGTAGATAGTATTGGTTTTGATTTTGATACTAAACAGGATCTTAGTATGATGTGGTCGGGCTGGCTTGATAGCGCGCAGTTAACTCAGATTTCTGCTTTATAACATAAAAACTTTAACGAAAAGTGAGCTTACAAAGTTTACTTTTCGTTATTTTTTTTGCTAAATTATTTAGATACTAAGAATAACTTAGGAGATTTTATGAATTTTTTAAATGCTTATAATACCTTAAGTAACCTACTAGAAGCAGAAGCAGTCCAGCAGTCTAACACAAAGTCAGCTAAAATAAAGTATTATTATAATATTGACTATAAAGTACCTTTTTATTGGAATGAAGCTGGCTATGGGCATCCTTGGTTTGAATTTGAAGGACAGACTAACACTAACTATAGAACAAATGTATATAACGAAGTTCCTGGAATCTATTTAATTGTTAATAAAATTACTTATCAAGCCTATGTCGGTAAAGCTGTAAACTTAGCAAATAGACTGTACTGTCATACACGACTCCGACAAAAGAATGATAGTGTATTTTTACATCTATCTATGAAACATCATGGGCTTGGTGCTTTTAAATGGACGGTTTTAGAAGTCATGCCAGAAGACATTTTAGCTTCCTGTGATGAAAATAAGGTTAAAAATTGGTTTATTGAAAAAGAACGATATTATATTAATAAGCTTAAAACTTATCTGCAAGTTGAACACTATAATTTAACGCCAGGTGGGGAGAATCCTCCAGTATATTTTAAATACCAAAATAACTTAATTAAGCAAGTCCAGCAATATATTGACGAGCACCCATTTGAGTCATGTTCTACCGTAGCTAAGCAGTTTCCTGATCTTAGTGGTTCAAAAGTAGTAGCTGATATAAATAATGGACTTGGACGATTTGGCAGAGTTAAGTACCGTCCAGATTTAACTTTCCCAATTAGGGATATGGGAAGCACTGCTGCAATGCGTGGACCAAAAGTAGTTGGTGCAAAATTAAATACTACTAAAACCGCTTTTTCACAAAAGTTATCTAGATATCCATGGTATTTTATTAAGACAACTAAAACAGAATCAGGTAAGTATGCGTTTGAAAGACTTGATAAATCACCAGATAAAAATTTTGTGCAAAGTCTTGCTAGCTTAGAGCTTGACTTTACAAACAATAATGATTTAAGTAAAGTTGTCCCGTATTTAACAGATAATAGATATTCGCACTATTATCCAAAACAAGGTTTTTATTTAACTAAGATTAAGCTAACCGATAAAGACTTTGACTGGTGGGCCGATCAATATTCTGCCAGAAATAATAAATAAAATTTTTTAATTTAGAAAAGGAATACATTATTATGAAATTACATGAAGAATTTAAACTTTATGAAACTATGTGGGATGAAGTTCCGTCTAATTCGTCAACTGAAAATCGTTATATCATACTTACAGGCGACTTCCCAAATAAATATTACGTGCATGGCTTGACCTCGGACGGTGAGAAAGAAGCAGTAGACATTTATAATAAAGCTATGTCACAATTGCCTAACTTTGATTGTGATATAGAGGTGGCGGAGCTCTTTGATCTTACAGGTGATGAAATAAGTCGTTTAGAGTCTATGGTAGGAAAAGAAGTAACTGGAGCAGATGCTGATTTTATCGCAGATTTCTTTGTAGACGGTAGTCGTGTAGATTCTCTACAAAATAATTTTAACGAAGTAGATACCTTACATGAATTTGTTTACGTTAATGGAAATAAAACAACTACTACTGTAAATTCTACTAGTTCTAATAAACCTAGTGTAGATTCATTAGGCCGGTTTGACCACACGCCTCGATTTAAAAGCTTACTTGCTCAAATAGACGCCGATAAACTCGCTACATACGAAGTAAGAAATTTAGGAACAAGGCTTCTTTATATAATTATAACGTCTGTAGATTTTGGCTACCGCACAAGTGTACGTATAATAGGACCATTTCGCCAAGATGGTAAAGAGTATACTTTACAATTAGGCTTGAACTCTGCTAACCATGGCGATCATCACAATTTAAGCTGGAAAGAATTGCTAGATTATCTTATAGATGAGTCAATCATAGAAAACACTAATCTGTGCAACTAATGTATAATATGTTTAGGTGACCTATTAAAATAGGTCACCTTTTATTGTATAATATAGTATATAAAAATATCTAAAAGAGGAAATGATACAATGAAAAGTTTAGCTGTAAAATATCGTCCTACTACTTTTGAAACTGTTGCTGGACAAAATGTAACTACAAGAATTCTTAATAAAGTACTTGAAAAACAGGCTTTTAAAAATGCTTATCTTTTTGCAGGCCCTTCCGGCTGCGGTAAGACCACTTGTGCTCGTATCTTTGCAAATGCTATTAATGGTGGCATTGGTGAGCCTGTAGAAATTGACGGCGCATCTAACAACGGAGTTGACCAGGTTAGGGCTATCGTTGAGTCGGCTAATCAGAGAAGCCTTGTAGGTAATTATAAGATTTATATTATTGACGAGTGTCATATGATTACTTCCGCTGGTTGGAATGCTTTCTTGAAGGGACTTGAAGATTGCCCTGAATATACTATCTTTATTTTCTGCACTACGGAGCCTAATAAGATTCCTGTGACTATTCAGAACAGAATGCAGCGTTTTAATATTGCTAAGATTGGCGCCCAGGAAATTAAAAATAGACTCTTTTATGTTTGCCAGCAGGAAGGCTTCATTAACTATGAAGATACCTGTGAACTTATCAGTAAACTTTGTGATGGCTGCATGAGAGAAGCACTTACAATGCTTGACCAGTGTGCTGACCTGTCTAATGATCTCAGTCTTGAAAATACTAAGGCTGTTCTCGGTGAGGCACCTTTTGAAAGAATGCTTAAGTTGACTAATTGTTTGATTGGTCATAATGAGCAGTTTACTCTTGTAGCTATTGAAACGCTCGCCCAAGAAGGTAAGGACCTTAAGCAGTTTGTAAATGAGTATCTTAGCTTTACTCTTGAGCTTACTAAATATATCTTGTTCCAAAATATCGGCGCAACAAATATTCCTGCGTATCTTGAGAATTCTGCTGATCTTATGATTAGCGTAAAAGCTACTACTAGTTTTGAAAATTCACTTGGTTGGTTTAATAATCTTGCTAATAAGCTTCTTGAAGTTAAGAATGCTATTAAGTATGATACTTCGGTAAAGGCGGTTGTAGAAGCATATTTCTTGCAGATTTGCAGATCAGTTTAAGCTTGGAGGGCCATTATGAATATTATTGGACAAACTAAACTACTCTCTAAAATAAATGCAATGGAGTACCTGCCTAAAACTTTAATGTTTCTCGGGCCTGCAGGATGCGGCAAGCATACAATCGCTAAGTACGTAGCAGAAGAGTTTAACCTAGACTTTGTAGAAATCGAAGAGTCTGTATCTGCTCAGGACCTTGAAGATTATATACATAAAACTATTGATACTCTTTATCTTATTAACTTAAATAAGTTTACTGAAAAGCAGCAGAATCAGTTTTTGAAGTTTATTGAAGAGCCTTCGAAGTCTGTTTATATTATTTTGATTGCGAACTCTGAGGCAGGCATTCTTAATACAATTCTCAACAGAAGTATCAAATATCATCTTGAGCCTTATACAAAAGAGCAGATTGAGCAGATTACCAATACTTCTGTTAATGACCTTGCTTTTAAGATTTTTCAGACGCCTGGCAAACTTCTTAATTTAACAGAGCAGAGCTTTAACGATGTTATGGGCTTAGCAAATACGGTAGTGCACAGCATTAATAGAGCAACATATCCAAATGCTCTTGTAGTTTCTACAAAAATCAATTACAAAGATCTGTATAATAAAATAGACTTTGACCTGTTTTTTGACGCAGTTGAGTATCTTGCCTTAGAGGACTATATAAGTAATAAAACTGAGCAGAGCTTAACAGTATTTAAAACAACAAATCAGTTTAAGCAGTATGCCACACAGCAAAATCTTATTAAAGAAATTTTGATGATAAATTATCTTACTACACTTTGGGAGGCCGTACAATGACTTTAATTGATCTTAAAAAATTTATTACTGACAAAATTGTACCGTCAGACTTTATGATTTTTGTTAGTAAGGATTGCCCGTTCCTGGCTTCTCAATATGTAAAAGCTCTCGGAGATTTGTCTATAAGCGGCATTAATAAAATAAACAGTATCTATGAGCCCCAGCAGTCATCTATCATGCTTCTTACTAATACTGAAGGTGCTCTTAACGTTTTATATACTGATACTTTTGACGAGCGCTCGGAAGATTACAGTCAGTTTGAAAATACTATCGTAGTATGTGAGCAAGTATCAAAAGATATTGCTAAAAACGTAGAAAATTATGTTATTAAGTTTCCTAAGCTTACTGACTGGCAGATTTGCGATTATGCTAAAACTCTTTGTCCTCATGTGGAAGAAAGTGAGCTTATGTGGCTTGTTCAGGCGTCTGATAACAGTATTGAGAGAGTTTTAAATGAGCTTGATAAAGTAGCTTTGTTTGGTAAAAACGAGCAAAAAGAGGTACTTGCTGCTATCAGATTTGACCCGCAGACAGACTTGTATAAAGTTGACTTATTTGATATTGTCAATGCTTTAGTTGAAGGCGATATGCTGACTCTTAACGATTTTATGAAGCATAACGGCTGTGACCTTCACGAGCCAGTTGTTTTAGTAAATAGAGCCTTTAACAGCTTGAAAAATATCGTTTTGATTTCTCAAAATGCAAACTTGACAGCTGAGGAGTGCGGAGTATCTGCTGGGCAGTTTAAGTTTATCAAATATAAGTATAAGAGCCTTAACGTAGCAGCAGCAAAGCAGAAGCTTAAGTTTCTTACTAACTTTGATTTGATGCTCAAAACGTCACAACTTGAGCTTAATAAACGTGACATGATGACATATATCATCAATAATATGTATTATAAAATAACTAACTAAGGAGGACCTATGGAAGAAACAGAACAGAAAGCTTTAGATAGGTTTTCCTATTCAAAAATAAGTACTTATAAACAGTGTGCTTTTAAGTACTTAGTAAAATATAAAGAGAAGAACTTTATTGATAGTTCGTCGATCGCTACGGAGTTTGGTACACTTGTTCATGAAACAGAAGAGCAAATAGCACTCGCGCTTCAAAATGAACTGCCAATAAATTATATTGCGCTTAAAAATAATTTTATTATTGAGAGTAGAAAACTGGCTTTAAAATATCCAAATGATTTTGGCAAGCCAGACAAATCTGGAAGAACCTACAGAGAAAAGGTATATCTTTATTTAGACTCAGCAATTTATCGACTTGAAAAATTCATGAAGGCTAATCAGAACTTAGTAATTATCGGTATTGAGCAAAAGTTTGAATACGACTATGATGGTGTGCACTCTTTTAATGGTTCAATTGACCGAGCGTTTTTAAATACTGCGACAGGTGAAATTTTAATTCAAGATATTAAAACTTGGAGTGTACCTGCACAAAACAGTGAACTTAAAGCGCCTTTGCAGTTTGCTGTTTATATGATGGCCGCACAGCAGCTTTGGGACACACCTTTTGATAAAATTAAGTGTGAATATGACCTTCCTTTATGTAATATCGTTCAGCCTGCACTTTCTGATAATATTGTAGAAGAAGGTAAAGAAGTTTTAGATAAGCTCTTTAACGGCATCCAGAAAGAAAACTTTAGACCAACTGTGTCAGCCCTTTGTCATTGGTGCGAGTATAATCCTCTAACTAATCCAAGTATTCTAGACACCAAGCCAGAGGCAGTTTGTCCTTATTTTAGTACTTGGCAAAAATCTGGCGATAATGTACGAGATACACTAATGACGTGGCAAGGGCTTGAGTCTGTTGCAATAGATAGACAATTTTGTATTAGCCAATTAAAACAGCAGGGTTTACAAAATTCTGCCAGTTAATACTGTATATTATTATATATAGAAAAGTAAGGAGAATCTAATGAACTGTCAAGTTGATGTTATTATTATTGGTGATAGTAAAGTAGGCCATGAAATTTTAGATAAAGTTGCTTCAAGCAAGCCAACTATCAAAATTATATTTGTTAGTGATATTTTTAAAAGCTATACTACCCATGACTATATTAACGTTGAGTATATAAAAGGTAAAGTAGTATTTACTGACTACAAAAATAGATTATTCGGAGTTTATCTGAAAGATGGGTCAAGACTTTACAGCACTCATTTGGTTATAGCTTCCGGTGTTGCTTATGCGCCATTTACTGTAGGTACTAGGGTTATTCCACAAGTATTTAATAATGTTGATGATATTCCGAAGGTCTCAAAAAATCAGCCTGCTGTAGTAATCTGTAATCAAAATTCTGAAGTTAAGTTTGCTATTGACGTAGCCAAAAAGTATAAGCAGGTGTATCTATGTACGAAAGATATTACTATCAATAATATTACAGAGGCAAATCTTAAAAAACTTGCAGGCACAGAAAATCTTGTGGTACTGCCAAACACTTCAGTTATAAAGGTAATAATTAAAGAAAATATGCTACAAAAAGTAGAGTTAGATAATTATTCTACATTAAACTGCTCTGCAATCTTTGTAAAAACAGCAGCTACACCTGATGTCGATTTTATTACTGAAAAACTAATAAAACGTGATGAGTTTGGCTATCTCATCACTTCTCATGCGGCTGAGTCCACTCTCGTGCCAAAATGTTTTGCTGTAGGAAACTGTGCTCAAAAGTGCACTAAAACCATGATGCAGGAACTCGTAGAAACTATTTTAAAAGATTTTTAAACGGAGGATTTTATGCTTACACTTGAACAAAAGAATAATAATGAAATTAAATTTATGGAGTTGCTCTCTAAGCTTAATATCGATTTAACGGAAATCACAAAACTGCTCGATCAGATCGATTACTTTAATAAGCCTGCAACTACCCAGTATATTGGTGCTTATCCAGGCGGGCTCTGTGAGTACGCTTTACGATTTGCTAATGAGCTTGGCCTACTGTGTAATGCATATTTTCCAGGTAGATATTCAGCGGAAGATATTATCAAGGTAGCCTTATTCAAGGATATTTATAAAGCAACTATGTATGAGGCTTATATGAAAAACGTTAAGGATGACACTACAGGTCAGTGGGCTACAGTACCGGCTTACAAGACTAAAGAAGACTTCAACCGCCCAGTTTATGGAGACCTTGGCTTCAGCTCATATATGCAAATTAAGGACCTTGTGCCTCTTACTACTGAGCAGGTCGAAGCTATCGTATACTCACGTATTTCTGATTTTGCGCCCGATATCCACGCGGTGTTTAGAAATTATCCGTTAGTAACTCTTACTAGAATGGCTGAAATGGCAGCTTTGTATATTAATTAAAAATAAGCGGCTTTAAACGGCCGCTTTTTCTATATATTTTATTGTATAATATAAAGTATAGTAAAAAAGTTTGTAAAGGAAATTGTGGAATGAAAATTTTACTTTTTACTGACTTGCACATGTGCCCGAGAGCAAGTATCATAAATAAATGGGGCACGAAATACCCAAGTAGACTTGAAAACTGTATTGAGTCTGTGAACTGGCTTGAAAGAAAGGCGGAAGAGCTCGGCTGTGATTATATTATTAGCCTTGGAGACTTCTTTGATAAGCCTGATTTAACGAGTGAGACTATTACTGCTTGTCAGGATATTCAGTGGTCTTGGCTACAGCATTATCATCTTGTTGGTAACCATGATGCATCTAATAGCAGTTTAACTTTTAACTCAGCAAATTGTCTAAGCAATGATAATCATAGAGTAATTACTGAGCCTCTGATGTTGCAGGCAGGAGACTGTGATCTATGCTTTCTACCATATGTAACTGAGTGCGATAGAAAGCCTTTGAATGAGTATTTCACAGAGCACACTTTTAATCCGCATCGAATTATTTTTTCTCATAATGACATCAGTGGTATTCAGCTTGGTCCTGTTGTTTCTAAAACTGGCTTTAGTATTGAGGAAATTGAGGCAAATTGCGATCTTTTCTTAAATGGTCATTTACACAACGGACAAGCGTTATCACCGAAAGTTATTAACTTAGGTAATCTAACTGGTAAAGATTTTGGTGAAGATGCTATGAAGTATAGACACAATATTGCCATTCTTGACACAGAAACTTTGCAACTGGAGTACATAGAAAATCCTTATGCCTATAATTTTTATAAGATACAAATTGACTGTGAAAGCGATATTTTGTGTCTAGATGGTTTAAAAAATAACTCTGTTGTATCTATTAAGTGTGAGCAGGCGCTTGTTGAACAGACTAAGAATAAAATTAGTACGCTCAATAATATTACTGAGTCTAGAATAATCTTAACTAAACGTCAAGTAGCTAGTGAATCAGAAGTAACTGAGCTTGACCTTACTGTAGATCACCTCGCCAGATTTATTGAGTGTTGCAAAGCAACTATTGAGAATTCTACTTTGTTAGACGAAGAACTCGGTGAAATTTGCAAGTAAATACAAAGTCAGTATTTATTTAAAATATCGTATAATATATTAAGGAGTTACTTAGACTAACATGAAAAATAGGCAATTAAATAACCTAAACAAAGCTTATAATAAAAGATTTAATAACTTAAAGAAGCTTTTGATTAAGGTGCCGCAGGCTAGCATTATTTTGTTTGTGGAACATTTAAAGTATATAAGAGATATTTGTATTATTTCTAACTTAAATATTTCAGAAAACGCTTCATTAGCTGCTCTTATGGTTGCTATTGATGAATTTGAGGCGTATCAGGTTTGTGAAGATAACAAACTGAAAGAATTTCATTGGAAAAACTTCTGCGAGTTTTTAAAACTAAACATGGAGGAATGGCTAGTATTAAATGATCCAATTTAAAAAAGTAGTAATACACAATTTTGGTAGCTACGGGCATGTAGAGCTTGAGCTTCAAAATCGTGGGTTTTGTTTAGTTTCTGGACAAAACAATTTTATAAAAGACAATGCTCTATCAAATGGTTCAGGAAAGAGCTTCTTATGGAGTGCAATCTGTTATGCTTTAACTGGTGAAACTATTAATGGTATTAAAACAAATCTTAAAAACATTCACACAGATGAACCTGACTGCTATATTCAGCTAGAATTTTTATATAATAAAGATTTGTATAATTTGCTTAGAACGCTAGCACCAAAGTCAGATTTAAAAATTTTTAAGAATGATATTGACCTTAGTGGTAAGGGTATAAGAGAGTCAGAGAAAAAGCTGTCAGAGCTTTTGCCAGAGCTTTCAAAAGATCTTATTGCCTCTACAATCATTATTGGACAGGGTATGCCAAATAAGTTTTCCTCTTTTAGTCCGTCTGGACGAAAGGACTTGCTTGAAAGACTTACTAAATCTGATTTTATGATTGATGACCTTAAGACTCGTATCGCCGCCAGACAGCAAGAATTAAGTGATAAGATACGAGAGTTTGAAGATAGCCTGCTAGCAAATAGAACACAGTTAAATAGCTACACAACAAACATCGATAGACTAAAAACTACTTTAGAAAATCAACATCGTCCTGATTTTGATTTATTGCTTGCTTGCCATGATGTAAAGATAGCACAAGCAGAACAACAGAAGGCACAGCTTGATGTCTTGATTGCTTCAGCAGAGGCAGAACTTGAAGTTCTGAATACCAGACTTCTTGAGCTTACCAATGAAAAGGCCAAGGTAAGCAATGAAGAGCTTGCTGCTTATACTGCTTCTAGTACTGCCCTTACTACAAACAAAGCTAGACTTGAATTTGATATTAAGGCAATGCAAAAAGAAATTAAAAAGCTTCAGTCTATCATTGATACTTGTCCTACTTGTGGTCAGCACATTCCAAATGTACAAAAGCCAGATACTGGCTACATGGAAAGAGACTTGGAGAAACTTTATAAAGCACTTGATGATTTGAATACAGAAGTCAGTCAGTGTGAAGCAAAACACTCTGAGTATAAAACACAAATTGAAAATGCTTTTAAGGACGAGTTTGAGTCTTTGAATAAAACTATTGCATCAGAAAAGGCCGTGCTACAAAAAGCACGAACTGACTACGCAAGCTGTATAGCGGCTCTCGAGCTTGAGCGAAATAACTATAATAAACTTGTTTATGATAAACAAAACTGGGATAGCTACGTTAAAAGACAGCAGGATGAAATTAGCTGTCTTGAGGCCGAAATTGCAAGGTTGACTAATATTATTTCACTCACAAGCTTATCAAAAGAAGACTTAGATCAGCGCCTCTTAATTGTTAAGAAAATGGACCAGCTGACCAAACGAGATTTTCGTGGGTATTTACTTACAAATATTATTAACTATATTGATAATAAAGCAAAAGATTACTGTGCAACAGTTTTTGGTACACGAGAGCTTGTGCTTGAAATAAATGGCAATGCCCTTGATATTACATATTGTGGTAAATCATTTGATGGCCTGTCCGGCGGCGAAAAACAGAGAGTTGACCTAATCTTGCAGCTTGCTATAAGAGATCTTTTAAACTCCTATCTCGGACTAAGCGCAAATATTCTTGTACTCGATGAGATAACAGACTTCCTGGATAAGAAAAGTTGTCAAGCAGTAATGCAACTTCTTGAGAAAGAACTACAAACTGTCGAGTCAGTCTTTATTATTTCTCATCATGTTGATGAGCTGGAAATTCCAGTAGACTCGGAAATTAAAGTAATAAAAAATGAGCACGGCATCAGTGAACTGTGCTAAAGTGAGGTATTATAAATGTTATGGAAAAAACCCAGTGGCATGAAGTTCACCGATATGTGTATCTTTATCGATGAAAACGTGCCGAAGATCGTTAACCCAGGAGAGCACCCAGAGCTAGAAAATACAATCTATAATTATTTGTGGCTGCTAGTTAAAGCTCTTGCAATTAAAAAGTGTATGTTCAAAGACTTCCAAGATTATGATATGTATGCTTTTTACTCAGCAAATCGATTATATCTAGCACTAAGAAAAAATCAACTAAATCAAGGTAAAACTATTAAAGGTAAACTAATTCGACCGATTAAATCTTGCTTAAATTATACTAAGGCACTGCTCTACCCCATGAAGATTGAGTACCAGCGAGAAAGCTTTAGAGAGATTATTGAAGAAGAGTTTGTATCCACTAAGTTTGATGCTATCGCATACAAAGAACAGCTAAAGAGTCAAGCAAGAGCTGACTCAGGTGTAACAGACCAATTTAAAGAATACGTTACTACAGCTTTAAAGCATAGTGATGCAATCTTGGAAGAAGTTTTACAGAAGTCACCTTTTAATAGTACTACTCCTGAGTATCAAAATTTAAAGATCTCTATTTTACTTACAAGTCTACAGGTGCTAAAAAACAAGAAAAAGCTAAATGCAACACCTCAGAGTGTTATTTTATGGCATTTACCTAAGAGCATGTCAAGTTATACTAAAGTGCTTTTAAAAGAATTTTTTACAGCACTTAAGCTTGAAATTATCGATTGTTATAAAGAAGCAGACTTAAGTGATGATGTCTTAGAAAATATCTTAACAACCACTACGGAGGATTGGCATCTTAATGAAGACTAATATTAAAAAGAATTTAAATAACCTACATCTGTCGGATATCTATTCTTTAATGCTGTTTATTCTGTTTAAGGTACAAGAAATACCTGAATATGCTGTTACTAGTGAATTATGTTATCTACTTGATGGCGCAAATATGACACGCCTGCTAACTTACTTTGCAGGTAGAACGGTCACATTTCCTACGGAATCGGAAATGACTATAGTAACAAACGCGTTGTTAATGTATCAGTACATAAATATTGACGGAGAAACCTTTACTGCGGCCCAAAATAAACTTGGTAAGCTTACCAATAAAGAAAAAGATGAAGTAACTGAGCTATATGTAAAGTTAATTCCTATAATGAAACAATATAATATTGATAGGAGTCAAATTCAAAAAAGCTAATGGCAAAATTTGATAGAAATGCACGAACGTTTGAGACTAGAGTTAATTTTATCCACGATATTTTTGCAAATAAGCATACGCCAACAGAAATAATGGCACACAGCATTAAATATAAACTAGATAAATCCTATGAGATTTATTTATCAGATATTTTAAAAAGTATCTGGAACCTAAATGGGCAAGACCCAATGAAAATCCTAAAGCGTATTGATAGCAACTGAAAGGAATAAAGTTATGTCAACACAAATAAATATTGTAAGTGATGTAGGAACACTACTTAAAATTCCTACTAAAGTTACTACCGAGTTAACTGATAAAGCCTGTTTGTGTATCGGTAGTGCAATTAATGAAGCAAAGCGCAATGGAGAAGAGTGCTTGACTATTGGCATTGGAATCGGCACACTTAGCATTAACTTGATCGATATGCAGTGTAAGTTTGTACCTGGAAAAAACCTTAAAACTGCAATTAAATCTGCTGTGACTAACCAGACTGACCCGCTTGAGATTATGCTGGAGCAGGCCTTTGCGGATAGACTTCTCGCAATCTGTGATGAGGTGATTTAATATGTCAAATGACTACCCAGTAGAAACCAATGATACTGAAACTGGTATTGTACCAGTTAGTTCTAGGGTTAAACTTAATGAGGAGTCTATGGCATTAATTGAACAGATTGTTTCTGAAACTGATGAGCAGCGAGCTAGAGACCTAACACAGCTATTTAATGCAAACCAGAATAAAAAAACTATGGTAAGAGTTAACAAGCTGAGTGACCTGCTAGATACGATCACAGACCAGGCAGTTACAAGATTTACTACCAGGCCGGATGAAATTTCAAATAAAGAACTTTTCGACGGTCTAAAGATAGTGCAAGATCTTATTGAACGCGGTCAAAAACAGGTTTCTGGCTCCGGAGAAACTCCTCTAATTCAAGTAAATCAGCAGACCAACGAAGTCAATATTGGTGGTGCTGGAAATAACTTAAATAGAGACTCAAGAGAACGTGTTAAGTCTGCTGTAATGAGTCTATTAAGTAGCATATCTAATGCATCAACTGCTGAAGCACAACCTGCTGAGTACACTGAAGTTGAAGCAGAAGAAATAATAAGTGAGGAAACAGACGATGAATAATCCGTTAAAAAATATTTTAGCCAGACTTGGCATCGAAGAAACCGGCAAGTATGATAATCGCTTTTATATTATTAATATCGAAAATAGTGATGAGTATGCAAAAATGTACACCAAGCTAAGTAAGAATGCAATTAACACTGAATTTCCTACTTTTGGTACAAATACTAGCAACTCTACCGTAAAAGTTACGAATTATTTTGAGCTCGAAGAAGATAATGAAAAGTATACTCTTTTCTTGATTGCTGACTTCGATAATGATAAATATTATTTAAAAATCGGAGGTTTTACCAACTAATGATTTTTGAATACTCCGCACAAAGAACTTTTAACGATTCAATTGATGTAGTAGATATTGGTAATACTGCATTGAGATGCACAAATGTAAAACTCGATGACTATTACATTATCCTAAGAACAATTATGGGCAAAACTTCTATTATTAAGTTTGGCCCGGTCTGTCCAGATATCGAAGTACTTATAAATGACTTTTCAGTTACCTATAAAAAAATGGACTATAAAGAAGCAGGTATTTGTAAAGAAATTGACAAGTTTATAAACGACTTCAGAAAAGAAATTAATTCAATAGAAGAAATCACCGAATACGAAGCATGGCAAGCTTTTCCAGCTGTGCAACAGTACTTTGAAAATGCTTAAGAGGTATTTATGGCACTAAAAGATGTAAAGAATTATTTTTATACGATGCTTTGTCAGTATATTGAAGAAAAACAGAATTTAGCTGACTTCGAAGAAGCACTAAAAGAAGGGCATATTACTGAAGACCAAATGCAAGAAGCTATAGAGATTGTCGCAGGGCTAGAAGAAAATTATCATAGGCTTGTTTACATTATGTATCTTCTAAATATGCCTAACCGTAAATCTAAAAAAGAAGCTTATGTAAAACAGCACAAAGAAATTCTTGATGAACTAACAAGACTTGGTGCAGATATTGACTCAGTTAAAGCAGAAAACTCAGACATGCTTATCCACTTTAAAGCAGCTCTTGAGTCTCTTAAAAACAAAAGCGAGCACTAAGCTCGCTTTTTTCGGCTATTAAGTTATTAATTTATTAATTTAATAGATTTAAAATTATTAAAATTGGCTAAATTTAATGTATAATATATTGTATATTTAGATTTATAAGGAGATATTTAAATGGAAACAATTATTACTGATGCTGAAGTACTTAGCACACCAGTAGAACCTTTAACATTTTTAACAGAAGAAGGTCCTAAAACTGAGGAAGGCACTGAGATTATCAGCAAGATCAAAGAAGTTCTTAATGCGAATCCAGATCTTATTGCACTTTCTGCTCCTCAGATTGGTATTAATAAGCGTATCTTTTGTTTAAGATTTAATGACCAGATTAAGACTTTTATTAACCCTATTATCACGAAAAAGAAGGGCCTCAACATTGTTATCGAAACCTGTGCATCAATGCCTGGCAAAGAGATTGTAATCGGTAGACCTGAAGAAATTACTGTTGTTTATTACAATGATGATTTTAAGTACGAAGATAACAAGCTTATAGGCATTGCGGCAAGCATGTTTGATCAACAGGCTCAAATTATTGACGGAGTTCTTCCTAGTGCGCTTGGCCTTGTTTCTGACATTGAAGAAGATGGCAAGATCGAAGAGTCAGACCTTGCTGAGATTATTCCTTTCTACAAAGATACCTTCTTACCTGCGCGTATCGAAAGTTTAAAGACTGTTATCGAATCAGACGATGTTGCTGCTAAGCAGTTTAGAAATCTCAAGTTTACTGAAAATGTTATCAATGGTCGTATTACAGTAGTAGAGTCTGAGCACGAGACAGACCGACATGCAAAGGCAAATAAGGCAGCTAACAAAGCTATTGCGACGGCAGGTGCCTCTGAAAAGGCCAGACAAAGAGCCGAGTTTAAAAACTTTGTGTCAAAAGTACACAAAAAGTCTCATAAGTGAGGAATAAAATAATGGCAAAGAAGATGATAAGCTTAGAAATATCTGACGAATTACGAGAAGAGCTTAGATTAGAAGCTTTCAAACGTTCAGTTAGTATTTCTGCTGTTATTAGACAACTCTTAGAAGAAAGTTTACATAAGGAGAGATCTAATGAGCAGCAAAGTGAAAACAAACAATGAAAGGATACTTGTAATAGTCGAATCGCCTAATAAGGTAAAAACTATCTCAGGAATACTGAAAAAGGCTGGTTATGCAAAAGCAGTAGTAATGGCCTCTGTCGGTCACATTATGAAACTTGGCGATGGTGGACCTGCTTATAATTCAGGCATATATCCAAAGCAAAAATTTAGAATGAATCTGGCTATTGCTGATGATAAGCAAAAAGTAGTAGCAGATATTATCGCACAGGCAAAAATTGCAGATAAAATTTATATTGGAACCGACCAAGATAGAGAAGGCTTTGTAATTGGGTGGAGCTTAATTAAATTTTGTGAACTGCCTGTTGACAAGTGCTTTAGGATCGTTATGCATGAAATAACACCTAAAGCAGTTGTATATGCATTAGAAAATCCTGTACCTTTTGATGATAATATCGTAAATGCTGGGCTAACCAGAATGATGATAGATAAACTTATTGGCTACGGTCTTAGTCCTTTAGCGAAAAAGTATCTTGGTGCTAAGTCAGTTGGGCGGTGTCAGTCCGTTGGACTTAAACTTGTTTCAGACAGAGAAAAAGAAATTATGGATTTTGTACCAGAAATGTATTTTAATCTATATTTAAACTTTATAAAAAATGGTACAGCTTTTAAAGCAAAATATGCTGGGTATAATGACGAGGTTATTGATAAATTTTCAAGGCAAGCTGACGTTGATGCGGTTATAAACAACTGCAAAGGTGGTGCTTATATAATTGAAGATACCAAAGTGGTTAAGCACCAAGAGTCTCCAAAACCGCCGTTTTGTACTGCTACTTTTCAACAGGAGGCAGCGAATAAGCTCGGTCTTAAAGTAAAAGATGCTATGAGCTGTGCGCAAAAACTCTTTGAAGGAATTAGTCTAGCTGGCGAACACATTGGTTTGATTACGTATATGCGTACAGACTCTACGGAATTTGCACAAGAATTTATTCCAGAACTAAAAACTTTTATAGAAAATACTTACGGCGCAGCCAGTTATGTAGGGCCAAGAAAGTCTAAACAAAAAGAAACAGACCAAGATGGGCACGAAGCCCTTAGAGTCACAAACCCGAATCTGACTCCAGATATTGTAGAGGCTACCACTGGCAATGAACTACTTGCAAAAGTTTATAGGCTAATATGGCAACGTACTGTTGCTTCAGCAATGCCAAATGCAGTTATTTCAGAAACAATTTATATAATTAATAATAACGGGCATAAATTTACGCTTAGCTCAAAAGAGCTTTTAAGTGCTGGTTATAAAGCAGTATATGAATACGATGATACTTCTGACATAGCTTCTACGCCTATATTTACCGTTGGCGAAACCTTGGAAGATGCTGAGCTTGAGGCAGCTAAAAAATTTACACAACCTAAGCCTAGGTATACAGAGGCAAGTTTAGTTAAAGAGCTTCAGAATAGAAGTATCGGCCGACCATCTACTTATGTAACAATAGTAGAAACAATTTTAAGCCCAACAAGAGGTTACGCAAAGTTGGAAGAAAAGCACATTGTTCCTACTGATCGTGGTATGCAATTAGCTGACTACTGTAATAGGTCATTCCCTACTTTAATAAATTTAAATTATACTAAAGAAATGGAAGAAAGCCTTGATAAAATTGCCGGCGGTAAAATTCTTTGGCTTGACTTTATGGAAAATTTCTATAAAAATTTACAAGATATTATTGGAGCCACTAATGAAACCGGTATTGCTCCAGAGATGCCAGAGAAAGAGTGCCCAAATTGCGGCAAACCTATGGTAGTTAGAAGAAGCAGATTTGGAAAACTATTCTATGGTTGCTCTGCCTACCCTAAATGCAGAGGAATTATCAGTATTGATTAGTAATTAATTGCTAAATTAATTGATAATTTAATAATTACAAAAATAAATAAAGGAGAGTTATTATGGCTCGTATTTTTACTACACCTGAGTCAGAGCAGAAAGCAAAACTTGTAATGCATGACTTGACTCTGGCAGGTGGAATTAGAACAAGTAACCAAAGAAGCGGCGGTTCTACTAATTTCTCAAGCAGCTTTATTGGTGCAGCACAGCAAATTTGTACAGAGCTTGTTGAACGTGAGTTTAAAGATGTTGATGCAGCTATTAAAAATGTCTCGTATTATGGCTTTGAGCCTATGAATGGAGGACGTTACTTCCGCTATAAGCCTGAAGCTATCGCTAAAGCTGTGGTTTATATGGCAGAATGTGTTGGCTTGTATTGGGATGATACTATTAGAACTCCTTATGAGATAACAGAATTTAAGAAAACACTTTTAGGTGAAGCTGTTTATAAGTATGGCAGATATATTTCAGCGCTTTCTGGTAAGACTGCACAGAGCTCTGCCACAGCTTCTACTGGTGGTGCTCAGGTTGCACCTTCTGCGCCTCAAAATAATTATAAGCAGTCTGGTCCTCAGTCCGGTAATGTTAGAGACCTACAAGGTAATCCAGGTGATAAGGTGACCGCAGATACTAGCCTTATTTATAAAATTATTGCTGATAAGGTAGGTAAAAACACTCCTAATGTGTTTATTAAGCCTCTAAGTTCTTCTGGTGCAACCGGAAATACTAATAAGATTTTTATCAGTAGCGGTAACGGTTATACAGACTGTACATGCTATTTTGATGACCCTAATGAGGCTCAGACTTTCTTAGATAAGATTGTAGCAGCTAACCGTGTGCCTGCTAATATTAATAATCTACGTGTCGTTAAAATGAAGGCAGACCCAAATGGCTATTTCCTTGTTGGTACTGAATTTGGTGTAGTAGCCGTTAGTGCTAAAACCTTAAATGAAGCACTTAATGAAGGTGTTACTGAAGACCTTTCTGGCGGCTGGAAAAAGGCTACAGAAGGCTGTAGCAAGGAAGAACTAGATGAGCTGCACACTTGGATGCGCAAAGATTAATAGGAGGATAACAATGAAAATTAATAAAATTATAACTGAAAGTATTTTAGATACAGAGCTTGTAGAAGAAGTTATTACTGAGGCTGAAGATACAGCCGCTGAAGCTTCTGCGGACGAGCTAGTTATCGATAATGTTGTAAATGCGCCTGTAGATGAAATCGCTGACGCAGTTAAGGCTGCTGCTGAAGAAGCTTCTGATGGCGAGGAAACTTACTCCGATGCTAAAGCAGAAAAAGTAGCAAATGAAATCAAGACTTATGCTAAAGGCTTTGATACTGCTACTTGGGCACCTCTTGATGTAAGAAGTGCTCTTACTGATGCGCTTGATGACTGCCTTGCGGCTTCATTCGAGTCTAAAGCTATTGGTACTCATGATGGTACTGACATTCTAATTTCAGGACTTCCTGGTTCCGGTAAAACCGGTATCACAAAGCAGTGGGCAAGGGATAGAGGTGTAAATCTATTCTACCTCAATGCTAAAAACGATGACCTCGGCGCTATCCTTAACGGTTTCCCTGTTGATACAACAGAAACAACAGATGATGGCAGAAGTGTACATACAGTAGCTAGATCTTATTCTAACTCACTTGATGCGCTAGACAAAGAAAGATCTGTACTATTCCTTGATGAATTTAACAGAGCTCCTGCTAAGCTTCGTGCCGTACTTCTTTCACTAATTAATGAGCACGTAATTGACGGTAATGGTCCTGATGGTTATAGACACTTTGATAACCTGCTCTTTACTGTAGCTTGTATTAACCCTGCAGTTCCCACAGACCCTGGCGCAATGGAGCTTAATGACGCTGAAATGTCTCGTTTTGTAGACACTATGGATTGGGACTCTACTCCTGAGGAAGCAATTAAATATATTAACTGGTACATTCCTGAAAAAGTTATTAAGAGCATTCCTCATGACGAGAATTACAATGCTCTTTACATTAGAGCTAAGAAGAGATTAAATTTAGCTAACGCATTGCTTGCAGACTATCGTTTTGAGTTTGACTCACGCGATGACTTACTTGACTTGTTTCAGACAAAATCAAAGATGTTAAACCAGCGCTCAATTACCGACGCTATTATGAAACATGGTCATGATAAAAATAAATTCCTTGCTTGGGTAGACCAAAAGTCTAAATTCCTAGATAAGGATAAAGAAATAATCCATGAGATCCTTGATTCTTGGGTTGAGCCTGACGTTATTATGCCAGGTGCCGGAGATAACAATGAAGAGCCTGCCCCAACAACTTCAAGCGCTAAGAGTACTACTTCAGATAGTGATGATTTTGATAGTGTATTCGGTGCTGGCGGTGATGAGACTGATACTGACCTCTTCGGTTCAACTGCATCTGCGGCAGGTGCTGCTGCAAAGGTTAGCTCAGCTGACGCACTAAACCGTATTAAGAGTTTCGACTTCTCACTTTAATTCTAGTATAAAGGAGATTTATACTATGCATATAAATAGAGCATTACTTGAATCTTCTGATATTACTAAGCACTTTATGACTGGCAGAGAGAGACAGGTCAAAAAAGCTCTCTGCCAGCTTTTAATAGATAAAGGGCATAGAAAATATGCAGAACGATTCTGGAAACTAGATTTCAATATCATAGACTCTAAGAAGCATCCTGATTTTACTGCTGCAATTTCTTTTGATGATGCGACTGTTTTTATTAGCGATGGCTTTCTTGGTAGTGGCGAAGGTATTTTTAATCAGTTAGATGTATTAATGCGCCACGAAATGGCTCATAATTTAATGATGCATCAGATTAGAATGATGTATGTGTTTAAAAAACTTCATGCACATGACCCGGACGAAGCTTATGAACATATTAAATATAGTAGTACACTTCATAACCTTTTAAACATTATTGAAGACTTTGAAATCTCCAATAAACGTTATAGTGCTACTGATAAGCAGATTGTACGTAACATGATGCTAAATGGTGAAATAATTGGCGGTTTAGTAACTGAGGATCATAGAGGCTGGGATAAGATGTCTCTTGAGCAAATGTATGAAGAGCTTTCTAAGGAAATAATTAGAATAAACAGCGCAATCAGAAGTGACCCTTATTGGCGGCCAAACACAAGAACTCATAATGGCAGAGTTGCTGTAGACAACATTGAGTATAGTACTGCCAAAGCAGCAAGCCTATATCAGAACATAATGAAGCCTTCCGGTATAAAGGCGCCTATTGACGTATTTATGAAGTCTAAAACTTATAAAAAATGGCCAGAAGTTTTCCAAAAGCTTGTACAGCGGCTATATGACGAATTTAAAGATTTTACTTCTGATGCTGATAAGCAGCGCCTACTTGACCTTATTGATGATATAGCAGTATCGGCACCACAGCAAGCATGCGATGTTTTAAATCCTCTTACGGGCGAAGTAGTTTGTATTTTATATACACCAGAAGATAAACTAATTGCTACGGATGTTTTAAAAAATCTTGGTGGTAATATTAATTATAATCCATTAAAATTTAATGTTAAGCGTCAAGTAAACCCACAGGAGTATAAAGACGCTTGGAATGAGGTTGTTCGTCAGCTAGATTCTAGTAAGTTTGATGATGAGACCCTTAGACAGTTACAAGATGCTATTAATGCAATGTAAAAACTGTGAAAGGCAGAGATAATTATGGAAATTAAAGATATATTAAGTAAACTCGGAATAGACTTTTCTAACCCTGATGCAAAACGTGGAGCTTTAGAAGCGATCGATGCTATTCTTTCTTCGAGAGTTGACTTAGGCTCTGGAGGCGCAGGTGGTGGTCCGGACCTTAACGGAAACGGAGGAGAGATCGAAGTAGAGATTGACCCTGATTTGCTGCAGCCTTCAGTAAAACACCATCCAAAAGGCGGTGGGGATGACCTTGAAGTAGAAGATGAAGAAAAGCTACTCGATAAAATAAAACACAATAAAGCTGAAGATGAGGAAGAGCCTGAAACAAGGGGCCAAGATAACCAGAGCAATTCAGAGGACTCAAGTGAGTCAGGGGAGTCAAGTGACTTTGATGGCTCCGACGAGAGCTCTGAGCAAGATGATACTGACGACTCTGAAAGCGCCGATACTGGTGATACTAAAGAAACAAGCGAAACTGAAAATTCTGAAGAAGTAGAAGAGGAAGAAGCTGAAGATTCTTCTGAGGAAGATTCTGAGGAAGATTCTGAGGAAGGTGAAAACTCTGAGGATACTAACACGGAGTTAGACGGTGAGTCTGAGATAGCTGACGAAACTGAAGATTCAGATGAAGAGGCTGAATTTAGCGATGAAGAAGAATTTCCAGATGAGCATGATTGGCTAGACGACGATACTCGAGATGCTATGACTGATAATGGCATTAGCAGTAAGGCAGAGGCTCGTAAAGTAAAAAGAGAGCGCACGTTGCTTGCAGCAAAAGAAGCTTTGAGAAAAGCTAATGAACGCGGTGCATCAAAAGCACTTATATCTGAGCTCGAAAGCGCTATTGAGGCACTTGAAGCTCTCACAGAGGCTGTTGCAAAAAATATTGCAGACGTGTCAGATGAAGAGTTTAATCAATTAGTTAACAGAGTATTCGATGCTATAGATGCTCTTGGTACTGGTGATTTGACGTATTCTTCCGAAGAAGATCGTCAAGCAAGAGCTCAAGAGATAAAAACTGACTTGGCGAGTAGTAAAACACAGGCGGAACTTTCAGCAGAAGATGCAGCTCAAATAAGAGCTGAAACTCAAGCAATTAAAGCAAGAGAAAAAGAAGCAGACAAATATAAAACAAAATCCAGAAGCTCGTTCCAAGGTTTCCAAGCGTTTATGGATAGCTTGCAGCGTGGTATTGCTTTACAGGTTTCTTACGAAGAAGAGCGTGATGACACTTGGTCTGCAATAAGTCGTAGAAATAGTGGTGCAGGTGTTCTTAGACAAGGACAGAAAATTAATGAGCTTCCAAATAAAAAAATTCCTATCATCGATTTCTATTTTGACCAGTCTGGTTCTTGGGATGAGAGCGATGTAGAAGTAGGAAATCAGGCAGTAGAAGCTCTTGCAAAAATGCAAGAAGATGGTAAGATAAAAATCAATATTTACTATTTTTCTAATCATGTTCATACTGATGCTGCATCAGCAAGAGCAGAAGGTGGTACCCGTGCCTGGAACGACATAATTAAAAACATAATAACAACTGAAGCAACTAACGTTGTTATTATGACCGACTCTGACATGGAAGATTGGTGGGACGGGCCAAAAGCATTGTCCTACACTGTTCCTGGTTTTGTTTGGTATCTATGGCGTAATGGTGTTAACGCACCAAGACTTCCTCGTGACCTAAAAGGTCGTGGTGGTACTATGCAGTATTCCTTCTGATAAATGAGGTTAAGGTATATATGGTAGAATTAAAAGATAAACTTACGGTAACAAAAGATTTTATTGATGAGCTCTGTAGTAAAAGCTGGCAAGATATTGAGCAACTTCAGACACAGCTCGCTAATATAGCTGACTCTGATGAAGGCAAAAAAGTAAAGCAGCTCCTAAAAAACCTGATTACGAGTTACTATGTATTCATTGGAAGTCTAGAAAATCTAGATGATATCAATTATACTACACAAGATGTTGTACACGTTAAAGAACCGGAAGTTGTTAAAATAGAACCTCAGGCAGAACCTGATATAATGTTTGAGCCGGAAGACGAAAATACTCAAGCAAAAACAATAGACCTCGATATTAGTGAACCTTTTGAGTACTTTGTAGATTTTGACGAGCCAACAGGTGAGCCACTTACCGACAAAGACTTATACAATTAACAATAAAAGCACTCTAAATATTTAGAGTGCTTTTCTTTATTTGCTAAATTATATGACGGTCGCGGCGGCGGACTTAGCCTTTCACCGTTGCTGTGGTCGTCTTTCTTTGTAAATAACAAGAAGGAGAGTATCTTTCAATGAAAATAAATAAAACTCCTATTACAGAGGAGAAAAAACTAAAAACTAAGAAAAAGCCTTATGATTCTATCACATATACAACTGGTGATATTTCTTTAAATATAGGTAGATTCAATCAGGCTATGGGGACAGACTGTGTGGAGACTTCTGCTGAAGGCACTGAAGGCTGTGGTATGACTGAAAGTGTTGAGCTAAAGGAGGCTAAACGTTACGTTCGTAGATACTATATTCGTCCTCAAAATATCTTCTGTTCAAATAAAGCTGAGATCTTAAAAGCTCTTATTGAACTAGATAATGCTAACTGCTCTGTTTATACTCTAAATAATCTTGGAGATGATAAAGATGTAACTAAACTTATGAATAGTGACATTATTTATTATTATGATGATGGTATTCTTTATGATAAAAATAGAGTAAAAGTAATGGACTACGACCTCTCAATTAAGAAAGAAGAGGACCGTAAACACTTTGCTAACGTGGACAAAGCTCCTGAAAAAGAATTTAAGGCAGAGTATGAGGATAGAATGACAGACGCAACAGAACTTGAGGAGAGCTTCTTTAATCTTGATTTTGACGCTGTTAATGTATTTGGTGAAAAACTAACAGAAGCAAAAGAAAGCTTTTGTTGTATTTGTGGTGAACCTATCGAAGGTCATGGAAATAACCCTGAGCCTTTTATGTCTGCAGATGATGGCAGATGTTGTGACGGTTGTAATCTCAAGTTTGTTATTCCTATGCGACTAGATAGAATGGAGGATTAATATGGCGGCGCCAGTGATTACAGACCCTAAATTAGTAATACCTACACAAGAAGATATTGAAAAACTTCTAACAGCAAAATTAAGTTATGAAGCAAAACAGAACACACCTGAGCGCGATACTTGGAATAAAGCTCACTTTAATGAAACGCCTTGGGGTATTGCATATAACTGTAGTAAAGCTAAGTATGATAAATCGGTGGCTTCTTATAACAAAGTTCAAAGAAAGTCTAAGAATCCACCACAGCAAAAAGCTGATGTAGCTTTAAAGTATCTTATCGTTGCTGTAGCAATTGATTGGAAAGAGCTAATTGACCAATTAAAAAGAACTCTAAAAAATTGGGGCTATACCTCACAAGATTTACAAAATATCGCTAAAAATGTTTGGTTAACTGACGCGCAGTATATTGCAAATCTATGTGACCGTGTTACAGTAACCAAGTTAATTGAGCAAGAGCTTGGCGAGCAGTCTAAAACAGAACTAACCGAAGCTATTGAGAAACATGATAGCTTAAACAATAAGCTCTTTACAAAAGAAGAGTTGCTAAAAGATCAAGTAAGAGATAAGATGCTTGAAATTGTCGACGAATTTTTAGCAGACCTTAAAGAGCAGGATGTTAAAATAAAAGTTGATGATATCCTTATGATTGGCTCTAATGCTAGCTATAATTATACAAAAGATAGTGATATTGACCTTCACGTTCTTGCTAACGCTAAAGCCGCTGACTACTCTACCGATATAGCAAATGCTCTATATAGTGCATATCGTTCACTATTTAATAAAAATTTAGATATCAAATTGTTTGGCATTCCGCTTGAAATCTTTGTTGAAACTGAGGAGAGCACAAGAGTAAGCAATGGTGTTTATTCCGTAAAGAAAAATAAGTGGATTAAAAAGCCTGTTCACGAAGATATCCCAGACTATGACAAGGAAGCACTAAACAAACTTGTTGATGAGTGGGAAGATAAGTGTAAAAAACTTATTGATGATATAAAAGCAGATAAGCTTGAAGATGAAAAGAAAGTAGTTAAGATGCTAGAAGAGATATATGATAAACTCCGTAAAAAAGGCATCTCGAAAGGTGAATACTCTACAGAAAATTTAACTTTTAAAGAGCTTCGTAATAAAGGATATTTGGACCAGCTAAAAGACTACAGAAATGAGCTTGTATCAAAGAGATTATCTCTTGAGGAAAAACTCGATAGACAGCAAAGAGTTGATATTTATAACCAGCTTTTTAGAGCTGCCGGCACACAGCCAGTTATCCAAGATAACGGAATGTTCTTTATATATAATCTAAAGGCTTCTGAGGTTGACGCTGCGTTAAGTGCGATAAGAAGACTTCCATTTGTTATTGAAGTCCATGCAAATGAAAATGGAAAGTATGACTTCTCAAATACACTTGATATAGCAATGAACAAAATACCTAAGAAATACTATAATATCCGAGGTACTCTTAAAATATAAAGTAAAAGCACTCTATTTTTGATAGAGTGCTTTATTTTTATTAAATTTATTTGCTAAATTATACAGTAGAACATTTTGAAAGGATAGTCCAGCAATGAGAAAACAAACTTTGCAAGAACAATGCTTATCAGAGCTTCTTAAGCTGACTGAGGCAAACAGAACTTCTTTGATAGCCCAATCTAGAAATGCTGGGGCCTATAAAAACCAAGAGCGTGGCAAAAATAGAATGGAACGTAAGAAGTATTCTAAGATTGCTAACGCTGTTAAGAATTATAATGAAATAGATATGAACAAGCTGTTCAAACAAGATATACTTCAAGTAAATATTCCTGTTGTCGGTGAAAATGATGAGTACACTGTTACCATCAAAATCGAAGGCGTCATTGGAGAAATGCAGAAAAATATTAAAAACAACAACAATAAGATGGAATTCCGAACAATAGTTCAGTCACTCACAAAAGTTTTTAATACTACAGATGTTTATGTAAAATGCACCTGTCCTGACTTTAAATATCGCTTTGCACACTGGAACATTATAAAAAATGTTTCTGTAGATGATTCTTCTGCCGACCCTGGCCCTGGTAAAGGAATCGCTAACCCAAATGATGATAAGGGAAGAGGTTGTAAACATATCCTACTTGTTCTCAGTAATGGCGACTGGATGCTCAAAGTTGCGTCAGTTATAAATAACTATTGTCACTTCCTATCAGAGAAAAAGCCAGAAGCTTTCTTGAAACTTGTGTTCCCTAAACTATATGGAGTTCCTGCTGATGAGGCTGCTGAGAATGGACTTGTGGCCGACAACGAAGATCTCGAAACAGGAAAAGACCTTATTGATATAGTTAATGAATACGGTAAGAACCGCGGTAAATTCCAGAAAGGTTCTAATAAAAATCCTGTTACTGGAACTGGCGGTAAACAGAAAGCTGAAAAGCCTGAGGAAGAAAAACCTGAGGAAAAGCCTACTAAAAAGGTTGAAGAACCTGCTGAGGAACCTAAAGAGGCACCTAAGGAAGATTCAGAAGAAAACGATAAACAGAATAAAAACTAACTATTTTTAAAATATTGTATAATATATAGATAGGAGATTTTCGAATTGATGATATCAAACGAACTAAATTTAGAACAACTAAATAATCTATCTCCTGAGGAAAGAGCTCTCGCCCTTGAAATTTTAAAAGAGTACTCACAAGAAGGTTTCTCCGGTATATTAGAAGATCTTAAATACTCTGACTATGAAGAAATCCCAGTAGATATTATGACGTTTATCTCTGATGAACGTTATCTCGGCCGAGGCCTCTACATAAAAGATGAGTTTACTGGAGAAAGAAAGTGCACAGTATTCCCGTACTGGATAGAAAAGCTTAAAGAGATATTTCCAGATAACTTGACAACTAGATATAATACTATTGTATTAACTGGTTCTATCGGTCTTGGTAAGTCTTTTATTGCAGTCGTTTGTCAGCTTTACCTGCTGTATAGAATGCTTTGCTTAAAAGATCCTTATACTTATTATGGCCTCCAGCCTATCGATAAAATCACATTTTCAATGTTAAACGTAACATTGGAAGCAGCACAAGGTGTCGGCTGGGATAAGATGCAGCAGCTGCTCCAAAGCTCTGATTGGTTCATGGAACGAGGCAATATGAATGCTAGTAGGACAAACCCTCAGTGGCAACCGCCTAAAGGAATTGAGCTTGTATTCGGTTCTAGTAATAGACACGTAGTTGGTCGTGCACTATTCTCTAACTTCTCGGATGAAGTTAACTTCGGTGTCGGTAATAATGTAGAGAAACAAAAAGCTAAGCTTAAGAAAATGATTTCTCAGATCGACGCCCGTATGATTTCTCGTTTTGGTAAAGGTACCTACCTTCCTACGATGAATATTATCGCTTCATCAAAAGACTCTGAACAGGCTTTCATGGAATCTTATATTGAAATGAAACGCCAAAATGAGAGTAAAACTACTCTAATTGTTGACGAACCTCAGTGGATAGTCAGAAATGATAAAGGTTCGCCGGATGACCCAGGAAGCTTCTATGTTGCTGTCGGAAATAAGTTCCTAGCACATGAGCTACTTCCAGTCGGAGCGACAGAAGATGAAATAAATGCATACAGAGAAAAAGGTTATTTCATGCTAAAAGTTCCTCCGATTTATAGAGAAGCTTTTGAAGATAACATTGACCTTGCGCTCACTGATAACGCCGGTATTTCTACTTCAAGTTCTACTAAGTATATCTCCGGTGTTCGTTTAAATCAGATTAAGACAGACACATATAAAAATCCATTTACAAAAGATATTATCGAAGTTGGCAACAGCCCAGATGATATATTACAGTATTCTAACTTCTTTGATATATCAAGAGTAAATCCACGAGATCTTTCAAGACCTCTGTTTATACATCTCGATATGTCGCTTTCTGGAGACAAAACTGGTATCGCCGGTATCTGGATAACAGGTAAAAGGCCACCACAAGCCGGAACAAATGACCCAAGCAAAGAACTTGAATTCAAGGTCGCGTTCTCTGTTTCTGTTAAGGCACCTAAAGGTTTCCAAGTAAGCTTTGAGAAGAATAGAAACTTTATACGCTGGCTTCGTGACCGAGGCTTTGCAATCAAAGGAGTATCAAGCGATACTTATCAATCTGCGCAGATTCAACAGCAACTTAAAGCAGATAATTTTAATACTAAAATCTTATCTGTGGACCGCGTAGATAGTGCTACAAAACAATGCTTACCATATGCTTTCTTTAAATCTGCAATATATGAAAGACACCTGCAGTTATATAAAGATTGTGAATTACTTACTAACGAGATAGTTAGTTTGGAAAGACTTTCTGATGGTCATATCGATCACCCTCAAAACTTCTCAAAAGACCAGGCCGACGCCGTGTGTGGTGCACTCTTCCTTGCAAGCGAATTTGCAGAAGAATACTCTTACGATTATGGCGAGAGCCTTGAAACATCCTTGGAAGTTAATGCGGTAGCAGATGACTTTAGAAAACAACAAATGATCCTCGAGTTCCAGGAAGAGCTAACTAGGATTTATATGGATAATGCTATAGCCGTTGAGAAAGTAGATTATCAAAAGAAAAAAGAATATGAAACATACCAAGATATTTTGAATGGTATAATTATTTTATAAGGAGACCATAGATTATGGCGGAAAATACTACAACTAAAACGTCGCATGCGCTAGTCGGCAGTCAGACACAACCAATAACACTTGACAATACGACCACGCTAGATATTGACGTCAATAAAACTTTAGTAGACAATATTATAGAAGCTGGCTTAAATAGCAAGCTTGATGTTGCAGCACTTGAGAACTTTACCAGTATCTCAAATTCACGTGACCAGATATATCAGTTAATTGATACTATGGCTCAGGATTCTTCTGTCGCCTCGATATTAAGAACGTATGCAGAAGATGTCTGTGAGCCTGCAGACAATGGACATGTTATTTGGTGTGAGGCTAGCGACCCAAAAGTTAGTAAATTTGTTAACTACTTGCTAAACACCATGAATGCAGATAAAAATATGTTTGGCTGGACGTATGCACTATTAAAATACGGTGATGTGTACCTACGACTTTATCGAGAGTCAGACTATGCCGATGCATTATTTAAGACTGATAACATTGATAAAGTATATTCTGCGAGAAATACACTTAATGAAGCTTTTGATATAAGTATAGATGAAGAGCCTAAGAAAGAGACTCTTGATGAGGCAGTTAAACTTAATTTACACACCGCTTCAGACCCATACAGCTACTATGTAGAAGCAGTAGATGACCCTGGCACAATGTTTGAGCTTACCAAATTTGGTAAAACCTACGGCTATATAGAAACACCAAATGAAACATCTACCGTAGATAATACATCAGCTTTTACAGGTGTAACTGCTTCTGGTACATATAACTTTAGAATGAAGTCTGCAGATGTAAATGTATTCCAAGCTGATGACTTTGTTCACGCCTGTCTTGAAGATAACTTTACTAGATACCCAGAAACTGTTGATTTGTTTATCGATGCTGATGGTACAAAGAGCCAATCTTATAGTGTTAGACGTGGTAAATCACTTCTATACGATTCTTATAAGATTTGGCGAGAGAAAGCACTACTTGAAAGCGCCGCACTCTTAAACAGAATTACCCGTTCAAGTGTAGTACGTAAAGTTGGCGTAGAAGTCGGTGACATGCCGAAAGAACAAGTTCAGCAAACCCTACGTCGCGTTAAGGAAATGATGGAGCAAAAGAGTGCTCTAAACGTTGGCAACTCAATGAATGAGTATAACAACCCAGGCCCAATGGAAAATAATATTTATTTTGCAACACACGGTGGCCAAGGAAATATTACCGTAGAAGCAGTCGGCGGTGATGTTGAAGTAAAGAACCTCGCTGACCTTGACTGGTGGAATAATAAGTTCTATTCTTCTTATGGTATTCCTAAGCAGTACTTTGGCTGGACCGACGATGGTGCAGGCTTTAATGGGGGTACTTCTCTTACTATTCTTTCTAGCGTTTATGCTAAAGGTGTTAAGAGAGTTCAGAATGCAATGATTCAGGCACTCACAGACGCTATCAATCTTTTCCTTCTTAACAAGGGCCTCAAGAGCTATCTCAATAACTTTACTCTTAAAATGAAAGCGCCTATCACTCAGGAAGAAATTGACTACCGTGCTGACCTTTCTAACAAGATTAATGCAATCAGCAGTATGCAGGGATTATTTACTGATATTGAAGATAAGCCTAGACGTCTGCGTATCTTAAAAGCTCTTCTTGCTGGACTTGACTATGGCGATGATATTAATGTGGAAATAGATGCCGAAATTAAGGCTATTGAAGAAGCCGCTGCTGAAGCAGCTCTCGAAGCTGAAAATGAAGAAAACACCACAGCAGAAGATACAGAAGTGGAAACAGAAGCAGCCGAGGAACCAGCAGAAGATATAGATTTGGGCTCACTTGAGGAACTTAATCTAGAAGCATTTAATGTAGGCACCGGTGATTTGTTGTTAGAGGAGCAGGATGTTCTTAGTAATATAATTCTTACTGAAGATGACCTCCCCTCACCAAGTGACTTAGATGCGGAAAAAGATTTCTCTGAAAATAACTAATGGATATTTGAAAGGTATATATTATAATGATTACAAAAAATGATTGTTTGACTATCCTGGTCTCACTTGAAGACAAGGGAATCAATATAGATAAGCCTATGAGGAAGCTTGTAACGAGCAAAGAAATTCCTATGGAAGTGCTAAAGTTTATCTTAGACAACCGTGGTATTGAGGTTGCTAATTTTTATGAAATGCTTCGTAAAAAACACAACCAGAAGAAATCACCTCTATATCATAATATTGTAAAAGACATTTATGATACTGATGAGGTTATTACAACACTTGCCTGTCTACTAGTACAAATCACCCTGTATGGAAGAAAGCTTCCGACAAATAAAGAAATTTTTCAGCGAGAAGTACGCGCCGAAGAAATTTCAAGAGTGCTAAACAGCTATTACAGCACTGGCGAGTTTGATCAGTGCATCGCTCTGCTAAAGCTACTCAAGTCAGATTTACTTGTACTCGAGCATATCAGCGGTCGACGTGACGCACTAAATTAAAAATATAATATAAAAAATAAACTATATTAATAAAAAATAATATAGTTTATTTTTTATTTAATTTTAATACAAAAATATTAGCTAAATTAATTGATCATAAAGATGTGTAATTAAACATCTTAAATTAAATTAATTAAAAATTATCACCTATAAGGAGAGTTAAAAATGAAGCTTGAGAACGGCTACAAACTAATTTATGAAGTTGTTGATAACGGAGTAAGAGAGTTCAGAGCATCTAAGACTGGTGTACCCGCTGATGATGACTTTGTAATTACTTCTAATACAATCGGAGCTAATAAGCTTATATACCAGTACGAAGGTAAGTTCTATGGCACCGGTGATAACTTTGTTCCTACATACAACGATGATGGAACCCCTGCCGATGAGGCACTCATTACGGATGAAGCTTTTGCAGAAGTTTTTGTTGCTAAGACTGAAGAGCCTGAGGTAGAGGAAGCCCCTGTGTGCGAGCACGAATTCGTAGACGGTGTTTGCACAAAGTGCGGTACGGCTGACCCTGACTTTGTTCCTGCTGAGTAATAAAAATTATTATTAAATTATTTAATTATTAATTTATTATCTGCTAAATTATTTAGAACGCTGTAACTAAGAGGACGATTATGGATTTAAATAAAAAAAGAATTCTTGAAGCGTTACAGATGCAGCCACTATCACCTGAGGAGATGGCCTCTAGACATATTTTAGGCAGATTGTATGGTCCTATTGCTACGTGTGTTGAAAGCACCAGAAACGGTAGACTTTACAACAAGCCACTTTGGGAGAGAGCCCTACAAGATGACATCTTTTTAGAGAAGGTAGCTACTAAAGCACTTTTCCTAGAACTCGGTCATCCCGCTGATAGAGAAGAGACAGATATGAAGCAGGCATGTGCTTGTATTCCTGAGGTGCCAAAGATTGTCGGCGACGACCTTTGTGCTTATGTTGATATTCTAGATACTCCTAACGGTAGACTGCTAAAAACGCTCGTAGATTATGGATTTGTTCCTGGAATCAGTTCACGTGGTTCCGGTGATGTAATGGACAACAACCAGGTTGACCCAGAAACATTCTTTTTGGAAACTTGGGATATTGTTCAACTACCTGCAGTTAAAAAAGCAAGACTTAATGTTTGTGAATCTTTAGACTCTGAAGGCCTTAAGCTTAAGAAAGCTTTAGCTGAGTCTTATAAGGCTGCAAAAGAAGAGGATAAAGATACTATGAAAAAGGCACTAGAAAATTTAAATATTGATATTGAAAATGAAATCTCTGACGAGGCACCTATCGAAGAGTCAACTAGACTTACTGCTGAGGATATTCCTTGGGCAGACGATGAAGAGATTCTAACAGAAGAGATGCCTGCTGAAGAGGAAACTGAGGAAGCCGAAGAAGAGACTACTGAGGAAGCTACTGAAGAAGCTGATGTAGCTGAACCTACTGATGAAGAAGTTCCTGTAGAAGCAGAAGAAGCAGAGGTAGAAGAGCCTGAAGTAGTTGATGTAACCGGTGACGGTGAAGCGGATGTCAGCACTGTCGGAGATGCTATCGAGTTGCTTAAAGAATTCGACGAAGATACTAAAGTAGAATTCGAGGCTACTGATGCCAATGGAGAAGTTGCTCCTGTAGATAATATCGAACATTACATAGACGATGATGTTCTTGTTCTTAATGTGAAATCCTGCGAAGCTGAAGAAGAACCTTCAGAAGTCGCAGATTCAAATATAGAGACTGAAACTGATGAAATTCCTGTTGAAACCATCGAAGAAGTAACCAATGATGAAGGCACAGCCGACGATGACGGAGATGACGAGGTCATTGAGAGCTTGAAAGAGATGGTCAGACAGAAAGAAGCTTTGGAAACCGAACTTAGTGATTTGCGTAAAGCTAAAGCAGTTGGCGATGCCAAAGAACAAGAGTTACAAGAAAAGCTTGGCCGGTACAGAACTGCATTTAGAAATACTAGTGCAGAAGCTGCAAAAGTTCCTGAGCTAATTGCAAAAGTTGAAGAGCTCACAGAAAAACTTAACCAATCGCAACAAAATGTAAAAGTATTAACTGAAAAGGTTAATAAAGCACAACAGCTAAAAGAGAGCATTGAAGGCAATAAGGCAAATGAAAGACGCTTAAATGAAGAAGTGTCTAGACTTACTAAAGAGTCTAAAGCTCTTGAAGCTAAACTTGAAGGTCAAACAAAAGTTTATACTGAAAAACTTCAGGAAAGAACAAACCTTGCAAAAGCTTATAAAGCACGCTATATTGAGTCACTCAATAAGTATGTAAAATCTAAAGCTGACATGCTCGGTGTTGCACCTTCAGAAATTACAAGCCGCCTCAATGAGAACTTTACTCTCTCAGATGTTGATGCTGTTTGTGACAAAATTCTTGATTCTACTGTCAATTTCAGTAGACTTCCTTTCGGTGGAAGAACTAAAACATCTGCTCGTATAGCTGAATCTGTATCTAGACCTGCTAAGAATAATTATGACGACGATGACCTTAGTGACCTTCTCGAGCTTGCCGGATTGAAGAAATAAACCAGAAAGCTTAAACACAAAATCTAAACAAAAAACAAAAACTAATTATTACTTTTAGAAAGAGGTATATTATGAAACAAAATCTTCTTGAGACTTATTCTCGTCAGCTCAAGGTTGCTGAAGCTTATGTAGCTAAGAACTTTGAAGGCAAGACTATTTCTTCTAACACAGCACTTACTACTGCTGTTCTTCTTGACAACACTAACCGTTGGATGACCGAGTCTATGGATATCGGTGCTCTTGGCAACGCTACTGACCGTAGCCAGCTTGGCGCTTGGAAGAAGTTCTGCTTGAACCTCACCAACATCGCTGTTCCTTCTCTTATCGCTAACGACCTCGTTATCGTTCATCCTATGACCAGTTACTCTGGTTCTGTTGCTTACCTTGAGTACGTAGCACTTTCTGACAAGGCTGGTATGCAGGGTAAGGTTCTTAACGGTGTATTCGGTCTTGGTGAAATGAGCACTGAGCGTATGAGCTACACTTCCCAGATCGTTGTTGAAACTCTTGTTGCTGACGAAGATGGTAATGTTGCTCTTGCATTCGAGGCTAGCGAAATTGATCCTGAAGGCTTCAAGTACTTCGATGAAGAGACCAAGACTGTTAAGACTGCTGCTTACAAGGTAAACGGCAAGTATGAGACTTCCTACACTCCTAAGGCAGGCGACAGAGTTGCTTACAAGGCTATGGAGTATCAGATGGAGAAAGTTCCTGCTGAGAACATTCCTACTATCGGTCCTCGCATGAAGCACATTCCTCTCGTTGCTGAGCCTCGTAGAATTGCTGTTCGTTACGACCAGATCACTGCTTTCCAGGCTAAGACTGACTATGGCTTCTCTCTTGACAAGCAGATCGCTGAGCAGGCTTGCGGTGAGCTCGCTTACGAAATCGACACTGAGATCGTTGACATGCTTTACCAGGGCTCTAAGAAACTCGAGGGTGTTAGAGAGTGGTCTAAGACACTTCCTGCTGGCGTTTCTAAGTTCGAGCACTACAACGGCTTCCTTGAAGTTATCGAAGAAGCTAAGATGGTTATCTATAACAGAACCAAGAAGTTCCATCCTAACTACATGGTAATCGCTTCTGACGTTCTTCCTGTTCTCCGTTTCGTTAACGGCTTTACTGCTGTTAAGAACGCTAAGATGAATGGTCCTTACAAGGTTGGTGAGCTTGACGGCCTTAACGTTTACGTTTCTCCTATCCTTGGCAAGGGTGAATTCTTCCTCGGCCTCAACGGTAACGACATGATGAGCTCTGCTGGTGTTTACGCTCCTTACATGGCAATCGTTCCTACTCAGCTTCTCGGTACTCCCGATGGCGGTATGGCACAGGGCTTCAGCACTTGGTATGCTAAGGCACTCCTTAACGAGGCTCTCCTTGTTTCCGGTAAGATCGTTGACTAATTGCTGACTAACTAACGCTAATAAACCAATTAATGAAGCACGCAGTGTAAAAGCTGCGTGCTTTTCTTATACATTATTAAAATTATTTGCTAAATTAATTGATTAGTTAGCAAGGAGTTAAAATAATGAAACTTGAAGATATTATTGATGAAGTTAAATTAGAGCTAACTGGCTACATACTTGATATGGAAATAACAGATGAAACGCTAGTTTCAGTTATTAAAAAGGCGTTAAGAGAGCTCGAAAGGTTTTGGGACGAGACTACACTTATTAGAGTACCATTTGCTTCCTGTATCGACCTTGACGGCGACTTTTTTAAAGAAAAAGTAAGTTCTATTGTAAAAGTATACAGAACTGAAGGCTTTGGTGATATGGAAGGTGGCGTGTCTGTTATGAATGATCCCATTCAGCTCGCTCAATTTGCTATTTTTAGCAATGGTGGTACTATGTATAACTTACAAGACTATGTAATGAACTATGCTTCTTGGATGTCATTAAGCCAGATGAAAAATACTATGTCTACTGACATGGCTTTTAAAGAAGACCGCCACAATAAAAAATTATATATTAATAGAGCCAATAGTGCACCTAGTATGGTTACAATAGAGTATATTCCAAAGCTAAACTCTGTTGAAGATATTAAAAGTGACTATTGGATTGATATCTTAATTAAATACTGTGTTGCTCTTACAAAAGTAGTTCTAGGTAGAATTAGAACACGTTTTGCTCAGTCTAATGCTCTTTGGACACAAGACGGCGATAAAATTCTTGAAGAGGGTAACACTGAGTTAAAAGAACTGCGTGAGATACTTCGTGTAAACTCTAACATGACTTACTTAATCGATTAATAAACTAAGGAGAAATATAAATGAAAGAATCTGTCACTAAATTTGACTTTGAGTCAGCTTTCAAGGCTCTTGATGAGATAGATATTCCAGTAGCAGAACCAGGTATTAGAGCTAATAGACCTGCACTTACAGAGATCTTCTCTCGCAAGACTAAGTTTGATTCTTTGTTTGAAGAATACTATGATATCAACAATTCTGAAGATTTAACAGATGCTCAAGAAGCACGTGAAGCAGAAGTTGCAAAAGCTAAGCTTGCTCGTATTGAGAAAATTGTTGATCTTGATGCTGATTCGCCTGAGGACTTACTAACTTCCTATGTTGGTAAATATATTATGCAATGTCCTCAGTGTATGACACTATTCTATAAAGATAAGGAAGACATTGTAGAATCTGAGGATGATCCACTAACTGTAAATGTAAATGAAGTATGTCAGCACTGTGGAAACGAGTCTGGCTATACTCTTGTTGGTAAAGTTGGGGAAGCTGAGGCTGAGGAAGAACTCCCTACTGACGAACTTCCTCTAGAGGACACCAGTGAAGAGTCTGCCGAGGAAACTGTGGATGAGGAAACTACTAACGACCTTACTGACAGTGAGGATTTTGAGGATCTAAATCTTGATGAGCTGGACCTTAATATTGAAGACGAAACTTCTGATGAAGAGGTTGAAGAATCACACTTTGTAGAACATACTGGCGAGGCTCTTGTAGAAGACTTAGCTGATGATAAAGACCTTGATGATAAGCTTAAAGCACACAGTGAGTATATTGAGTATCTAAGAGATGCTATTGCTCAAGAGGAAGAGAAGCTTGAAAAAGCAACTAACGATCAAGTTAAGGTTGCTATCCAAAGAAATATTGATGCCTTTAAGGCAGACCTTGAGGCAGCTCTTCCTGATGCAGTTAAAAATGAAACTATTGAAGAGCCTGTAGTTGATGAGACTGCGGAGCCTGTAGAAGAGATCTCAGAAGAAGACAAGGAACTTGATGATATTATTGAAGCTCTCACAGAAGAGCTTCATGAAGATGCCGACCTAGAAGTTTCGGCAGACGAGTTTGAAAAACTCATTAACACACCTGAATTTAAGAAGCCTATTTCTGACACTTCTGTTAGAGCAATGCTCAATGACGAGAAAGAAGAAGAAGCTGAAGTTGAAGAGTCTTTAGAAGAGGCTCTGCTTACTGAAGGAAATCTGCTAGACCTTGGTAAAGCATTGTTAAAAAAAGTAAAACAGGCTGGTGGTAGTTTTAAAAATAAAATTTCTGCTGCTATTGATTCACTAACTAAAGATGCTACAACCAGAGAAGAAAGAGCAGACTGGATTCTAGCCAACGCCCTAAAAGATTATGCCAAAGCAAAAGTTGACAAAACCGGAGTTGTTCCAGAAGAAGAAAACCGTAGATTTAAAACTTTCTTAGTTATTGGCTTTGATGGTAAAGATGCCAAAGGCAAGCCATTTACTGCTGCTCCCGCTTATGATCAAAAGGGCTTAGTACCAAAAGAGGTTCAAGAGAAAGGCACTTACAAAGACGCTGAGGCTGCTGCAAAGGGTTGGAGCATGCTTTCTGAAAACGGTCCCGCTTTTATTTATCTAGCTGAAAATAAAGAGGATCCAAAAGCAGCTTTCTTGTGTGAGTTCTTTGAAGGCAAGCTTGAGCTTGACCAGCTAGATAACTATTTTGATACTATTAAAAAGAACTTTGAAGGTGTTATGCTTAGAGCACAAAGCGCTACTAGCACTGACACTGCTGAAGAAGAAACACCTGCAACTGAGGGCCTAGAAGTACAAAATGATCTAGCTACTATCGTTGAAGGCATTGAAGAGCTTCAGGAAGCCTCGCTGGAAAGTCAGATTGCAAAGAGCTTAGCTGAAACCTGCGGAAATGTTGAAGGCTTTACACTTACTAACTGTTCCTACTTAAATGAGAAGCTCTCAGTAGAAGGTAATATTACTTTTAAGTCTGGTAACTCTGAAGCTACTACTTTTGTATTTACAGAAGCACTAAGTGCTGAAGATGCACTTGTTAACCTAATTGGTTGTAATGAGGCTCTTGGTACTAAAGTTACTATGACCGGTCGTACCGTTGATAAAGTATTTATTACTGAATCTTTTAACTAAGCATAAAAAAATTAAAGTTAACAACGAGATGATAACCATCTCGTTGTTAACAAAAAAATATAAAGGAGCCAGAATGTCAGATCTTAATACAAACTATGGTCTTTTACTAAATAAAGACATAAAACTACATAGAATGTGGTTTAAACAAATGACGGCACTGCATGGTATTAATTGTAAATATAAGGCTCCTCTTAAAAATAAAGAATATGATGTACATGGCGACTTACAAACAGGTTATAAGCCAGAAATTCTTGTTGGCTGTTTGTTTGTAGAACACCCAGATCAGAAGTCATTAAAGAAAGCTGGTTGGGTTGCAGAGCTTCAAGAAGGCTCTTCAGTTATTCATGTTCCGTATGACCTACCTGACCTTCAAGTCGGAGCTTTATTTGAGGTCCCTAGCGGACTAGATAATGGCAAAGGCAGATTGTTCCGTGTAATAAGCATGTCAAATATTATGATATATCCTGCTTCAATTGCTTGTGAAATAGCTCTTGAATATGAGTCAAATGATGAACAGCGTCTAATTTCTGCTGCGCATGAGCAAGAAGACATGCCTTTGCTTATTGATAGAGAGGAGGATGATTAATGTCTGAAAAATTACTTGAAGCTGATTTTATTTCAGTTGATATAAGATCTTTACTTAGTGGTGGTGCGCCAGCGGATGCTGCAGCCACTTCTGCTACTCCTGCTAGCTCAGCGGTGCCAAAGACACGAGTAAAAGAGGCACTACCAAGCGCTGGTGATTGGGCAGCTTGGAGTGAGCTTCTAAAAGCTAGACTGGAGAAAAATAAAACTGCTAGAAACAAAAAACCTGATTATGAAATAGAGCAGGTGTTTTTTGAAGAATTTTTTAAAGCAAACTGGGAAGCCGATATTGCTGCAAAACTAATAGATATCGGTGAACCGCTAAGAAAAATATTAAAAGTACTTGGTATTAAAGAAACAAACCAAATTCTTATCTTTATAACACTTGATTTTACAAAAGAATTACTTCGTAGTGGTAAGCTAAATATACTTACCTTTAAAGCTATTTATAATGCTGTTGCTAAAAAATTAGTTGCTGATAGTGAATTTATACAGCAAAATAATTATAATATAATTTACTGTAAAGATCTATATAACAAGTCACCAAAAGATATTGAGCAGTACTTAGAATACCAAAGTAGCAGCAGTAGACTTGCCCTAAACAAAGATACTTATACCGCTGCTGACCAGATAGCAAATAAAAGAACGTTTTGTCATTTCGATAGTGTTGGTGAGCACGAGCCTCAAAAGTACGTAGAAAAAGTATTTAGAAAAGAAAATCCTATGCCAAGTGATGATGAAGTAGTAGCCTTTTCTATGGAAAGTGCTAAACTTAATAGCCTTGATGTAGTTAAGCTTCTTTTAGGTAAAAACACCAAAGAAACTATTCATGTAGATACCTCTGGTGTTGCAGCTATTACTAGCAAAATAACTTCCGTATCACATGCATATGCGGCATTATTGGCTGTTAGTATGAACTCAGATAGTACCGAGGCCAGAAAAGCTCTTGCCCTGCCCTATTTTAAAGGACTTAATACTGAGCAGATAAACGCAGCAGTTGTTATGCTAGCTACCTCAAGTATTATTCCAAAGGGACATATACAAACGGCTGATGCTGATGCAATAGTAAATAGTATAGTAACTAAACTAAGTAAGGTATAAGCTATGCTATTTATCGTTAACAATAAACATTATATGTCTCAAGAACAATTGCGAACAAATACTCTACTTGATGCTTACTTTCTGATTGAAAATTATTCTCTACATGCGTCTGAAATAATTCTGGATAATTACATACAACAGCAGTATAAAACAACTTTAAAAAATATGTGTATTAAACTGCTGCTCAGCTTATCATTTTATACAGATAATGATGGAAACTTGGTGCTTTTATTTAAGGACCCTAAGTATGATACAATAGCAAGTTTGATTACCTATGGTAATGGAGCTATCCCCGGTAGTCGAATTCTTCAAGTAGCTCTAAAATCATAAGGAGGTACAAACTATGGCAATAAACTACTATGATGAAGCGGTTACTCAAAAAATCAAAGGCTGGCTAGCTGACTCTTCTAAACTAAGAGTATTAGCACCAGATGAGTCTAATAGACTAATTCAGTTACATGCTGAAGATACCAATGACGAACCGCTTAAGTTACCTCTAATTGCAATATCAAGAAATAGGGATTTAGAAATAGAATCCACTATCAAACAAAATAAATCTTTTGATGGCTTAGTAATTGGGCAAGATGCTACTACTGCAGCAACTATTCATTTAAATGTTATCCCAGTAAAAACTACTTATCAGTTAGATATTTACACAAAGAAAAGAATTGAGGCTGATGAGTATGTTAGACAATATCTATTTAAGCTTATAAATAATCCGCAAATTATTATAGAAATTCCTTATAATAATTATGTTGTAAAACATACTGCAAATCTAAGAGTACTTAATACAGTATCTGATACAAGTGATATACCATCACATCTATTTGCCGGACAGTTTTATAAGTGGACTATTCAGTTGGAGCTTCAAGATGGTTTCCTATTTAGTATACCTCAGAAGCAAAACTGGCGTATCGTAGGTATTGAAGTTACTGCTGCTGACAAAATTTCTGACCCTACAGAAGAAGAAATTTTATTTGAATGTAGCATAAAATAATCTGCTAAATTATTTGAAGTTGCAAAAAGAACTTTCAACAATTAAAGTTATTAAATTAAACAAGGAGATATAATTAGTATGCCTAAAATACTTATTAATGAGAAAGATAGAACTTCTCCCGGCACACCTGCTAGTTATGCCAACTATTCAGTTCTAATCGCCGGCTACAAAAACCGCGAGCCTGTTTTAGCACCTATTTATGAAGCTGATGGTAAGACTATAAAAACACCTGCTGACGTAGTGCTTCCTGACTCTAATGGTGTTTATGAGTTTAGTTCTAGACAGGATTTTGAGGATGTTATTGGACTAACAGACATTGAAAAAGAAGTCACTATTGTAACTTCTGTAGATGCAGAAGGCAAGGAAGTTACTTCAACGAGAACAGAGTGTCATTATGGTAACAGAATGGCTGCCGAGCTTTTAAGTCTTGGATATACCATTATTTATTTACCTATTAACTCTATTGACGATATTAGCTCTGAAGCTAACTGGGAAATCTTTAAGGATAAAGCAAGCTACGACTTCCGCTTTATTAGCCATGGCTTACTTAAGACTACCTATGAAAAAGATACATTTGATCCATTAAATGATCGTTTGAAAGCAATTAAAGCTGATATAGCAAAACTTGCTGAGATCATTGCTGATGTAGAGGCGTCTGATGCTTATAAAACTCTTGAAGCTAGCCTCAAAACTGCAACAGAGACTGAAAAAGTTAATATACAAGGCGATATTGCTGATCTATATGCGGATGCTTATGCTGAAGTAATTGATAAGGGTTATACTGGATTTAAGGTATCGACGGAATCTGGGAAGGCTGGAACGGCCACCTACAGCTATGCTGAGGCAGTTAACAACCTAACAGAAAACAGCGAAGGCAAAATCACTGCTTACGATACTCAGAAAGATTTCGTGGACGCTTACGACGACACAACCGTTACACCAAACGTATTCAATAAGATTAACGGTATTATTGCAAAGCTTGCTTGCTACAGAACTGATGATGCAGGTGTAGTTCTTTGTGGTGGTCGTGGTGACTGTACTGCGCTTATCGAGCTTGATAAGAACTGCTATGTTGATACTAATTCTACAGACAGACCTGAAAAGCTTATTGCTGATGGCATCAATAACATGTCTACGGTTACTAAAACTGAAGGTCCTTACTGTGCTATGACAGTACCTAGCGTACACTACAAAATGTCCGGCGATGTTGTTGAATTCCCTGGCGCATTCCATTATCTTGCTTGCTTTATGAATGCTCTTGGTGGTGGTTTTGCTGAGTGGTATGCAGCTGCTGGTTATACTCGCGGTGTTGCTAGTTATGTAATCGACCATACTGATGTTAAACTTGGTGAAATTGCTATCAACGCTCTTGAGCCTAGAAACATTGTAGATGCTTCTGCACAGCCTAAGTTTGCTTGTAATGTAATTGCTAACTTCCGTGGTAGCTATTACCTCTGGGGTAACAGAACTGCTGCTGAGCTTGGTGCAGCTGCAGGCGGTAATGACCTTACTGCTGATGACTTCCTAAACATCAGACAGCTCTGCACCACAATTAAGAAACAGCTTTATGTTGCTTGCCGTAGATTTACATTCGATCCTAACAGTGATACTCTCTGGTTCAACTTTGTAAACGCTATTACACCTACCCTCGAAAGAATGAAAGCTGACCAGGGTGTAAGAGATTACAAGATTATCAAGGTATACACTGATAAGAAAGCAACTCTAAAAGCTAAGCTTAGAATTATTCCTATCGAAGCTGTTGAGGACTTTGACCTTGAAATCTCTCTTGAAGATTCTTTCGGTGAAACCTCTGCTGTTGTAAATGGTTAATTGAAAGGAGATTATAGAATATGTCAAATAGTTTATCTGCTATGCATATCAGCACCAACCTCGCTAACTATGAAGCTGCCAGATCTGGCTTTTTCTCGCTAATCGTAGATGATATCGACAATATCGTTAGCGCAGCTTATACAGGCGACCATAGCGCGGCTGCTGATAGTGATAAAATTAAAAAGGCTCAAGAAACTCTTAAGCTTAATGTAGTTAAAGCTCCTGTTCCTCACTTTGGCCTCGAGGTTCTTAAGTATAAGCGTGGTAATGACACTGTTACCTTCGCTGGTACTCCTGAATATGAGGCAGGTTCTATAACTGTTGATGACGTTGTTGGTTTGGATACTAAGTCTATCCTAATGGCTTGGCAGGCACTTGCTTACAACGTTCATACTCGTAAGGGTGGCCGCATGAAGGACTACAAGAAAAACTGCACACTCATTGAGTATACCCAGGACTTTGAGCAGGTTAGAAGCTGGACTCTCTACGGCTGCTGGATTAATAAAATCAGCGAGGGCGAGTTCGACAAAGAAAACGACGGCAAGAGACAGATTACTGCAGAGCTTCAATACGACCGAGCTATTATGGTAATGCCTGACTAATATATAATAAATAAAAATAAAAAAGAGTAGTAAGTTACTACTCTTTTTTATTTTTAATAAATCTATTTATTGTTCTGCTAAATTATATAGTAGTCAAAAGCTATATATCTTAGAGAAAGGACTTTTATAATGGGACGTAAAAAAGTAGATAGAAGTGACAAGGTTATACAAACTTTTGAGTCATCAAAACCGCTGATTGAACGTTTAAAAGAAACTGCTAATGCCAGAGGTATTACTGTATCAGCTCTTATAAGGTATATTTTAGAACACTACTTTGAAAATCGAGAACTATAATAATTGAATATTAAATGAAAGGACTTATTATTATGGATAGACAGACCGATTACACTATTATGGAAGGCTATGAGCTCCCTTCAAAGGGAAAAATTTATAGCGAAAATGTAAATCCTCATGTAGAGCTTCGCTCTATGACTGCAAGAGATGAGATGAAGAGACTTTCTCCTTCCAGTACTCCGCTAAAAACACTTGCAGATATCATCGAAGGATGTTGTATTGAAAAACCTGCTATTCATGTATATGACATGAGCCTCGGTGATTATGAGTTCTTACTTCATAAGCTAAGAATTGTTACATATGGCGAAGACTACAAGGTAGCCCTTCGTTGCTCAGAGTGTGGAGAAACTATAGAAACTATTGCTAAGCTTGACCAACTTAGCGTTAAAGAGTTTGACGAGGAAGCTATAAATGCTCTTCGCGTTTTCTCTCTCCCTAAGAGTGGTCGTAGCATTACTCTTGACTTCATTTCTCCTCGCAGAGTCGAAGAAATGGAAGTAAAGGTAAAAGATATGAAGCGTAAGTACAAGACAGCTACAATTGACTTTGAAACTCTTGTAAGACTTCTTTCTAATATTGACCTTGTTGACGGTGAAAAGAAGACAGAGACTGAACTTGAAAATATTATTACCAACCTACCTGCAATGGATTTACAGAAAATTCTAAATAACATAGACAAGCTTAATCAGCAGGTTGGCTTAGATAATGTTCTTTACCTAACTTGTCCAAAGTGTGGCGAAGAAATTACTACCTTTTTTCGCTTCGGGCCCGAGTTTTTTAGACCCACAAACATCTAATGACGGTACACCCTATGGGCCTAAACATTATAAAGAGCTCGTTAGGGAATGCTGGTATGTTAGCGATAATCTGCATACCAGCTATACAGATGTTTTAAACCTTGCCTATCAAGATAGAATTTATCTTATAGAATGTATAAATGAAAAAAAGGAAGCTACTGCAAGGGCCATAGAAGAGGCACGGCTTTCTAACTAAACTTTCTAAGGAGGGAACCATTTATGGCTAATGAAGAATTAGGCAAACTATCGCCAGAACAATTACAAAGACTTGGTAATGTAATTTCTGAAGCAAAGAGCCTCACTAGCCAACAGGAGGAAATTATCGGAAGAGTCTTATCTGGTGAAGAAGATATTGGCGAACTCCGAATTTCATATCTAGAAGAATACTTTGATATATATTCAAAGAATCTTGATATGATTGCTCGAAAATATAGCAAGCTAAACGATGCCTTTTTGTTAGCAAACGAATTACTCAATGAAAGCTTTAAATCTGCTGAAAGAGCTTCTCGAGAGCAGCAACGTCGAGAAAAAACAGAACGACCAAAAGACAAACCTGATGGCTCTGAGAGTGCTTCAGCTACTACAACAAGCAGAACAACGCGGGCTACTAAGGCTAGCAGAGAAGAAACTCGTTTTGTAGAAGCAGCAATGGCTCTAAGAGATGCTCTAACGGCAAGTCGTGCTAGCAGCGCAGCAAATAGTGATGAGTATGCTACTACACTAAGAGACGCCCTTAAAGCCAGCAACTTTACTGCAATAACAAGCGGTGATACACCAAGTGTAAGTAGAACCGAAGAAGTTAGTCCTGCGGCGGGGGAAGTAGCAGCTACTCGTCAAGATAATGCTTCTGCTATTAATGATATCTCTTCGGCACTTATAGAGGCACTTAGAGCAAGCCATTATACTCCAACTCCCGGTAGCGGTGGTGCTGACGCTGGAGCTGGTGACGAAGGTCGACCTCCCGTCGTGCCAGACGTTACAGTACGAACTTTCGCGGCAGAGGATGAAATTGCTGGGCTTTCTGATGCAGTAGTCGACTTGAGTGCAGTTATGGATGCGTTAAATGTACGTGAAGCAGAAATTGATGCTGCGCGTAAAGAACGTATTACTAAGCATCTGACTACGTTATTAACTTCAGCTAAGGAAGCACATGATGCACAAGTTGCCTTAGCTCTAGCAAGGAACAAAACCGAAGAAGATTTGGAGCGCCAGAGAGTAGAATATAAAATAGCTCGTATACAAGAAGTTGTTGATGCTGAAACAAAAGCACAGCAACTAATGGATGAGATTAATACTCAACTTGACTATGCTAGAAATGCTGCTAGTAGAAGAGAACTTGGTAAGCTAAGAGCTGAACAAATTGCAGCGGAAGAAAATGCAAAGTCTTTAGAAGAAATTAAAACTGCTATGGCCGAGAGGCGACAAGCATTAGAGCTTGAGGCTATGGCCAATAATAATGGTAAGCTCAGAGCTGCTGACGCTGCGGCTATCGAAAAACAGCTTAAAGATGAATTTGATACTAAACAAAAGCATTTAGACGAGCTCACCGCTAAGCGTTTTAGAGCTGCACTAGAAGCTAAAAAGCTTGAAGAGTTTAAAGAGGCAAACCAAGAAGCTGTCGCTGCTTTTGAAAAGAAAAAAGCTATTGACATCGTAAATGAAGAAATAAAGCTTAGAAAAAAGTATAGTGGTGAAGAGCTTGCCAAAAAACTAAAAGACCTCAAAAAACAGAAAAACGAAGAGTATGTTCTTGACGAGAAAAATCAGAAAAAGCTAGAAAAGTTGCAGCTAGAAGCTGCTAAAAAAGAAAAACGAGATTCTGTTGCTGCTACTGATAGTAAAATCGAGCATGCAGCTTCTTTCCAGAATCTCAGTAAAGAAGATAATCTTGTTTCTAGATTTAAAGAACTAAAGAGTATAACAGACTCTGTTGATGATGAAGATAAGGGCGCAGCACAGATGGCTGTTGCTATAAAAGCAATAAGCAGTCTTATGGCTCAACTTGAGAGCAAGATAGACAGTATTGCTCAGTACCAAGGTGGAATAGACACACGTCTCCAAGGCTCTAACAATAAAAAGTCTATGGGCTCCTATTGGAACCAGCTTACCAAAGATATGATGAGTGTTGGCGCTGTTACGCCTTTCTTTAAACAAGAAGACTTTGCGAATAACATCAAAGAGCTCGTTAATAAAGGTATTTCTTTTGATCTTAAACAGCGTGCTTTCTTGATGACTGTTCAAGAAAAGATTGCTAATACTTTTAATGTGGCTGATGGCACCCTACTAAGATTAATAAGAATTCAGCAAGAAGACTCTACTGCTGGTCGTCTTGGCATGGAGTCTGCTTTGAACTCTTTCTTAAATAACATGTATGAAACATCTGAGTATCTAACAGATGTTGCCGCAAGTGTACGTGGTAGCTTAGAAGAAATGGAAGCTCTTATGGGTGGAGCTGCTGCTACTGAAGTTGAGTACCAAGTTCAGAAGTGGATGGGTTCACTTTATTCAGTAGGTATGTCATCCTCTTCAGTACAGGCAATTGCTGGCGCATTAGGCCAAATTGCTTCTGGTCAGATTGATGCTCTTACTGGAAATGGTGCAGGTAACTTACTTGTTATGGCCGCAAACAATGCGGATATTCCAATTGCGGAAATTCTTTCTGAAGGCTTGGATGCAGAAAATACAAATAAATTATTACAAGCAACTGTAAATTACTTGGCTGAAATTGCAGAATCCTCTAAGGGTAATAACGTAGTTCAGCAGCAGCTGGCAAATGTATTTGGTGTTAAAGCTTCTGACCTAAAAGCAGCTGTTAACCTTGCTAAAGATAATACTACCGCAAATATATTTGGTGATTATAAAACATATGGTAATCTAATAAATCAGCTATACGACATGGCTGGCACGATGTTTATGCGTACAAGTATTGGTGAGATGATGACCAATATTTGGGAAAACGGTCAGTATACAATAGCTAGCAGCATGGCAAATAACCCAATCTCCTACCTAACCTACAAAATGGCAGGCTTACTTGAAGATACTACTGGCGGTATTGCTCTCCCATTCTTAAACGTAATGGGCTTTGGTGTTGACCTTGAAACTACTGTTGCGGACTTAATGCGTGTTGCTTCTGTCGGTACAGGTATTCTTGGAAGCATCGGTCCTATGATCTCTGGTTTATTTTCATCCTTCAGTGGACGATCTATGTTAAATAAGATGGGTATAAAGGAAGGCTCCGGCTTAACTATTACACCTCGTGGTGAAATAAGTGGCGGTGGTCTTACCGGCGGTGGTGCACAAACTACATCTGGTTCTGCTACTGTTGGAAATGGTTCAGGCAGCGACCTCAAAGACTCAACTGTTCAAGGTGCTGAGGACGACAAAAAGAAACAAATGGTTGAGGCCAAGGAAGAAGCAGAAGACAACCAGGTAGATGTACTAAACTCTTATGTAATAAAAATCTATGAACTACTTGATAAAGTTGCTAGTGGTAGCAGAGCTATTACCGTTAAAGTCGCTGGCTACGGCTTAACTGGTGGCGGACTTGGCTCTGGGGACACAGCTCTTGGCGGAGTTCCTGGTATAAGCAGTGATACAACTTCTAGCAGTGGACAAGTCAGTGATAAAGTAGCCACTGATGAAACTGGTAGCGTAACTCCGGGTACTGGCAGTGGAAATGTTAGCCTTGGTGGCTGGGTAATGGGATAAGGAGTGTACTAAATGTTTAAATTTAATAATACACATATTTTTACAGGTTATTTGAAGCAGCTTCTTGCTTCATTTAACCTGCCTACATGCAAAATATATACGAGAGATTTTGCAAAATATTTAGAGCAGCACGGCACAGAAGATCCAAGAGTACTTCAATCTTTTGACTCTTTTGCAGTCGGTGAGAAAGAAAAGGCAGCTGTGCGTATAAACTACTTAAAAAATAATGTACCTTATAGCTATTTTTCTAAAACCCCCAGTTTAAACGGAAAAGCTGCCTGGAAAAAAAGTGCTGACGTATTTTATACCAGCGACAAAACTATTAGAGGTTTGACACGTTCACTCTATAACCAAAGTGCTACTTACGATACTGAAACGCACGAATATTTAGGAGAGTACCTACGATTCCTAAGAGATTATCATAATGTAGATTTGATGCCTCTTTATAACTGTTTTAGTAATAAAATATATAATAATATATCCTTCTCCTTTCCAAATAATAGCAAAAGAGTAATATTTAACTCACAGGATTCTAACTATAGGATCTATGCCCTACCAGTTAAACTTTTTGCTAATTATACTATTGCAATAGACTGTGAACAGGATATAGAGCTATTCTGTGGTCTGTACAGTACTAGTCTTGATACGTCCACAAAAGGAGAAGAGCTAGCAAGCAAAACATATGAAAAAGCCAGCAAAACCTTATTTAAGCGTCCTTTTATATACGATAAACTCAGTCTTGCCTACTGGAACGCTGAAACAGATTTTAATGCTACAACCGGTCTTCCGTATATGGATAGATATACCAGATGGGATCTCACTTTGCGTGAACAAAACTTAAGACTTTTTATAAAAGTGCCAACTGGATGTCGTTCTTCTATTACGATATTAGAAGGAGACTTTAGAAATTATAATAATGTAAAATATGCGCCGGTTCAGTACAAGCAGGATGGAACAGTTTATAATCCAAAGATAGACCCTGAAGATGCAGCGGTCAAGGCAATGTGGGTTTACCAAAACAATAAAAGTATAATGAACTTTAATGCTAATCAGGTAGACCTGAACAGATATGACTTTAATCCTATCTGTCAATTACAACTATTAGCTTTTAACACAGAAGAGTCTTATCCTTTTTCTGACAAGCTTATAGAGTATCTTGGCGGTAGTGCAATAACACCGCTGGATCCAATTACGGATAACATCAAAAGAGCACAGCGCGTCATGTCTCAAAATAAAAACTACTTTAGAATAGAAGGACTATGGGAAAATAAAATGCGTAATATAGTCTATGATAATATGTTAAATGCAGGACCTTTCTCAGCACAAGATGGTAAAATCTTGGATAGAAGACTTGGTTATAACAATGGACTCGGACGAACCAAGAAAAGTACAACATTTGATGTCTTAGGCTATATTGATAAAGACACTGAGAAGCGTTACTCTAGCTGGAAAATAGAAAACAATAAAGTAGTAACTAAAAATAATATTCAAAATGTAGATATTTATGACGGTCTATATGACATTTAAGGAGGAATAAAATGGCAAGTGCAGATATTTTAAGCAGAGTTTTACCAGACTGCTACCTATATATTTCACACCTAGATGTTCCAGAGGAAGCTAAGTATTGGCAGCTTCCCGGCTACCCAGACAAAGTTACAGACCAAATGCAATCTTCCTTTCAGGAAAATACTGCGTTAGGTCGTTCAGCTCCGGTATATACGTTCAGCCACTCTGGTCCACGTTCTGTTCAGATAAATATTAGTTTTCATCGTGATATGTTTGACGAAATGCCTACCAATGTTACTTTAGAAGAAGGTGAGGATAAAGCAGAAAGCTTTATTCATGCGCTACAGGCAATTGCAGTACCAAAATATAATCTTGCTAATAAGGCAGTTGAGCCGCCTCTTGTCGCCATTCGACTTGGTAGAGAAGTCTTTATAAAAGGAATCGTTTCTGGTGGCGTTTCAGTTACTTACGGAAAGCCTATTTTATCAAATGAAAAGTATGCTTTAGTTGATATTAGTTTTACTGTATCTGAAGTAGACCCTTATGATGCTTCTACAGTATATAAAAATGGATCTTTCCGCGGACTAACAGCTACACTCAGGTCTGGCTTACATTATTAAGTAGTAAAGGAGCAAAATTATGGATACACTAAAAAATAAAACCTATGCTAGCTTTGATTACTTAAGTAGATATACTAACGTACCCTATTATTATGATACTTTAAAGGATAGACAAATATTTGGTATTGGCACTAACCTAAAAACTAATACAGAGTTCGTTACTCATAAAGTAAAGAGTAACGATACTCTACATTCGCTTGCGCTTAAGTATTATAATAATCCTACTTATTGGTGGGTAATTGCATATTTTAATAATGTACAGGACTCTTTTAAACCACTTATTGAAAAGTATCAAACACTTAAAATTCCTAATATTACAAGTGTTGAGTTTGGAAGTGTGAATAAATGAGTAACTTAATTTTAAACAGAAAACTTCTATCAAGCCAAGCTAGAATTCAGGTTCCATGGGTTAAGGTAACAATTGGCGACTATACTTTCGGTATATTTGATGACCAAACTAAAAGGTGGGGCGAGGATAACGCCGGCTTCTATCAGCCTTTTTCTATACAGTATCCGCAGTATATCAAGCAGCTTGAAGTAAAAAAGATAAACGGTCAGGTAAATAGATATACTCTAAGTATTGAATATCCAGTTACTCAGTTTGACGACCCAAACTTTTTTGAAAAAGTTTTTTCAAGTGTTAGCAAAACCAGAAAGATTATTTTTACCTACGGTGATGCGGAAACTCCTGCATATATTTATAGAAACGAAGAGGCAATCATAACAAAGGTATCTCAGCAGTTTAGACTGGCTAGTAGCACAATCGCATATACTGTAGAAGCTGTGTCAAGCGCAGCACTCTCAGTAGACGGCAATATAACCATGCTCGGCTCAGGTGGAGCAAAAGTAAAGCCAAGTGATGAAATAAAAAAATTATTTAAAAATAATAAAAGCCTACAAAATACTTTTACAGGTATGTCAGTTGGAAACTTAGAGTCTCTTATTGCTGGTGATGATATGGCAGTTACCCTTGACTCTAAACGAAATATCTCGGCGATCGACTACATAAATTATCTGGTTGGTTGTATGATACCGGAAGGTACTCAAAGTGGTTTAAGTAAAGAAGTCTACATCATGACTATCTATGACGACTCAATTACTAATTCTGATAAAAACCTTAGTAACAAAGGTCCTTATTTCAAGGTATCAAAAGTTTCTGCAGTAATGGAAAGAGATGATGCCTACGAAATCGATATTGGTATAAATACATCTACTATTGTAAGATCTTTTGAAATTGAAGCTAACGAAAACTACTCAATCTACTATGAGTACCAGAATCTGGCACACCCACAGGAGTATGTTCGTAGACTGGGTGATGATGGACTTTGGACCGACGAATATGCACCAACCGGCCTGCTAAGAAATGACCAATCCAGCTTGAGTACTAATGATGTAGTTTGGTGGACAAAGGCTACACAGTTCCCTATAAATGCCACAATACAGATTCAGGGACTCTTACGACCTGCTACACTCATGCAGTATGTAAAACTAAATGTAATTTTCCCTGGTGGTAATAAGCATATAGCCAGCGGCCTTTATATTGTAACTAGACAGATAGATAATATTGGACCGAATGGTTATGCTACAAACCTTGGCTTAACAAGAATTAAAGGTGACATGGATAAAATTAATTAAATACTAAAAACTAAGATAACCTTATTGTATTATATAATAAGGTTATTTTTATTTTAAAGGAGATTTTTTATGGCGCTTAAAGAAATGATTAACCAAAAGTTTATTGAAGCTTTCAAAACAAGAGAGTATATCCGAAGATATCCTTATGAAATTATGAAGCAGAGAATTATGACAGCTGAGAAGTCCGGGCAGTTTGAGCTTCCGCTTACTGATGAGCAAATTGTAAATATCATTGCAAAAGAAGTAAAGGAAAGAGAAGAGCTACTTTCTGTATATAAACCCGAGGATGAACAGTATATTCTTGCAGAGTATTCTATTAAAGAACTTTCTCAGTATCTTCCTAAGCAAATGTCAGAAGACGAAGTTATTGAGATTATCAGAAGGATCAAAGAGACTGAGTCTAATATGGGAAAAGTTATCGGTCTTACTGTAAAAGAAGTCGGCAACAGATTCGATAAGTCTAAGATTGCTCAGTTGGTAAAGAATGTATAAAAATTAAAAAAGGTATTAAATTTGGAAGGAGCTTACTGTATAATAAAATAGCACCTTCCACTTTTATTTACAAAAAAAAATATTTTTAAAATCGAAAGGAAACAAAAAAATGGTTGGATTTATTTTTGGCATTATCTTCCTCATCGCCGGTATTATTACCGCTGTTTGTCTTGCACAGTATAAGAAGACTGAGAAGACTGAAGAGTACGTACTCGACGAAGGAGGCAATCGCGTAAGAAACGCTTATGGCGGTTATCAGACTACAATGAAGAGTACAGTTACAAAGCCTCTTGCAAAGTTCAGTGTAGTTTCTGTAGTTGCAGGTATTTTCCTCGGTCTTCTTCTTACTTTCTTCGGCTGTATTGCTTCAGTTGATACCGGTCATGTTGGTATTGTAAGAACATTTGGTAAGGTTGAGAATTATACCTTTGATGCAGGTTTTCATCTCAAGGCACCTTGGCAGTCTGTAACTAAGATGGATAACAGAGTACAGAAGACTACTATTGAGCTTCCTTGCTTTAGCTCCGACATCCAGGAAGTAAATACTACATATACTGTAAACTATCAGATTTCAAAGACTAATGCTCAGAACCTCTATAGAGATATTGGAACTGGTTATCTTGAGACTGTTGTAAATCCCACAATTCAGGAAACAGTAAAAACTATTATTGCAAAATATACGGCAGAGGAACTTATCGGTAAGCGTGCAGAAGTTGCTGTAGAAATTGAGACTTTGCTTACTACAAATCTTCAGAAGTATAATATTGATGTATCTTCTACTGCTATTGAGAATATGGACTTTACCGATAGCTTTACTAATGCAGTTGAGGCTAAAGCTGTTGCTGCTCAGAATAAGCTTCAGGCTCAGATTGAGCAGGAAAGACTTACTATGGAAGCTCAGCAAGCTGCAGAGCGTGCTAAGGTCGAAGCTGCAGCTCAGGCTGAGGTAAATAAGATCAATGCAAATGCACAGGCCGAAGTTGATAAAATTAAGGCAGAGGCAGATGCAAAAGTTGCTGAGATTAGTGCAAACGCAGCAGAGTATCAGGGTCAGAAGGATGCAGCTATTGCGCTCCAGAGACTTGCTTCTATTAATGGTTGGACAGTAAAGACAGAAAAGATTGATGATACACACACTAAGTATACTGTGTGTTATGCAGATGGCACTCCTGTAACTGAAGCTGACCTTAAGATTGGTGCTCAGAGACTTATTGAGTATTATTACACTCAGTCTTGGGACGGAAAGCTTCCTGATACTTTTGTAGGTGACGGCGACGTTTCTAATATCATTATCGGTAATAACTAAAGAATAGTATAAAGAACAATACTGAGAATTTTATCTCGGTATTGTTCTTTTTTTTTCTATTAATTTATTAATTTAATAAATTTCATATTGTATTATATATTACAAAGTGATTAAGGAGGACGTAAATGATTTATACTTATCAGAAGCCTTTGCAAGGTAAAACAGTTGGTGTTGTCTTCGGAACTTTTGCTCCGCTTCATCAGGGACACCTTGATGTTATTATGCGAGCTAAGAAAGAATGCGACGGTGGTTGTATTGTTATCGTAGACGGTAGAGACGGAGATCGTGGTGGTGAGCTTATGCCTCTTAGAAAGCGTTATCGTTATGTAAGAGAGTTCTTTGCCGACGACGACCTTGTGGCTGTTTACCCTATCGATGAGACTGAGCTTGGTATCGAAGCTTATCCTAATGGGTGGAATAAGTTTATGCTTAAGGTAAATGAGATTATCAGAAATGCTACAGATTTGTGCGAGGCTGTTTTCTATGTAAGCGAGGAGGCATATGCTACTCATCTTGAAAGTCTTGGCTATGAAGTGGTGTTACTTGATAGAACACTTAACCCTATTTCTGCGACAATGATCAGACATAATCCTATTAAGTATTGGGATAAAATTACTTTTCCCTTCAGAAGAGTCTTCAGTACTAATATTCTTATCTGCGGCACAGCAAGTGAAGGAAAAACTACTCTTGTAAAAGACCTTGGTAAGTATTTCAACGCACCCTATTCTACTGAATATGCAAGAGACTATATGGAAGAAAGTTATATTTCTGAGTGGGAACTCGACGGGGCTGACTATCTTGCTTTTCTTGACGGTCAGTATCAGATGAATAAGAAACTCATCAACTCGCCAAGTAATCAGGGAATCTTCTTCGCAGACTCTGATAGTATGACTACTCGAATGTATGCTGAGTATTATCACAGAGACCCTGATCTCGACCTAACTGAGGAAGAGTTTAAAGAAATCGCTGTTGCTGCGGATGCGATCACTAAGAAATGTCGTTGGGATAAAATTTATCTTCTCTGCCCTCACGGAGTATTTGTAGACGACCATACTAGATACATGGCTTTCAGCGGCGATACAGAAAGAAGAGAACTCTTTGAGATTCTTTGTAACAATATCAAAGCTTCAGGTAATTGGGATAAGGTAGTTATCCTCGACGGCGGATATTATAATAACTTTAAGAAAATTGTTGATGATGTAAAGGAGATTATTGAAAATGGTAAAATGGCTTAAGAATGAATTTTGGAACGGCTACACGGCTTTTGAGAGAATCTTTTTCGCTTCCTTGATTTTGCTTCAGGTAATTATGTATTTCATCGTCCCTGACACTGCTATCGGAATTATCTGTGGACTTGCGGGTGTTATCTGTGTCGCTCTCACAGCAAAGGGAAAGATTTCTTCGTATATCTTTAACTTTGTGCAGATGATTACTTATATGATTATTTGCTGGGACCTTGCTCTCTATCTTGAGTTTGGCGAACAGGTGTTCTACTTTATTGTTTGTATCTTCGGCGTTTTTATGTGGAAGAAGAATATGAAGAAGAATGACGACGGTACTGAACAGGTTAAGGCAAAGAAGTTTAAGCTTTGGCAGTGGCTTGGGTCTGTTGGCGTAGTAGCGGTAAGTACTTTCCTTCTTGGTTATTTCGGTGAAGCCGTTCTCGGAAGCACCCTTCCTTATCTTGATGCTATGACTGTTGCTCTTGCTGTTATTGCCCAGCTTCTTATGATTTGGAGATATAGAGAACAGTGGGCGTGCTGGATTCTTATCGATGTAGTAAGTTTGGTTATGTTTATTATTCTCGGTCAGTGGTCTATGGTTGCTATGTATATTGCTTGGACTGCTAATGCTTTCTACGGTTGGTATAACTGGACTAAACTTCAGAAGGCCGCGTAATTTTAAATAGTTAATATTGTATAATATAATAAATTAAATTTGAAAGGATATTTAAAAAATGAAAAAACTTTTTGCACTACTTCTTTGTATTATTGTTCTGGGAACTTGCTGCGTCGGCTTTGCTTCCTGCACTGCAGCAGACAATGTAAACCACAATCTTTCCCAGGCAGCCGACAATTTCCAATGTCTCAGAAAGATCACGGTTTATAATGCTAGAACAGACCTCATTGTTATGGAAATGGAAGGTTATATGAGTCTTTCTAATACATCTACGAGTGAGCTTGTTGTTACTTGTAAGACCGGCGCTGATGAGTACAAAAAGAATTACATCTATCTTAATGAATATGTTATCTATGTAGTCGAAGATATTACGGGCACTTCTACTGATCCCTTCCACTATAAGGTACACTTCTATACAGCCCTTCCTGATTTCGATGTAAATAAGTAAAAGAATATTATAAAGAACAATATAAAGATTCAGATCTTTGTATTGTTCTTTTCTTTTGCTAAATTATACGTAAGAAAATATCACAGAAAGGGACAAACCCTATGAAATTAAACGAATGGAAAGATGGTAACGGAAATAAAATTGGACAGGCTTCGTCTGCAACGGCCGCTACTATGACTAAAACAAATAAAGATAAGTTTATTAGTTTACTTTATTATATAATGAGAAACAGAGGTTCTCAAGTGCTTGATTCTAAAGTGCTAGGTCTTAATGATACTGGCTTTACTTACAGAGAATTACGTAAGATACCAACTGGTCAAGAAGAACTAATTGCCGTAGTAATTTTTACCGATGATCGTTGGCACATGAGTATCTATAAAAACGGTAAATGTGTAGATAACTATGCAGGAGAATCATGGGAGACTTTATTAGAAGCTCTCGAGGGTTATTATAATGTTCCTGTATCTGGTACAAAGGAATATGATAAACTATGTGAGTGGCTAGACAGTAAAGGAAATAAAGTAAGTATCTCTTCTTCGACACCCACCACAAGTACTTCTATCAAAAACAATGTTGATCAGACAGACAGATATAAAAGTCTAGTGGCACAAATAGATGCTGATGGCATTAGCACTTATACATTAAATGATTTAAATGCTACCGAACTTAATATTACAGTAAACCGTCCTAATAATAAAACTTTAGATATTAAAATAATCTATGACCCTGCTACTGACACATATACTCTGAGAATGCTTGGACGTGAGCTTAAAGGCTGTGACTACAAAAAAGATATTCTGGAATTATTAGTAATAGGAAAAATTATTAAAGATACTAATCTCTGTGAGTCGGCACTTAATGAGTTTGTAGATAAGAATGGAAAAAAGATAAATTTAAACAATTCTGCTGCACAGACAACTAATAAGACTTCTACTAAAAATTATCCAGACCAAACAGAAAGATATAAAAAGCTTTTAGCCCAAATTGACTCAGACGGATTTTGTAAGTATACTATTAATATATTAGATGATAGAATACTTGCTATTACTCTTAATAACGGAGTCGGAGTAAAAATAATTTTTAAACCTTATGTTCCTTGCTACTTAGTTCAAGTCGACGGCTATGATAATAACTGTGATACTTTTGAAGATGTTCTAAAGCTTTTAATTATCGAAGGTATTATAGGAGATACCGACTTATGTGAGTCTACTTCCTTTGCCGACGACTTTAAGATATACGAAGATATGTGGAACTAATTAAATAATAAAAAGAACGAGTATAAAAAGTATTCGTTCTTTTTCTTTTTCGGCCGACATGAAAAAAAAATAATATGAGTTATATTTCCTTCTTAATCTCATATATAGAATACATATAATAATCCTACTATATATAAAATGAGTTATACCTTTTCATATATATAAATAAAACTTCTTTCTTCCTTAAGCCCCCTTATTAAACCATCAAGTTATTAAAATAATAAATAAGTTAAAAATATTACGCTAAATTAATTGAATGGGAAAAAGGATTGGCATAGTTAGACTCAAATCTAATATAACCTATTTAAATAGCTAACTACTTGCTTCTGAGGCTTGCTTCCTTGGAAGCTTTTAATCTATATAGAAAGGCAGCAAGAAAAGATGAATATGAATTTTATTAATGCTCTTCATGCTCTTAGCGCTATAGCAGAGGGCGGAGCGGATTATCAGAAAGAATATCAAGAGTATATAGAAGCACATAAAGAAAGAGTAAAGAAGTTTGCTTCCTGGCTAGAAGAAAATTGTCCTGAAGTTTTCGAGGGCGTCGACCTCGATGCTTTCCATGAAGTTATTAATGAACACGATGAGTCTAAATTCTCGGAAGAAGAGTTCGAGCCTTACGCTCAGAAGTGGTATGGCAACGGAGAGAAGACCTTCGAGTATGAGGAAGCATGGAAGCATCACTGGATGAACAATGAGCATCACCCTGAATTCTGGCTGGGAGAAGACATGCCTTATATCTATATTCTTGAGATGCTCTGCGACTGGGGTTCCTTCTCTATAGATAAGGGAGACCTAAAAGAACTTTCTGATTTTTATTATAATAAAGCTATGGACGACCCGGAGAAGAATCTTTCTGATGCTACTAAAGAAATAATCCAAGATGTTCTTTCTCATATAGAGTCCGCGGCAGAAAGAGAGGAATAACTTATGGCTGAACCTTTAAAGCTAGAATGTTCAGTAGAATTTGAAGATGAGTGGCGACAGCTTGAGTGCCATTGGGATTATAAAAGATTTTTTACTATTAAGTGTAAACTTTTTCATGGTGCTGTTTATACTGCCGCGCACACAAAAGTATCCGATGGAGAAAGTCTTGGTTTTGCTAGCGGTAGGGACAAGTTAGAATTTTATTATCTCGAAGGTGTCTACCTTCCCATTCTAACTACCTTTAAGGCTGCCACTGTCACTGCTTACAAGACAAAAAGTAAGTTAGAAGTATATAATAATTATTATAGAAATGCAACTATATTTGAATGTCGCATACCTTTTGAAAATCTGGACTTAAAAACTTTATGTAAAGCTAACGGCTGCTTTACTGCTAAGGTAAAAGCCTTCAGCGATACTGGCGCTGTTTATGAAAAAACCTGTTCAATAAATACTGCAGCAGCGAAGCTTCCTTATTATCTTGAGTTCGCCCCAACCATGAGCGGCGTGGTAGAAGTAAAGAAGGAGACTTCCTATAGAACTAAGTGCTCTTGGACTAAGGCAGAGCCGGCTGCAGACTATTCTCCTGTATATGGCTACTGTGTAGAGCTTAGATATAGAGCAGGAGAGTCAGGATCTTTTAGTGTGGTAAAAGGACTGACCGCAGTAAAGAAAGATTCAGGCTACTGGCTTGAGAAGTCTGATCCTGCTGTTACGGCTTCTATAGAGGCACTCGAGGATGAGCCGCCGATCGAAAGTTATGAAATAGCCGGTAAAGATATTGAAGTCCCTATCTTAGGCGCCGATACTACTGAAATTTATTTTAATCCATTAGACCTGGGTATAGAGAGAGATTATCAAATAAAGGTTGCTGTATATCCTTTTACGGTTTATGGACTTTCTGTAGACTACGAGCCGACAGAGGATGAGATACTAAATAGCTCTTTACTCGCCGGTCCCGGAATTTCTTCTGAGGCACTTAATAAACAACTCGGTTTAGTAAGAATCAAAACTTCTAAGGGTTGGGTAGAAGGTCAAGTCTGGGTTAAGACCCCTAATGGCTGGAAGGAGTCCTGTGGTGTGTACACAAAAACTCCTACAGGCTGGAAAGAATCAATTTAATAAATTTAAGGCCTCTTCACAGGGGCCTTTATTTTTACAATTTGTTTTGGCGCGTTTTAAGCTACCTATTTCGCGTTTAAGACTGCAGACATATAAACACCAGGCCCCCTACCATAAAACTCGATACAGAGAGAATAAGGAGCCCTGTCGTCGATGTTCTAGCCTTACCTACCTGTGCCCGGAAAATAATTTACAAAAAGTTTGCAAATATTTATTAAACTATTAAATTAATAAATTAATAGCTCGCCTCAATAAATAACATATTTTTCTGAAAATTTTTTAATAAATTGATAAATTACTAGATATTATACTGTATATTATTATATATAGATCTATAATAATAAATATTGTTTAGCTCTATAGGCCAACGGCCTAGCGGCTTGCCGCAATAGCTATATATTTTTCTCAAGATCTAAAATAAAAATAAAAAATATATAAAAAAAATAAATATATCTATTATAGATATATAATATAACGCTGGAGTATTATATATATAGCGTTAGACGCGTGCGCGCGTGCTAATTATTTTTCATAAAAAATTTATTTTTCGAATTTTAAGGAGTTTGATAGATTATGTGTTCTAATACCACCCGTAAATCAGCTAGTTTTAAGTGCCCACATTGTGGTGCTCAATACCTTCCGGGAGAAATTTATATACCTGGTGCCTTGATCGGCCAGCCGGAAGATTTAGTAAAGGATTCTCTTGGTAAGATCATTTATGAAGACTACCGAGAGGGAAAAGAACCCGACATGATTGAGCATTATATTTGTGATTACTGTGATAAACCCTTTGTAGTTGAAGCAACTATTACATATAAGACTATGGCAGAAGCACCAGAGAAGGACTTTTCTACCCAATATGTCTCACTCTTAGACTAATTATACATATTTCAGGCTAAATTTAGTGCTAATTTGCACATTTTTGCGTTTTTTAGCACAAATTTAGCCTTTTCCTTACGCGTGCGCGTAAAGGCGTGCGTAACTTCCGAAATTACAAAAATCTCATTCTGTAACTTCTGTAATTTCGGTAATCTCATTTATTTCAAATACGTAACTTAGGAGATTTCGTTATGATTAAGATTTACGAGATTTCTCCTCCACAGAAAATATCAGGCCTTAGTTCTCTTATAGTCCAATTCGACTATAATGAATACATAGTAGATTCTATTAAGACTATTCCTACTGCCCACTACCACAAGAAAGAAAAGGTTTGGGAGCTGCCTGTTTGTTATCTAGGTAGATTACTTGATAGCCTGACTTTCTTGGATGAGATACAACTACGATTACTTGATACACCGGAAAACGGTGAATTTCATTTTAATAAAAACTTTGACCTGGAGCCCTTGACCGAAATTGAGAAAGTTTCGTTCAAGATGAAACCATTCGAACATCAGCTCGAGGCTATTAACTTTGGGTTAGACAAAGAGAAGTGGCTACTCCTTGACTCTATGGGTCTAGGAAAGACTAACTCTATCATCTGGCTAGCAGAGACTCTTAAGAGGAGAGGGATAATCGATCACTGTTTCATTATCTGCGGAGTCAACTCCCTAAAGCAGAACTGGAAGAAAGAGATTCAGAAGTTCTCGACCGAGTCGGCTGTTGTACTAGGAGAGTACACTACTAGAACCGGAACTACTCGCTATAGGTCCATGGACAAGAGAGCTCAGCAACTCAAGGATCCAATAGAGGAGTTCTTCGTGATCACTAACTTAGAGTCACTCAGAGACGACCGGATCATCGAAGCTTTCAATAAGTCAGCTAATAAGTTTGGGATGATTGCTTTCGATGAAGCTCATAAGGCAGCGACTAAAACTTCTCAGCAGGGAACTAACCTACTTAAGCTTGAAGCTCCCTTTAAGATCGCCGCTACCGGAACCCTGATAACTAATAATCCCCTCTCGGCCTATGTCCCTCTCTCGTGGACCGGGAATGATAACTCTATTCTGACTAACTATAAATCTCAGTACTGTAATTTCGGAGGTTTCAAAAACAACCAAGTTATAGGATTCAAGAATCTTGAGGTTCTACAGGAAGTTATTAAGTCGTGTTCACTTAGAAGAACTCTAGACCAAGTTAGATCAGACATGCCGCCGAAGACAGTAACCCTGGAACTTCTAGAGCCGGAAGATGATCAGCGTAAGTTCTATGAAGCAATCAAAGAAGGAGTCAAGGAAGAAGCCGATAAGATCGAACTTAAGACCTCGAGTCTCCTTGCTCTCACTACTAGACTTAGACAAGCTTCAGCCTGCCCGAGTATCCTGACTACTCAGCCGGTTAGTTCATGTAAAGTGGATCGCTGTCTAGAGCTGATCCAAGAACTTACTTCTCAAGGAGAGAAAGTTGTGGTACTCTCTGTCTTTAAAGAAACTCTAAATGAGCTTGCAGCGAAACTCGGGGAATTTCGTTTTAGTATAAATACTGGAGATATCCCGGATCCGGTAGTCGCTAACAACGTTGCTAGATTCCAGGATGATCCTAAGGAGCAAGTCTTTATAGGAACTTGGGGTAAAGTCGGAACTGGCTGGACCTTGAACTCTTCTTCTTACCTCATATGTCTAGATACACCTTATACAGCAGCAATGTTCGACCAGGGCACAGATAGAATCTGGAGAGTTAATAACACTCGACCCGCTTTCATTACTGTGCTCATGTGTAAGGATACAATAGACGAGAGGGTTCAGCAGATCATAGAGACTAAGAAAGAACTAGGAGAGTATCTCGTAGATGGAGTCGAATTTAATAACACCAATAACTACAAGCTTGACGACGAACTCAGAGCAATCCTTCGAGATCTCTAAGGAAGCCAGGGAACTCGGATTAGTAGTTCGCTACGATACTATAGAGTACAGAGGGGAAACTGTGAACTTCCTCTCTGATCCTCCCGGTCATCAGTGTTTCGCTCAGTGGAGAGGGAAGCTGGTAGATCTAGGATTAAACAATATCTACTACAAAGAAGATATGTGTAAGTTTGTGGATCGAGAACTCGACCTTATAACTGACTTCCGTAATTGTCCGGATTTCGCCGGCGCGAAATTAGAGTATTTTCATAACGGCGACTTTAGAGATATTAGACTCTGCTACAAAGGTCGGATACTTAAAGTCTTCTTAGTCGCCGGCGAAGTGAACGAAACTTTCCTAATTTCGGAATCAACCCGGATTCTTAGAACGCCGGGAATTATTGACGAAACTTGATCAATTTCGTTTGCTAAATTATACGATTGAATTTTTGTAAGGAGAATTACATAATGGTAACATACATTTATTTTGTAAAGTGCCCTAACTGTGAAGATGAGCACTTTGATTTCTTTGATGATGCTAAAGCTTTCGCAAGAGGTTGCATGAGTAAGAAACCTATTATCACTCAGACTGAGGTAGAGAGAAATGACTTTGGTGAGTGTACTGACTCTTCTGATCTCGGAACTATCTGGTCTTGGGAAGATGAGATGGAAGAACCCGAAGCAGAACCTGAAACTAAGTTCTCTAAAGATGACGTTGTGAGTGACTACGACCCAGACACTGACCCTGAATTCGCAGATGACGATTTTTTTGCTGTTAATGACGACTTATACGAAAGTGCCGAAATTTCGTTTACTAATAATGCCGACAGAGATGAGTTTTTTAAGCTTTGTTCCGAAATTGGTATAGTTACAGGTGCGGACCTTAAGAAGTTTATGGATGAGTTTGGTGCAGATGACAGCAATATTCTTGCTAAGCTTAGAGAGTACAGAGCAGAACTCGGAGATGACTTTAAGATCGAGGAGTGCCAAAGAAAGCCGATTCCTGAGGGAATGACTATTGAGCAGTTAGTAGAGACCATGCAAGAGAACGAGGACATGGTTGAGTGTGCTGGTTGTGAAGAGCTCTTTCCTAAGGACGAGTGTTTCCATAAAGATGATATTGGCTGGCTCTGTGGTGATTGCGAAGACAGAATAGTTAAGTGCACTTGGTGCGAAGAACTTTATGATAAAAGTGAGTGTCGTTATGAAGTAGACCTTGGATGGCTCTGCAGTAGATGCGAAGCTGCTATTAAGTCGAGAGGTGAAACTCTTACTTTCCGAGAGGGAAACTATTGGGATTTCCTTGACGAAGATGTAGAGGAACTTCATGACCTTGGAAATACTTACGATGGTGGTTATCCTGAAACTCGTACTTGGATGTGCTATCTTAATGGTAATGACCTTGGTACAGTAGAAGCTACTACTGAAGAAGAAGCTTATCTTAAGATGGAACAGACTTGGCCAGAATATAGATACAATAACGAAGATGTCCAGGTAATTCCGGTAGATGAGCTTGAGGAGAGCACTTCTAAAGTGGATACTCTTGAAGAAGCTACAGATTACAGAAAGCGTTTGACTGCTTGCCCTGAATGTGGCAGTGAGTCATACGATGCTGAAACACGTTTCTGCCTTAAGTGCGGATTTAATTAAGTTTAAACTGAATAACTAATAAGTCTCAGGTTAGAAATTCATTTTAATATATCGTATATTATGAGAGGACTTAATATACGAAAATAAATAAACTAATAGGATGGTAATTTAAAATGAAGAAAGATAATCAGAACATTGAAAATGTTGCGAAGGATACCAAGCTTGGCTACTCCTTCTATTCCAGATTGCTCGGCAAGCCTTTCGATACAGTAGAAGAGCTTGCTGCAGCAGAAACTGCTTACTATGATAAGCTCAGAGCTAAGGATGAGAAAGCCGCTGCTAAGAAAGCAGATGCTCAGAAAGTAGAGGATGCTTTTAAAGCTCTCAACGCAGCTCGTAGAGATTATAAGAGTAAGCTTAATCAGCTTACGGAAGAGTTCAGTGAAGCACTCGCAGACCTTAAGAAAGCTTACGAGCTTGGTAAGGCTGACATCCATAACACTCTCGCTGCCGCAGAGAAAGCTTATGATGATGCGCTCAGAACCTTTACCGAAAAGTATCCTGAAGGATATCACCTTACTCTTAAGGATGGCGATTTCGAAACGACTATTAGTAGTCAGACCACGAAGAATACTTTTGATAATAAGAATCTCGCGGATATCTTCAGCCTGCTGTTTAATATTTAAGTATACATAAAAAATTACTGAGACAATTTAAAAATTTCGATTTTTTATTGTATTATATAATATAAGATGAAAATCTTGTAGACAAGTTTCCTCCTTTGTTAAACGCCTTGATGATTCCTCCGATCAAGGCGTTTTTATTTTATTTAGTTATAGGATGTATTATGCAAACAACAGAAGCACAACAGCTTTTATCAGAAATATTTGAACGAGCCGAAAAAGAACAGATTACAGAATTTCAGCTTATTACTTCTTGGGATGCTTTTATAGGCTGCTGGAAATTCCATAAAGCAACTAAGTTAATTATTAACGCTCTTAAAGATTCTTCTGCAACCTTATTTAAGGAGTACTGTAGTGAGGTAGCTACCGGATCTGCTGTAGTAGAAAAGCTTCTTGCTTATAATAGACTGCAGAACGTTATTGAGTTCTATGAGAGAGATCTTGCGGTATTACGAAGTATGCTGGATGAGTACGATGAATATCTTGGGAATGGCCACTTCTGGTATTCTTTCTTAGGAGGCGAGAGGGACTTATGGAACTAACTACTCTATTTCAGACTTATGCTGAGCTTGAGAACCCGCCGGTAATTGAACTACTTAATATCCGGAAAGAACCGGTTGGAGCTATCTATTTAGATAAGTTTAAGTATAAGAATTTCGTAGTATCCGAAACGAATAACTCTGAGAAGTACTATCTTTATGTCGATGGACTCGGAATTTATTTCTCTTTTTATCAAAAAATAACACCGTAATTATCGTATAATATTATAGGTGATTGCGAGTATGTGGTGTTCATTGGCATCAGGGGCGATGAGGTAAAACTCGTCGTCCCGCTCCTTTTATAGGGTAAAATTGACCCTGTAATCAGCTAAATTAAATACAGAGTTTCGGCTCTTAGACATAAAAATTAAGGAAAGGTATTGATTATGCAAAGAGTTATTAAGCGTGATGGCAGAGAAGTCGAATTCGATAAGTCTAAGATTATCAAGGCAATTTCTCAGGCTAATCAGGAAGTTATTAAATCAAAGCAGATTGGTCCTAGAAAGATTGATCAGCTTGCAACTATTGTAGAAGAGAAGTGTAAAGTATATAAGAGGGCAATTAAAGTCGAGGACATTAATGACCTGATCGAAGACGAACTCATCTCCCGAAATTACAACAATCTCGTTCGTGCATTTATTAAATATAGATACAATAAGGAGCTTGTTAGAAAGTCAAACACTACCGATGATTCGATCTTGAGTTTGATTAACCTCGCAAATGAGGAACTCAAGCAGGAGAACGCGAACAAGAATCCTGTAGTTAATTCTACGCAGAGAGATTACATGGCAGGAGAAACTAGTAAGGATATTACCAGAAGACTTCTTCTTCCTAAGGATGTAGTCAAGGCTCATGATGATGGTACTATTCACTTCCATGACTCAGATTACTTCATTCAGAAGATGCATAACTGTGATTTAGTTAATCTCGAAGATATGCTTCAGAACGGAACCGTAATTTCCGGTACTCTAGTTGAGAAGCCTCATAGTTTTGCTACCGCTTGTAATATTGCGACACAGATCATCGCACAAGTAAGTAGTAACCAGTATGGCGGTCAGTCAATCACCCTCTCACATCTTGCTCCTTTCGTAGACGTCTCTAGGCGTAAGATTATGGATGAAGTAAGAGCTGAATTCGATATGGTAGGTTTCGATACAGAAGCTGAAGCCGAAATTGCTGCAATTACAGAAAAGCGTGTAAGAGCAGAAGTAAAGCGCGGCGTTCAGACTATCCAGTATCAGGTTAATACCCTGCTCACTACAAATGGTCAAGCCCCTTTCATCACTGTGTTTATGTATCTCAATGAAGTAGAAGATGAGCGGACTAAGAAAGATCTTGCGATGGTTATCGAAGAAGTTCTTCGTCAGAGAACTGAGGGCATCAAGAATGAGAAAGGCGTCTGGGTTTCCCCCGCGTTCCCAAAACTTGTATATGTTCTAGAAGAAGATAACGTGTATCCTAATTCCGAGTACTGGTATCTTACTAAGCTTGCAGCAAAGTGTACTGCTAAGCGACTTGTTCCGGATTACATTAGTGAGAAGATCATGAAGGAACTCAAGGAAGGCGGATGCTTCGCTCCTATGGGTTGTAGATCCTGTCTCTCTCCTTGGTATGATGAGAATGGTAAACAGAAGTGGTACGGCCGCTTTAATAAGGGTGTAGTCACCGTCAACTTAGTTGATGTCGCGTGTGGATCCGATGGTGCGAACTACTCGAAGGATCTTAGTAGCTTCTGGAAGAACTTCGATGAAGTACTTGAGCTCTGTCATAAAGCCCTGCTCTGCCGCTACGAAAGACTCAAGGGTACAGTAAGCGACGTCGCTCCCATCCTCTGGCAGCATGGTGCTATCGCTAGACTTAAGAAAGGTGAGACTATCGATAAGCTTCTTACTGGCGGATACTCGACTATCTCACTTGGATACGCTGGTTTGTGGGAATGTGTGGTAGAACTTATTGGTAAGGACCTTCTAACCGAAGAAGGCCAGGAACTCGGACTCGAGATCATGCGATACATGAACAAGAAGTGCGATGAGTGGAACAAGGAACTCTATCTCGGCTTCGGAATCTACGGAACCCCTCTTGAGAGCACTACTTACAAGTTTGCTAAGTGCTTGCAGAAGCGCTGGGGCGAAATTCCCGGAGTTACAGATAAGAACTATATTACTAATAGTTATCATGTTCATGTAACTAAAGAGATAGATCCTTTCGAAAAGCTTGCGGTAGAAGCGAAGTTCCAGAGACTTTCTTCCGGCGGTGCAATCAGCTACATCGAAAGTGCGAACCTAGAGAATAACCTCGAAGCAGTACTTACAGTAATCCAGTATATCTACGATAACATCATGTATGCGGAACTCAACATTAAGTCAGACTACTGTCAGGAGTGTGGCTGGGATCGTGAGATCATGATCGTAGAAGATGAGTCGGGTAAGCTTGTCTGGGAGTGTCCTAACTGTGGTAACAGAGACCAAAGCAAGATGAATGTTGCTAGAAGAACTTGTGGCTACATCGGAACTCAGTTCTTTAACCAAGGCAGAACTGCAGAGATTAAAGACCGCTTCGTTCATATGGACTGTCATGAGTGTGGGTGCTAATGAATTATAGTCAGATTAGAAGTTTAGATATTGCTAATGGCCCTGGCTGCCGGATCAGTCTCTTCGTTAGTGGCTGCGAGCACAGATGTAAGAACTGCTTTAACCCGGAAACTTGGAACTTTGATCATGGCAAGGAGTTTACTGAGGATATTTTAACTAGTATCCTCAAACTCGCTAAGCCGGATCATATTAGCGGACTGAGTATTCTTGGTGGAGAACCCTTGCACCCTAGGAACCTTGCTGAGGTATGTCGACTTGCCAGAAGATTTAAGGAAGTGTATCCGGATAAAACTGTTTGGCTTTGGACCGGCTACTTGTTAGAAGAAGTATTAGAGGGTCTAGTAGATTCCGGAATCGATGTAGTAGTCGACGGTAGATTCGTAGAAGAACTAAAAGACCTTAGACTGAAATATCGCGGATCTTCGAACCAAAGAATTATCGACCTAAAAGAAACTCTCCGAACCGGCGACCTTATATTATATGAATAAAAAGATTAACGTTTGTTATTATTGACGAAACCCTATATTTCGTTTATATTAACAAACGTTATTTTTATTTTGCACAAAAGCACACAGAAAAATTATTGAAACTTTGTTGGTTTTGTCGGTTTACAAATCGCGCGAAACGTGATATAATATTAATGTAAGAAAACAACGGAGGAAATTAAAATGAGTAAATTTAATGTTGGTGACATTATCAAAGCAAAGCCCGAGTGGCTCGGACCTCGTGAGACTGGTGAGGAGAGATACCTCGTTCTCGAAGACAGAGGCAATAAAACTTTAGTTGCCTACATCGATGTGAATCATGTATTCTCTTTCGGCAGCACTCATGTCTACGCAGACGAGTGGATGGAACTTGATCCCAATCCATCAAATGAAGTTCTCATGACGATTATGGATATGACCAATGGAAAGATGTGAGGAGGAAAACAGATGAGACAAAGAACGCATGAAGTCAGAGCTAAGAAGCCTGACAACATTATTCGCTTTACGATCGATGTTGCTTCAGTTCCTAACCCTGATAGAAAGTTTAGCCGGCTAAAGAACAAAGCTCAGGTCTTTGACGACCGCCGAAAGAGAAAGCCTAAGTATAAACCCAATTACATGGAGGACTAAAATATGATTACATATAAGATTCATCAGATTAAGGACATCGCAAATACTGACTATGCTTTCAGAGGTTATGATCCTAAGAAGTTTAATTTCAAGGATTACGAGTGCCTCGGAGAGGGAGAGTTCGATGCAGAAGCAAAGACTGCTACCGAGATTTGTGATATTATCTTTCATGTATTTAACATGAGAATGCCGGCAGACTTTAAGGGACACTCTTTATCAGTGAGCGACGTGATTGAGCTTAAGACTGATATTACCACAAGCTTTTATTATTGTGATATTGTTGGTTGGGTGCGCATCAAATAATTATTAACAATTTATTTACAGTCTGTTAGCACATTATCTGACAAAATATGTTATAATATAAATGTAAGAAAAATTTAAGAGAGGTACATATTATGAACGTAAAAGAATTGTTTGAGAATGAAGAGCTTATGGATTCTATCGTAGAGGACATCGAGGATATTCCTGAAGACTCTGAAGTAACTTACGAAGTATGGGCACTCGGCTACAATGATGAGGACGAGCCTACCGATACCGAAGTTCTTGTTGGAGAGTTTGTTAACCCTGATGAAGCCGTCGCTTGTGCAGAGAAAGTTACTGTAGTAGCACTCGATGAGATCGGTTATGAGAAACTTGATAAGTCTACTATGTACTTCTCTATTGAAGTTGAAACTGTAGTGGCTGATCCTGACGATGAAGGTACTATAAATATTGGTACTATCTATTCGAGAGACCTTTGGATTGATGATGAGTACGGTCCCGACTATGAAGAGAATATAGTAGCTCTTGCTGATGAAGATTATGAACTCCTCGATGATGGCACTCTTAAGATTCCCTGCAAACTGCTAAGAGACTTCAATAAGAATGATCTTATTGGAATCGACTTTGTTAAAGAAGTCAACAAGGCTATTCTCTTCTATAAGATTATTTCGAAGGTTACTTACGCTGACGGCAACTATTACCACTGCGAACTTATTATTTAAGGGTTTACAAAACTCTTCATTTATTATATAATAGACTTGTATCCTAAATACACAACCATTAAAGCCAAACGTTTTTCCGTAGACTCATAGGGAAGAGCATTATAATATTTTTATTCTAATTGCCTAACTTCTATAAACCTTCTTAATCGGCTCTTCCTTATGGTGTCTCTACATATTGCACAGAAATAAATAAAATAATTTTGAAAACTTCGGTTGTTTTGTCAGTTTACAAATCGACCTTTTTGTGATATAATATATACGTAAGAAACACTGATACTTTGGAGGAAAGTAAAATGGAAAAACTTTATATTGTTTGTTGGGGCTCGGCTGGACAGGACGATGTTGGAAACTCTAAAGCTTTTTGCGGAGTTCACGGAGTTTATACTTCTAAGTCTGACGCTCTCAAAGGTCTTGTAGAGTGTAAGGATGTCTGCTATGACGAGGTTGTTCAGTCCGATGACCATGTGGAGCTTGAGTACAACATGTCTCGTACCAGAGTCTATGGTTCCGAGGCTGAAGAGTACTTCGAGATTGATTGGGACTTTGCAGATGTGACCAACGAAATCTATATTACTATTGCTGAGCACTGAGGAGGACTACATAATGTTTTACCAGACTGGAATTGATATTACAAACGATAAGCAAATGTTCAATTTTCTTAAGGACCACTTCAGATACCCTACTATGAACTCTTGGAACGGAGTTTATTCTATTGCAAACAACGTAAAGGTACATAGACTTAATCTCAGCGGAGACTGCTGGACTGCTCTTAATCTTCTTAATAACGGAGAGTACGAAGTACTTAACGATATAATCAGAGAATGGGAGAGGGAGCATCCCGGTTACGTTGTCGGCTTCAATGGAAGAAGCGGTGGTTATCTTGTTCTTTATAACAAAGACGACCGTGGTGATGTTCTTCCTTGCTCTATAACTGATAATGATGATTATTCTCAGTATAAGGAATGGTGTCGTTATTACGGATATACGGTAAAAGAAAACCGCTTTGAGCTTCAGATGTTTACTAAGCTCGTTCGTGAGTTCGATAAACTTTGTGATGAACTCAGAGCTTTCTGTGATTGGCTGTCTCAGCTTAAGTTCGAAGTTATCGAGATGGATAAAGCTGTCGAAGACTTCAACTATATTTATGCTGACGACCTCGAGTACCTCGGCTTTGCTGAGCTCTCTTGCACGGATGAGGGTAAGGTAGACTGCTCTGAGATTCGTCAACTTGCTTGCTTGATGGAAGCTTTTATTAAGCTTGCAGACCGTTCTGACTCTGGGTATTCTATTACCTGTGATGATAACGGAATAACGTATTATGAGCATTACTAATTTGTGAATAGTTTGTAAACATATGCCAAAAGGGGTTTACTTTTGTCACAAAATGTGTTATAATGTATTATACGAAAGATAAACGGAGGATATACATATGCTAAATGATACTAAGAAAGATTTGATTGAGCAGGCCCGCAAACTTGTAAAGCCCTATGAGCAGTATTCTATCGACGAACTTGCCGATGCTTACTGCGACGCAACTGACACTGGTAATGAACAGCTGAAGAACATTTATATCTCGGCACTTATTCTTCGCTTCTGGTATAAGATTGATAAGATGTACAGAGAGAATACTGTTGCACCTTGTCTCGAGTACGAAGATTTCTTCTGGTGGCTCTATGAAGCAATCGAGTACGCTTGTAAGTACAGAGGCTGGAGAGACGAGACTAAGAAACTTAATGCACAGCAGTGTATCAATAAGTGTATTGATACTATTAAGCTTCAGAAGTACTATGATCTCAGGCTTGATAAGAAGAAGGCTGTAAACTACTGCACTAGTATGGACGCTCCGATTGCCGGTGATTCTGATGATGAGGCAAAGACTCTCGGTGATATGCTTGAGGATGAAGACGACTGCTTCGACACTAGTGCTGATGACGTTATGATGCTGGTTCAGAACTATATCAATCGTAATAAAATCATTGAAGCTATCTTAATTGATAATATTGCTTTCAATGACGTACAGCGACACTCTAAAAGAACTATTAAGACCACTAATGCCGACGGTGAGACTTATAGATATACTGAGCACAGCTCAGAGTTCTGGCCCTATAAGCTGGTTCAGATTGTAAGTAAGCTTCCGGCTACATATAAGAGTTCTTTTATGAGACGTTATCACATTTCAGAAGAGAAACTTACTACGGTTCTCGATGCGATTGAGAGAGCTAACAATCAGAAGCTTTATAAGTACCTTAAGAGTTGTCTTGCTGAGCTTAAGGTAAGTTATGCGCTGTAAAACTCTAGGCCGGCTTAAAACCCCGGCCTTTTATATTGTATAATATAATAAAAAACGAAACTCGGAGGATTTCAATTTTGTATCTGGATTTATTTGACGAACTAAGATTAAATAAAAGACTTGTGAAGATTGC